GACCGTCTTTTTTTTTTTTTTTAAAACGTTGACAAAAGAAAAAATGTTGATACATTTAGAAAGTGAAAAAGATTTTATCGCGGGATGGAGCAGTCTGGTAGCTCGCTTGGCTCATAACCAAGAGGACGGAGGTTCAAATCCTTCTCCCGCAACCATTTATAAAAATAAATATGACTTTCCTAAAAGCCGTTGTCGAAATCAGCAAGCAACCCAAACTCGAATTGTGCGACCATCCAGACGAAATTAGTGGCGAACATACTTGTATTTGTGTCTATCATGATGACGTAGGTTTTGTGGGTAAGCTTCGCTGGCCGCAACACGAGAAGAAAATCCTCGCGTCGGTTGACCCAGAGTTGGAGTGTGTGCTGGCCGCATTGATAGGTGGAGAAGTTATAGATAGTGAAGCAAAACACTTAGAGATTTTGTCTCGTTCATGTCCCGGTTCCTGAGTTTCCAATTTATTCTAGTTGAGTGTGGAGCCGAAGAAGAAAGATTGTCATAAGGTTTTATGGGTTTTGACTTTGCTCCGGTATCTAAAACAGGGTATCATCTTCGATACAACGCAGCAGGATTTAATTGGCTGATTAATTATTTGGAGGAGTGGGGGTTTTCACCCGAGAAACTCGCAGTATTGATTAATATGCAATATGGGAAGGTTATTGACGGACCAACCTGTAGAGAGATAGCTTCTTTCTTGGAAGCTCATAAAGGTAGTCTTGATGAAGACCATAAGCGTTGGGTTGAGTGCGATACCTCAAAATGGCTATCGTCACCAGATGGCTTTATTTACGAACCTTAAATTTTCATATTATGAATAACCGAAGAATGCAAAATTAAAAATATGACTTCATCAATATTATTTTTTGCACCTGACCTAAGACATACAATGAATTATTCGGATAGACTGCTTTCACTTTGATAACGGGCGCGTCTACAGGTTCGTTAGCGAGCCGAAGACCTTCAATATGGTCATCTGGAGTGATAATGTCGCTAATAAAATCCATCAATCCCTTTTTGACTAGATAATGGAAGTATAAATCTTTCATGTCTTGCTCGCTTTCGATTAAGCAATCAAGATGTAAGCTTTGCACGGCGACTTGCGTAATAATGCGAAGAGAAAGAAAGTCTGTCGGCGGTTCAGTAAGTGATGCTTGAACGATTAAGTTCATATTAATTATTACACATATTATGAAAACTCCTGAAGCAGCTAAAGAAGATGCCAAACAAATCTTCCAGTCTAATGAGTCGTTAAGGGTGCCATCTTCGTATGTTCTCGACCAATACATACGAGACAACCTCAAAAATGAAGCGCAGACCAATTATCCATATTATGTTGCTTTAATGCACGCGCTTTATGAGGAGCATCGAAAGTTTTTCTACGAGAAACTCCAACTGGATGATTTTGTTAAAGAATTCAAGGAGTTTTGTGCTCGACACAGGGTAGAGTTATCGCTTGATATGGATACTTTTTTTAAAGAAGGTTATTCTTTTCAACACCATTAACTTTAAACTTATGGAAACAACATACTACAAGTTTTATACCATGGAAGACGGTTCCGTCCGCATGAGCAACCCTAGTCCAATGTATCCCAAAACTCTTGAAGATAGAATCAACGCCTTGGTTGGTAAGAAGATAACTCTAGCAGGACCAATGCTTGGAGGGTTTTTTGGTAGCTTTATTAACTCTTTCTATATACCCAAAGAGCACATTGGACTCTTTGATGAGGTCGCGCCAGAGATTTTCGGTCACAATGACAACGGTTACTTTATAAAGGATGAGGTAGCGGCGGCTAATATGATTTAAATTGTTTTATGAAACTAATAACAATCCTAATTGCTTGTTTGGTTTTGGTTGGTTGCGAACGTAATCTTGAAGTCGCTTCTAAAGAAAGCGTAGGTACAATTATCTCAGCTAAAGGAATGGGAATTGTATACATGGGGAAAATGTGGACGGAGGTTCATGCTGAAAAAGCAATTATTTCTATTTGTGTGCAAGAGCCAATCCTTTTAGGCAAAGAAGCTTTTATTGTTAATTATAAAAATGGACGCAGAGGTTTTAGTTGGGAAGGGTCCAAGCACATTTATTATATAGGCAAATAACATGAACAGGCGTAATTTCTTTACTGGATTAACGGCGTTTTTATTGTTTCCAAATTTAAAAATGCAATTTAAAAAACAAAAGCCAAAAATACGACACGAAATTAGGGGAATCTATGGGAAAAATTTTGTAGAATACGTAGTGACATTCGGCGGCGGCGGAAGAAACAGGGTTATTTACTAAATGAGAAGAAAGCTTGTGATAAGCAAATTTAAATTACGTTCGTTGGTCACATCTTTCAGAAAGGGTATGCTTAACGGAAGGTCTTCGGATAATTTCTGTTTTATGATGTGTTTTCCACTTCAGGGCTATTTATCAGCAATAGGCGTTAAAACCTCGCTTGTGGAGGGAGAATTGATGAGAGCGCATCATTGTTGGCTAGAAATGGAAGATGGAACTATAATTGACCCCACGCTTGACCAGTTTCAGTCTGATAGCAGGATTATAAAACTTCCAAAAGTATTTATTGGTAGCAAAGATATTTATGGTCATAAAAAAATAATTAAATATAAATGTTATGGCTGTTAGAATTAGAAAAAATGGGAGGATTTTTTGTGCTGCAACACATCCAGAGATGGAAGGCGACACCTATTTAGATGACGAAGCGGCTTATTATTTATCAGCAATTAAGAAAGTATTAGTTACTGAGCCAATGGAAAGACATCAGAGGGTTGGCGAATGGTGGTGGAAAGGCAATGTGCCTGAATGGGTTGAAATAGATGAATTTTATAAAAACAAATGACATATGGCATAATAGTTTCCGGCGAATGGGTGCTTACTCCTGAAGGAAAAAAGAAGAAAGAAGCTCTCCTACCAATCCTTTTAGAGCAGGGTGGGCGGATTCAGGAGGGGTGTAAATATGACACTTGGTTGGTTTTTGATGAAGATAAGGAACCAAATTACATAGATGCACTGTTTGCGGCTATAGGTGGAGATTGTTATTACTTTCACGGTAAGGTTTTTGGAAAGTACCAAACAATTTTCATGCTTTTGCCTTATTTTGAATAAACTATGAAGGTTTTAAAACTATTGCTAATTTTGTTGACGACTAAAGAAGAGCTTGATATCCTTCTTTTAAATGAAGAAGTTTTTTGGATTGTTGATGGTTTTTACTGCGACTGCTCAAGATGTTCCTACCGAAATGACTTGGAATTATTCAGGTCCAACTAATGGGATTTCTTTTAATATCAGGCATTATGACCCAAATATTTTTTTTGGCTCTATTATAACAAACGTTCTAACAACCAATGCATCATTTGTAGTAGAAAAAATGACTCTTGTTAGCATTACGGTGTCAAATAGTATAGAAGGCTCTGAACATACTATTGGGCTAGGACCTATTCACAGGACAAGCTTTAAAAATGCCATTACTAATCAAACAACCGGAATTGTTAGACTTCCGAGTAGAATAGTAAGAACAGTAACGGCGACAATAATTGAGTAAAATGGATTTTTATAAAATTCAAACATACCAACAATATTTTATCAAATATAAAATATACGAAAAGGTTTGGGGGAAAATTGATTGGAGTAAAATTTATTATGGATACTGCGATGATTTCACAACTTTAGATAATCCTACAAAAATCCAAGTTCATGATAGTGTTTTGGTATGCATTTTTAATTCTTTTATAAAGGCGGCAAAAAATTAACCCCTCGGCGTTTGAGAGTTGACATTTCAAAAAACTTTGTTATCCTTTTAAAAATGCAAAGAACATTTGAGTTGGATTGGAGCGGGGCTTTTTATGTGGATTCACATGGGAGCGAGGCTCTTTGTAACGAGTTTGTAGGGTTTTTACTTTCTAAACCCGAAGAGAATTTACCTGAAAGAATAAAAGTAACCGTTTTAACAACACCAATTAAAAAAGGTAAAAAAATACACTTATTGAAACAAGTAACTGGTCGTGGTTATTGTGGTCGTGGTTATAAATGTTGGTTTTATAGCACTAATGAAACAAGGTTTGTTCATGACATTAGTCATTGTCTAACTACTGTCGCACAGAAAGTGGTTCAAAAGATTTTTCCTAGAACCAAACCAAATGAGATTAAAACTGTTTGGGTTGTCGCAAAAAGTATATGAATGACACTAATTTAAATCAAATAATTATCAGCACCCTTCAAGAAGGGACCGTTTTTGTCAAAGAACAAGCCCCCTTGGTGGTTCAGGAGTTTTTAAATTGGGAACTTATTAAGTATAGCTCTTTAGCGGCAGTTCTAGGATTATTTGCTATTGTTGCTTTTATTTTGGCGCGGATGTTTTTCAAATGGAAGGCGCAAAAATCTTATAATGAGAGTGATATGATGGTAACGGGGGCTATAATGTTATTTCTTGGGACGATATTTTTTATTTTTTCTATAGTTAATATTGCAAAAGCAGTTAAGGTCAAAGTGGCTCCGAGAGTTTGTTTAATGGAGTTTGTGAACAAAACAGCAAGAGGAAGATAAACAAAAATGAATAAATTTATATCTGAAGAGGAAGAAACTGTTTTCATGATTAAGGGTATAATAGCGTCCTTACCTGCCGAACAACAAAGAAGGATTGGCGATATTGCGGGGCAAATTCGGAGTCTAGTGGATAATAACAAAGACAATGGTTTAATGGCTTTAAGTTTGGTTGGCGCAGAAAAACAACTGTCATTGTCAGACTAAATACAGTGGAAATTAATATCTATAAAGCAGCGGCGTTTGCTAAGGGGTTTTACGACAGTCCGCTTTGGGATGTAATGACCGAGCCTCCGGTTTTTTTAGAATTATTCAGTTGGAGTTTTGGGGGTTTTAGTTACGACACAGTAGAAGACGCAGACAAAAAAACCAATAGAAAAATTTACTTACAAGGTCACTTAAAAGAGGACTTTTTTGACACTATTGAAAAAAAGATATCCTACCTTCAAGGTGTTATTGAGGAACATAAATGCCAAAAAGAAACTACTTTAGCTTTTGCTAATTCTGAAGGCAAAGTTAAAAGGGTTAAAAAGTGGTTTATAGAAGTCGCGCACTATCGTTTTCAAAAACTAAGTGATGAGTATAGGGAACAGAGTGATTGTAAAATGGTTCCTGCTTCTTTTTGGGTGGATGCTGTGATATCCCACAAAACTGAATATTATATCCCAATTTGCCATACTCTTGAAATTTCACACGAAATAATAGATTTCGTAAAAACCTTCGACATCCCCCAAGAACTAGTTAAAAAAGTGTAATGTATGATGAATGTCATACGCAAGCGGGACGCAGCAACACTTTGAGGCCACTCTTCATGGGTATTATACAGGCCAGCCTTATAATACCTTCTTTCCTTTTGCTTCAGGTTATGCCTCGGGGTATTATAGTGCAATTACGGGAGGAACCGGAATTACATTAAATAGGCAACTTGTAAGTAGCGTAATATCAAGGATTTACCCAGTTTTTAGCGGTTATACTGTTACCGGCACTGGGGCTTTTTATGATTATTTTCATGATTTAACTAGTTTTGGTTGGGAAGAGGCTTTAACTGGGGATTTTGTTTATCCTTTTGATTCGGGCGCTCCCCCTTCTATGTTTGGCTCTCAATGGAATGGGGATAGCGCTACTAGAAAAACCAAGAGCGTAATAACCAAGTTTAACAGGAACAGCGGCCAAGCTTTCTTTTGCACAGGATGGGGTTTCGGCGGCTTTGGTGGTGATATTTTTACTCTTTGGCAAAGCGGGATAGTTACAGGGATAGAAACTGGCGCTCAAACCAAACTACACCTTTCAGGAAACTTTGTTTGGGGGCGTCAATTGTCAGGATGGTCTAACCAGACCGATTGGCTTGTTTATGCTTTAAATGGCCCTCAATCGGGTCAAGTTGGAGAAGTGACAGTGAACGGTCCTAAATGGGTTCAATTTAATGATAACTGGGTGCCTAATACTGGCGATACTATAGGTGTTTCATTTTATGACACAAGCAGTCATGGTAGCCCAAGCACCTTTGTACTTGTCCAAGACTTGCCCGGAAGCGGCGATTATTATTTTGAAACAGCGTTAAATATTCGTCTTGATGGTTCGGCTACCCAAAAAACAGGTAAATGTCTTCAAATGATAAGGAGTTTGTATCCTTTGTTAACCTATGATTATTACAATAGACAATTTGCTGTTACTATAGGTAATCCTTTAGCTGAAAACGCCTTTTTTAATGAAATAACTTCAGAAACCAGTGGTGTTAATTCAGCAATAACTTGGATATCTCCTTTTGATGCTATTGATTTTGATTTGATTGGTAATAATTTAATGTGGAATAATCCCGGTTTTACTGCCCCCACTCAACTAACTGAAGATGACAATGTTATTCCTTTTAGATATGGTAGGCCAAAAAACACTACTAGCGGAATACAATATGTAACGGGCACTATACACATTCATTGTATAGGGGTAGTTCCAAATCGTAATTATAAGATGAACGTGGTGGTAATTACTGGTTTTGGCGGCGCTACGGGAGTGACCTATAGAACTCAATACTTTACTGCTACAGGTTACGTCCAACACTTTAACTATTATACTGGGTTTTGGCCTACCCATACTCAACCATTGAGTTATTTCACTGGAATGGTATCTTTAGAACCTAGTGGAGTGTAAATAATATTATGTATGTAACAGGAGATATAACCAACTATCAGTCTAGAATTCACCAGTTGCCGACTGGCGTTTCAGACATTAATCTTTTTGTAATTGAAGGGAAAAACTATCTTACTAGCATTCCTTATCAAATTTCAGGCGCATGGGATTTCGAGCTTAGAAGAAAAAAGGGCGTTTTCCTACAAAGTGGGATTGTAAACCCTATCTTATTACTATAAAAGGGAAAGGGGCCGGAACCGACCCCTTCCCTCTCCTTCGTTTGAACGCTATTGAAGACTTTCCTGTAGACCTTTTAAAATCGCGACTTGATGTGTCCCGCACTTCTCACAATTGGATTGCTTTTTAATTGTTGCTTGAGGGTAAGCGCAAACAGGACAGAAATAGGAAAAAATCTTAATTTCAGTTTTCACATGCATTGTTTCGGGAGGAGCCTGAGTCAAGCTGTATCCATCTTCGTGCATTTTATGGAAATGAAATTCATAGCCTAGGCTGTTTTTAAATCGTTTTGATTTGCCTTTTTCCTGTTCGCAAATTGGACAACGGACCTTTAGTCCCAAATCAGGTATAGGCTCTGGAATGTTTGAATGTTTCATATTTTAAAAGTGTATCAATTCTTTTTAAAACGTCAATAGCAAAAATTTTTATTGTGTTTTTAAAAATTTCGTTTAAAATCTTTAAAAATGTCCGATGACCTAAAATCTCCAAACCAAATTTGGGACAGCACTTTTGAGCGAATTCTTGGCAAGGTTAAGAATGAGATTGTGAGTCAAGTTTTCAACCAAGTTCAGGGACAAGTTCGAGGAGAAGTTTGGGGAACTCAGTATTCTGGAAACCGGCTTTTGAGCCAAATTCGGACCCAAGTTGAAGCCCAAATTGAGACTAGTATTTTATGAGGCGTTTTGGCTATCTAGTTCCTATTAAGGATAAAGATAATAATATTGTTAGTCACAAAGAAAAGGTTGTTTCTTTGGTTACAAAAGGTGTTTTGGACGGCACTTTTGGCAAAGACAAAGATAAACCTCTAGTGGTTAGCCTAAAATCGGGTGACTTGATAGAGTTTAGACCTTTGCATACTCAACAAAGATATCATATATCAGTTTTCGATGTGTTCAGGATGGCTATTAGAAGGAAGGCGCAGGCCGAATTTCTGGAAAAGGCCAGAAACAAGAAAGAGAAGAAAGCGCTTTTAAGGAACCGGCGAAAAATTCAAAGACAGGAAAGAAAATTAGTTGAAAAGGTATGAAAGAAATTGTGCTACATGAGTTGGCTATTAATGGAAGAGACTTGGAAGAAGTTTGAAAACGCTAATAATATCTGATTTACATCTTGGGAATCGATGGTGTGACAGGTCTGCAATAAGCGGCGTTTTAAATTCCTCTTTTGATAAATTAATTGTCAATGGAGATATTGTAGATTATAAAGGGCGCATGACCTCTTATGATAAATCTCTTTTAGAAAAGATAAAATTTTTAGCACAAAAAGGAAAAGCTATTTTGATTTCTGGCAATCATGAGGCGTTTTCTGGAGTCGAAGATTATTTAAAAGACTATTTATTACCAAGTTATCACTGGAATAATAATGGTTTTAATGTGTGTGTTATTCATGGTCATCAATTTTGTTCTTGGTTCTCTAAGGTTGGACTTAAGAGGAACGCTGTTAAATTTGCGCAAGATAATGATTATCAAGTAGTTATAGTTGGACACAATCATCAGGCTACGTTAGAAAAGATAAATAGTATAGTTTGTTTAAATACCGGCTCGTTTACTGGCCTTCCAATGGTTGGTATAATTACTTCAGATTCGGTAAGGTTACAAACAGTTGACAGGTATCTAAATAGGTGTAAAACTATGTGTGAAGCGGCGCAGAAAAAGAGTCCCTATAGTAGAGAGAAAGCTTGGACGCGAAAGAGCTTGGGGTCAGTTTTGGCCCGATAACAAACTTATTGAAATTGACCCTCGCCAGTTGTCTAAAAATTACTTAAATACCCTTATTCATGAACTTCTTCATGCTTGCTTTCCAGAAATGGAAGAAGGACAAGTAAGAAAAGCCTCCTCTTATATAACAAAAGCTATTTGGCAGCAAAATTATAGAAAGATTGCTAAATGAATTTAATGTCTGAACTCAATCAACAGGTTTATAATTTAATACGCGAAAACATTCGGCTCCCAATTGCTAATAAATTACATATAACTATATCGCAAGAAATTCTTACTAAAGTTGGGAGAACAATTTGGCCTATAGAAAGTGAAATAGGTTTTATTCCGCCCGAACTAAGAGAGCAGTTTGCGTCTGACAGTTTAAGCGATGTCCTAAAACAAACATCAATCGCAATTTATTTGAATGTGGACAGAATTTAAGTGAATATTCATGTTTCACGAGAAACCGTTCAAAAGCATCCAGAGTTTGATTTTCGAGGGAAAGCTTGGGAAAAGGCAAATCTGACTTGGATTGATGCCTATCACAAAAGGCTTGCGAGGACCTTCTTTTTTTGTTTTGAACTGGAGTGCGGCGCTGATGAAAAAATGTATGAATTCATCTGCAAAAACGGCTATTTTGGCTAAATTTTTTTGCTTGTTTTTTTAAAAAGTTTTAATACAATGGGAAAATGATACAAAATCTTGTTAACCACATTGCGCTTGTTGTTGATGCAAGCTCTTCAATTGAAAGCGCTGGACTTACTGACACTGTTATTAATGTCGTTGACGGGCAAATTAAAACCTTTGCCAAACAATCCGTTGACATGAATCAGGAGACCAGACTATCAATTTATTTGTTTTCAGACAATTTTAGCATAAATTGTCTTTTATATGATATGGACGTGATGCGGGTTCCCTCAATAAAGGGCCATTACAAACCATACGGTAACACAGCTTTAATCGATGCAAATTTGAGAGCAATCAATGATTTAAGGAAAACAGCTACGCTTTATGGCGACCATGCTTTCCTTGTTTATTGTGTTACTGACGGTTTTGAAAACAACAGTAGAGGAAGTGGGGCTTATCTAGTTGAGGAAATTAAAAAACTGGAGGAGAATTACACTTTCGCAGCTTTTGTTCCCAATCAAAACGGAATAAAAGAACTGTTGAGATTTGGTTTTCCAAAAGACAACATCCAAACTTGGGAGGCTTCAAAAGATGGAGTTAAAGAAATGGGTGATATAATGACTGTGAGCACCCAAAGTTTTATGACGGCTCGTAGCGCTGGAACTAGAAGCATGAAGAAGCTGTTTACTGTGGACACTACCAATCTTAACAGTAAAGCGGTCAAAAAACACCTAATTGAACTTAATCCCAAGGAATATCAGGTTCTTTCTGTTCACCAAAAGAAAGCAATTAAGGAATTTGTTGAAGGTTGGACAAAAAAACCATATAGAATCGGAAGTGCTTATTACATGCTGACTAAGCCTGAAACAATACAGGCGACAAAACAAATTTGTGTTGAAGACAAAAAGAACGGGAAAGTTTATACTGGCGACAGTGCTAGAGACTTTTTGAAGCTGCCAGATTATGAAGTTAAGGTTGACCCAGTAAAACATACTTCTTTTAACATTTTTGTGCAATCTAAGAGTCTTAATAGGAATTTAGTTCCCGGCACTACTTTGATTGTGCTGAACTAAACTTGAAAACAAACATACCATAGTGTAAGATACTGTGGTATGTATATAAACGCAGAGGTTTGCAGAAAGGCCAGAGTTTATAAAGTTGACTCTGGCCGAAAACTTAAACTGTTTGATGGCATAGCTGTGGGTTGCACTAATTTAGGCGCTTACATTTATGACCCAAAAGAACAGGAAGGAACGCCGGTTTGGGCCGAATGGTATCCATTTTTTAATTCACCTTTATATTGCGAAATAGATGATACAAACACAAATTCTAGACCCAGTTAGTATTACGATTACTATTCCAAAACAGGCATTGGATTGGCTTGGTTTTCGTTATTATCCATTGGGCATAACAAATGATACTGGGCTGGCAGAAACAGCTATCCAAGAAGCAGTTCAATATGAAATGCGGAATCAATATGAGGTATGGCAACAGACACGAGCCAGCAAATAGCTTTGCGGGACCGAATAGCGAAACAGGTTAGGGATGCAATCAATAGTATATCAGATTCACTTAATTTTAGCGTAATATCTTTTGAAATGCAGAGACCTTCTGTTTCCCGTTTATGGAATATAAAATATCAACTTTCTGAGGAGATTTACAAACAAACGAGTAGAGTTTTTGATTGAAATATGTATTTGTTTTTAGACGATGAACGTTCTGGTATTGAGGCGGTTTATTGGATTGCATATCCCGAACATTTAAAAACTGTTCCTTGGGTCGTTTTGCGAAATGGTAAGGATTTTATTGATTTTATACTTAGAAATGGCATTCCTAAAGTAGTAAGTTTAGACCATGATTTAGATTGGTCTGCAATTATGGAATGGGAAATTGCGCAAATACACAAGAAACCTATAGACTATACCAAGATTACTGAGTTAACGGGGTTTGATTGCGCCAGATGGTTGGTTCGTTATTGTAGAAAGACAAAAGTGCCACTTCCAGAAATTTACGTTCACAGTCACAACCCGGAAGGCTCGAAGAATATTAGAGAATATTTAAAACAGGAAGGGATTTCTGATAGTACCGTTCCCGTAGAAAGTGTTTGGGTGTAAATATTATGGATGGAGAATTGGTATAATAGTGACTGGTTTATTACTTGGTTAAAACTTGCGAATGCAAATCGAAGGCTTTGAATCTTCCCTCAGAATTTTAGGCACAAATTGGGGAAGCGTGATTTACGAAATTACAATTAGGACTCCAGACAGCAACCTTTTTAAAGCTAATGTTAAAACCCAAGGGCCTATCAATGAAAGGCAGGCGTTTGACTTTTTTAAGACTAATTTTAAGGAGTTTTTTATCGAATTGCCAAAAATACAGGAATTTACTCAAAGCGCAAAATCATATATTGACAAGAAATAAGATTCAGGTAACATGAAAAAATGAGAAACTTACCTGAAGCAAAAACGTTTTATCTTAAATATCGCAAAACCAACGGTCAGATTCACAGTTATCGTATTAGTAATCCAATTGAACAAAATGATGAAAAATTTACTACTTACGCTTTTGGACATGGAGTGCGCAGTTTTATAATTGATAGGGTGGTTGCTTTAGAAGAACGATGAACACAATTCTTGAATATACACTACTCCCAAGTGCAATCGTAGACGGCGCTAATTGGGCGGCTAGGTGTAACGAGTGCGGCGATTACTGGCATTTAAGCCAGCCAGAAAGACATAGGTCAAGTTGTAGCAAGTTTAAAAGGCCAGAACCTGAAAATTTGTGTAATGTAATATGTGAGAATAGCGGAGTTATGTGAACAGCAAGACGGAGCGTTTTGTGTTATTAACACAGCAAATACGGTTGCTTTTCTTCTTTTTTTTGTTGTTTGGGGTATTGTTTCACTTAAAAATGGAGAATTAGCTGAAATTCCTACAAATTTAAGTGTTTTCTTAGGGGCGCTTTTTGGCACCAAGGTTATCAAAGATAAAGTTGATTACGATAATGGAAACAAACATAATTTGGAACCAAGTTTGGACTCATCCGAATAGCCAGATAGAAAAACTGGCAACAAACAAAATTCTTGTGCAACAAAACTCAGAGATTCACTCAAATTTATGTTTAGAAATCAAAAAGACCATTCCTTTTTCTTATCATCGTCTAGTTTGGGCTATTGAGGAGGGAATTGTATTTAGTAAAGTTTTTGAATAGACAATGAACAACATAGACACGGTTTTAAACCAAACTTTGGTTCATCCGAATATACAGATACAAAGAATCAGAGAAGAAATTCATACACAAATTTTAAAGTCATTATCAACTTCTGTTTGGCACGACATTGAAATAAGAACCTATCTTGGGCACAATTTAACTCTTTTAAGTTGGAGGCTTAACGATGCAATTTATTTGAATGAATTTTTTGAATAAATTTACGATGAATAGAAACATATTTCGCGACCGAGTTTGGAATCATCCGTATAGCCAGATAAAAGTAGTAAGAAGAAAAATTGATACGCAGATTTATCAGTCATTTTTAGTTTCTGATTGGGGTGATATTGTAAGAAAAGTTGGTTTCGGTAATGATATAAGTCCTTTACTTTGGTCAGTTAACGACACAATTCTTTTTAGTGAACCTTTTAAATGAACAGCTTGTTCTTGTTCTTAATAGTCTTTATATTGTTGTAGGCACCGCGACAATAAAGAAGGCTCTTACCAATCTTTTTTCTACTTCAGAAGATGGCAATATGGCCTCTCAAGGGATTGATATTGAATTTGAATTAGATGATGATGGCAGACCGAATTTCGATAAAGTTAGCTATTGGGAACCAGTTAATTTAGAAGCTTGGATGAATTTACCGGTTCGTTCATGGGACATTCCAATTCATACCTCTAAAAGAACTATTAGAGCGCCGATTGTGATGAGGGCAAAAAACTATAACGGTCTAGCCCTCAGGGAGTTAAAACTAAACAAACGTAACGCTTATCGTCATTATGGCAAGAAATGTGCTTATAGTGGTAAAATCTTAACTTTAGCTGAAGCTTCTTTAGAACACGTTAAACCCAAATCCCATGGTGGAAAGGACGAGTGGACCAATATTGTTTTGGCCCATAGGGACTTAAACAGTGAAAGAGGGAATATGCCTATCGAAAATTTCAGACACAGACTTCTTTATGAGCCTAAAAAACCTTTACCTAGGACTGCGGCAAGCGAAATTTCAACTGTCCCAAGGGTAGAGTGGTTAAGCTTCATTTTGAAGCAAAAATAATACTTGCATTTTTAAAAATTTTATTTAAAATGTTGGGATGAAGATTGAAATTTTTGAAAACGAGTGGGACCATTTCAAAGAACTTTGCGAAAAGGCGCAAGAAAGAATTAGTTTGTTTTACCCGAAACGAATTGTCTGCCCTAATGGGTATTATGACCCAAAATATTACAGTCTTGTTTTAGGCATTATTAATTCATGGTTTTATTCTTTGCAAGGAGACACAGACCAAGTAATTAAAACGGTTACCAACAATTTGATAGACACTCAGGTTCCGACTTATTTTATTGACCATGAATTTCTGTTGGAATGTGTGGCGACTGTCCCTCCTCAAGATTTTAGTTTTAGCGAAGTTTATCTGCCTTTAAAACATTTTATATTAGTGTTTCCAACACAATTTGTTGAATCTTATTTAGGCTGGCGATTTCCCTTTATTGGCGTTTCACTTGTAGATAAAGGAGATTTTGTTTTGGGACAAGAAGTAAATGTGGGAACTTTGTGTTTTCATTTACCTTTTTTAATGGATAGCGGGCGTTTTGTTAATTATGCCGCGTGGTATCCAACTAATATGCCAATTAGTACTGTTGGTCTAACTGAAAAAGAAGGTAGGTGGGAAGATGTGACAAAGGTTCAAGAATTAATGTATGAACTCTACCAACCAAAACTATATGAAAAAATTAAAAACGACAAATCCCCATCTCCTTCATCTGAAGAAGAACAGAAAATCCTAATTAAGGCCGTTCAAGCCACAATCCTTACTTTAATGGTTTGGGGGACCAGTCCAAAACTTATTAAGCCAGCATCTTTAGAAAGACCCGAGAAAAAGGCTAAGACGGGAGAAATTAAAAAAGAAGCGCTTTGGTCTCCTAATATTGTTGGATATGGTTATAAGATTGAACACGAGTCACCAAGTCTAGGGGGACATCACGCTTCTCCACGGATGCATTGGCGAAGAAAAAGCCTCGTCCATCAACCCCATGGTCCTGAAGGAAAACTGCGCAAATTAATATGGCGGCGCATGACTTTAGTAAAGAAACCAGAACTATGATTATATCTCATGCTTTTTGGAATCAAGCTAGGAGCCAAGTTTGGGACCAAGTTGGGAAAGTTATTGACACAATAGAAAACCGAATCAAGCACCAAATTGAGGACCAGCTTTGGAACCAAGTTTTTAGGGAGACACTAAGCCCTTAGTAAAGAAACCAGAGTTATGGCTAATACTAAAATTCAGATTATGGGGGACCAAATTTGGGATAAAATTAATAACCAAGTTGGGGACCAAATTAAGAACCAATTTAGGTACCAAGTTTGGACTCCAATGCGGGACCAATTTAGGGACCAAATTTGGAACCCAATTTTGGAACAAGTTGCGGTTATGAACACAAAAACAACATAGTCTCTCGGCGCTTGAATATATGAACCGTTTGAACCAGATGACGACTAAAATTATAGAACTTCGGAGTTTGATTGGAGGAGAAATTTATAACCAAGTTCATCTCCAAATTCGGAGCCAAATTATAGCGAACGAGAAGTTTTTTCGACTTGAAGACGCTTGGGAACAAATTTCAGAACAAATTTGGGACGAAAGCTCAAAATTTCTAAACTGTTGACATTTCAAAAAGTTTTGTTACCATAGCTACAGATTTAGAGAACAACTTAAAAAAATATGGCAGATAAAATCGAAAAACTAACTGACGAACAAGTCAAAAAACTTGAGGAAATCAAGAATTACTGGCGGGACAGGGCGCTTGACTGTCGCCAAGTTCCAACCAGCGAAGCACAAAGGCTAGGAGGCGAATGGAGCGAGCAAATTTTGGGCAAGAAAAACCCCGTCATTCATGTTTCTAGTCCTTTTGGCGGTTGGATTGCCTTTTGCCTTTTGAGTGAGGGGGGCTATGAAAACTGGAATCCAAAGCGCCCCAGTTTTAGTGAGATAAATAAGAATTTGCGGGGCTTGTTTGAAACAACTTGGGAACAGATTAATAGCCAAATAACTTTCAAGTCCAAAAATCCTCTTTCAGAAGAGGACCTTATTACAAAGCTCAAAAATACCATTAAGCTTTTTGTCTGGCCCTACTTTGATGGTCATTTTTATTCCAATTATTTTGGGTGGGTAAGCGCCTACAAGATGATTGGAGTTAAATTTGACGCTGAAGTTATGAAAAACTACGATAAGCTTGAAGCTTGCGCGGATTTGGGCCTTTTTTACCCTACTGATAGCTGCCTCATTGTTACCAGCAAGCCAACCCAAATTTGGCGCAATAGCGAAGGGCGACTTCACAAAGATGAAGCTCCAGCGGTTGAATATTCTGATGGTTGGAAGCTTTATTTCCTGAATGGAATAGCTATGTCCCCAAAACAGGTTTTAACTCCTGCGGAAAAACTCAATCCCAAAGAAGTTTTAAAAGAAACCAATGTGGACAAGCGGAGAGAGCTAATTCGCAAAATTGGAATTGAGCGCATGTTGGTAAGCTTAAGTCATAAGGTTTTGGAAAAGCTTGGCAACTATGAGCTTCTTAGTGTCAATTTATCAGACGTTGTTCCAAACGCCAAATATCTTAAGATGCTTAATCCTTCAGTTGGAGTGTGGCATTTGGAGGGCGTAGCCCCTGAATGTAGCACGATTGAAGCGGCCCTTAAATGGCGCAACAGTAATTGGTTTACGAATGCAGAGAAATTAACCTAGGCTTGACTTTTTAAAAAGCTGTAATATAATAGAGAAACAATATATGAAAACCGCACAACAAGGCGACGTTCTGTTCAAAAGGGTGACCCAACCTCCTTCCAAGGAAGCCAAGGTCACAAAACTAAGACATTATGTGGTAGCACATGGCGAGTCTGGTCACAGTCACATTCTCGAAGCAGAGGACGAGTTTGAACTGATTCAGGAAGGCGAGAGAATTCTTCTCTCTCTGGAAAAGTCAGCGACCGTTGTCCATGAAGAGCACGCCCCTATCACTCTTGATAAGGGGTTGTGGGAAGTGGGCAGGGTTCGGGAGTACGATTACTTCCAAGAAATGGTTCGGAAAGTGGCGGACTGAATCAAATTAAAATTAAGAGCAAAAAAACAAGCATAAAGAAATTTGTGCTTGTTTTTCTTATTTTATGTTTCACATAACTTATGTTCAAGGAAGCTTATCAGAAAGGGTTTTCGTAGACATAGCTACATCAATTCGCCAACAGGTAGACATGTCTAAAGATTTAAATATTAGCTTAATGAACGGAACAACAACTGATGGAGAGGAAGCAATGTTTTTAATGAGACAGGAGAGCCAGATTCTTATAGGCGATAAAATTAATACTTGTTTTCAAGAAAAGATAGAAAACTAAATCTAAGATAATTATAATACCTTGTAACAAAAAAAAGGTATTGATGAAAAAGGTCTTAGAAGCCAAACAAATATTAAAGAAACTTGATGAACTAAACAAGAGTATTGATTTTCTTGAACGGGAAATTAATAAAATCAAACCCGAAGAAGATAATATAAGTCCGCGAGAGGCTAAAAAGAAAGCCAAACAACTTGAAACTCTGATAGGAAAGTGCCAGATGGAACAGCGCGAGCTTGATAAAATTGGTTTTGAGATTATCGAGTGGTTTAGTAGACTTTGTAATGAAAAAGAGTAAAAAAAAGATGTTACTTGTTCTAGATAAACAAGATAACACAATTCAAGGCGCTTTTCCCAATACTTCCGAGGGGAAGAGCCTTGCGCAAGAACACATTCAAGCTATTTCCAAGCAGTCTAAGCGGTCTCCCAATGTTTTTCGAATTAGTTCCCGATAAATTTTAAAAATTTTTTAAAAAATTCTTGCGTCACAAAAAAGATTTGGTATTCTGAAGTCATGATTTTAACACAACAGAGCCGGATTCTTGAAACAGAAGGTGATTTGAAAGTGAATAGTTTTGGGATTGATGCCCAAGACTTTTCAATGCTTTTTCATATTCTACGGAACAGTCTTTATGAGGATAAGACCAAGGCTGTTATCAGGGAATATAGCTGTAATGCTTATGACGCTAATGTAGAGGCTGGAAAAGGGGACCTTCCTATCCAAGTTCACTTGCCTAATGTTTTGGAACCAGAGTTTCGAGTGCGCGATTTTGGGACTGGCCTCAGCGATGAAGATGTAACCAATACCTATGTAAAGTATTGCAAATCAACGAAAAGAAATTCCAATGCGACTATTGGGATGTTGGGGATTGGTTCCAAGTCGGGTTTTGCTTACGGGGACAGTTTTTCTATTGTAAGTTATCAGGAAGGCGTTAAGACTACTTACACTGCTTTCATTGACCCTTCACAGGAAGGGCGTATTGCCCAAATGGATAAAAGCCCCACTGAAGAGCCAGATGGGATTGAAATTATTGTCCCTGTTAATGAATTTGATTTTGAAGAATTTCGACTAAAAGCACAGGATGTTTTTAGGTTTTGGAAGGTTGCGCCAAAAATTATAGGGAATCGTTACTATAACCAAATTCCACTGGAAGAGGCTTTTAGTGGTAAGAATTGGGTGATGTATAAGAATCAAACCACTTCTTATGCGGTAATGGGGCAGGTTGCATATCCCATTCGCGCCAGTGTTTTTACCAGTCTTGATGCTAAACTAGAACGTCTTCTTCAGTCTGGTTTAGTGTTTCATTTTAATATTGGCGACCTTGATATTGCGGTTAATCGGGAAGGTTTACAATATACAGATAAGACCAAGAATGCTATTTTGCTTTTATGTCGAGAAATTATTGGTGGATTTGAAGAGACGGTAAAGGCTAAATTTGCCAGTGCCAGAACTCTTTGGAACGCCAGAGAAATTTGGGCTGATTTGTTTCTAGATGGAGCTTATAGCAGCAACTTGCGCTATATTATTGAGGGTTTAGACCTTCAGTTTGGCGGTCAGTCTGTCAAGGGGACTAACTTTATGGTTCCTGAAGACTTTTATAAGCGTAATAATCTACAGCCCAATGATGTTTTCATTGAGCGTTGGTATAGGAACGGGCGCAAAAAGGTATCTTTAGAGATTGTAGACAGATTGCCTTTTAAGAAAGACTTGCAAGTCTACATTAAAGACGCAACAAGGTGTAAGAGCAGGGTTTCCTATCATTTTAAAGAAACTTATTGTGAATATGTTTGGATGATTGTGGCAACTAAGCCCGAATATCGGGAGCTACTACTTAAAGAGATGGGGCTTGAAGACTTGGTTCCCCAACTTAAGTCGGTTAAAGAGCTTCCTGTGCCCCCCAATACCTATAATGGTAATAATGAGAAGAATTCCAAAAAGGTCTTTGTATTTAATCCTGATGGCAGGGCTAAAAGTGATTTTTGGGATATTGCAGAAGTAGACCTTGAAGAGGGCGGGGTCTATGTTGAAATTGACAGGTATGAAGTTTGTTGGGAAGAAAACGACAAAAAACGGTCAAAATTTATTCAGTCGGTTTTAGACACCTTACGTTCTCTTAATTATCCTGTTCCTGTAGTCTATGGTTTTAAGAAAGCTTTGGTGGCTAAAGAAGATTTGAGCGAATGGGTTACTCTTAAGGATTACTTAATTCAAGCGGTTGAGGCGACTATAGCCAAAGAAGACCTTTCTCAGCTTATTGCAGACAAAGAGGCTTTTGACAGCATAGAGGAAAGTTATTTGGGCGAGTATAAATGGTCTGGCGTGAAAAAAGATTCTCCCTTTGCGGAGCTTTTGAGAGCCTATATTAAGCTAGAGGTTGCTTCCAAAAAGGCACGCCAAAAACTTGCTATTATTAATGTAATTAATTCGGCAAAGAAAGGTTTCATGCTTGCGACTGAAAGCACTAAAACGCCCAGTGTTGATTTTGCGAGCCTTAAGAGCGATGTTTTAAAACACTATCCTTTGTATTCTTATATCAAACACGCAATGGAAAGTTACGGTTTTGAGAAAGAGGAAGAAGACATTCAAAAAGACCTTTTGGCTTATATAAGGGAAAAATGATATATTTAACCAAAATTGAGAGCGAAACTCTTTATCAAATTAGAAATCGAATTCATGAATCTGACGACCACCTTGTTGACCAAATTGTAAGCCACGTTGGGCAGTCAGTAAGAGACCTGATTTGGGACCAAAGAGACAGTATTGCACTTACGATTGAGGATGTTGCAGACCCAATTTGGGAATACCTTCTAAACCATTGGAACCAGATTTTTTATGAGAGTAAATAACAAGGTCCAAAAAATTAAAGACACACTCGTAAGACAAATAGCGGACCAAGTTGAGGGGAGTGTGAAGGGCCAGATTGCGCTTATAATTTGGGACATTAGTGAATTTAGAGATGAAGTTGCAGACCAAGTTTTGGACCGTATTTGGGACCAAACTTTTGACATTTTTTAGCCCCTCCGGCGTTTTAAAAAAAGGTTAAGCCCTGCGGCTTTGGAGCATTGACATTTTAAAAATTTTTAATACAATTAAAAATATGAACGTTTCAGCAATTTTTAACGGCAACGTGCTGGTTGTGGTGGTAGATGGTAAACGGCACTCCATCAATTCAACCCACCCAAATTGGCAAAAGGCTCTTGAGTTTTACAGACAGAAGAATTACAAGAAGCTGATTGAAGCAATGGACCTTCCCGGCGCTATCCTAAAGCATAGCTACGGCAAAGTGAAAGTCCACAGCGGCGCGATTTATTATGACGGACAGGAAATTCATGGGACCTTGGTTAAGCGCATTTTACAGTTTGTCCAAGGAGGTTTCCCTTATGAACCTTATGTGAGGTTTTTGGCTAATCTCTATAAAAATCCTTCAGAAGATGCACGAAACGAACTGTACGATTTTCTTGAAAATGGAGAGATGCCTATTACTGATGACGGGTGTTTTCTTGCTTATAAGATGCTGAGAGAAGACATGACTTCCTATAACAAGTCTCCTGATGGCACTCATTTGAAACATGCTATTGGCAAGATTGTCAAAATGGACCCCAATGAAGTAGACCCAAGCAGAATCAGGCTTTGTTCAAATGGGCTACATTTTTGTTCTTATTCCTATTTGCCTTATTATGGGGGTATTATAAACAACAAAACTAAAGTTGTTGTTGTCAAAGTTAATCCAATGGATGTTGTTGCAATCCCGCAAGATTTAAATAAGTCCAAAGGCAGAGCTTGGAGATATCTTCCTGTTTCGGTGGTTGGAAAATGGGAAAATGGCAACATCTTGACAGAAAGGCTGTATTCTGGTAAAGTGACAGGGAACAGGCTTAAAGCTTTCAACCCTAAGCGCGACTCCTTTGGCAGGTTTGCAAGCGAAAAAAACAAGCTTGGTAAGGTTAAGGTGACTTATTACAATAAGCGCGATGAAAATGGACGATTTGTCAGTGCGGCTTAATAAAGTAGAAAACAGCGTTCACAACAGCGTCGGAGTAGAAATTCAAAAAACTGAATGGTTTATTCTTGACAAAATTAGTGCGCAAGTTAACAACCGTTTTAGAAGTCAAATGGATGCAATGTTTTGGCCGCAATCTGATTTGCGTAGCGGGATTGTGAAAGAAACGCTTTTAGAAATTGTTTTTATTAATGTATGATAGAAAAAAAACCTAGAAAAGAAGGCAGTGGACGCAAAACAGGAGCGGTGAGTTGCTGTGAAGTGCCTTTGTCTGAATTGAACAAACTGTTTAAGCCCGACTATCCAATTCCGGTGTGGCGCAAATGGGCAGACCAGAACAAACTTAAAGGCACCCCAATAACAGCCAAGCTTGAAACATTAATAACGCATATTCCATTGGAAACTACAGAGATTCATTTCGAGAAAGAATGAGAAGAAAGAATGAGTGTTTCGTTTGATAACATTATAGGACAGGAAGGAGCCAAGCTAAAACTTGGCTTCTTTTTAAAAAACTATTATAGAAGTGGTATAATTCCCCCTCTTCTATTTACTGGTCCAAAGGGCGATGGCAAGACAGTCTTGTCGGAAAGTTTCAGCAGTAAATTGATTACACCCAGTAACCCTACCAAAATTAAACCTCTAACGATAATTAATTGTGGGGGTGTTAAAAGTTTCTTTCAGTTAATGACTCAAATTTTGCAGCCAAAAATAGAAAACGAAGTCACCTTATTTTTTGACGAAGCAGCAGAACTCCCAAAAGACATGATGAGGGAAGAGTTGTTGACTATTCTTAACCCCAATAAGGAACATAAAAATAGGTTGTTGTTTAATGGGAAAGACTACGTTTTTGACTTGAGGAAGATTACATGGATATTTGCCACATCTGAACCTCAAAAGCTTTTTGCGGCTTTCCTTAACAGGCTGGAACGAGTTGATTTAGAAGGCTATACTCGGGAGCAACTTGGTAAAATACTTCTCAAGTATATAACGCCCAATCAAATTCACGATGAGGCATTAGAAGATATTTCTGATTGTTTTCGTGGTAATGCGCGGCAGTCTTTCCAGATAGCTATGTCTATCAAGCTTTATATGGATAGTCACGACAGAAGGATTCTATCTTTGAAGGAATGGAACGAGATTAAGACGCAACTGTTTATTCTTCCTTTGGGGCTTCTTCCTTCTGAGGTTAAGATTTTGGGTATTTTAGAGGCTGGCACAGGAGTTTCTTTAACCACTTTGGCGGCTAAGACGGGACAGACCATGACAGCGGTCCAAAGAGACGCTGAAATTTATCTCTTAAAGAACGATTTGATGAAAATTGAGAAGGCAAATGGGCGTATAATTACAGAAAACGGGCGGCTGATTTTAGATAGAATTAAAGAAACCTATCCTAGGCTGTTGTCTAAATAATTTATGGAACCAATTAACAAAGATTTATTGACGGGAATTCAAGCTCTTATAAAGCCCGATTACCATAAACTAAATGAACATAATGGGCGAAACGACAGGTTGCTTCACGCTTGTCTTTGCGCTTATGCCAAACACTCTTTAGACTGTGACGATATAGGTTGGGGTCAACTTGGGGACATTTTACATTCGGCGTTGAGGAACGAATTCGATAAACTGGAAGAAATTTACAAGGGAGAAAACCTTGATGCTCTTGAAACTTGGTGCTGTGAGATTGAAGCAAAATGAAGATTATTTACTCAACTCTTGGTGGAAGTCATGCTTACGGTTTAAATACTCCAGCGTCCGACTTGGACGCTAGGGGTTGTTTTTTAAACGAAGAACCCGAAAAGATTATTGGTCTCCAAAGGTTCGACCATCAGGATATTAAAAAAGAAAATGATGATACTTTTCTTTTTGAGCTTCGACATTTTTTATCCAGCTTAAGAAAGACTAACACTCAGGCTTTAGAATTGCTTTTTACAGATGAAGCGCCGAATTTTAAACCCTCTCCAGAATGGGCGTTAATCCTTACTCATAAATTTTCTTTGCTTGATAGTAAACATTTATATAAATCTTTAAAAGGCTACATGTTTGGGGAAAGAAGATTGATGAACGGCGAGCGGACTGGGCTTTTAGGTTCAAAGCGGCACAAGGCGGTAGAAGAGTTTGGCTATTCTTTTAAGAATGCGGTGCAATTATTTAGGCTTGCTTGGGCTGGTAAGTATTTTTTTACTGACGGGATTTTTCCCGTTAATGTCAAAAAATATAACCCTGATTTTGCGGCGCGGTTAATAGATATTAAAACTAATCCAGCTAATTACAAAAAAGAAGATTTAAACAAACAAGTAGATGAAGCTGAAAAAGAATTAGACAAAGCTTTTGAAAAACGAACGATTACATATTGTTTTGATGAAAAAGTGGCTACTGAGATTTGTATTAAATTGTATTTACCTTTTTTAATAAAATATGACCCAAGATAAGATTGAGAATCAGGATGCTTTTGTTCGGGGTCAAACTTCGGAACTTGTTGTAAGACCGTTGTTCAACCAAGCTGGCAACCAAATTAGCAAGCAGGTTCATAACCAAATTCAGGATTATTGGGACCCACAAATAAGGTATGAAATTAAAAATGAAATTTTGTACCAAGTTTTTCGGTGCAGCAAAATTTACTAAAAACATGACCAAAGATGAGATTAAGAGTCAGGTGTTCGCAAAAGTTTGGGGCCAAACTTGGGACCAAATTTTGAAGCAAATTTATAATCAAATCCAAGACCCGACTTCGCACCCGTTACTTTGGGGGCGACGTTTTTTACATCCATCTTTAGAAGAAATTCGGAACCAAGTTAGGACCCAAGTTGGGGACCAAGTTTTAGAGACACATGACTAGAAATAAGATTGAGAATCAGTTACATCATCAGTTATATAATGGCGTTTTGGGGCAAACTTTTAAGAGTATTCAAAACCTAGTTGGGAACCAAGCAGTTTGGAACCAAGTTGGGGACCAAGTTTACCAAGGTCAGGAACACTGGAACCAATTACGGCATGAAGTTATGATACAAATTTCAAATAAATGTTTTAGTGAAACCTAGCCCTCCTTAAGAACATGACAAGAGACAACATTCAGAACCAAGTTATGGACCAAGTTAGGGACCATATTGGGGACCACCATATTGGGGACCAAATTTGGAACCAAATAGAAGGCCAAGTTTGGGGCCAAGTTTGGGAACAGATTTGGGACCAAGTTTGGGAACAGATTGGGAGCCAAGTAGAAAACCAAATTTGGCACCAAGCTTGGAACACAGAACCCCCTATGGCGCTTAGCCCCTCGGCGTTTTAAAAAAAGGGCTTAAGCCCTGCGGCGCTTGAGCATTGACATTTTAAAAACTTTTATTATCATCGTTTTTATGATTTGGAAGAATTTCGAGAAAGAGAAACCTCCACAAAAAACCACCGTTCTTTGGTCTCTTAAACGGAAAGAGGGATGGCAGCAAATTACTGGAAGATGGGAGCAGCAAGGCACAAAAATTATTGTTATGACGGACAATGATTTAACTTATACGAGTACAATAGCTTTACCTTCAGTTCGGGCGCATTGGATGGAAATACCAGAATTTAAATCGGCGCGTTAATGACGAAAGATAACATTAGGAAGCAAATTGATGACCAAATTAGGAGCCAAGTTCATAACCATATTGGGGAACAAATTTGGGACCAAGTAGAAGGTCAAGTTTGGGAACAGGTTTTTGAACAAGTTTGGGGCCAAGTTTGGGAAGAAGTTGGGGAAGAAGTAGAAGGCCAAGTTGTGGAACACATTTGGAACATAAAAATAAACTAGCCCTGCGGCGAAAACTTAGCCCCTCGGCGCTTGAGAGATGCCTAGAATAAGACTTAACGACCAACATTTAGACCTTTGCGCCTCTTGTTGGCCTCCTACCAAGGAAGACTTGCCAGTATTAGCAGAGTTAGTCAATTGGCGCGTCTATAAACTGGTTGAAGTATTGGTTCAAGAGGGAGATGGCGGAGCGCATAGCAGCTATTCGCTTTTAGAAGAAATTTGTGCTATTTGTGGTTCTCCTTTAACTGAAGAAGACGATGTTGGCGAAGAAGTTAATCCCGATGATTATTTGAATGAATAGTAATTTAATAAAAAGACAAGTTCGGGACCAAGTTTGGGACCAAATTTGGAGCGAAATTTGGGACCAAGTTGGGCATGAAACCAAGAAACAAATTTGGGGCCAAAGCCAAATACAGGACCAATTTAGAAGCCAAGTTGTGGGACAAATTTGGGACCAAGTTAGAGACCTAAAAATAAACTAGCCTTGCGGCGCTTGAGCAATGCCAAATTTACCAGAAATTGAAGATTTTTTAGCTGACAACACAAGATTCTTTCCTGTGGATGAAATATACAACGTTAACTGGTCTAGAGAACAAAAACAAGACTGGTTAATCAAAAATGCTCATGATACTAAAAGAATAGTCTGGAAAATGCGCGGACTAGGACACAGAGGTTGGAATAATTTTCTTTGGGCTTTCGGGCTTGAAGAGAGCGTAATTTTTATAAAGAAACAATGAAGAACTGCCTGTCTAAAATTAGGACACAAACTCGTACTACTCCTCCAAAAGAGGCTGATGTGATAATAGAAGATTTGTCTCAATCTCTTTTGGTTGCTTTTTTGACTGGGCAACCACTTGAGGTTAAGATGGTTGCACTTGAAAAAGCAGTGGGGAGACTTTCAAAAGAAACCTGTTGACGGTTTAAAAAGATTTGTTATGCTGTAGACAGATAAACAAACTTGTAAAACAATATGTCACACGAAATAACAATTAGAGAAGACGGCACTGCGGAAACTTTTAGCGGTAATAATATAGTTCCTTGGCATTCATTGGGAAGCGTTGTCAAAGGAACAGTTACAGCCAAAGAAGCAATCCAATTGGCGCATTTGGATTGGAGGGTTCGCAAAGAGCCAATTTTTATTCAGACAGAGAGTGGTCTTTCTGAATTTGAAGATTATAAAGCTGTTGTAAGGGAGGACAATGGGGTTAAACTGGGAGTGGTAGGTAATCGATATACGCCAGTCCAAAACGAGGAAGCTTTTGAATTTTTTGATTCGGTTATTTCTGAAGGTCAGGCAGTTTATGAGACTGCGGGGTCTTTAAGAGAGGGGCGCAAAATCTGGATTATGGCCAAGCTGCCAGAAACCATGTATATTGACCCTAGCGATAAGATGGACAAGTGGATTTTGATGATTTCAAGCCACGATGGTACGCACTCAGTATGGATGCAGAATGTAGCGGTGCGGGTAGTCTGTCAAAACACCCTTAATGCAGCCCTAAAAGGCGCAAAGAATCAGGTTAAGATGCGCCATACCAAAAGTTTTAAGAGTCACAAAGAGGAAGTTCAAAGGGCGCTCGGAATTGCTTATGGTTATTTTGGGCGGCTGGAGCTAGTCTTGAAAATGCTCAAAGACCAGAAATGCAATGAAGAAGAGGTAGTTAGGTACAATGAAACCTTGTTTCCGGGGAAATTGAATAAGGAAACTGGACTTTATGAATGTAGCTCAAGAACTGAGAATATTCGAGAGCAGGTAACAGAACTTTTTCAGCGTGGCACAGGGAATGTAGGCGAGACAAGGTATGATTACCTAAACAGTATAACTGAATTTGTTGACCAAAAAAGAAGCACCAGAGCAGAAGAAGGAGCTAATAGACAGGAAGCAAAGTTTGAATCGGCGCTACTTGGTACTGGAGCTAATCTCAAACAGAGGGCTACTGATTTACTCCTACAGGACTTAACCTTGCCAAAAAATTAGGTTAATTTGGGGTAGCCTTGCGGGGCTACCCTTCTTTTATGAACGCGGACCAAGTTTGGGGCCAAGTTTGGGGCCAAGTTCGGAACCAAGTTGGGGACCAAGTTTGGAACCAAGTTAATGGTAACAAATTAAAGACCAAGTTTATTGGCAAGTTGAGGAATTAAAAACTAAATCTTTATGATTGAGGGTCAAGTTGAGGACCAAGTTTGGGACCAAGTTCGGGACCAAGTTCGGGACCAAGTTTGGGACCAAGTTTGGGACCAAGTTTGGGACCAAGTTCGGGACCAAGTTCGGGACCAAGTTCGGGACCAAGTTCGGGACCAAGTTCGGGACCAAGTTTGGGACCAAGTTCAGGGCCAAGTTTGGGACCAAGTTGAGGACCAAGTTTGGGACCAAAAATAAAATAGCCCTGTATGAGAACTTTATTACAAATTAGTCCCAAATGGCAAGAAGACCATGGAGATGGCCATTATGCTCGTTTTAAATGCTTAAGCTGCCATAAACAGTTTACTTTAAATATTGAAGACCCTTGGGAATATTGTCCGAAATGTGGCAATAAAGGCGGCACAACCTATAAAGAAATAGAGCGCAAAAAATATTATGATAATGCTGGAGTACATGTTTATGATTCTAAGCTAGGAAAATGGGTTCACTTAAAAGCGCCCGTTTTTCAGATAGTAATTGAGTTTTGTACCGATTGGGATGGATACGGTGCATGGGAGCCTTATCAATACTCTGAAAGGGGTATTTATGGAAGACACGATGATATTAAAAGATATATTCAAAGCAAAAACAAAAAAGATAGATTTAGGCTAATCCCAAGTAAAATGTTACCTTTACCATAAAACGAATGGTTAAAAGTTTTACGATACATAAAAATTTACCCATTCCTAAAGGAAGGGGTTCAAGAGAACAAACCTTAAAGAATCTCATTACTTTAGCGAACACAATGAATGTGGGCGATGCGGTAGAACTATCATTAAGTGAAACAAATACTTTTAGAACAGTTCTGAGGACTCTTGGATATGAGTGTATTACTGACGGTTGGCGTTGTCCAAACCCCACTAAGATACTAGCATTTAAAGTTCACCAAAAAGATTAGCCTTGCGGCGCACTTAGCGAAAACTTAGCCCCTCGGCACTTGAGAGATTGACTTTTTAGAAAGGCTTGATATCATTAAAATGTCTTCGGGGAAGACGCTGCAAATTAACCTGTTTGTTGGTTTGCAGGCTTGTTAAGTAAAGGTAAAAAAAACCACCCACTAGCCAGTTCGCTAGTGGGTACCTTTTAAAATGAAATTAGCCACAATTGAACGAATTCATAGCGTCCAACCACATTTCAACGCCGACTCTCTTGAAGTCGCCAAAATTAAAGAATGGCCTGTTGTGGTTAAGAAGGGAGAATATAAAAACGGCGATTTAGTGGTGTTTATTCGTATTGACTCTATTGTTCCTAGCGCGAATTCTTATTTTAGTTTTTTAGAAAGGCAAAAATATCGTGTCTGGAACGCCAAGTTTCGCGGCTCTCCTTCTCAGGGTTTAGTTTGCCCTTTAACTATCATTCCAAGCTATAACTATCAGGTTGAAGAAGGTTCGGACGTTTCGGAAGCTTTAGGTATTTTAAAATACGACAAACCTATTGATTCTTCTGTTAATGGAGACGCCAAGGGTTCTTTTCCTACTCATTTAATCTCAATTACAGACGAAGAAAACATTCAAAACTATCCAGAGATTTTAGAAGAGTTTAGGAATGAACTTTGTTATTTAACTATCAAAGCTGACGGTTCTTCAATGACTGTGATTTATGAAAACGGTGAAGTTCGCGTTTGCAGTCGGCGGCTGGAGCAAAAAGAAGGGACCGGCTTTTGGAAGATTGCAGACCAATATAATCTAACTTCTAAGCTTAAAGAGTTGGGTAAAAACATTGCTATTCAAGCAGAGGCTTGCGGGGGCAAAATTCAAGGTAACCCATTGGGCCTGAACAGTTTTCAGATGTTTGTCTTTAATGTTAAAGAATTTGATACTGGCAAATGGTATAACTGGCAGGAAATAAATGAGTTATGCAACCAATTGCAAATTCCTGTGGTTATTCCTGTTAGTGAACCTTTTACATTTGATGATACTTGGACCATGGCGCGGCTTCAGGAAGAAGCTAACAAGGCTATTTATCTCACATCTACAGGACAAGAGCGCAAGGCAGAGGGGATTGTTTTGCGACCAATAACGCCCAAATATTCCCCAATTCTTGGTAAATCACTGTCGGTCAAGATTTTAAATCAGGACTATTAATTGCTTGCTTTTTTAAAAAAAATATTTAAAATACAGATATGTTTATTCAATTTGTCAGAGACCCCAAAACAAATCAAAGGCGCGGCATTGTGGCGGGAGTAGAAGACCATGACCGCAAAACGGTTCATATTGGCTGGAGCTATACCAATATTGATGCTGGAGACTCGTTTAACAGAGACTTTGGTTTACGGGTAGCTATAGGTAGAGCTAATAAACTCAAAACCGTAGCCAGAGCGCCCGATGTGGTAAAACCAATTATAGAGCGCGTTAAACTGCGGATTAATAAAGCTTTACCTGAATATTCTATTGAAGAAGTTGAAACAAAAGCGGATTGATTGAGCTTAGTCACCAAAATTCAGTATCAAGTTGTGGACCAAGTTTGGGACCGCGTTATGGACCAAGTTTGGGACCACGTTATGGACCAAGTTGGGGACCGAACTGAGATTGGGAGCCAAGTTATGAAGCATGTTGGAAACCCATCTAGGGAACAAATAAGGAATGACGTTTTCATGGAAGTTCGGAACCAAGTTCTTGAGCAAATATGGTTATGAAAATTTCACCAAAAATTTTAAAAGATTTAAGTGATAATTCTGAAATTTTAGCAGACGTGGTTTTCAAAATTGCTTTTACATTTGTTTCTAAATCTAATCCCATACCTGTTGAAGAATTAAGGGATAGATTTTGTGATTCTTTAGAGAAAAGGTTTCCAGATTGGACACAAGCCGAGTGTCTTTATATAGCTACAAAAGTGATTTATAACGGGTTGAACAATACAGATGAACAAGCCCTTACTAAATTAGGAATTGTTTTACCACTGCCACCAAGAATTCCTTAGTTTCTTTTTGTGATTGATTTTTAAAAAAGTTTTAATAAATGAAAATGATGCTAGACAAATTATCGGAGGATTGGTACCAAACCGATATTGAGATTCGTAAGATTATTTGGGACCAAGTTGGGGACCAAGTTAAAAGTCAGCTTGATGAACAGGTTTGGGACCCAATTTGGATGCAGGTTATACAAGTTTGGAATCCACTTAGGGAACAACTTTGGGACAACCTTCGGAAACAACTTGAGGACGCAATTTGGGACCAAATTTAAGCCTTTATGACCCAAATAATTAAAGAAAGGATTATAGACCAAGTTTGGAGCCAAGTTGGGGACCAAGTCTGGGAGCAAGTTTGGAAACAAGTTGGGAGCCAAATTGGAGGACAAACTTGGAACCAAGTTAAGGGGCAAATTTGGGACCAAATTGTAAGTGAAATTTTTAGGAGCGGCTTGAGCAATCGACTTGATTTTTAAAAAAGACCCGCTATCATCGTTTCATGATATCAATTACGTTGGTAGCCAACTTCCTTCCAAAGGTGAAGAAGTTCAAGGTCGAAATCAAGACCCCTGAACGTAGGTGGGTTGAACTGATGACAGTTTCGCGTTTTTTGAGGCTTTTTAGGGATGGTAAAGTAAAGCCTCTCAAGATTGGAGGCGTAACTGTTAATATGAGCGGCGACGGAACAGAACAAACAAAAGAGCGAATTTTTAGCTATTTCAAACAGGTGGCAGATGCCTATATTCAGACTTATTATAAATAAAACTAAGCCCTGCGGCGCTTGAGCATATGAAAGAACACGATAAAGCCAAATTAGAAACATTTTTTAAGAAAGTCTCTAACCTAACTCTGAATCATAGGGGTTTGAGTTTGACAGAATCAGATAGTGAAGGTAAAGAAAATCCCGTTTATGATATTGCCGTTGTTTTTCCTAGTGACTTAGGTAAAGCTTTGGCAGAAGTGGACCCCGAATGGTGGGAATTAGAATAAACTAAGCCCTGCGGCGCTTGAGCATATGACTTTAAAAGAATGGTTAGAACAATGTGGGTGTTTTGACGTGCAACCAGTTAAAGTAAAGATTGGTTCGGACCAATGGGAAGGGGCGCGTTATAAACGAAACGACAGAGATAGAATTTATGTCGTAGGACACAGGCCGGATAAGAAAGGAAAAAACTGGGCCTACCCATTTGAAGGGCTGGATTGGTATGTGGCTGGCTATTTAGACGAGGCAACAGACAAAGAAAAAATGGAAATGTATCACCCATTTGGAATTAATTTTATTTTAATGCCTTGGACAGCCAGCGACCCTATTGATGTATACGAAACTTATCAAAGAACCAATCTAAGTGTTGAAGAGATTTAAAACAAAAGACCAAATTAGGGACCAGTACCGGTTTCAGTGCCAAGTCTTAACAGATACTTTGGACTTAATAAGACTTCAAATTTCTAAGCAAATTGGGCATCAAACCATAGAAAACAAAGTTTGGGACCAAACTCAAAACCAAATGTGGGCAGAAATTGGCTACCAAATTGAGCACCAAATCAACAGTTTAGTTGAATGAATGTACATTATATTAATATTAGTTTTAGCATTCGGTATGGTTTTTGTCTTAGACCTGTTTGTGAAATGGATAAAAAATATTTAACAATTCTAAATCAAATTAGGTATCACTTTAGCAATCAAATTGGAAACCAAGTTGGAAACCAAGTTTGGGACCAATTAGAAAGAGGTTGGGAACAAACCCAAGAACAGGTTCGACTCCAAATTATGGAACAAGTTTTTGTAACTACCAAAAACTCATTTTGAGGGAGTTATGATATGAGGAATTTAAGTAATAAGAGAGAGTGTAAAGAGTGTAAAGGAACAGGGACTATTGAAAAAAACCGTTGTATAGAATGTAATGGCGACGGCAAAAAACACGAAAAAAGGATGTTTTTTTGGGAATATGACCAATTTCCGGGTTTTCTTTGTGGGGTTGGGTTTGCAGTTCCAAAATTTTTAGGGAGAGAAGGTTATGCCTATATACGTTCTTATGACGGTCATTTTAGATATTTTGCTTCTTTGCCATTAAAAGAAGGCAAAAGAGTAAAACAGGAAGTGGACAAAGTTGTAGCTCAGAGAGAACAATTAATTGAAGGTATTTATAAACTAACAAAAATTTATCTTTTAGAAGTTTGTCCAGATGAAATCAAAAAGCATCTCTAAGATTGTTGTTTGGTCTATAGGTCAAAAACCAAAGGACCCAAAAAATAATCATTTGGGCGAAGGGTGGGTGGTGGCTGATATGTTTTTCTTAATTAAAACAATCCAAGACGATTTAGGTCAGACTATAGAAAACGCTCCTTTTATTGAAGGGGACAAAGCTAACGTTATGAACTATGGTAATACATTACTTGTGTTTGATAAGGCTGAAAACAAAAAATGGACTATCTTTGGTCCCAAGACCACCATTGATATTGATTTAATAATAGAGGGGTGGTATTTAACTGAAAAAAACAAAATTGAAGGGATTAGATTAGAACTGAAGCCCTGCGGTGCTTGAGCATTGACATTTTAAAAAGATGCTGTATTCTGGTGTTTTGGAGCATTTATGAATAAATTTGTTTATCCTAAAACAGGCGAAATACTGGAAGCGGCTTATATAGACAAAGAGCGCAAAAGATTTTGGACTAAAGACCAGCTTACCAAGGCAGGGATTCCAGACGCACGAAAAATTGGTTATAAAATTGGACTCGAAAGATACGAGTGTGGGTTTTATTCTAGTGGATACGTCCCTTATAACGCACAACTTGAAACTTCAATGAGTGTTTGGCGTGCTAGACGCAAAAAACTAATTCAAGAAGCGAACGATACAGAGAAAGGCATGATGAAAACTTATTTTGACCTTCAAGGAACAATTTAAGATGTTGTCTCCCCACAATTACTATCTAACCGCAAAGGTCTATATTGAGGGCTATTACAAGTTTACTAATTTACTAACTGGTTGTTTGTTTAGGCATTCAAGTTATGCGCAATCAACTCCCGACATTTTTACATTAGAACTAGCCAGTATGCCTTCAAGGACTATTAATAAGGAAACTTATATTAAACTAATAAAAGAATCAGAGGGCGGCACCAAGCAAATACAAGACTTTACAGAGGTTTTGGATTATTGTTGACGTTTGAAAAAGATGTTGTAGAATGCGTTTTTATGAATAGCGTTACTCAAAACCGTTCTATTGTTTTTTCCAAAACAGATGCTATAGCTCACGTTGCAAACTGTTTTCACACCATGGGAGCGGGTGTAGCTCTTGCTATCGCTCGCCAGTGGCCAGAAGTGTTAGAAACAGACAAGAATACTTCTTACGGGAAAAGAACAAAACTCGGAACCTTTTCAGTCTCTCAGGTTTCAGGCGATTACATTAAACATATTTACAATTTGTATGGTCAATTTGAAATTGGGGGTCTTCGGGCGTTAAATTATGAAGCCCTTTATAAAGCCCTCGACAAAATGAAAAACGACGCTGTAGCCAAAGGAATTAAATCTATTGGAATTCCTTTTAAAATGGGGTGCGGTTTGGCGGGAGGGAACTGGAGGATTGTCAGGGTAATGATTGAAGAAGTATTTAAAGACACAGACATGCTTATCGTAATCAATCAACTAGCTTAATGGAAAATAAAATATTTATAATTCGCCCATATAAGCTAGGCAAAATTTGGGTTTTTGACGAACCTACCTTAGGTTTGGTCGCAGAGGCTTTCGTAGGAGGAGCAACACAAGCAATTGATAGAATGTTAAAACTCAAGGGTAAAATTACCATGAAAAAAGGCTTTAATCTGATTTTCTCGGACGAGTTTTTCCCTAACTATACAGCTAAAGCTACTAAATGTCCCAAAGAAGTTCAACCTGAATCGGGGACGCTTTACGAATGGGAAACTGAGGGGATGATTTTTTGGCTTTGTAACGCCCTGACCTTGTTCTTTAAAGTTCCTCCCGATGTTCTTTACGCTAAAATAGAACTGGACTTTTAAAAAAGATATCGTATCATGCGCTTAAATGACACACGAAGATTTTCTCAAGATGCATGTTCTGACTGAGGTAGCTTTTAAGCTAAATCAAGAAGCGGAGAGATATTCTAAGTCTGTGGATTGGACTGTTCGGTGCGCTGTAGGGAGACTGCATCCAGAGTTAGTGGGCGTCACGCTACATGACTCTCACTATCATCTGATGTGGGATGGGGTAATTTTTGGTTACAAAAGAGAGAAAAATGTTTGGGGTTTTGGTGCGGGAGAAGAGGATAACGAAGCGGATAAATGGGAATCTCATACTATCAGAATGACTTATAAAGAAGTATTTGGATGGGACCATGACCACACTAAGGCTATAGATGAAAAATGGGCATATGAGTACTTGCATAGAGTGATGGATGGTTTTAAGAAACAGCCTGAATATCCTAACTACGATATTTAAAGGTTAGACCAAAAAAGAAAGGGTTGACATTTTAAAAAAATATTTTAAAATGGTAACATCATGAAAAAGAGACTTTGTAGCAGGGTGGCAAGAGCAATTGTAAACCTTCACAAGGCGTTATGGAACGTAGACAACAACAAAGAAGACAAAGAAACTATAGAAGGGTGTTGCGACAAGCTATCAACAATATTGCATAAACATGGTTATGAGTTTTCAACTATGGATAGCTCCAGAATCAAAAAAATTAAGCCTTAATTTGTTTTATGAACGGAAAAGATGTAGCCACACTGTTTAACTCTTGGGAAAGGGGCGAATGTTTGTCGGACGAATAACTAAATGTTTTGAGTGAGGGTTTGGTTTTTCTTCGAGATTTTTATTTAGTTACTAATTGGAGTCCTTTTTCCTCTTTTAGTCAACAAGTTAATAGTATTGAATTAATGAAAGAAAACAGAAAAGCAGGAATAAAATAAGCCCCATGAGAAAATTGATTAGTAAACTGACTTTTTTTCTTACCTTAGATGACGGCGCTTACTGGCATAACGACCACATGGCGATATGTGCGGGTTTTGTGTATAGGTTACTAGGTAAAGAGCCTCGCCACATCAAAATAACGGTCTCAACCAAAAGAATAAAAGGCCATAAACTTTGGGTGACCCCTCATTCTAGAGGTTGGAATTGGTTCGATAAGAAGGATGGTGAGGGTGGAGAGACATATGTTTACGCAGAGAGAATATTACGCGACCTTTTTCCTGATAGCGAAGCTGGTATCAACTATCCTGTCTATCTTTCAATCTCTGTAGACAAATAATGCTTGCGGTTTAAAAAATATATTGTATCATGCCTTTTTTATGGTAGTTTACAAACTTGTTCAAGAATTTGAAGGAAAGCTTTATTCATGGACTCCACATTTAAAGACAGAAGGGATGAACTTTAGAGTGGTCGAATATATTCCTAATATAGAAACTTTTCCTAAGGTCCGCAACACTCCATTATTTGCTTATCATAACCTAGAGGATGGTCAAGAAAGATACAACAATTTAACGATTACTTCTAATACGCAGCTTTGGGAAGTCGATTCGTTACAAGTATTTACATTATCAGTTGAGCATAAGGCTGATTTAAATTGGGCACCCAAAACAGTTGATGATTGTTTGAACGTATGGAATAATTGGGAAGCGTTAGGAACCGAGCGAAAGACGCTTTTCAAACCTAAGCTTTTAAACGGGTCAAAGATTGCTTTGTGTCCCTCATTAAAATTAATCAAACGAATTATTTAAAATTTTTTTAATTATGGAACTGGAACGCCATTTAATAGGTTTCTCTCTATCCTGTTGTATTAGAGATATTTGCGAGGGTAGGGTAGATATTAAGGAAGTTTTGTTTATTCAAACTGGTTGTGCACCAAAGGACGAACAAGATTTGACTGAACTTTTAGAGGATTATGCCAAAAGTTATTGGCGGAACTATAAAGATGAGGCTTTAAAGGCTATTGATATTCTTAGGACAGATAGAGACCATCCTAGAATTGGCTGGTGTAGTAAATGGCAAAAGAACTGTGTGCCTATCTATTGGGGGCACTGGCTGAGCATTCAACCACCAAATTTTACTAATCTCAAAACTCTTATATCCGGTTTAACGGATGAAGAGAGATTGGGGTTGTGGGAAAGTTACTGCAAGTATTGTGGGTCGTCTAACAATCCTAGGTGCCAATGTTGGAACGATGAATAAAAGGCTTGCAGGTTTAAAAAGATACTGTATCTTTGCAGTATGAACATAGAACACGCAATAACCCTCATTGAAAAAGCTATGGTCCAAATGTATGAGGAGTCGGACCAAGTTCCAAATCCTTATTTGGCGGGTTACGTTGATGCCTTGGGCGATGCGGGTCTCATTTCAGAGGAAGAGAGACATGTTTTGTATGTTACCTATGCTGAAAACGGAATTATCAAGGGTATTGGTGGGCCAGACATTAAACTTTGAACGATATTATGAACGAAGGTCAAGTTGGGGACCAAGTTCGGAATATTAAATTTTTTTAACCCCTCGGCGCTTGAGAGTATGAATGATTATTGGAATGACCCCCCTGAGGTTGATGACGGTATCAGGGTTTGCCCAAAGTGCCAAGAGGAAATTGGCCCTGAGGCAATAGTTAAATCTGAACCTATCACTTATGACGAAGAGGTTTTGCCAAAGGATTTTAGTCTTGATTATGATGGACCTTGGCCTCCACCGGGGACCACTTATATAACTGTTCAGAATGGTTCTAAAGTTACTTACAAATGCTCTTGCGGTAATGAATTTTTAGGTTGATTTTTAAAAAAGACTTTGTATTATTGCAGCATGAACAATGTTGTTTTGACAGACGGAGGAAGAGTTGATGCTGGTTACAAAGGCAAAACGGGTGACTGTTCTGTTAGGGCTGTTTCGATTGTCACTGGTAAACCTTATCAGGAGATTTATGACGCTTTGCGGCCAAAAAAGGGCTATCAGGGAGGGGTAAAAAGGTCAGTATTGAGAGCCTATTTAAAGAGTTTGGGTTGGACTTGGGTGCCAACTATGTTTATTGGTCAAGGCTGTAAAGTTCACTTGAGAGCTAATGAACTACCCAAAGGTAAGCTAATTTGTCAAGTTAGTAAACATTTTGTTGCTGTTATTGACGGGGTTGTTTATGACAATCATGATTGCACCCGAAATGGCAGCAGATGTGTTTATGGATATTATTGTCTTTAAAAAAGAGCCGGTTTGGGAGCAGATATCGCAAGTATCTGATAGCATTAATAACCAAGTATTGGAACAAACCGGGAATCATATTTGGCTATATACTTGGAAACACTTCAAGAATCAGATTGGAGAACAAATTTGGGAACAAATCGGGAGTCAAATTCGGAACCAGTCTCAGAAAGAAGCCGAAGACGATAAAAACTTTAACACTTAGTATGACAACCAACAAAAAAATCATTGAAGAAATCTCAGAAGAAGTTGGCGGCGAAGTGCGCTATGATTATTCGGGGCGCGGAATGTTTGGTCGCCAATGTATGGGAATTGTAACAGGCAATCCTCAGTTGGTGATTGATTTAGCCAAGAAACACAGGAAACTAAAACAATACTGCCAAGACAATATGGGATTAGAGTATATTATCTACTGGCCTTATGTTACAAAGGAATCGTGATGACCGAACAAGAAATTAAAGAAGCTTTTGAACGCAACGGAGTACAATTTGTTAATAGGTCTTATGGACTTTGTACAACCAAAAACATTGCGTTTCAAACACTTATGCAAATTGTAAGGGAATTGACAGCTAAAAGTGCGGAGAGCGCGGAAATTGAATGGTTGCGTAAGAAGGCAGAAATTGAAGACAAGAGCATTGTTTCGGTGGGCGGTCTTGTCCAAAAGCTTGAAAATCCCACAGAAATATGTCCTACTTGTAAGGCGCGTCACCTTGACGAAAGCGGTTGGTGTCCTAAGTGTGGAACTCGACGTATATATGAAGTGTAAGAAAGAAATGTGCCCTGAGCGTAATGCTCAACAAATACGATTGACAATTTAAAAGATTTAGTATACTCTTAATATGGGTTGTTTCGATACAGTTATCATTCATTGTCCCGGTTGCGGCTTAGAACAAGAAGCTCAATCGAAAGGAGGCGACTGTCTTTTAAGAATTTATACCCTTCAGGACGCGCCCGTAGATGTTTTCTCTGATATTAACAGACATGCTCCTTTTACTTGTGATTGTGGAACACAGTTTAAAGTAACGGGGGAAGTTGCAGAGGAAAAGTGTCCACACTGTCATCATTCGGGAATAAAGATTATCAATAGGCGGGAAATTATTGACACTTAAAAAAGATTTTGTATAATCTGGCTATATGAAAATTCCTTGGTGTTCTTGGTGTGAGAGTTATCACCATAAAAAAGCACAACATATACTTAGAAAGAGATGGCTTTTGCCTAACACGCACCAGTTATTTAAATCTAGGGCGGCGGCGCTAAAGATGGGTTATGGGACAAGCGAACATTCTAAACCAATTGAAGTAATGGTGATACCAATAAACTTTAAGCCTTGCGGCGTCTGAGCATAAATAGGGAAGAAAGTTTGGGATACACTTGAAGACCAAGTTAGGTACGAAATTAGGGACCAAGTTCAAGAACAAGTTGAAAATCACATTTGGGACCGAACAGTTGGTTAAAATTGGGGACCCAATTGCGGACCAAATTACAACAGATATTCAATTCATATTAAAAAGCCCTGCGGCTTTGGAGCATTGACATTTTAAAAAGATTTTGTATAATCCCCACAGATGAATAAAGACTCAAAAGAAGAACAGCAATCCTTTAATATTGGCGACAGGGTTAGAATCCTCACTGGCGCATGGAAAGGTCAATGTGGGGTTGTAAATAGACTAATACCCGAAAACGGTTGCTATTCTGTTACGGTTGATATGTTAAATGTTGCTTTTGGTCCTGAAGAGCTTGAGAAAACAGGTTTGCATTCAATATGAAAGTTACATTTCAATTAACCCAATTTGAAACCGAAAATCTTCTTTACGCATTAGGTAATTCCACAAATCACGAAGACGTTATGCTTTCTTTGTTCCCAAACAAAAGGGAGAGAAAGGCAGCTTACCTAGCAGAGAAGAAGATTAAAAGAGCCTCATACTTAGCTCATATACAGCATAGCCTTTCATAGAGCGTTGACAGTTTAAAAAGATAGTGTATCTTGTCTATAGCTTTAAGGGCAATTAAGCCCTGCGGCGTTAACCAAAAAATTACTAAGCCTCGCGGCTTTTGAGCGCATATGGGTTGGACATTTACAAACAAAAATCAAGGCGTTTCAGTTCGAGAATTCTTTGAGAAGGAATTCAATGGCAAACAGGGGTGTGTGATTGATTGCGCGGTAAAGGGTTATCGCACAGCCTACCTAGCTTATGAGTGTCTGAACGAAGATGGCACAAGAAAGAGCGTTATTGGTATTGTGTGCTTGTTGGGTTATAAACCACACGATTACTATAATTTTGGCTACAAGGATATGAGTGAGGAAATGGGACCTTGTGAATCTGAGTGTCCTGAAAGAATCCTAAAGCTTTTAACACCAACAACTTATGAATGGGCGCAACAGTGGCGCGATAGGTGTTGGGAGAACATTAAGAAGCGGTCAACAGTAAAGGTTAAAAAGGGTGACAAAATTAAGTTTAAAGATGAGATTAGCTTCTGTAGCGGCGCGGTTTTAGATACTTTTACTTTCTTAAAAGGCAGCACTTTTATGAGCGGACCCTATCAATCTAGGTATCGTATAACCAATTGGCGCAATAGACTGAAGAAACTAATAGGGAAAGCTTTTACAAGGTGGCAGTCAATAGAAAAGATTTTAGGGCCAAGGATGAAAACATACTTTAAATGTTCATTTTGTAATACTCAAATCTTATTAAAGGGTAAATATTCGGGGCATCATCAAGCTAGAGACCACGTTAAAAACGCACATCCACTTGATTTTGAACGACTTGAGAAAGCAGAACAAGAGATTAGAGAGCTTTATTCTAAAGTTAACCAACAATTCGGGTGGGCGCTGAAACCTATAAACATGTTATGAGAAAAGCTTGCGGGTTAAAAAAGATGTTGTAGAATACAAAAACAATGAAAACAATTATTACTCCAAGCAGAGAATATACGGCAGTATACTTCAGAGGTTTATCAGTAGGGGCTTTTTATGTGTATGGCTTAAACTGTAAAAGTCCGCAAGGGGCGCTAGATGGCGGCGCTCATTTGATGCAAAAGCTAGCAGATTACAAATCTTTTAATTGGACTGTGGGACGGTTCGAAGAGGTTCCCAATGGCGACCTTTTGTTGGTTTTTTGGGTTGTTCCTCTTGAGATAAAGGTAACCCCTAGAGAAGATTTTCAAGGTTGACAGTTAAAAAAGATATTATATGATTGGGATATGAATGAAAACCCAATTGATATCAAGCTGTATCCCCCTGACAAGCGATGGATGGTTACTTTTACCAGTGAACACTTGTTGACTACAGGCGAGTGGGGTTGCTATCAGAACCAGCGGCGTTTTATTCTAGCAGATTCTCCTAATGAGGCGCGGGAACACTTTAGGCTAGGAGTGCTTGCAGACCCTAAGTATTGGCCCAAAGAATTCCATAAGTGGCATAATTTACAGGTCTGTTCAGCCTCAAACATTCCAGCTTGGGCGGGCTATTGTCGATTTGGGATAGACATAAGAGCTAAAAAAGAGCTTGATTCTTAAAAAAGATTTTGTATCATCTGAATATGAAACTTACAATTGAACTTAATTCAAACAAAATTCAAGACCCAAAACCTTTTGGCAACACACTTTTAATAACTCCTCCATTGGATGAAGATTTTTGGTTGATGCGGGTTAAAGTTAGTAAGAATCAGGCAATTGTATGTTTTCCCAAGTTTGGCACAGTTGGTATTGGCTTCCAAAAAGAAGACAATGATTGGAATACAAATCTTCCTTGGTGTTGTGCTACAGATAAAATCTGGAATCACATTAAAAAGAACAAAGGGCGCGGACCTAAAGATGCTGATTGCGTTGAAGCTATTAAGATGTTGCAACAGAGCATCTTAGATAGAAATCTTGACTCTCAGTCTAAGTTTAATCCTTTTATTAACCCAAGTTAAAGCTTGCGGAATAAAAAAAATATCGTATTCTCTTGTTTATGACGTGGAAAGAACTTAAAGAATTGCTGGAGAAAAACGGCGCTAAAGATGATTTGCCTATCGCCTACATTGATATACATGGTTTAAATGACCTTGAAATGAACCCTCTTCATTTAGAAGAATTTAGCCACGGAATTGCATTTTGGAATTAAAACCCTGCGACACTTGAGAGTATGAAGACAAACGCTTTAGATTTTATTCGCGAAACTGAGAACGCTAACTGTAGATTGGATATGATTGTCCAGCTATATAAAAGTTTCGTTCAGTCCAGTGACCAGTATAAAGAACAATCAAAGGCGGCGCTTGAACATCACATTAAAGAAGCAGAAAATATTTTAGATAAGTTGTTTCCCAAATCAAAGAAAGTTCAAACTCTCTGGCTAAGCGCGAAACCTATAAAAACGAAAAGCTAAAGCCCTGCGGCGTTTGAGCATATGATTTCTTGGCGTGACATTAAGTCCTCAGATGATAGGGATATGTGGCATTATCAAGAGGAACAAACTGCCCTAGAAATGCGCCAGATTGCCTTGAATATTTGGAAGGATAAAGAAAAAGCAGAAGCTTGGCTAAAATACGCTAACGACCATAGGTTAGCCCGTTGGCCTAAAGATAGGACGTTTGAACCATTAACGGGCGCTTGACGTTTTAAAAAGATATCGTATAATCCAAATATGTCAACTAGAGCTACAATTCATTTCTGTTACAGCGACGATTCAACTGGAGCCATTGTCTATAGGCATGGCGACGGCTACCCTGATGGTTTAGGCAGAGACATTCAGTCCTTTCTAAAGGAAATTGATAAGGAGCTTGATGACAAGAGGTTCGGCGCACGATGGGCAGAATGTATAGTTAAGGGTTTAGAAGAAAACATAAACACAAAAGATTAATATGAGAGTTTTTGCCAGAGCAATAATTATCCTTTTTTTGCTGATTGTGTGTACAATTACAATTTTTCCGTTGGTCTGTCTCGTAATGGATGCAACGGAGAGTGGATATAAAAATTCTGTTCTTGGTAAGCTAATTGATAGTATTAATTAAAGGGAATGGATGCTTTAAAGGTTCAAATTTGGCAACAGCACGTCAGAAGCCAAATGTGGCATATGAGAAGCCAAATTAAAGGCCAGACTCCAGACCAAGTTGAGAACCAAGTTCGGAACGTAATTTGGCCAATTCATGACTCAATTTGGGACCAAGTAAAGGACCAAGCACAGAATGATGTTTTGATAAGTTACCTTGATAATGGGTCTTAAGTGGCTCTTAATTGCTGTTCTTATTGACTTTAATTGATTCTTTTTCTTGGGTGTCTACATTTTAGGCAAACTTTTAGGGTTGCAACTTTAAAAAGTCTTGCTAGAATGGGTGCATGATTGAAATTAAATATCCCCGTTCCTTTGGTGCGGCGCAAACTGTAGAGTTTTCCAGTGTGTGGGATGACAATTTGGGCTTAGAGGACATTTTTGCGGCTTTCAACGCTGGAAGTGGTTGTGAATCAACACTTTTCTGCAAATTACATGTCCGTTCTATGTCGTCTGGCGACTTTGTGAAGTTCAAAGGTCAATGGTATCAATGTTTGCCCGTTGGTTGGCGCGAAGTGACAGAGGAAAGGGTTAAGGAGATAATGGCCAAAAAGGATTATCAACCTTATAGTGACGGACTGTTCCAAGGATAAGACTTTGATTATGAGCAACTTAGAGATAATTGCGGCGCTGACTGAAGTTATTGACAGCTTAAGCCAGCACTCTCACAAGGTCATGCCCGATATTGACGATTCTACTATCACCGATAGCGTTAGAAGTTCTTTGCAGAAGCTTAATTCTCTGAGGATAAAGCTTGCCAATGAAGACACTAAAGAGTTGAGGTTAAGGCATAGAGTGTATGCCAAGGCGTATATTGAGGCGTTAACTGACAATGGTATAATATAATATAGAGTTAAAGGATGTAAATACAAAGTAAATACAATGTAAATACATACATGCTACTTGGCAATGCATAGTAGTTCGAAACATTTCTCCATAAAACCTTGATTTAATAGAAAGATGTTGTATAATCCTCCTATATGAACGATGCGGTCCAACTTACAATTAAAAGTAAATCACATTTAACGGCGCTCCTAAATTGTTTGTCCTCAATAGGTTACAATCGCGTATTAGGAGATGTGGGAACCTCAAAATTTATTCTAGTTAGACGAAAAACAAAAGTTGTAGAACTGTGCTCTTGTGGCCAAGTAGTTCAAAGCGTCACCCTTGATGAACTGATAGAGGCGGATAATACTATTTTTGAACCTATTAATGTTGGAAATATTGCTGTAGTGCGGCCAGATAGAGTAACAATTATAGGTAATCAAACAGATGTGTTCCTTGACTTTGAAGACATTAAAAGTATTCACGCGGCGGTTTTAACTATGGAAGAAAAAGCTAAAATAATGCTCTGAGGCGGCGCAAAAAGTTCTTGAGAGTTAAAAAAGATATTGTATTCTTGTGTTTATGAATAACAAACAAACCACTGTTACGCTGCAAAAAAACTTGTTGGATAAGCGTTATAGGATAGTTCAACTTGTCAATGCAGTCAGTGTAAAAGGAAAAGAGATTGATGAAAGTCTTACAAGTGAAGAAGCGAATGACTTGTGCAAAGATAGGTACACAAAAGTAATCATTCTATCAAACTAAAAGCCCCTCAGATTGTAAACTTTCTTTATGGAACTAGTTGAAATGCCCGATAGTATTGTTATTGCAGTCGCGGCCTATCAAATCCACAAAATGAATCAGTTTCGAATTGATTCTAAAGTCGTTGCTTGTGCTGGAGAATGGGAATTAATATACACAGCAATACGTACAGAACTTAAATGGGATAAAGACAAGGATGTTCAGGCGGTCTTTGATGCTTGTCGCGCACACGGCTTTACTAATTGCAGTAGCTCAGTAGGGACATTCTGGTTCTCAAAAGGAGATAAAAATTATGAAATGGACGAAACCACTTGGCCTCTAGCTGAAATTATAAAATAGCTCATCGACGCTTGAGAGTAGGAAAAAACCCTAAAATGTCTCAAAATTGAGCAAAAAATCTTAAAAAAGTCCAAAAAAATAAGGTTGTTCCCCCATTATTCCTGTTGACTTAGGAAAAATCCTTGATAGTATGAGTATATAAATCAAGCACCAGAGTTTTTAAAATTTACAGTTCAGGAAAACTGTTTCTTTTTTATAAGCCCCACGGCGCTTGAGTGCGTATGCAAAAGTTGTATCGTCAAAACTTTGGTTTACACGTTGCAATAGCAATCGAAGACAGCAATCCTATCGAACTTCAAGAAAGATACTTCTCTTTCTACAACCACGAAGGCACCAATGGCGAATTGCATTGGTTGACTCCTACACTTGCTTACTTTTGGAGTACGCAAGAAAAGTTTGAACACGCTTTAATATATTCGTCTTTGTTCCAAATACTTAATTCCGAGCAAGATACAAAGAAATATAAAGGGCGCAAAAATGGTTTGATGTGCCAAGCTTGTGAGTTGGCCTCAAAACGATATGAGGAAATTACTTACCTAGAATTCGTTCCTCTTGAACAGCCTAAAGAACATTACCGCTACAAGGTTGGATACCTTGAGTTTCAAACGCCCAATTTAAATTATTATGGAGAGTGTGTGCCTGTTGATAGTCCTGTTGGTATGTAAATACTTCTCCCATAAGTAGCCCTGCCCCCCCGGCCCCCACCTAAAAAATGGGGGCTTGCTTTTTTAAAAAGATTATTTATAATCCAATTTATGAATAACAGACTCTTTTTTGCTAACGGTAACGCCAAGATTGATAAAACAAAGATATTCAGTCTCCCTGCTGGTTGGTCCTGCCCCTTTGCAAAGGATTGCCTAGCGAAAGTTCCTAGATTTGGCGGTCCAATTATAACAGGACCCGACGCTCAATTTAGGTGTTATGCGGCTTCAGGCGAAAGCCTTTTTCAGAATACAAGGGATAGCAGATGGAACAATTTTGACTTGGTAAAAGGAAAGTCAATCAACCAAATAGTCGCGTTGCTTGACAATGAAATTGCACGTTTTTCTAAGAAATATGCCATAATTCGCATACATGGTTCAGGCGACTTTTTCAGTCAGGACTATTTTGACGCGTGGGTGGAAGTAGTTCGGCGCTACCCCAATAAGCTGTTTTATGCCTACACCAAAGCTCTACCATTTTGGGTCAATAGATTAGGGTCTATACCCCATAATCTAAAGCTTACTGCTTCAAGGGGTGGAAAATTTGACTATCTCATTGAAAAACATGGGCTTGTATCGGTTAAAGTTGTCTTTTCTGAGAAAGAGGCAAAAGATTTAGGACTAAAGATTGACCATGATGACTCTCTAGCACGGAAAGCTAACAAAAATTATGCAGTCTTGCTTCATGGCGTGCAACCCTCTGGCACTCAAGCGGCTAAAGCTTGGGAGCTAATTAGAAGGAAGGGAAGAGGCGGGTATAAAACGGACTATTTCGCCCACTATGATAAGAAAAAAGTTAGTGCGCAACTAGTTGAAGCTTAATTAGTTATTAGCTTAAGACTGATTATTGAAAAAAAATAGTCTTGCACGTTTAAAAAGTAGTGTTAACGTATGGGTGTTGTCAGTTAAAGACAAAATTTTAAAAACAATTAAAAAGAAAGAAAGAACAAAATGAACATAGTGTTAACGCCCGAAACTCACTTGCGAGCGGCAAAGTTGCTGGAAGAGATTGCGGTAAAGCAGTCTGAATACAATCAGTTGATGAGTGGAATTAATATTCCCTCAACTCTTCCTAGCCTTCTTCCTTCTCCTTCTCAAACTCGAAAGGGGCGACCCAAGGGAAGTAAGATGAGCCAAGCTGGAAGGGACAAAATCTCAGCTTCGAAAAAGGCTTATTGGGAAAATAAACACAAGGAAGAGGCGGCTAAAGAGGCTGAAAAACTGGCCAAAAAGGTGGCGCGAGCGGCTGAAAAGTCAGGAGTGAGCAATGCTCCCGAACAGCCTGCGACTGAGCACGTTACAGAAAATATTCCTGTAACTGAAGTGGCAGAACCCGTTGCAGCTTAAATTCTCAGACGCCGAAGGGCTTTATTGTTGCTTTTTGGAAAAAATCTGTTAAGCTTTTCAAGTGATAGGGTTGGCTAATTCATACGGCGTAGCTAAAAGTCGTTAAAAAGATAGTGCCGCCAACCGGCCCTTTTGAAGGGTTATATAGGTCTATCAAATAAATTGGCTAAAGCCCCCCTTTTGGGGGCTTTTTTCTTTGTCTTTTTAAAAAGACTATATATAATCTTTCTTATGAGGTTTAAGGATTTAGCAATTGGCGAGCGGTTTCAGTGGCAGAACTCAGAGTTTATTAAGAACTGAGTTTGTCCAAATGCGCGATTTTTGCACTAATGCCAGAAATTCTCTTTATGTTTGCTGGTTTTTTGACGATGAGGAGTTAGTTCAACCCCTTGGTGCTTGAGAGATGAACTTAAAAACTTATAAAATCGAGATGTTAAAGGATGTTTGCGCGACTGGCAGAACCTTTAAAAAGGGAGAAATTCTAACTGTTCATACTCCTTCTGAACTATCAGGACCACACTTTAACGGCGCGACTTTTGATATTGATGGATTTCCCTATAAAAAGTTCTTTTGGTGGGATGAATTTACGGTTGTAAGATAAAAAAGATATCGTATAATTTAACTATGAAAAATTATATTGTTTATTGTAAGGGAGAAGAAATAGGCATAATTCAGGCTGGAAGCCATAACGCGGCGGAAAAGAAAGCACAAAAGAAATATCCTCCTACAGAAGACAGAATTCAGTTTTATATGAGGGTAAATCCCACCACTAGTAGAGAAGATGCAATCAAAAATCTTAATACTGCAATTTCAGTAGCTTATACTGAGATTTAACTTGCAGCGCAAAAAAGATATTGTATAATTAAACTATGGCACGACAAAAATTCTTAACTAAAGAACTTCACAGAAAACTTAGGGAAGCTAGTCCTGATAATATGCGCCCGATTGTTAAGTTTTTTAACCCAATGGGAGCGGCGACTTGGCTTATTTGTTACCTAGAACCTGATGACGATGTTGCTTGGGGTTATGCGGACTTAGGAATGGGTTGTGTCGAATTCGGCACTATAAGCCTTAAAGAATTACAGTCTATCAAGTTAAAGTTTGGTCTTTATATAGAACGGGACTATCATTTTCAGGACAAACCAGAAGTTAATTGGCTGGAAAAAGCTAGTTTAGCGGGTGCTTAAAAGTCTTGCAGGTTTAAAAAGATATTGTATAATCTTAAAAGTTAAACAATTTAAAAAACAATCAAAAAGCCCTTGCGGCGACTGAGCATATGAATTACGCAACCCTAATTAAACCTCTCTCTAAGGGTAAAGTTTTGTATAAACTTGACCCGCCAATTAAAGTAAAAGATTATGCTGAAGACATTGGGGGGATGGAAGTTAAAGAGCATGAATATGTAGTAGTTTCTGCGGCTGATGCAATGTTTACTGGTCCTGAAACTTACATCTTTGCTGCTGATTCTGAAGGAAAAATTTTGAATTGGAGCGAGCTTGAAGGGTCTTATAGGGGAGGTTATGACCACGAAACAGCTTTAAAAGGTGCGGGTTATACTCTAAAAAATTAAAAGGTATTGACGTTTTAAAAAGATTCTATATTCTCAGAATATGAATAAAACACTATTTAACTTCAATCGGAGCTTTCGCAAGTGGGTGTTCTCTAACGGGAACTTTAACCTGATTCAGGATTGCGGCGGGCGCGAAAATGCGCAAAAGGTAGCTAATATCATCAATGGCGCAAAAACTAGAATAGAAAGACAAGGAAAAGCTTTTGAATGCCTTGACGGTATGGCGCGAAGTCAAATTAGCAGATTAACTGTAAACGGCGCTTGAGTGTTGACTTTTAAAAAAGATATTGTATCTTTTATACTTTATGAATACTAAAGAAGTTGCCCGTAGTAGTGCTGAATTTGAATCTGCTATTAAAGAAATGTCTGTTAAAGCAGGCGAAATTTTAAAAGAGAGAGCTTTACAGCTTTATAAAAAGTTGACATATGACGAAAGACTAAAGTTTTCCTCTAACGGGGAACATCCTGTTAGACTAGCCAAGACTCTTTTGTGTGTTGTTGAAGAATCAATTACATATGAACTTGGTGCAGAAAGTATTATACCAGCGATTAATGCGATTAGAAAGATTGACAATAACCGCTATTGACAGTTAAAAAAGATATTGTATCTTTTAACCATGAAGAGCGTTTATTACATAGTGCAGTGGTGTCCTAGTTATAATGATAACGTGGATAACGTGGGCGATGGTGACTGGCTCCATTGTATGGAGTTTGGTGTATGGCTTGACCTAGCGCCAGCGCAAACCAAACTAGCAGAACTAGTCAAAAAGTACGAGGGAACAGACGAAAAATTTAAAATTAAATCAGTGAAACTCAATGAATAAAATTACAAAAGCTAATTGGGAACGTCTCGCAGAACTCGCCACTGAACTAGAGGAAGGATTAAACGAGTTTAAGGAAATTTGTCGGCGGTCAATGTCTCAACAGGAGTACCAGCAATTCAAGTATAGGACTTTAGGGCATTGCGAACCAGCAATTTCGACAAGTCAAGAGTGGGTTGTGTCTAGTTGTGATACACTCGCAGAGGTTGTTGAACGTCTGGAAGATGAACTGGAAGAAAAAGACACAGAAGAGGAACAGGAATAAATAAATGAGCATATTAATTTTACTTGCGGCTCTTCTCCTTATACGCTATTTTTATAATCAATGAACACAAAAGAATTTACAAGAGAAGAGGCACTCGAAACCCTTAAAATTGCACAAGTGGCTTTAACAGATAAGGATATGAGAAGTATTATAGGGGAATTTCTTGGCATAGATGACAATAAATTGTCAGAATTGCTAGAAGTGATTAATCAGTGTATGCCACCTATTGAGACGAATACAGCCCTAGCAGTATAAAGTTTGGCTTGTAGCATAAAAAAGACTATGTATAATCTCTTTTATGAATATATATAAAGCTTTTTATCGTGGCAAGGAAATTGAAGTCGAAGCTGAAACCTCCTATTCGGCGCAAAAGAAAGCGGCGCAACAGCTTAAAGCTCGCAAAGAATATCAGGTAACAGTGGTTCTTGTGGCGAAAAATGGCGAACAGGTAACTCATAGACCACAAGATATTTGCGGTTGACACATAAATATTGTATAATTTGACGGAAAGTAACATAAAGCATGAAGACCAAACAAGGCACAAAAATTTGCTGGCGATGTAAAGTTCCCCTTAAAAAGGGTAAAAGCTCTTGTCAATGGTACAGGTCGCCTTGATGGTAAACCCGCAAGAGACGGAGATACGCTTAGTTTCCTTCCTTCTAAGGTTACAATGGTTGACGTGCTCAAATGTCCAAAATGTGGGCACTCTCAAATTTAGTCTTGCAAACATAAAAAGACTCTCTATTATTGAGAACATGAATACAGTATCAATCTCAAGAGACCCTTTTGGACGTTTTAACGTTGTGCGCCAAAAAGCAGAGGGTGAGTGCGCGTGGTGCGGCCAACCTGCTAAATTCAGGTATGGTATTAACAGGGACGATAAAAACAAGAACGAGATGCAAGAAAAGGTGTTTTGTAGTCGGTCTTGTGAAAGGGATTATAATTCATAAAGCCCTGCGGCGCTTGAGCATATGAAGCTTTATCTCATTAGAAGACAAGACTTTTTCGTGGCGCTAGGCAAAGGGCAGCTTCCACAAGATATAAAAGTCTCTGAAGCTGGCAGTCTTTGGATGCAAATCTTTCTAACTCAAGAGCAAAAAGAAAATTATCCATATCCAATCTACGTTTAGCCCATTGGGGAGGTCCCCCCTCTTGCCAACGTAAAAATTTCTGATACAATGGGGAATAATGACAGAAGTATTACGTTTTATCTGGCTTTACCCCATGGGATACAAGCCTATTGCGGTTTTAAATCGTTGGGCAGCAACGAAGTATATTAAAAATAAGAAAAGCTTATTAGCGCCGATTTGGAAATTTCTTTGGCTAAAATTGCGCTATCCCCGATGGCTAATTGAGAGCTTTATAGCTTTAATAGTCTTTTTTGATTCAAAACGTTGTGGCTTATTGCAAAGGCATTTTGAGAAAAGCTTGACAAGATAAAAAAACTCTTTATTATTGGGAGATGAACGAAAAATTAGTCATCGACACCCTAAAGGAGCTTGCCAGTAAAGCTCAGTTTGTCTCATTTCTATACAGATGCAAACAAGCTGGCGAACTAGCTCGCCATACTGTAATTTATGGTGCATCTTACGACAATCAACTTCGGAAGTCTTTAGAAGCTCTTGACGCAATCAGGCCAGCACTAAACCATCCTATCTTAATACTTGCAGCTCAACAACTTAAAGAGAGTTTTGAGGAAAGCTTAAAAAGTCATTCTTTAGGTCGTTTTCATCCTGACTATAGAAAACCTGATTCTTACGTTGATATCGTTCCCGGCCTAAAATTCTGTATCAGTAACAGAACAATTAACGTAACAGGTTTACAGCATAGGAAAACAGTCATAGAAGAGGGCGAACGCCCGATTGTAAATAGTAGACCTTTGACAATTGCTAAAAGAGCTTTGCGAAGTGAACTACCTATAGGTAGGTTTAGGGAGTTTATTATCCTACCAGAATACATGCAAAGCGTTACTTTGCAAGGAGATACAATTTATTTAAAGCTAAAGAGTTGACAACGCAAAAAGGTTTTGTATTATGGGGTGATGAATGAATGTGATTGGTGTGGAAATCCAAACGCTTTAGTTAAAGCTCAAAACAAGACAAGATGGTTTGAACATCTAAAAGGAAAAACTTTTTGCAAAATCGCTTGTCTTAGAAATTATGCAAAAGCGGTAAAAGAAGCAAAAGAGAAAACAATAGGAGTTTAAAAACCTACTAAGTTTCCTTCCCCCCTCCCACCATAAACCCCTGAAGCTCAATGCTTTAGGGGTTTTTTTTATTTATTTTAAAATAATGCTTGCGGCGCAAAAAAGATTATGTATATTGAGCCTATGAATACATATGAAATTATCACTGACAGAATAGTTAAGGCGATGGAAGAGAATAAGAGTGTTCCATGGCACAAACCTTGGAGTAGCTTTAGGTATGGTAACTGTATTAGCAAAAAGGCGTATAGGGGAGTTAATGTTCTTATGTGCGCTATAGCTGACAAGGGAGAATGGTTCTTGACTTTCAATCAAGCAAGGGCAGCGGGCGGAAGTATTAAAAAGGGAGCTAAGGGAATTCCTGTAGTATTCTGGAAAATGCTTAAAGAGCAAAAAGTCGGCCCTACGGGTAACAAAGAGGAAAAGACAATCCCTCTTTTAAGGTATTATACAGTGTTTGCCTTGGAAGATACTGAGAACGTAAAGGTCAAGCTGCCAGCGCAAAACAGACTTGACTTTATGCCAATAGAAGAGGCTGAAAAGCTAGTACTGGCTACGGGCGTTAATGTCATCCATAGTGGCGATAGGGCTTGCTACAGACCCTCAGAGCATACTGTATACATGCCCTTAAAGGAGAAATTTGGCAGCGTAGAAGAGTATTACTGCACATTGTTCCATGAATTAACTCACTGGCTTAGTAAGGAAGTAGGCGTCACTCTTGACTGTAATTTTGGGAACGAATCTTATAGCAAAGAGGAACTTACTGCGGAAATAGGTGCAAACTTTTTTGCTAGCTACTGCGGAATAGACATTAGTAAGACAATCAAAAATAGCGGAGCCTATCTTAATAACTGGATTAGTCAATTGCGTGATGACTGCAAACTGATTGTTGGCGCTAGTGGACAAGCGCAAAAAAGGTTTGAATGGGTCATGGAAAAACTTAATCCAAAGGCAGAAGAGCCTACAGAAGAGCTTGATGTTGAGGCGGTTGCAGCATGAAAAAAATATTAAAAAATATTAAAAAAAAACTTGCATCCTTGTCTTGTGGGGATTATTCTTTAAGCATGAATAAATTAACTATCTGTGGTTGTGAGGTTCAAAAGCAATTGAATGGTACTAGCGTCTATGTGCTATTCAGTGGTACAGAGGAAAGCATACTTAATGCCTTTAATACTCTTTACGCGGTTCACTGTTTTGACGGCGAGCTTGAATTCCTTAACAATGGGTTAGCCTATGTTACTGCTACACCTAAACAGTTTCTTTATGGTCTAAGGATACGTCAAGAGTTACGCATGTGTGTCGACGGCACACACAAACAGGAGCTAATGAAGTTTAAAGGGGTCAAGGGTGGCGGACTGCCAATCGTGGCACAAGAACTAGCAACGGCGGACTGGAATGCCATGGAATGCGTTTACTTCATTAAACCCCTTGCACAAGCCTACTCCTACTTTAGGATGGCAGAAAAACAGGGAGATTTGCCAGAATGGGCTACAGAGCGAAGTCACGCTATAACCTGCGAATAGCCTAAAATCAAAAAGGGGTGAGGTGACTAAACCCTAACTTCTCATGTATTCTTTGTCTAATATCTTTACATGTCCCAAATGTGGACAAGTGTTTCATATACACATCTTACTTGACATTAATGACGTTGACGGGTTGTGTCATGATTGCCTAGGTGAGAAAGAGATGGAAGAACAACAGGAAGAACAACAGGAAGAAGTAGTTTGACATAAGGATAAAAAAGATATTGTGTGTCATGGGCGACTAGAGTAGGATTTAAACATGAATTCTAACGTTTATAGAGTCTATTCGGGCAACCTTTACTCTCTTAGGGAGCAAATTGCCAAGCTTAACAAGAAAGCTATCAAACTGGGTTGCCCTTTAATTGTCTTTAATGAGACGGGCAGAACGGAGGACATACAGATTAAGGACGATATTTCTGGCCTAGTTGTCAGAGTAGATAGATATCATTTTGTAGAAGTCTCTGGGGAAGCGCCTAAGTTTAATGGTTGGACGCTTGCGGCTGTAGTAGAGCATACAGAGGAAGGAAACATCCTAAGGAAAGCACCCGGAATTGAGGCGGAATTAGGAGAGTTTAGAACGGGTGCGCAACACTGTGACCATTGCAAGCAAGCTAGATATAGGATAGAAACCTTTATTGTTTTGCATGATGACGGTTCACGTAAGATGGTAGGGCGCAATTGCTTACGTGATTTTTTGGGACACAATAGTCCCGAAAGATTGGCAGCTATGGCAGAATTAGCCTTCTCACTTAGAGAAGCTTGCGAAATATCAGAAGGCTTAGGTGGGTATGGTTGCGGGCGTTCACTGTGTCACGTAGAGAGTTTTCTGGCCTATGCAGCGTGCGTTATAAGGTTTTTTGGGTTTATAGGGAGCAAGAAAGCACAAGAAACCCTAGGTATTGCTACTAAGGATAGGGCGTCTGACTGGATGCACCCTGCAAAAGATTGGAGATTGGGCGTTGACTACCATAGACCAGAGGATTGCGATATTATTCTAGCTAGTAAGGCAAAGGAGTATGTTATTGAGACCCTAGAAAACAAAGACTCTGAGGCCATTACAGATTTTGAGCATAGTCTGTTAGTAGTTTGCAAGTGTGAGGCTGTAGAATGGAAAAATACGGGTATTCTGGCCTTTGTCCCTGAGTTCTATGCGCGTTCAATTGAAAGAGCTAGGATTGCAGCTACTCAAAACTACTTTGGACTAGTCGGTAAACGGGTTAAGAATGAGCCAATAACCTACCTAAAGTCTACTGGGTTTGATTCTGCTTACGGTTACACCTATATACACTCCTTTAGCGCTAATGATGGCTCTAGGCTTATCTGGAAGAGTGGAACAAACGTCAATGTGCCTATGGGTACCATGGTCAATGCTACTTTTACAGTTAAGGCTCATGAAGAATGGAAGGGGAACAAACAAACCAAGGTAAGTAGACTAGTGATTAATTCCTAAGTCATTGTAGGAGAGCAATATAGGGAGGAGAAAAAATCCTCCCTTTTTTGTTTGCATTTAGGCAGGTGTAGAGTAGGATTGTGGCATGAATTCTATAAAAGACGATATCAAAGCTCTTAGGGGAGAAGTCAAAACCCTCATGGAGAAATTCAATACGGTTGGCGCTAGGGTTTGTTCTCAAATACCTAGCAGTGAAGGAATGGAAATAGATACAGACCTTGGCAAGCTACAGTTCTATTTGGTTGACGATGTGTGTCAAGGTTTCTCTAATACTATGACTGCTTTGCATAAGCTCTGGATGACCTTTCCAGAAGCCAAGTAAACCCATTAATCTGAAAGGATTAGACCATGAATAATCAATATCTTGACCTCGATAGGGCAAGCGCCATTGTAGGCGTTTACGTTGCCACTTATAACAATGCAGTCAACATGCCAGTAGATTATCCTTTAATGACCATTGCAGAGTTTATTAAATTCCTACTTGACGGTGGAACCATTAGCAAAGACACACACAAGCTCCTAATGCGTCAATGGGTCAATTACGATACTTGGCAAGAGCCTGTTTGTTTGGGATGAGGAAGCAAACACCCACAGAAAAGTAAACTAATTTAGCTTAAAAACACTACAAGCGAGCCTAATAAGCTCGCTTTTTTTGTGCCTTGACGCGAAAAGGCAGTATAAGTTCGACCGGGGGGGTGTTAATGAAAAAGTAAGGGAGGCTTATGGCGGAATTGGGCGCGGGGGGGTTAAATTCGTTCCACTACCTATTTTAAAAGGTGACTTTTCAAATATTGTCTTTCTTTCTTGTATATAAAAGCCCACCCATCATTTTAAAAAGTGGAGTTTTCAAACCATTTACTAAGTTAAAATTTCGGCCAGACGCTCTTTTTTAAAAGGTGTTTTCAAAACATGAGGACAAACCAATTATTATTCCTCTATAATAAAACTCTCTAACGGTGGACCATAATCCCATCTTATGTCACAAATAATCTTTTTTATGGCTTCCCACCTTTTGCGCACAATTACATCATCGCAGTTTGGCCTTTCTAACAACCTTGGTAGCTCGCTTTCAAGAATAGCCAAATCATGTTCATAAATTTGATACAATTTACTCATAATTTTATCTCAAATCTTTTAAATAAGAAGGGGGATAGCTCCACATCTTGTCATTAACAATAATAGGCTCGCCTTTTTCAATTGAATCAAACCAACGATACCTTTGATAACTGTTTGGGCCACCGGGACTTTCAAACATCATCCTATAAAATAAGCAGGCGACGGCCATTTCTGGCGTTTCCCCTAATCCTACAGGAGGAGTTCCGGGCAAATCCAGACAATCTGCCCTATAATGGCCTTCTGATTTTTCGATTTGAATTTTCACAAGTTTTATCTTTCTCTTCTCCAATCTCTATACCACATAACAGCAACATATATTATCATACCAGTAATAAAAGCGCCGAAAGCGGCCAAAAATTCAGGGTCTGTAAGTAAGATATCTAAAGCGGTTTGTTTCATGATGGTTTACAAAACTCATATTCATATGCATCTTTAACATGCTTCCAGACCTTTTTAACACTATCTTTGGAATCAAGGACGTTAGTTAAAAACTTAATAGTTTCAACCATGTCTTTATCAGTAATACCGACTTCATTATCTAGAGCCTGAACAATGTTTATAAGTTTTATGTTTTTCATATAGTCGCGCAGTCGCCGTTATGCACAAAACCACAACCTAAACATTTTCGTAACTTTGGCAATTCTTTTAAATGTTTTCTAACTTCTTTTTGGAGCTTGTAAAGTTGCACTTCATAATCAATCTCAGAAGATAAACAGTCAAGCCGCAGCACTCGCCTTAATAAACTTCTAGTTTTTTGTTCTAGGGTCATTATTTATGATGGTTCAATCAAGAGCCAAATATCAAAGCTGTTGTCACTATGTTTTCCAACATGTTGTCCAAAGATATTATTCAGTACCTCTGAGGCATATGTATATACTGGCGCAGTATCAGTTTGCATCGTAAAATTCATCTCGGGATTTGACCAACACCAACCATAAAAGTTTGGCCAAACTTTAAGCTTTTTTGCCCCTTCAATCGGTTGGGTATCGACAGTGACCCTTATCTTTTCAGGTTTTCCTTCAATTAATTGCCAGACAAAATTTGCGCATAATGCTCGCAGTAACTTTTTTTCTCCATTTCTTTCTGCGTATACCCAATAATTAGACTCCGAAAGAGCAAGTTCAAAAATTTTCATCTCCTTATATTGAAATTACAACCTGAGTTCCTTCCGGCATTTCTTCAAAGCCTTCCATAGCCCAATTATCGGCATAATATCCTAAACTATAAGATTGGCAGTCTGGAGGGGTTAAAGGGGCATGTATTACAGTGCCGCAACTATCTTTTTCAAAAAGAACAATATAATTCTTTCTTTTCATTTGCATTAATTTAGGAAATGGCCTTTTTAAGATGTTAAAAACGAGTTGGCTTTTCATTATAAATTATTTTGTAACGTTCACCCAAACAGCAATCTGCTCCCCTACTTTAACATTCGGAAACAGCTTGGTTAACTTTTCCTCAACACAACCAGACAGAGTATATATTGTTGTTTTACTTTCCCAGTCGTGCCGCCACCACCAAAACGTCTCCTCTTCGCATATCTGTTTTTTGACATAAATTCTAGTGCCCTGTTTTTTTGTTGTTGAAGCGGCGAGTGTTATCTTAGGGGGCAAAGACCCAAAAATTCGTTCTATAAAATCACAGCAACAAAACATCTGACCCCTATAACAATAGTCAAAATATTTGTCGTCCAACTTTAGCCGGTAAGTTTTAGTCATGTTAATCACGTAGTTCGACCATTGTATATTCAGATATAATAGAATTGACAATGTCTAATTCAGTCAGAACAGGAGTGTTACTATAGAAGCGTGGTTTATACCACGTCATACCCGCCACTTGATTTATTTCAAACAAGTTAGGTAGAGGGTTACGTATAAGTTTATTGGCTAATCGGTCATGAAACATTTCTCCCATTTCAATTACATTTTGTCTGTTGACCCGAATATACTCCCCTGCGCGGATATACCTGAAAGGCTTCCAGATTGGCTTAATGAGTTGAGGCGCGAAAATTGTCGGTGCAGCCGACACAATCAACCCTGAGGCTAAATCCGTAAAAAAACCGCGTCTATTCATAAAGACAGGATAACAGGTTTTTTTGTTTTGTCAAGGCGGGAGTTTACTCTTTAAAGCTCCTCGAACTCTGAATTTTTTTCTCGTTCCAAAAACTCTTCTTCTGTGTAATCCCATTCACAGCAATTGTCAGGACAAGTAAAAGTTATTTTTCCAGCATACCACCTAAAAAGTCCAACATATTCCTTGGGGCATTTTACATATCCACCTGCTTTTAATTTCACAAGAGCTTCGTGAACGTTCATATGTTTTTTATTGTGTTAACACAGTTACGTAAAACCATGCCGACACACTAAAATATTTTCCCTGCACTGTCAATCTTGACTTGAAAGTGCCCACATTAGGATAGGTCAACGTTCCTTTTTCGGGAATATAAACGCGCTGGCCATTGGATTCTTTGTCGATTATAAAAGTTACAGGTCCATAAAGGTCTTTACATCCACTAAAATCAAAGGCTATGTTCAAAGGGCCGTAACCAGATTGGGCGCTCAGTTTAAGGTCTATAATGGGCGCTTGAGTAGTAGAGCTAGTTTCTGTGCCGACTCTAAAATAAGTATAAGGAGAATAAACTAACTCTTTTTTAGGAGTCTCTGCTATAGTATAAACAACTATTGATTTATTTGAAATGCCGTTGGCATATGTGGCGGTTTTGCTGGCACAATTGGTTAAAGTTCCAAAAAAACTAGTATTAGCCTGAACTCCACCGTTTAATCCAAAAAGATAACCATATGTTAACTTCTGAGGTATAATACTTCCTTCGGTTAAGCAGGCGCGAGCAATAGGATGCAGAGAATTAGTAGGATTATTTATAACAACAGTTTCTAAACCAAATGTTGGCGCATAAATACCATTTTTAAGGATATTGATATTTATATATTGTTCAGCGGACGAACCGTTATTATCTAATGCTATAATTCGCGCTTTACAAACATAATCAATCACATATTTAGGTGAAAGAAACGAAACATTGGTTCCGGCAGCGTTTGTGCTTGTTTTTTCTCGAAAAAGTGTATCAAGTGGTGAGATAATAATTTTAACAGGGTCGCCGTCCGGGTCAATCGCAGATGCGTAAATTGTAATTCTTTGCCCCCCTACAACATTGGTAGGATATTTAACAAATAAAACAGGACTATGGTTCTTCTCTGGTCGATAAACAAGAGGGTTCGATAAAGTTTTTTTAACGTTGATTTTGCCGCCTGTTTGACTTTTGGTGGGACTATCCATTAAATCATAACTAGCATTATTTAAAATAACTTCTTTAACTTGGTCAACTGTTAAATAAGGATTTAAAGATAAAACTAAAGCAGCAAGTCCAGCTACATGAGGAGCGGCCATAGACGTTCCGCTAGCCATTTTATAACCTGTAGAAGTTCCTAAAGCGGCTTTTATTTGTGGCACAGTGCTTAAGATACTAGAACCCGGAGCAGCAATATCAACGCTGGTATACCCGAAGTTGGAGAAAGATGCTTTCTTATTAAAGGGGGTGCTAGCCATAACTGAAATGACATTATTATTGGTAAGGTTAGCTGGCATAAAACTGTTAATGTCACCATTTTGACTTTCATTACCTGCGGCATTTACTGCAAGGATGTTGTTTTCTTCTAGCTTTTTAAAAGCTGCTGCCAAAGATAAGGTATAATCTTTACTCGTGCTCCCCCATGAGTTGTTTACAACTCTAATGTTAATACCTCGTTTCTTTAATTCAATTATCTTATCAAGACACAAAAAAGCGTCTCCTCTGCTGCCCGTTCCACTTGAACCTATAAACTTAAACCCCGCAAGTTTCACTTTCCAGTTTAAACCAGCAACACCTTTATTGTTATTACCTGTTGCGCCAATAATTCCCGCGACATGCGTACCATGTCCATGGTCATCTGTGACCCCTTCAGTTAATACCCCTCCTCTTGCAGTCCAACCGCTTGCGCCCGAGAGAGGGTCTTTCCAAAGATTATTGGTTAAATCGCTGTGTTGGGTCCAAATGCCCGTATCTACAACAGCTACAACAATCTCATCAGAACCCGTTGAAATGTCCCATCCTAAGTCAGCTTCTATGTTGGTAATTGCCCACTGAGAAGATATAAAAGTGTCATTTGGTATAGCGCTTATAGAGATTTCTTCATCTGGCTCCAAAAACTCAAATCGGCCACTAGAAAGGAGTTTTTCTGCTACTTCGGTGTTTTTAAATTCAAACCTATGCAAATCAAGGTGCTTTAAGTGACGCGAATTAACAATTTCTCCCGCTAAACCATTGCCGCCATTCTCTTTAAACTTGCCTATCCAAGCTTGTTGAGCGTTTACATTAAAACCAAAGAAAGTTAAAAAACACAAAACTAGTAATAGCTTACTCATAAAAGCTATTACACTGTTTTTTTAGTTTATAAAAGGGCTATTATCAACCACATTATTAACAATAAATTCAAGTGTTGCCGTTTCAATATCCTTTCTTATGTTTTCAACGGGTAATAAAATTTGTTTTTCAATTGATTCCATTATTGGCATTTCAATGCGACTGAATATTTTACCAAAAATATTTCCAAAAACCCGCTCTTCTATTTCGTCTGGATTAATAATATCCATCATACGGTCTCCATATTTACAACTGTGTTTTTTTGTTTCTATTGAAAATGTTAGCATTTCTAAAAAACTTCATACAAAAATTGGAAACTGCGCCTCGATTTGAGGCTTCTCCTATTTTATAGTAAAGAGCTTCTATTTTGGGATTATAGGTACATTTATTTTCTATTAAACCGGTAAACGATGTAATTTTAGAAAGAAGGTGGGCAGTCACATAATGAATAGCCACATAATCGCGTTTTTTCATATCAAGTAATTGTTTCCTTCCACTGACCATTTTCAAACCTTTGTTTAATGGGTTTTATGTTACTGTTGGTATAATGGACTTCAAAAATACCATCAAGTTTCTCAGGAGAAGAGCGCGGGACTACATAGCTACATAGCCGCCACACTTGGGGCAAAAACCCCCTCCGCAAAAACACAATGTATCAGCTAGAAAGATATTACATTTAAAACAAAACCCCCTATCGGCGCAACCTTGATAAGTTATAATGTTTTCCCACACGAAAGAATTACTTGAATTTTTAATTTTTTCTTGCCATTTAGGATGGTTTTTAAAGATTTCAAGAAGCTCCTCCTTCTCTTGGGCGCTGAAAACTAATGTAAACTGATTATTCATTTATAAAAACATTTTCAAAAACACAATTTTGACAAACTGGAAATTTGATACTTGCTGTTTCGTTGTCAATTTCAAGATAAATTTCTGAGGGGCGAGTTGAATATGTAAAATTAATAGATTTAGCAAGCAACGCATCTATTTCAGTCATCTTATTAAATACTATATTAAGGTTTTTTAAATTAAGGTTTTTTAAACGGTTCATTTAAACATTTGTGTTTCAATTAACATTTGCTCTTCAATTTGGATTCGATAATTATTTATTGTCTCATCGCAAAGCGATAAATACGTCCCTGAATTGGTTTTAGGATATCTATATCCTTGAAGCACAATAGAGTTGAGTATTGGTTGTTTTATGTTATTTATTTTATCTTGTAAAGAGTCCATCTAGAGCCTCCTCCATTAATAGTTTAATTGGCATTCCGACACGTGCTATTATTTCGCGGTCAAGCTTTATATAAATAATCCATGACTGTGGATAGTGCAAACTTTGAGTTGAAATAGAATCGTTAAACGAGTCATCTATTTTTCTCATTTCGCTATATACTAAATTAAAATACTTCATCCAACACCTCTTCTATTTGCTTTTGTATTATTTCACGATTGTTCGAAAACATAGAAAAGATGGGAGTTATTTTCCAATCTAATTTGCCATCAAGTTGTTCACGAACAACTCTATGTATTTTAATTTCTGAAGTCATTACAACTAAAAAATTATCTAAAAATTTCTTTTTTAAACTGGTCATGAAGTTGATTACGAATTTCTCGTTTAATCTCAAAGGGAAGGGGGGGGAATGTAGGAGGTAGTGTTAGTTTTGTTTGTTCAAAAATCTGACAGTTGAGTAAATTAGCCGTTTTGTAAATTTGACCTATTACTATAGTTTTATAAATTTTAACTAAATTCATGGCTCTTTTTTTGTTTACAAAAAGAATTATATTTTATCATTGGTTGGATGTAAAAGTAACTGTTAGCGCCCAAAACTCGAATCGCAAGCGACCCATGCGGCTCAAAACCCGCTTTAATATACTTGTTTACTTCGTTTTGGAGCGCAGAAAGCGCTTCTTCCTTGATTAAGTAGTAGGATTCAATAGTCATTTGTTTGTTTGATTAACTGGTCCTCTTTAAAAGTTGAGGAAGCACACAAAAATATTTGAGAGCCTAAATTTGTCCAAATGTCATGGGAAATATTATTATAAATTGTATGAATCTTATTTACTAAGTTTTCATTGGCTTGTTGTGACATAGCTTGTTGTAAGATAGAAGCTTTAATTTGATTATCAAGTTCTACAAGCTTTCTTGTTTTCATCAACGTTGTAAATTTTTAAATTTCCAGTAGACCACAATTGGCCACAAAAACGTTCCAAAAACAACTATTGAAAGGACAAGAAAAACTTTAGATGTTTCATACATCAACAGCTTCTTTCTTTGGCAGATAATAGAGACAACCGAATATAACAGGCCAATCAAGCAATAAATGCCAAAAATCGCAATCATGTGTAAAGAGTAGTGTGGAAATCTTTAAAACTTGCACAAAATGTTGGAGGGAGAAACCTCTTACCGAGTTCCGCAAACAGGCCGGGACCAAAGATGGTCTTCAGTATCACTGTATTGGTTGTATGAAGGTAAAACAAAAAGCTTTTTATCAAAAGCATAAGGAACGATTAATTAAAAAAGTGCTGGTCAAGCGCCAGCTTTCCAAGGCTGTTCCACAACCTCTTTAATAATGCGCCATTTGAAATTTTGTTCCAAATAGTTCTTTGGGTCGAACTTTTCACGTTTATCCAAGTATATGAATGTTACCCAACGATTAGTGATATGATTAAAGGTTTGCACCTTTCTAGCTATGATACTATGTTTTTTTGGGTTGTCAATCATGTAAAAAGCGGGATTTGGGGACATTTGTGGTTGGTGGTCATAATTTCTTCGTTGCAACAATTACAGGTAACCCTTTTACGTAAAACGTTGCATCCGTTAGGGTTAGCAGTTTCATTGTTCAGTTCTCTTTGGGCGCAAACCGCACAAAGCATGTTTGAAAACGTAAAACGGTTTGAGTGTTTTTTGTTGAGATACCAGACCGAAGTTTCAGCCGTGAACTCAATTAAAAAACTTTCGTTTAAACCAACTCTTTTATCACATTTAGCGCATTTACCCATGTTCTTAATTTTATGAAGGGTTTGGTGCATTTGTCAATTGACAAAAAATTAAAGATTTTAGTAGATTATTAACAATGGAAATTAAAAAAGTAACTTTGGATAAGAGTTTTCAGTTTTTTGATTATTATAATGCCAGTTTAGGTGATATTAGTTTGCCCTATTTATTTGAATGTTTTTATAAAACTTTACCAAGTACCTACTTTTTTAATGATATAAGCGAAGAGCTTTTTAAACATATATTAGATGGGGAGGATTTTGAAATATGGAGTATTGTAAAGAACAGTCGAAGCGAAAAAACTATATCTAATTGTGATACAAACAAATCAGATAATTTAACGCAGGCTATTTTTACTGATGACGAAAACCGTTCTTTTTATGAAGTGTTTTTTTGTAAGTACAAAAAGGGGAATTGTTTGTTAAAACTCAATGTTAATAATCATGGGAAAGCGAGTGAATATAGTTTGGATATTTGCGTTGATGACGTTTATTTTTTTGATATTTTTAATAAACTAAATGAACGTTTTCCAATTGTTCCTAAAAACCGCTCCGAAGTTAGTCTTTTAATTAAGGGACATTCTGGAAACTTAGCAGTAAGTAATTTTCCTCTTGACGACCTAAACACTAACTTAGAATTAAATTATCCAGAAGGATTTATTGATGTTCATAATTCAATTGTTGAGCGCCTAAACACCAGTCGGTCTGGTTTGTATATTTTTCACGGCGACCCCGGCACAGGAAAAACCAGCTATCTTAAACATCTTACCAAGTGTGTTCAACGAAAATTTATATTCGTGCCAACCAATATGGTTAATGCTTTAATTGAGCCTGATTTTATTAGATTATTAACTGATAATAACAATGTTGTTTTGATTTTAGAGGATGCCGAAAAAGCGGTTTTGGAACGTGATGGAAGCAACAATTCTCTCATCAGCACCGTTTTAAATTTAACTGATGGCATTGTGGGTTCAATTTTAAACACTTCTATTATAGTTACTTTTAATGCCAAAAAAGAATCAATTGATAGAGCGCTGCTTCGGAAGGGGCGCTTGAAGGTTGAATATGAGTTTAAAAAGCTGTCTTATGATAAATCAGTAACATTGGCGCAAAAACTAGGCAAGAATGTTAACCATATTGACCGGGAGGGAATGTCTATTGCCGATATTTATAATTTGGACTTTGAAACTTTTCACGAGGAGAATAAAGGAACTATGCTGTTTAGGTAGGTGTAATACATAGTGTAGTTCTTTAATATGAAAGAAAAGAAAACGGATGAGTCTCTCTATGTTTATCAAAGGGACAAGCTTAAGGAAAACCTTGATATACGCGAATTTAAATGGACTAAAAAGCAAAAAGAGTTTATAGATATTGCGTTAGATAAAAACACTAAAGTTATATTTGTGTCGGGTCCAGCAGGGACAAGTAAGACGCTTTTGGCGGTTTATTGCGGATTAAAACTTCTTGACCAAAAACGAGTTTCGGAACTTATTTATATTCGCTCTGCTGTTGAAAGTTCTAGTTTTAAAATCGGTTTTTTACCCGGAGAGGTTTCAGATAAATTTTATTTTTATAACCTTCCTTTTACGGACAAACTTGAAGAACTTCTGCCTAAACATCAAGTCAAAGCATTAGAAAAAGAGAAAAGGGTTTTTTCTTATCCTCCTAATTATGCTAGAGGAATGAGTTGGAACGCCAAATGCTTTATCTACGATGAGTGTCAAAATTCTGGACACAATGAAATAGTTACTATTCTTACGCGGTTCGGTCACTTTTCCAAATGTTTTATTTTGGCTGACCCTAAACAAACCGACCTAAACAATGGAAGTAGGGGTGGATTTAACAATTTATACAATCACTTTAATAACTATCCTCTCGCAAAAGAAAATGGAATTTATTGTTTTAAATTTGAAACAGAGGATATAGTTCGTTCAGACTTTCTTAAATTTCTTGTAGAAGCTTTAGAAGTAATGCGTCCCTGAATCCAAAGAAAGATTTAATTGCTTACTGGTCTTTGCGCTTTAATATGAGAGACTAAATCCCAACGTCCATGTTTTCTAATCCATCCGTAGGCACCCAAATCATTTTTTATCAAGTCTATAAGTTTTTCATATTTAGAAACAACCATTTTAACCTCTTCTAGATTTCGCTCCTTTCTTCTGTCCTCCATGTGACTCGTTGCTTTGTCAATTAGGCGCATTCTACTAAGCTTTACGTAAATTGGTTTTTCCTTAGTTCTAAACTCTTTAAAGGAGGAATACTGTTTAGCTACACTTATTAATTTTTCTTCGTTATAAACTTTTTTATAAGGATTTTTAATTGCGTAGTTCGAAATTTGTTCTTTGGTTATGTTTTTATTACAATGTGAATTGATTTGTGGCAACAAAAGTATTAGTTGATTTTTAATATCTTCTTCATAATTTCTGTTATTTTCTATTAAATAAAAAACCTTAATCCCCTTTTCATTGAAAAGCTTTAATTTTCTCTCGTCTCGCACATTATTAAGGTGCCAGCGTTTACCGTGATATTCGAAGGCCAAATTGAATTCCTGATAAAACAAATCTATTTCATAAGGAGGAATAATTTTTCTAGAATTATATAAACATTCTGACTTTAATATTTCATTCAAAATATCTTGTAAAATTAATTGTGGAATACTAAATGAGGCTTTAATCATATGTTTGCAAATACTATCTAATAGATTCAGTCGCCTTGCCGTGCTATACGCTGAAGGGTCCATAGTTTGAAATTCCGCCCTGCTTTTATATTTTAATGCAATTTCTTGTAATAAACTAGGACTGAGGTCTCTTCCGGTCATTTTATTACGCTTTCCGATAAGCCAGCTTTTAAATTCTTTGCTTTTTTTAAGTTTAAGAATATGAGCTTCACTATAAACAGAGGAAACGGTTCTGTTTAAATGTTTTGCTAAAATGCCGTTTTGTGTGTTTGAGTAATTTGTTTTTAAATATTCAATTTCTTTTAATTTCCAAGGCTTATGTATCATTCTTCTTTGATTACACCGTTAGTAATCCAAGATTTGTAAAAATATTTTGATTAGAAAAATATATTACGTGTAAGTATAATTAGGTAGTATGAATAGAACTTTTTGCAGTAGTTGCGGTAAAGCAACCGAATATTCATTAGATAAACCTAGACTTTGTGCTTTTTGTGGCACCCCTTTTGCGGGAATAACTAATGTGGCCAGCAAACCCCCCCTGCTTAAACGTCCCCCCAACCGTCCTCCTCCCCCTTCAGTTCAGACCGATTACGAAGAAGAAACAGATGAAGAAGATGACAATTTAAGCGCCGAAGAAGCCGTACAGTCTTTATCCGATATTCAGGTAGAAGTAATTCATAACAAACCCACAAAAACCACTATTAAGGATTTAGCTGCTGGAAGGCCAGTAGACATAAAATCTCTTGAAAAACTAAGACAAAAAAACCCCAAAGTGTCTCAAAAGAAGTTTTTAGAAGAGTTTTCTAGAGAAGCAGGGGCTATTAAACCACAGTCATTTAGTCGGAGGAACAAAAGCCAAGATTAATTGGCGTTTATGAAAGTTAAAAAAGTTCCTCTTGAGTTTGAGGATTGTATAGAAGAAATTAATGTAGAAATTAACAAAAGGCGTGGCAAATGGAACTTAACCGCACTTACTTGGATGGATTTTGATGATGTTTCCCAAATTTTAAGAATACATATTTATAAAAAATGGAGTTTATATGACCCAAGTCGCCCATTGGGACCATGGATAAACAAGGTGATTTCAAGTCAAATAAGAAATCTGGTTCGCAATCATTATAGCAACTATTCACGTCCTTGTCTCAGGTGCGCCGCTTCCGAGGGGGACGATTTATGTTCTATTTATACTAAACAGTGCAGCAACTGTCCTCTTTACGCCCAATGGGAAAAAACAAAAAAACGCGCTTTTGATACAAAACTACCCCTTCCTTTAGAACATCATATTCAAGAAGTATACAACCAATCAGAAGATAGTATTGATATTGAAAGGACTGGTGCTAACATTCATAAAAAAATGGCGTCTGTTTTAAAACCCCAACAATGGAAGATTTATAAAGCTCTCTATGTTGACCATTTAGACGAAGAAGAAGTGGCTAGGCTTTTAGGTTATAAAACCAACGAGCATAATCGAAGTCCCGGCTACAAACATATTCAAAATATGAAAAAAAAGATTATGATTAGAGTTTTAAAAGTAATTCGCAACGGAGAAATAGATATTGTATCTTAATATATGGACGACCCAAGATTTGAATTAACTGACGAGCAGAAAGAAAAAATATTAAATGAGTGGAACTCTAGACTAACCAACCCTCCTTCTATTGCTGAACTGGTTGTGTTAGCTTGGGGGCCAAACGTGGACACTCATGGCAATAATAAGTATTCAAGAAGCATTAAATCATTTTTGGCGTCCCGAAAAACCAAAAACGGCGCACCAGAAGAAACCAAATCTCAATTAGAATTAACTGAAGAACAAAAAGAATATATAAGAAATAATTATCAAACTCTTAAGATTTTTGAAATAGCAAGAATTCTGTTTAATAACAATCTTTTGGGTGTTGGAAACGCAGAAACTAAAGCGGTCACAAGTTATGTTAGAAGCTTAAATACCACCGAAGCTTATCAGGACCCGCAAGAGGTTCCTCAAGAAGATTGGCGACCCCCCACAACTCTTGACCGAATTTCTGCTAGGATTAATAAATATGTTAGAGGCGATAATTATAATTTTAAAGAATTAAATCCAAGACAAAAAAAGAATGCGTATTCTTTAATAAACTATTTGCATACTTATAGACTGGTTCATTTAATAAACACTCTGGAAAGTCAGGTTGACAGAGAGCTTTTTGAAAGTGCTTTTATAAGCTATACTTATGATAAGCCCGATTTGTCAAAAGAAGATGTGGACCAATATATAATTCTTTGTCTTGAGGTTGTCCAGTCATCCAATATACAAAAAACTATTAAAATGTTTCAAGAGGAACAAAATAGGGAAGTTGAAGAAAAAGGGAAGCTCTCTATGGCATTAGTTGAAGCTATTGGAGTTGCCCGAAAAGAATACAATGAATGTGTGGCCCGCCAACAGAGGCTTTTTAAAGCTCTTACGGAAGAACGTAGCAAGAGATTATCTAATCAAATTAAAGATAATGCGACTATTTTAAATGTTATTGTTGACTGGAAACAGGAAGAATCAAGAAAGAAAACCATTAAAGCTGCCGAAATGAGGAAGCTTAAATATAAACAGGGTGTCCAAGAAATTGAAACTATGGACGAGTATAAAGCTCGCGTTCTTGGGTTTTCTGTTGAGGAGGCGTTGGATGGTTAATTGTAAGGAATGTCAAACAGCTTTTGAAACCAATGAAGACCTGCATCGTCATCTTCGTTCTCATAAGCTTAAAATAGAAGATTATTATCACAAACATTTTGATAGGCGCGATTTACTAACCGGCGAGCTTATTAAATATAAAAGTTACGAACAGTATTTTACTCAAAATTTCAATTCCAGAGAGAACTTTAAAAAGTGGTATGCCAGCCAGCCCCAACATGTCTTAAAAGAATATGCATTAAATTTTTTAAAAGCAAGAATTCAAGTTAAGGGGCTATTATATGCTCCTTCTCAAGTTGAGCTTCGAACGCTTTATTGCCCCTCAATTTTTGGGTATAATTTGCTTTTTGGAGACTATTATAGGCTTTGTTATGATTTAGGCTTAAGGGTTAGGTTTGAAAAGCCGGACCCCTTTACTTTAATTAATCCCCAAAAACCTTTATTTTCCAATATTGTTATAGATTCCAGAGAGCAAACGCCTCTTAAGTTTGATTGTGAAGCTCATATTGGAACATTAAACGTTGGAGATTATGGGTTTTTAGTAAATGGTAAACCTATTGATTTGGTTTTTGAAAGGAAGTCTTTGACAGATTTTATTAATTCGTTTGGCCGCGATTTTGAGCGAGTTCATAAAGAGTTTGAGCGTGCCAGAATAGCTGGTTTTAGAGTAATTGTTATTGTTGAGTGCGGATTTGGTTTGGCGTTTCAGTTTGATAAACTACCACAATGTAAATTTTCGTCAGTTAAACCTGACTTTATCTTTCATAACGTCAGACATATCTTACGTGATTTTCATAATGTCCAATTTCTTTTTGTCAATAATAGGGAGACGGCCTCACAAATTATAACCAAGATTTTTTACTCTGAAGGTGAGTTTTTTAAGTATGATTTACAATTTCTTTATGACACTAATACTTTTAGTTTAACATGATTTATAGTCCAGAAAAATACAAACGTCCTCTTCAAAACGTTAATCAAGAACTAATGGAACTTCAGGGAGAACTTGATGACCGAGTGGCTAGGGTAAGCTTTGCCAAATTCATGCGTTATAATATTGGATGGACGGTTGAGTTTCTTTGCGGTTTTGCTTTGGAGGCTTTTCAAGAGATGACTTTAAAAGCTTGGATGATTAGGAACTTTAGTCTTTGCGTTTGGACTCGTGGTGGTTCCAAAAGCACAATGGCGGCTATCTTTTGTTTTTTATATCCTCTTTTTAATCCCGGCGCTCAAATTATTATTGCCGGTCCTACCTTTAGGACGGCTAGACATATTTTTAGTGAGCTTGAAAAACTGGTTGATAGTCCTCAAGGAAAGATTCTTGGGCAAATGTTTGGTTATCGGGCTAAAAGGAACGATTTATACGAATGGAGAATCACTTATCCAGACGGACAAGTTTCATCAATTAAAGCTATCCCTCTTAACGGAGAAAAGGTCCGGGGTTTTCGCGCCAACGTTCTTATCGTTGATGAGTTTTTGTTAATGTCTCAGGAAATTATTGACACAGTTCTAACTCCATTTCTTTCTGTTCACAAAGGTCTTAAAGAACGTTTAAAAACTGAGAGAGAAGAAGATGAAGCTATTGCGGCGGGGGCAATGAAAGAGGAAGACAGAACGGTTTTTACTAACGAAGCTAGAGTTATTTTCCTTTCTTCTGCCAGCTATACTTTTGAATATCTTTATCAGAAATATTGCCAATTTATTGAAGAAATTTATTCTCCAAAAGAGAGTGCTTTAACTTATTTTGTTTCTCAGCTTAGTTACGAAGCTATTCCCAAAGCGATGCTTAATCAGGAGATTATTGAAGCCGCCAAAAACGGAGGGGTTTCCAATTCTGCCTTTTTACGTGAATGGGGCGCGAAGTTTATTGATGATTCTGAGGGTTATTATTCAGCTAGAAAAATGCTAGCCAGCACTATTTCTGATGGCGATTACCCTACAACCAAAATAACGGGTGACCCTGATAAAAAGTATGTTTTAGCAATTGACCCAAGTTTTTCCAATAGCCCCTCAAGCGACAATTTTGCTATGGCAATTATGGAACTGGATGAGGAAACAGAGACTTCTACCTTGGTTCATGCTTATGCAGTGGCCGGTGGAGACCTTAAAGACCACATTAAATATCTTTTTTATGTTTTAAGTCATTTTAACATAGTGTTGATAATTATTGATAATGCTGGATTTCAGTTTTTGGATAGCGCTACAGAAAGCGAAACGTTTCATTCTCATGGGTTGGAGGTTACTTTTTTTGATTTTAAAAGTGAATTGGAGGGGCGCGAATATGAAGAAATGCTTCGAGAAGCAAGGTTGAAATATAACAAAAAGAAAAACGGAGGCGGGAAAATAGCTTTTGCACAGATTTTTAGTAGTGATTTTATTCGAAACGCCAACGTTCATTTACAAACTTGTATAGACCATAAAAAAGTGTTTTTTGGTTCCCAAGTGCAACCAAACGAAGCTGCGTTAAATCATTATTGTTCTCAAAAAATAGATATAACCTATCTTAAAAACGATGAGGGTCAAAATTTTGAGCAGAATCAAATTCTTGAGTTAATTGAAAGACAGGATGACTTAATTAAACAAACTAAAAATGAGTGCGCCCTTATAGAAGTTAAAATAACCGCCAAAGGGACCCAATCTTTTGATGTTCCTGTTCATTTAAAAAAGATTACTAGCGCCGATAGACCAAGAAAAGACAGTTATACAGCTTTACTATTAGGCTGTTGGGGAGTTAAAGCTTATTTTGAAATAATGAGGCAACCGGTAGAACGCCCAACGGGAATGTTTGTGCCCATGGTGATAAAATAGTGTAATTTTTTATGATATATGGCTAAGACCAAAGAAAAAGAAAAAGGGGATGCATTTATTGAAGGGGTTAAGGACAGAGAGTATGTTTATGGTATCCAAATAAACGCAAGTGACTCAAGTTCAACAACTTCCAGCCCAACTAGGAGAAACAGGGCGGGGACCATTGAAAGAACAGACAACTATACAAACATAAATAATGGTCTAGACCCTTTTCTCTATTCCAGCACTGGGGGAAACGTTAATACCAGAGAGGCCATTATCCTTTGTCAAAAAACCTATTATAACTTTTCTATTTTTCGGAACACTATTGACTTTATGACTGAGTTTTCGAGTAGCGAACTCAGATTTAAAGGTGGGAACAAAAAGGCGCGGGATTTCTTTGCTGCTTGGCTTAAGAAGATTGGCGAGTGGTCGCTTCAAGACAGATTTTTTAGAGAGTATTACCGTTCTGGCAACGTGATAATCTACAGGATTGATTCTAAAATTTTGTCTGAAGATATAACCAAGATGACTCAGGTTTTTGGCGCGATTGAAGAAGATTCAAAGCTTCCTGCTAGATATATTATCTTAAATCCTGCGGACATTGAAACAGGTGGGAACATTTCGTTTTTTGCTTCAAAATTTTTAAAGGTTCTTACGCCATATGAAATTCAAAGACTGAAGAAGCCCCAAACAGAAGAGGAGATTGCCTTTTATGACAGTCTTCCTGCCAAAACAAAAAAAGAACTTGAAACGGGCGCGGGACGAATTGTTATTGAGCTTTCCCCTGAACAAATAGTGGCCGTTTTTTATAAGAAACAAGATTATGAACCAATGGCTGTTCCAATGGGTTTTCCGGTTTTAGCTGATATTAACTGGAAAGCCGAGATGCGCAAAATGGACATGGCAGCAACTAGAACAATTCAACAAGCTATTCTTCTTATCACTATGGGTGCGGAACCAGACAAAGGGGGAACTAACATGGAAGCTATGCGCCAAATGCAAGCTTTGTTTCAAAATGAATCGGTGGGTCGTGTGCTCATTGCAGATTATACCACCAACGCTCAATATATTTTTCCTGATGTTGCCAGTTTCTTGGACCCCAAGAAGTACGAATCAATTGATAGAGATATTCGAACTGGGTTAAACAATGTTTTACTTGGGGATGGCGAAAAGTTTGCTAATACCAGCATGAAGGTTCAGGTTTTGATTGAAAGATTGAAACAGGGGCGCGAAGCTTTTTTAAGTGAATTTCTAGTTCCCGAAATTAAACGTATTTCCAAAATGCTAGGGTTTAAAAACTATCCTACACCCAATTTTGCTGATATCAATCTTAAGGACTCTTTGGAATATAGTAAAATTTATACTAGACTTTATGAACTTGGACTTTTAACACCCGAAGAAGCCTTTGAAGCTTTTGAGACTGGTATTTTGCCTGACAGAGAGTCTTCGGAAGAAAATCAAGCCGCCTTTAAACCTCTTAAAGATAAGGGTTATTATCAACCAATTGTTGGTGGGCCAGCAGACCAGCTTGAGCTAGCTAAACAAAAGGAAATTATGAAACCCGCTCCCGTATCTCGACCGGGAGGAAGACCAAAGGGGACAAAACGCAAACAAAGCACCAAGAAAGTAAAGCCAATTGGCGCGAACTTCAGTATGTCTAAAACTATTGAAAATTTTAGTCTAGCTAATCAGGTTAATCAAGAAATTAAGGAGGCTGTTGAAAAGAAATTAAAAGGCCAAAAAATCACTTCCCAACAAGAAGAATTAATTAAAGAGGTAACAAAGGTTATTGTTGCCAACGAAGAACCCGAAAATTGGTTAGACTCAATACCAAAATATTTAGAAAAGCCTGTTGATACCAATCCAGAGCGCGTTCAGGAAATTCTAGACTTAGCTTGTGAACATCAAATTGATGATTATCAAGCTGCTATTTTGTTAGCCAGCAAAGTTGATGAATCGGAACCGGATAACATATAATTTAGCTGGTTTATTTGTAGGACCGGCTCCCGCTACTGGATATCATATTTTAAATTCTTTGGGATATCTGGAAAGCGATATCTCTCAACTAGGGGTTTCGGGCGCTACCAACATTGTTTTTCCGGTTCATCGCGTCACGTCTTTTGACTATCAAATTAACACTGATAGAACTAGAATTTTAAACATTGGCAAAATTGGAGTTGCTTCAGATAGTATTACTACAGCCCCCACAGTCAATTTTAACTTCAATTATCATAATTTTGGTGTTTTAAACGAACTTCGTTTGGGTTTATATATTAACTACTATAGTAACACAAGAGGAGATAACGCTTTTGGGGCTAATTTTTCGGTTCCTTTGCTTTCTGGTCTTACTGTTAGGCATCCAAACGAGATGTGGAAAACGGACGCAGAAGGTCTTTATTGGCCTTTTAACTATAGGGATTGTCGCAACTTCTTTGTAGCTATTAAAAAAGATAGAGAAGATTTAAGCAATCAAACTACAGGAAAAGCGGGTTACCTAGATGTTGATGCGTTTGGCTTTGGTAATTGTTACATGACTTCTTATCGGACTTCAGCGGCTGTTGGGGAATTTCCTCAAACTTCTGTAAGTTATATAGGGGAAAATATGATGTTCTATACCAGCGGCAGCGGGATTTCAATTCCTGCCATTGATATTAGGACTTATAGAAACTATTCCGGCATAAAATGTTGTATTCCTAGACCAACCGAAAGTCTTGCTTTGGAAACAGTTCTTTTGCCGGGGAATATCACTGTTTCAGTCAGTGGCGAATCTAATTTTGGCGTTCATTTTAATGATTTAATAATTCAAGGATATGATATTTCAATGGGCCTTGATAGAACACCGTTGACTAAATTAGGTTATAAATCTCCCCTTGATAGAGTAATTCAATTCCCTGTTTTGGTTAATTTAAGCTTTGATATTGTTGCTAAAAACCTGCTTACCGGCACTTTAGAGAGATTATTTATTCAGGATAAGAATTATAACGTGGATATTACGGTTAAAAATCGGAGTAATGTTCCTCAAATCTATTATTTCTTTAGAAACGCTAAATATTCAAATTCGACTTTTCAGCTTAATCTAAATGGGCAAGCATCAACAAGGTTCTCTTTTGAGGCTGAAATTGACCCCAAAGACCTTTCAAAGGGACTGTTTATAAGCGGAGTAATAGACCAACCTGTAATAACTAGTACTGGTTATTTACAGTATGACAATTTAACTGGAAACGAACAAGGCTATCTTCTTCTTGAGAATGGTGGATATATTTTAACTGAGACATAACTTAAAAAAGTGTAATTAATAATAAGGTTTATGGCTGACTATAAGGTATCACAACTAACAGGTTTGACAAGCGCAACGGCAAGCGATTTAATATATATCGTTTCTAACGGACTTCCTTACAAAATGACCGTTTTAAACTTTAACACTACTCTTTCTACTTTGTTTGGTTATGGTGGAGGCGGCGCTATTGTTGATTACGGATTGTTAAGAGAACCCTATTCTGCTAATAACATCTTTTCTGGGAATGTGATTGTTACTGGCGCTAACAACTCTTTTATGCTTCCGAACGGTAGCGGTTATTTTAAAAACATTATTGGTGGTCAAGCAACTACTAATTTAGTCAATCCTTCAGCTACTTATGCTTCTATTTTAGGAGGAGCAAGTAATTCTGTTGCTATTGGCGCTATTCGTTCAATTGTTGGTGGTGGACAAAGCAATGTGGTTTCTGGAGCCAATTCTGCTGTTGTTAATGGAACTTTTAATGGGATTGACGAAGCTTCAGTTGGTATAATTGGGGCTGGAAGCAACAATAAAATTGTAGGAGCCTGTGTTTATGCTGGAATTTTAGTTGGAATAAATTGTAACGTTGCTGTATCGGATTATGCTACAATATGCGGCGGGCAGGTCAATACTGTGACTGGTTCGCACTACGGTTTTGTTGGTGGTGGAGTTAGAAACTTGGTTAAAGGTGCTCCTAGTGCAGCTATTGTGGGCGGACAAGATAATTCAAATGAAGGAGATTTTGGGTTCGTTGGTGGTGGAGTTGGTAATGAAATAGATAGTTCTTCTAATTTTAGTGCTGTAGTTGCAGGAGCCACAGGAATTATTGAAAGTTCAAGGCTTGCTGTTATTGCTGGTGGTTCTGGAAACACTCTTTCAACTGCTTTAGCTGGCTTTATTGGTGGTGGTTATGCTAATGTCATTTTGGATTCTGAAGGCTCGGCGATTGTAGCTGGAAGCAATAACTTTATTGACCCTGCTAGCAGCGATTTTAATTTTATTGGCGCGGGCAAACTTAATACTGTTCTAGGAGAAAACGACACTGTTGTTGGGGGACATAGTAATAGTGTTACTGGCGATTTTGCTTTTATTGGTGGAGGCGTCCGAAACAGAATTGCAGACACTACTTCGGGTAGCGCGATTGTCGGGGGCACTTTAAACAGGGTAATGCTTACTGAGTCCTTTATAGGAGGCGGCAAAAACAATGTCTCCACTTCTACTTATGGTGTTATTATAGGAGGATTAAACAACGCGGCTGGAACAGGAACTAACGAACATGCAGTAATTGTTGGGGGTGAAAATAATCAAACTTTTGGTGACTTTAGTTTGGTGGTTAATGGTGACACTAATATGTCTAGTGGAGATTATTCCACAGTTGTTAATGGTTTTGCAAACTTTGCAACTGGACGTTTTTCTACTGTAATTGGTGGACAACTTAATAAAGCCATTGGCCTTAATGCAATAGTTGGCGCGGGGACTGCGAATTTGGTTGTTGCTGATAACTCATTTATTGGTGGTGGTAGTTCGCATAGGCTTTCAGGAGATAGGGGGTTTATTGGGGGAGGCACTAGTAACTATATTACCTTAACTGCCTCTACGGATAGTTCGATTGTTGGGGGTAGAGACCATAGAATTAGTGGTAGTCGAAGTTTTGTTGGTGGTGGAGATAATAATCGAATCGATACTGTTAGGTCTGCTGGTATTGCGGCGGGAGAAAGCGGTATTGTTAGAAGTGCTTGGGCATTCATTGGGGGTGGTGGGCGCAATTTTATTTCAACAGACGCCAAATTCTCTACTATTGCGGCGGGTTTAAGAAACTATATTAACGGTGACCAAGCTGCTATTTTAGGCGGGGAAGCTAATGAAGCTCACGCTGACTGGTCAACTATTGTAGCCGGTCAGGAGAATAAAGTAAGTAGCGCAAATTCTTCAAGCGCAATTGTTGGGGGTTATTTAAACATAATTACCGGCAATCCGTCTCTTGGATTTAATTTTATCGGCGCAGGCAACCAAAACATTGTTGAAAACAGTGACTCTTCTGCTGTTTTAGTGGGTATTGGAAATCATGTCAGTGGAGGCAGCTATGCTTCTACTGTTTTAGGTGGACAACTTAATAAAGTTCATGGTGCTTCAAGCTATACCACAATTCCAAACGGCCACTTTGCTTTAGCCAGCGGGACTCTTCATTCTGTGCTTGTAGGAAGAAACAATACCATTTTAAGGGGTATGCACAATCATATCCTAGGGGGCGCAAATAATGTCATCAGTGGAGGAAAACAAAACACTATCCTTAATGGTTCTGGATGCTTCCTTTTAAATGTCGATGGAATGTTAATTCATGGAAGTGGTATCACAGGCAGTTCTCAAGCTGGAAACGCTTTTCTGTTTGGGCGTAATATCAGTACCACTAGAACAGGCACTACTATAATTACTGATGCCAGACTTGGCACCGGAGTTAGAGAGCCAAGAAATGACAATTCAATTAACATGTTCTTTTCTGGCGGTTTGTGGCTCAGAGAGGGAGCTTTAGTGTTCCAACCCAACCTTTTCACTCCTTCTTGGTATAACGGTTATAGGCCGGGATTCCCCGGAATGATGTGCGTTGGCACTGGAATTCCTGATAAAGCTGGCTCGCCTGCAACTTATAACGGTGGTGGTGCTACTTTTGATACCAACACTTATTACCTTTATCTTTGCACCGGTTATGTTACCACTGGTTCAACCGGCGACGGTTTAACTCAGGCTCCGGGTATGATTATTGACCATCAGGTTCCTAAATGGACCTGCACGCCGATGTATCCAGTTGATTATCCTGCTTAATAATGTTACTTCAACGTAAAAAAATCAAAGGAGGCAGTTTGTCTATCTTGAACGGTAGTCATATTGCCTATGTTTCTTCCAGCGACGATTTAAGAGAAGTTGTTGATGGAACTTATTTAACTATTAACAGTCAAAACGCATTCTATTTTATAAATAAAAAGGAAGAATGTGTTTTTATGTTTAATAATTGCATTATTGAAGGACTTCAAACTATTGTGATTAATGAAATAGTCGCGCCTCACCTTCAAGTAGAAGATGTAATAAAGATTTCTTATAAAGAGCTTGAATTGGATACAGTAGTGTCAATTTTGGATGCTGGCACTGGTTATTCAGTAGGTGACGTGCTGACTTTAGAAGGCGGAATTGGGGTTGCGGCGCAAATAAATGTAATAGGAGTTGAAGAGGGCAAAATCAAAAGAATAAATATAAAAAACAGAGGTAGATATGTTATGACTTCATCTACGGAATGTTTTTTAAGCGGCGGCACTGGAAAGAATGCTAAAATTGGTGTTTCATTTATTTATTTAAATGAATATACTACTGTAACCAATAGAATTATTCAAGTAAATTCGTCAGTAAATAAAATCATTGTTGAAACTCCTTTGCCGCGAGAACTTAAAGTTATCAATATAAGTTGTTCTAAATGGCAACTTTATTTGAATATTCCCTATACTGGCCCAACCCTTTTTAACACTGAATATTCTATTTCTAGAGACTTTACTCCTGTTTTAAACTTGCCCACAATGGCCAAAAACAGCTTCACTATGGATATTGTGTATAATCAAGCTGTTCATATGCTTGAACAGGAAATTATTAAACTTCAGAAACGTCTTGATTATCTTGAATCCAAGTCGTAAAGAACGCCTCCCGGTTTTTGTTCGCGAGCTAGGACTTCCATAACTTTACCGTCAATCATTCGCGCAAGTCTCTTATATTTCTCTTCTTCAGTTTCTTTTTCTTCTTTGTTGCCGCTTCCATCATTTTTCTTGCCATTTTCGCTGTTGACATTACTCTTAACGCTTCCGTCTTTATTAACAGTAATAGAAATACTGATATTGTTATTAATAGCCTGAGAAGTTTCCTTTTGGGGCTTGGCGTTCGGCGTTCCTTTTTGTGCTCCAATAGCTTCTCTGATTGACTCAGACACCATGATTAACTTGGAGAGATAGTCTGTTAATCTATTATCTCCAACCTGAGTAACGCTACCAAAAGGCGAAACTAAGCCCCCATCGGCATAGCCGCGCACTTGGTTCATCGAACCCAAGGTTGAAAGACCTATGTTTCTGGTTGCGGCAGGAGAGAACACAAACTCGCCCCCAGTTAATAAAGCTGGAACTTTAGGTGTTCTAACTGGTCCACCAGAAGCAAAGCGATATAAGCTAGGATTGCGACTTACAGGACTGGTATCAAAGGCACTGTAATGTGATGCAGGTTGGCCACTGTTTCCACTAGAGTTTAAAAAGCCGCTAAGTCCACTTAAAGCGGCACTGAAAACAATCATCCCCGCCTGCACCCTGCGCCGTTCCTCGTATTCACTTAAAGTTTTAACTTTTTGCGCATGATATTGTTTGCGAGCTTGCAAATAACTATAAAATGCCGCTTCTCTTTCAACCCTGATTTGATTCTGAGGGTTGTTATCGTCTGTCAGCGCAAAGGCAGATAATCTAGGGTCAACAGCCAAAGTTCCCTTGGTTGGCTTGTAAGCGTCATTATACTTAAATGCGTTTTGGAGATTAATTCTTACTGAATTAGCACCCACTAATACTTCAGAAGGTGCGCCACTTGGTCCGCCATCAGTATTAAATTTGCCTGATTCTGCTCTTTTTTGAAGTTTATTAAGTTTTTCATAACCAATAGCTTGTGCCGCACGCTTAGTTATTACAAATTCTCCTCCATCTAGTAGAGCGGGAACATCATCTCTAGTGCCCGAACCACCTTTTACTCTACCACCCTTAGCGAACTTTTGAATAAGCCCACCAGTGTTCCGTTTTGTGGTAAAGAAGCTGCCAAGTCCTCCTCCAGCTTGGCCCAAAAGTCCTAAAAGTGAGTCAACCGAGTTGCCAGCTACATTACTCAAGAATCTGTTACCAATATTCAGGCCCATTTCCCTAAAAGCTTCTTCCACAGACTTAGAGCCTGTAATCATGTCGCCAGCGGCTTGTTTGAATGAACTTCTAAAAGTTTCAGCAGTGTCAATTATTGTTTTTTGGAATTCTAGAACAGTGTCGTTGGCTGAATTCCAGAATCCAGCGGCAGCGCCAGCCGTTTCAAACAGTCTTCTTCTTGATAAAGGCTCTTCGTTTTCGTTAATTTGACCTAAACTGGTGTCAACAAGAGTTTGTGCCCCTCTTCTGTTTCTAGGAAGAACTGATATATCGTTGATTCGGCCACTAAACTTGGTTATAACGTTTGTTAAATATCCAAAGCTTTTTGCTAGTTCAAGAATTTCATTTTTAAGTCTTTCTCGTTCTAGTTCTGGTGGCAAGATTGGTCCAAGAACCTCGGTATTGATTGGAGTTCGGGCTTCTTCAATTAGTTTTCCTCTTTGTGAAGGAAAGAAATTTAAGAGTTGATTGATGGGGTCTTGTGGAAACTCTAAGATTCTTTTTTGTTCGCGGAGTTCGTTGATTTGTTTTTCTAAGTCTTTTTGTCTCAATTGGTTTTTATCAAAGTCTTTTTTGGTTTCTAAAAGTATGGCTTTTGCAGTAATTTGAGCTGGTGTTGGTTCCGTTGTCAACTGGCCGCTAGTTCTACCAAGAGCAGCAAACGGACTAACACTACGAACTTGATGAGAATCTTCGCTTTGATTTAGCTCTTTTTGGATTGAGTTTATAATATCAGTCCGTTTTCCTTGCCTGTTTAAAATATCTAAACTCGTCTTAGTTAGTGTGTTTATTCTGCTATCAACATCTTGTAATTGAGTTGGGACCGTTTTGGTTGGAGCGGTTTGAGATTCTGTTTTTTTATCGAAAAACGCAGCAGTGTCTTCAATTGGCGTATTTTGGGTTGTAATTCTTAAACCCGTTCCTTTAGCTAAAGCAACTAACTCTGAAATCCCCTGACTTGTAATTTTTAATGGGTCATTAAATTGCTTTTCTAAAGCTTTGTATAAACTGGTAGTTTGGAGAATAACCTTTTGGATTTCTTGGTCAGTCCCTTCACGCGGATACCTATTTTCTATCATTTGGTCAATAGCTTCTTGAGGTAAGCTAATACCTGCCCTTTGAAGATTTGACTGTGCGCCCCTTCCAATACGGTTTCTAAGCTCTTGAGGAACTTCGACATTAAAAGAGTTTAATAAATCTGCCTGTCTTAAAGCGTTAGCTCCAATAATATCATTTCTACCTAGGATTCTTCCCGCGTTTTCTTCGTAAGCAAAGCCGCGCCTTTGAGATAGAAAGTTTGTATTTAAAATTGATTCAATCCCGCCCCCTAAAGATAGATTTCTTTGTTGGACTCTGGAATTGGTCTCTTGTTGAGCTTTAATTAAGTCGTTTACAGCATTATTAATTATATCTTGTCTTAAAACAGATTCTTGGTTTCCTTGTTCTGTTCTATTTCTGCGAACCGAAAAAGAAACGTTTCTAAGTAGGTCTTGTTGTAAATTTTGGAACTTTGAAGCAAATCCGCTTTTTTGAATATCTATATTAAGAGATTGTAATTGGGTTTTTAAAGTATCACTTATTTCATCAAAATTAGTGTTTAGTGCTTCGGGTCCGTTTTGGTCTACAATTCTAAGCAATTGGCGCGTTGTGTCTTGGGTTTGCTTTTGAATATCAATAATTTTGTTACCTTCTCCGGTTTCACTCTTGCTTAAATCCAAAGCTCCTTCAAAGAATCTATTTAAGGAATCGCTTATAGATAGTGCAATTTCTCTTTGACTAGCGGCGGCTATATTTGTTCTTTGATTATTAAATTGTTCAAGTAAAACTTCCGTATTTAGTCCCGCTCTAACTAGCGGGAGATTTTCTTCTCTAATAAATGGCGCTCTTTGGGCCAGTGTTCCTTCAGCTAGAATTTCCAAACGTTCTGAAGCGGCCCTTAAATTAGATACTAATAAAGTTGTAGCTGTATTAACTCTACCTCCAAAATCAATTAGTCTTTCTTGAACTTTAAAAATCGCATCTCCAAAAGAATTTAGATTTCTGTTGGCATTTTTAACGTTTCTTAAACTAGCTTCGGCTCCCTGCTTGTTTAAATCAAAGGTTTCATTTGTAATGGTTTTTAAAGAATTTTTCCCAAAAAGTCCACGTAACGGAGTTCCTTCGGCGGCTATTTGATTTAACGCTGGTAAAATGTTTTGATATTGATTTGGACTAAAGTTCTTGATTACATTGTTTAGTCTGTCTATCGAATTTTCATCGTTTTGCCCTTTCAATAGGTTAAAAGCTGCCCTGTTTTCTTGTAGATATTGAGCGAATGTTTCGCCTTGTTTGTTAGTAATACCTAAAACTTCCGCTTCAAAGCTTTTTAAACCCGCAAGCATAGCTTCAGTAGATTTTTCTTGAACTGCCGTTCCTAAGGTTTTTGCAATTGCGAGACCATTCACTTCTCGGATATTTCTTAATTGTCCTTCTTGGCTAATACTTGCGATTTCTGTCGTGTCGCCTTTCTTTTCGGCTTCCGTTAAACGTCTTTGGATATCAATTGGTAACAATGTAAAAGATGTAGCTCTTTGAGCTTGAAGTCTAGCAACGTCACGTCCTAAATTCGGAGTTGGATTCTCGTATAAAAACTTTAACTTCTCGCCAGTGCTAATAAATGTATTCAAGCCCTCTGAAAATCTATTAGCTCCTTCTGTGGCTATTTCCAACCTCTTACTTAAATCGGGCAATGTATCATTAAAAGCTTTAAAGGTGGGAATTAATCCAAATGCTAAACCCACAGCCGCGCCAGCAGCGGCCCCATAAGGTCCACCAAACTGAGCACCAATAGCGCCAAAACTTGCGGCGTTAGCTAATGTTTGAACTCCGGTTCCAACCCCTCTTCGGGTAGGGGTAGATTGTCCAATAGCCTCAGTTATTACTCCTCCGACTAATGGAGCAGCAAAGGAAACGGCAAAAGCTTTATTAATGAAACTTGCGTTTCTTTGGTCTCTAATACCTTTCAGCGCCTGTTTTTCTTCTGGACCCGCCTGTCTTGAAACTTGTCTAAAAAGGTTATAGTTTTCTGAAGAGGTTAAAAATCTATCTGAAACTCCTAATTTACGAGCAAAACCTAAAGCTCTTTCAGGTAAAGCTAATGTAAATGGTTTTGCAGCCACTTCTCTAGCTATTTGTCTTTCTAGAGGATTAAAGGTCCTTTGACGAAATTCAAGGGGAGGTTGAGTTAATCTTGTTCTTGTATTTTCTGTTGTAGTTCCACTTGGATAAATAACAGCTTTGTTGCCCAATCTTCTTTGTTCTCTTCGGTTTTCCGAAGCCTCAGCTTGTCTAATAAGATATCCCTCTTCTTCTGCTCTTTTTTTAGCTCTTTCTTCCGCTCTTCTGGCAGCATTAACTCTTTTTCTGTCTGAAATATCTACAGACGAGTAAATAGGTTCAGCGGCGGCTTTACGTCTATTTTGTTCATCACTGACAGTTCTTTTTAGTGAGTCTCCGATTGATTGACTAAATCTCTTTGTTTGTTCTTCAGTTAAACCAAGTCCTTTAGAAAGTGATTGCATTGTAGCTGCAACGGTTTGAGCGGCGGCACTTAATTGGCTTAATGGAATTGTTGAGTTGGCAATAGCGCTAGACAATTCACGGAAGCGAGCCATAATAGTATTTATGCTTCCTTCGTTAATTGATGCTTCTTGAAGAACCCTTTCGGCTCCTGCACCTTTAGGGGCAAAATTTGGCAGCTTTCCTTTGAACTTCATTCCATAAGTTCTAGGATTCATTCCTTCTCTAATAGCCCTTGAAATACCTTGATAAAGACCTGAAGGTTCATCGCGCTTATTATAAACTCCTAATCCTAGGGGATTTTCACTTGAGCGCAAATTTGGGTGGCGGCCCACTTTAATAAGCTTAGGATTAACACCAGCGGCAATTTCTCTATTAACAGCCTCAATTAAAGGGTCCGCAAAGTTGGGAATATTACCTTTATTTTTGTAACTACTTCCTTTTGGAAAACTAAAATAGGCTGTATCATGAACTCCTCCTTCAAATGGAATTCCGGCCTTTTTTAATTGTCTTAAATATAACTTTTGACGGGTATAGGCTGTTTTTTCGTCTCCATAAACTCCTTTAAAGTTAAATTTTAAGTTAGGATTTAGTTTGCTTGCGCCCCACAACATAATTCTTAACGCGGGCGTTAAAGCTTTCATGGTTGAAAACGCGCCCGCTCCAGTTAAAGAATGAAAACTTCCATTTGACGAAAACCTTATGTCACCTCTTTCTTTTTCAATATATAAACGCAATGTGTTGTTTCCTACATCAATGTTTTTTGAAATATGGTTTTCATCAGCATCTATATTGTTTCTGTCAAAAATTTTGTTTACATATTTTTGAATAAAGGATTGATTGGGTTTTGATTTATCTAAATTTAAAAAGTTTCGTGCAAAATCTCTATGTTGTTGCGGGTTTCCGAGGTTTCTAAAAAATGGGTCGCTATTTGTATTGATACCTACTTTATCAGTTATCCCTTCTTGTTTTGCTTGAGCGCCAATTTGGAACAGGGCTTCTAGCGAGGCTTTTTGGAATTTTAACGGTTGGCCTCTATTTAAAGCGTGCGTAAAGTTATATAAAAAGTCAAGTTCACCTGTGACGGTTTCGGAGGGTTTAATAGGACTGTCATATGCTCTAAAAGGACCGTCATATGTTTTTGAGCGCACAGCTCTAGCAAAACCTCGATATAATGTCCCACTATCAACATTAATATCATCTAGTAGTAATCTAGGGTTAATTCCCTTTAAGATTGGTCCTATTTTAGGAAATTGGTCCCTTATAACAGGGTAAATTTCTCCAAGTGTATTGGGTAATTTCGAACCCAAAAACTTATTGTTTTGAACATCAATTAAACTCCTAAGAGAGTCAAGAAGAGCAAAATTGGGGACGTGCGTTAACTTAGCTTTTAAATACGCATTAGACGAAGGAATTTTGCCCTGATTAGCTGTAATTCCTCTGTTTCTTAAGTATTCAATAGCTTCATCTTCGCCCGGAGTTCCCCCACCATAAGGATAATAATGACTAAATTTAGCTTGGTCTTCTCTTGTTAAATATTGTTTAACGTATTTAGAACCCGCTCCCTGTTTCATTTGAGAAAGGAAATTGGTAAGAAACATTGGGGTTCGCAGTTTATCAGAAACCAAAAAGTCTTTTAATGCAGTTCCGCCCCTGAAGGGAACTTTAACTCCAGATTTAGCCACACTGAACCCAAGTCTTTCTAGCATTGGGGTCATTTCCTGAGTTACGGCATACATTACATTAGAATATTCACTTAATGCTTTTTGCGCCGCAAATCCGCCCTTTAAGCTTTTTGGAGCAAAGTGAGTTGGAAGGAACAACTCGTTATCGTGAGAACCAAAAACATAAGAGCCTTGATGTTCAAACATCGCGGAATTGAAAGCCTTGTTCGCAAAATAATTTAAACCTACTGGGATTTTTCCTTTTTGAGGATTATAAATGGTTTTAGCGTAATTAAAATAGATTGCCTCCATTTCTTCGGGAGTAATGTTAGCACGAATGTTTTGTTTTGGAAGTTTTTTAGCTCCTGTAAGTGATTGCGCGACAGAAGCTATTCCTGAAAAGAACGCGAAATTTGGGATAGAACCTTTGGATTTAATAAAGTTTCTAAGATAATTTAAACGATTAGGAATTTGTTTTAGTGCTTTAGTGATATGTGGGTCCCCTTGGGTTTCACTATTTAAAGACTCTAACAAACCGCTTAAATTTGACGGAGTTCTTTTTAGAAAATCGGCAACATTAGATTTTAGCTCTTCTGGTTGAAATTTAAAAGCGGCTTTAGCATAAGGATTAGATGCATAATCAATAAGAGAACGCAGTTCGGGCACTTCTGGACCAAAATTGGGTTTAGGTGCGCCCAAACCTCTATAAGCTAAAGCCCCACCCAAGTCCACAAAAAACTGTCTATTATTTGAATCTAGTCTTACATTGGCTCCTGCTGGATTCCAATCGCCAAATGCGTCCCAATTAGCAAAGGCCGCATGAGCCGCAAAAGAAGGTTTAACTCCTTGAATTAATCTTTGTCTTGTATTAATATCTCCTTTATCATACAGTTCTCCAAAAGATTGACTTTGGATGAATTTAGACAGAAAGGCTTTACCTTGAGGAGTGTCAATTAATTGAGCTTCGGGCACGTTTTCGCCAAAAGCATTAAATAATCTATTTGAAACAAATTCATTTATAGCGTGACCAGAAGATTTTCCGTATTTTAAAACAAATTGACTGTCTTGGAAAACAGCTTTTCTAGCTTCAGTTGAGCCGCCCAAAATTTCTTTTAATTGAAGTTGAGAAAATTGCGGAGCTTTTGCAAAGTTTGGCAACTTTCCTTTTGAATAACCTGATTTTTTGAATATATAAGGCGAAACAGCAAATAATCTGCCAATATTTACAGGTCCAGAAGTTTTTGGGGTTGATGTTAAAATTGGGTATTCGCGTTCGGGTGCTGCCGTTCTATATCCAATTTGCCCTCTAATTTCAGGAAGATTAACAACGATTCCGCTTCTCAACAGTTTGTTTTTTCTTTCTGTTGAAAGATTTGGGTTATCAAAAAGGTTTTGTAGTCTGTCGTATCCGAATAATTCTGATTGACTGACCAGCCTTTGGAAATGCGCCTGTCCCTCTTTTTGAACGGGTTTATTTTCTAATTCTTTAGCGGTTTTTCGGTTTTTAACTAAAATAGCGTCAGAACTGACATTTGCAAAAGAACTTTCTGGCCCACCTGTTGGAATAACTCCCGGTTGGGTAGTATCTATTGAGTGTTTTAGATAGTCAAGCAACTCTTTAAAAGAAAGTTCGCCAAGATTGGGGTTAGTTTGACTTGGACCACGGTAGTCTGATATTTTCTTTCCTCTACGAACATCTAATCCTCTTGTAAGAGTTAATTGTGTGTTTGGATTATAATCTTTATGTAAACTTTGAGATTTTATTATGTCGTAATCTTCTTTACTTAGCAAAGATTTGGTTTTCTCCAGAATTTCAGAAGAGGGCGCGTGTTCTGGACCATATACTTTACTTAGAGAAGACGCTGGAACAAATTTTTGAGCCGCCAAATCAATAAAACCAAACAGGTCATCTATTCTAAGCCTGCCAGAAGAGATGTTTTCTCCTAGCCTTCTTGGTTCTCTACTGTCGATTTGTTTTTTTCTATAAATTCCCAATAACCCCGGTTTTCCAAACTCTTTGCCGGAAGTAACGCCAAAAGCAGCAGCAAACAATGGATTATTATTTAAAGTAACGCCTAATCTATCTGTCTGACTTGCAAATCCCAAAGAGGTAAATTCTTTAAGTTTGTCTAAAATTGCCGCTTCGCTTCTACTTTGTCCACGAAAGTAAAATGGAGAATCAATGTCTACACCAAGATTATAAGCCTGCCGTTTTGTATTTACAAAGGTTTTGCTTAGGTAAGCTAAACGTTCATAAATTTCAGGCGGAATATATTTTTTTGCAGTTAGGGCTAGTCTTGTATGGTCACCGCCAGTTATTTCTTCAAGTTTATTTTTTATTCTTGGAATGTTCCTGAATTTAGAAACAGAGTTTACAAAGGAGCTTGTAAAAGCTTTAAACTGTTTTCTTAGTTTTAATTCTTCTTTTTTACTTTCAAACCTTTGATGAAACGAATATAATGGGTCGTTAGCCACAAGGTCGCGATTGCCAGACTCCAAAGCTCTTGTTTTGAATTTTGATTCAGGAAGGGGGTCTCCCCCAAAACCGTATAGAGAAAGATTACCTGATTTTATCCCTCCTCTTAATAATTGTTGCGGCGACAGTTTGTTTATTTCTTTAAAAACACCGGTTTTTTGTAAACCACGCATTATCTTCAAATAGTTGTTTGCAGAACGCTCAAGAGGGTCGCCAGAACCACGACCAGCAAAATCACCAAAAAGGTTTCTTACAAACCTGTAAGCATCTTTAACAGCGGGGGCTTGCTGTAGAATATTGTTATATGGTCTTAGGAAATTTTTACCTTCGGGAATAAAATTTATTAGTTTCTTTTCAACTTCTTCTTTTTTTGTTTGTTGTTGTTCGTATGGGGTGCTATAATATAATGATTGATAGGGATTTACGGTTTTATCAGACAAAAATGGTAAAAAATATTTTTGTGGGCCATATCCTATATGTTTTTCTGAATTTAGTCTTAAAGCGATATCTTTAAAGGCTTTTTCCTGCGGACTCATTACGGCAAAACTAGGGATTTTTCCAAAAGAATAGCGCAGTTTTAAAGCTTCCCTCTCGTCGCGGGGAGTGGAACTAATAAGTTGTTTTATGGTTTTTGGCCCAAAATCTTTAACAAGTTTTCGTAATACAGCAGCGCTACTTCGATGCTCTGGACTTATACCTTTACTTCTCTGAGTTTTTTTAAATTCTTTTTGTTGAATTTCAATATATTGATTGCGTTTTTCTTCTGGAATTTGCAATTGTGGCCAAACCCGTTCTAGTATTATTCCGCTTTTATAAGATTTAAAAGATTCAAGAGTGTTTGTTTTAAATGTTTCTTGTTCTTTTGGGTCAACCAGTCGTTGGACAATCTCTTGATTAGCCATTACTTCTCTTTCTATCCGATTTGCATTAGCAAATTTATAAAAATTATCGGTAGATAAACTGTGACCCAATTCATGCGCGAAAGTTTCAATTGATTCGCCTTTAGGAAGATTAATTCTTCTTTCTGAAAATCTATGAAAAGCTCCAAGTTCTTTATCTCTAGTAATGCGAATCTTTCTTTCTTTGGCTAGAGCTAATAATTCTTTGGCGGTTGATAAAGGCAAAGAGGAAGCAAAATTTGGCACTTCACCTTTGGCTCTACCATATTTTTCTATAGCCGAAAAAATGTTGATTCCCGGCTTGCCAATTGGAAAAGCGTCCTTGCGATTACTAAAATCACGTTTTGAAGAAGGATTAAAATTGAATCTATTATACAATCTATCCTGAAGTGTTATAAATGATTCTTTTAATTTGTTTTGTTTATATTTTGTACCTAAAAATTTGGCGGCAGGCGTAGCTTTGGTTTTTTGAAGGTCTATATCGCTATTTGCAAGGTCAGTAAGACTATCAAAAAGAAGTTTTTTGTCATCGGGATTTGTAACTTGGCCTACGAATGTTGCTGGTGACGAGACACTGTTTACTAGCTTCCTAAACAGTTTTGTTAACTGTGAACTACCATAAGAATGAACCGGCTCATTAGTAAAAAGACTGGCTCCCGCATTACCTTGGAAAACAAGATTCGCAGGATTCAAAACACTCTTAAGTCTGTTTTTGGGAAAAAGTTCTTTAATATCCTTAATTGTTTTTAAAGGGTTTTGTTTTAAAACTTTTGGAAGAACGTTTAATTTAAATTCATCTTTGATAGATTCAAGTTCGGGCTGTCTAATAAAACGTCTTTTTAGTTCGTCTTTTAATTCCTTAAAATTCAACTTTTCGCTCCCATGGAGTGCAAAATCCCAAGTGTCAGAATAGCGAATTTTTCTGTTTTTGGTGTTGGCATCTAGGTTAAAAGCTCCGAAATCTGGACTCCTAAACAAACTTCTAATTGTATTTGGGTCTTGAGGGCGATATCTAACATTTTGAGGAGTTTTTGTTGTTAGATTAACTCCAAAATTTTGTAGTGGATTTCTTCCACCTATTGCATAGGTGTTTTTCTTGCCCGGAATTTGACGGAGTTTAACTTCTGGATTTGGTGGAATTCTAGGTTCCAAACCAAACATTTTTCGAAAACCAAATTCGGACAAGCCGAAGTCTTCTCTTCCTTCTTCGTTAAAACCAAAAAAAGTTCCTTGGTGCGCCGGTTTGTCTAAAATAATATTTTTAATCGTTTGTTTTATGCCCTTTTCCTTAGCAAAATTAAAAGCAGGTTTTAAAGCCGCCATACTAAAACCTTCGCCAGAATGCACCAAATTAGTCACCACGCGCCCGACAAGAGGAGAAATGAATGGAATGTAAGCAAAATTTGGCGCTTGCCCTTTGTTTTTAAAAGTAGTGGAGAGGTTGCCGACACTTGTGAATCCTGTTCTAAGGTTTTTTTTGAAAATATCTGAAGGAACTTGGTTTACTATAGTTTTTAGTTCTTCAAAGGTGTTAAAGCTTCGTTCTTCACTTCCTAGAAGATTTGGCCGAAAAACCCCATTGGTTGAAGCGTTTGGTAAGTCCCGGTAGCGTAATTGAGGATATCTTACTAAAAGTTGTTCCCAATTAGTTTGGTTTTCGTCAGGTTGTTTGGACGATTTGACTAGAGTTTCACTTATAATTGGACGCTTAATTCTACGGGCGGTGCGCCCCAAAGCTTTAAATAACCTAAAAGCGTCCCCTTTTTGGTTAGATTCAATGAAACTTATGTTTATGTGTTTATTCCTGTCAAAGTAATAGGAAGCATAACTGCCGGTTTTTGGTATTCCCAGTCTTCTTATCGCAGTAGAATTATGTGGAGCTTTTGCTAAACTGATATTAGAAAATGAAGAAGCAAAATTCGGCACTTGGCCCTGACTATAAATTCTATTTCTAGGATTTTGTGGTTTATTAAACCTGTCTGGATTTAAAGTGTGCCAAATACTCTTAATACCGCCATCTTTGGCAATTGCCAGATGTTGGTCTAAATAAGGCGTTGTTTTCTTTACTACAATTTTCTCAATATTGGTTCCATGAAGTCCTCGAATATTATCATCGTGTTCAACTTCAATAATTTCATTACTGTCGATTATTAAGTTTGGGTCAAACTTGGGAATATTGTTTTCTCCATACTTTATAATATCGTTTCGCAACTCTTTAGGAAAGTGGTCCTTAGTCGGAAATATTCGTAATTGTTTACCATGTAATGATTGAATTTGTTTTAAAATATGTTCAGGAAATCCAGTGCGAAGTTTGTAGATTTTAGCAAAGTTTGGGATTTTACCTTGTGCCGCGAACTCTCCAAAACCCTTTTTAGCCAAACCGTATTGCTTTATAAAACTATTACGTCCGCGATTGAAAATAGAGCTTGCTTTATTTCTTGAAATATTATATTTCTTTGCAATTTCGCCCAATTTTAATCCATCGGCGTGTTCTTCTATTACAACGCGTTCACGCTCAGGAAGTTGTGAAAAAATACCATTAACATCAATATTAAAGTTTGGAACCGCGCCTTTTGAGTTAAGCCTTTTTATTTTTTTAGCTGAAACTGGTCCCGGCGTCAGGATTTCAAAAAAAGGATTGTCTCCATAGTCATAACCCGTATTTTCTTTCTCTTTTTCTAAAACTTTATTTAGATTTTGTCTATTTAAAGGAATGCCGGATTGGAAATATTCACGAGCAAGTTCGCGTAATTTAGTATTTGGAACAGTGCTCGTCCCATAAGGACCCGCTAAATCAAAAGCTTTATCTATCTTTTTTAAGTTGAAAATATAGCTTTCTTTATTTGGGGCAACTTTAAAATGCGTTCCAAACCTATTAAATTTTCGACTTTCTGGAGTTAAATAAACCGAGTTTAGTCTACTAGGCAAATCAGGAAACTCGCTTGCTCTGACTTCTTCAGCAAGTTTCTCAAAGTTAGTAACATGTTGCGAAAAATACCCCTTTTCAAAGCCCTCTTTTCTTCTAGGTTTAAGGCCCTCTGACTCTATTGTCTTAGCCAACTGTGGAGTTGTACTATGAACCAAAGAGTAGGAACTTTTGGCAAGGTTGGGCACTCGCCCTGAAGCAAAATAACGCGCCTTTAAGTCTTGTTTATTAACCGGTGAAAGATTCGAAATGCGCTCTTTAACTTTTTGTGGTCCCACTGTCTTAACAATGTCTCTTAGAACTTGTGATTGAGATTTTCTAAAATCACTATAATTACCTAAATCCCCGGCTCTTTTTCCTAAATCTTTGGTTCTTATTCTGTGTTGTCCAATGATTTTGACCATCTCAGGTAGGGGAACCAGTCCTCTTAAAGAATCAACTAAAGATGTTATCTTGTAGGTTTTAAAAGGATTAAGCATTTGTTTAGCAAATGATTTCTTTTCTTTTCCTGATAATCTGTTTAAAATTTCAGTATTAGCGCCCACTTCTGATTTTATATCTGAACGCACTCTTTCCAGAAGGGGGTTTTCCTGATAAGAAAATCCGTGACCAAGTTCGTGCGCAATAACATCAAAAGAAGTTCCTTTTGGAGCGCGAACCGAACTCGAAGGAATATCATAATAAGGTATTGGTTCGTTGGTTCTTAGTGTTTTTATTCCTGTTTTTTTAGCTTCCCTTAATAGTTTTTTACTAGTTGAAAGAGATAAACTAGAAGCAAAGTTCGGGACGCGCCCTGAGGCAAAATTTGGCACATCACCTTCTGATTTCTTCAAATAAGGCTTCAGCGCGTTAACCGAAGAGACTTTAACCATTCGGTTAGCTTCGTCTTCAGTAGAAACCTTACTGAAGAGGTTGAAGTTTGGAACGTGCCCCGAAGCGTAAGGTTTTCTTTTTAAATCGGTTTTGTCTATTTCGGGCAATTGTGACAATATCTCTTTTACTTTTTTTGGTCCTATATCTTTTATCAAAGCACGCAAAGCGGTACTGTGCGCTCTTATTACGGGGGAATATCTATCAGAATGTTTGCCTTCCTGCTTTCTGAGTTCATTAATAAAAATACTTTCGTCGTCTATATTAGGAGCAAAATCCTTCAAAATACCTCTTAATATTCCAATTTTATATGTTTTAGTTGCAGGACTTAGTGTTTCACGATATCCCTGTCTTTCTTTTTCTGTGGGAATTCTTTTTAAGGCTTCGATGTTAGCTGATTGTTCTTTTAAAAGTCTTGGAGAGTATATATTTAAGTAATCATATGAAAGGTCGTGTCCTACTTCATGAGCAAGAACATCAATAGGAGTCTTTTTTGGAAGAACTATTTTCTTTCCTTCTGCGCCAGAACGAATATAAAAAGCACTACCTTGGGGAACCCTCTGGTCTTCTCTGACAATTTTGACACCCCTTTCTTTTGCGAGTTTAACAAAGTTTTTTGAAGTTGATAAAGTTAAACTAGAGGCAAAACTTGGCACCTTTCCTTTATTAAATGGCAACAGCCCCTGTTGTGACCCATAGGTTTCTCTGAACTGTTTTGCAAGCACTAAAATATTATCTGGATTAGTTAAATCCAACCCTCTTTTAGCGCCGATTGACTTCATCCACTGAACCTGAAAAGCGTTTCTCCCCTTGGTAATTGCATCCCCATAAGGGCTTTTACCATAAATAGTTCGATAAGCTTCTTTGTATTTTTGTCCCGCTTCGCTGCCTTGAGGCGGCACTATAGCTTTTTCTTGGGGGTGTGCGGCGCTAGTTTTAATACTTTCTGCATTATTAATTACTGCGTCTCCCACTTGGCGCACTTGGCCGGGAATGTATTTAGCTTTATAAGCGCCTTCAATTTCCTTTTGAGCGTCCAAAATATTTACCGCAAAGTTCGGAATGCTACCTTCTGAGCGTGTTTTTTTTAAAGCTGGATTGGTCACCACTTCCCTAGTCTTAGGATTGACTCCTACTGCGCCAGTATTAATGAGGGTGGATGTTAGTTGTGAAGCTATTGCTTTTTGGGCGTTTAAGGCTGCATTTTGTGCCGTTATAATTTGAAGAACCTTTTCTTGTGCCTGAACAACACTTAAACTATTTCCTAGTATTTGGCTATAAATATTAGGCTCTTGTCTTAAAACGCCTAAAACGCGAGACTCAATAGCGGCCCTTTGGTCAGTGCTTTTGTTAAGGTCAGTCAAAAGTTTATAAGCTTCTGTTGCCAGCCTTGCGAACTGACTGGCAAATTTAAACAGTGCAACACCAATCAGCGCCAAACCCGGACCTTGTAAGAACTGTCCAAAACCCCTAACCAGTCCTTTTCCAAGAACTGAACCAATTTCTTTAAAAGCCACTTCAGCTTTATCGGCACCTAAAATGTTATTAGCATTTTCCAAGAAACCATTAGCAAGACCAGCAACTCTTCGAATTGAAGGGCCAAAAGTGTCCTGTCCCACATTAGCCGAAAACTGCCTTACGTTTTCTTTAGTTCTATTAATTAAAGCCGCTAGAGTTGTATTTAAAGCTTCGTTACGTTGAACAGCTTCGTCAGTTGCGGTTGAAGAGTCATTGAGAGCCTTAGAGTAAAACGAGTGTTCTTTACCCAAATCTTTTAAAGAAGCTTTTAAAATGTTAATTTGATAAACAGACCCTACAAGTTCAGCGGCGGCAGATTGTTGGGCCTGACTTAAATTATCATAACTGTTCGCCAAATTTGTGAGGATTTGAACAGCCGGGAGAATATCTCCTTGAGCGTTTCTGACAGTAATTCCAAGTTGTTCAAGGTCATTAAGCACTTGGGGTCTGGCTGTACGAGTAAAAATAGTCTTAAAAGCGTTACCAATTACAGCACCGCCACGTTGAGTTATTTGTTGGGCAGAGGTAACTAAAGCAATAAGTTCATCAATTCCTACTCCCGCTTCTTCAGCGCTAGAACCCACCCGTTTAATAGCTTCTGCTAAGTCAGCGGAACTAACTGCAAAGTTTTGGTCAACCTTAGCAAACTTATTAACAATATCGCTTGAAGTCAGAGCAGCTTGACTAAAGCTGTTAATAGCGGCAGTGATAGCGTCGGTTGCTTCAGCGGCATCTAATCCAGTTTGGCGGGTTAAAATAAGGGCGTCATTGGTTCTTTTTAAAGTTTCTTGAACTCCAAGACCTTGGCGGCTAAATTCCAAGGCGGCTTTAGCTACTGTTTCAAAGCTTTGGCCGGTATTTTTAGCTATACCAAACAGTTGCTCAGAAAAGGTGCTAAGACTGCTTGTGCTTACTCCCAAAATAACATTAATGTCTTTAAGCTGCTTTTCAACATCAATGGTTGTTTGGATTAAGGCTTTAAAGCCTCTTTGAATTGCGAACAGAGCGCCGAAAGACGCCCCGAGGGTTAAAACGCGGGTTTGGGCGCTAGCTAAGGCTCGTTCAAACTGTTCGGCCTCTTTAGACGCGTGTTTAAAACCATCTCCAATCCGGCCAGTATTAACTCTAACGTTAACTGGCGGGATTCTTCGTGCCTGTGCTATAGAGTCTTGAATCGCTTGATTCCACTCTAGTACTACAGGTACTCTTACTCCATCATTGGCCATACCTTAATCCTTCTTATAATATTACACCAAACCGTGTAATTTTAATAAATCTTCCATATTTAAAGAGCCGCCTTTCTTTCCAGCTTCTTCAGCCAAACTATCAGCGCCCTTTTCTTTATCTAAGCCTAATTTCTTTAAATCTTCAGTGGAAGCTCCCACAATAGCCGTTCCTCCTCCAATTGATTCTTTTCCTTCAGGAATTTTGGCGGTTCCAAGGGTTTCAGCGGCTTTTTGAGAGTCTACATATTGAATTAGTTTATCCGGGTCGTCTAAAACATCGCTAGTGACCTTATCTTTTAAGTCCGAAATAAGTCCTTTAAAATAACGTCCTAGGCTATAAAGCTCGCTTTGACGGGCGGTAAATTGAACTACCGGCTTACCATAAAAGTTCCACAAATCTTCTCCCGCCAAATAAATCATTTGCATGTGAGAGTTTAAAATAGCTGTTTTTTTCATCTCTTGAGGGGCAAATCTAACGCAATCTTTATTAAAAAGATTAATTAAATCGCCCATTTGACTTTCATCCAACTCATTAAACTCTTCCCAAGAATATAAAGTTTTATCTAGTTCTAATTGATTTCTAAAGGTATGAAAAACAAACAGTTCGTTAGTTTTTTTTGTTGCGTAAGTTTCTGCGGTGTAACCTAATAGGCTGTTTCTTTTAGTCTCCAATTTTTGCAATTTCTCCTCTTCAGCCTTAATATTTTTATCAATTCTTTCCACGTCTTTTTCCAAGAAGAATTTTTTCTTGGTATCTTTTAAAATACCTATATCTTGAGGAAGTTTTTGGAACTGTTTTTCTTCTTCGTCGGTCCACTCTTTTTCTTTAATAAGTTCTTTTATTTTGTCTTCAATGGTTGGAACGCCCTTTTTAACAGCTATTTCAAAGCTTGTTTCATATTCTTGTTCAACTTTTAGGTGTTCTTGAAAGGTAAAATGTTTGATATAGATGGTTTGATTATTAAATATTACTGTGGAATAACCTACTAAAATATCAGCAAGAGCAATTTTATGTTTAATTTCATCTAGTTTATTCACTACAAAAAAAGCCCCTACTTTAGGTAAGGGCCGAACAGGACGTTAGTTTATTTTTAGGACTCTGGTTCAAATCTTTTAGCTATTTCGGCAAAATCTTCTGGCTTATTGGCGCGACCTGTATACCAAAAACTAACAAAGAAGACAAATTTATTAACAACTTCCAACTGAAAACTATCCTCTGAATCCCAAATTTCCCCATAAACAGCGTCTTTTTCCTCAAAAATCTGGCCTTTAAAAACAGGTTCAAAATTTTCGCCGTCAGTATACTTATATGACAGGAAAAGAACCCACCAAAGAATAGTTTTATTCCTAGCCCAACTTTCGGCAGTTTGGTCGTAAAGACTCATTTGGGTAGCTTCAAAATCTTGAATTTCTTTTTGAAGCTCAATAATTTCTTCTGTAACTTTCTTTATTTTCTCCTTGTCCTGCTTATCTTCCGGCAAACCGGCTAAAGATTTATATTCATTTTCCTTGGTAAAAAGGGCGGTATAAAGCGATACATACTGTTCTTTATCCGGTTCACTCATTGAGCCGCCATCGTTTGAATAACGTTTAGCGAGCAAGGCTCTAGTTAAAAGTCCTGCTTTAGCCGCCTCATTAAACTTTTGAGCATAGAAAAAGTCTGCTTCATCAATTTGATTTCGGGTAGGTTTAGCGATAAAATACTTAAAAGGCTCGCGTTTCTTTTCCTTTTTTACTACGTCCTTATCGTTTTCATCCTTTACCGTAACTTCTATTTCGGTTTCCTTATATACCGTGAACTCGTGCAATTTTTTCATAATGTATTTAAAAACTCCTGTGTTTGTTTAAAATTTACCTTTCCGCCTAAATTTTTAATAAAGTCTTTTTTAGTGCTATCATCCCAGTTTTTAAATTTAATTAAAAAAGCTGTAGATTTAATATATTCGAGCTTGGGCGTCACCCTAAACTTTTCTTCCATTGTTTTTTGAAGACTTTGCAAACACAAACGTTCCCGAATCACCGATTGGATATTGGGTTTTGTTTTCATTAATTTGTACCTCTAAATGTTTAAAATGTTCGTTAATTTCTCTTATGGCGTCATTTCCTAAATCCAAAACCCGTTTTCTGGTTTGCGAATAACTCTTTGGGTCTTGCATTGAATACTTTTCATCGCGCAAATCTTCCAGAATAAAAAGTATATGTTTATAAAGATTTGTTATCTTTCTAGTTACATGAAAGAGAATATAATCTTTCAGATTTTCACTATTTATGTCCATAACCTTGGAACTGACCTTTTACCTACTAATCTTTACACAAGGTTTCCCAAAAAAAGAACAAAAAAAATAAGCCCGAATTTCTTCGGGCTTATCTAGTTTATTTTACAACAGGATTAGACTCTTCCGCTTAGGAAAATACCACGAGTAAGGTCGTTAGCGCCTGCAATAGGAACACTGAAGTTCATAGTTACAGTTTTGCTATCACCGATACTGGAGCTATATTCTTGGCTATCAAGCTGAGCACCCTTAAGGTCAAAGCCGAAGTTAACGGTAGAACCCGTAGGAGCAAAAATTTTGACACCCACAGTATTAACTCCAGTAGATTCCAGAAGTTGGGTAAGAGAACCGGTGTTCATATCACCCACAGCAGCAGTAATTCGAAGGCTGGCAGTAACTGGGAAGTTGGTTTCTTGCGAATATGCAAACTTGCTTCCAAGCTTATTCAACGGAGTCTTAGAAATATCACTAGACAAAGTGAAACTTTGAATTTTGGCATCGTTAATAGCCGTGCCCATAGTGGCCGCAGCGGCATTATCCCAAGTCATAACTACGTCACCGGGACGAAGAACGGTGGTTTGGTCAAGGGCAGAAGTTGTAGACGTTCCAGAAGGAAGTCTATAAGTATCTGCGGCAATGAGTGTTCCATTTTCTTTATTAACACAAGGGCTTTGTTTTGCTTCGTCGGTGCTGAGCCAGTTGTCAAACTTCATGTTTGAGCAGTCAACACGAACGCTCGCTCTTGGGAAATCTCCTACGGCAGCGTCAATACTGTACGAGCTAATATACCCGTTACCAAAACCAATTGCGCCGAAAACATAACCAGTAGACGGTAGACCGTGAAGGTCAGTACCATAGGCAACCGTCTTAACCCAGTAAGCTTTTTCGTCGGTGGCACCCGCAAAAATGCCTGAAAAAGCATTAGATGTAGGATTAGTGCTTATCCCAACTGTCATTCCCAATGCCTGTTCATTATAGACATTGGCCAGCAAATAGGTAAAATCGAGCGAAACGGTAGGAGGGTCAACTAGAATCCTATCGATTGCGGCGAGTTCACCAAATTGATTAACGTCTCGTTTTCCAAGGTTGAATGAATAATTCGCGCTTTGGACACGATAAATTTCTTTTACATCAGCCGCGCCAGTATGATTAACACCGGTGCAAGGGGTTCTTTGACCAGCAAATACACCCTCTGATTGATAAATAACTCTGTTTCTTGCCATAAATTAGTCCTGTTTTCTAAGTTTAATTACAACTGTTTTATTAATATGAGAACAGTAATTTTAAGTTCCTAGTCTAGGATATCTTACCTTACTAATCTCAAAATCAATTACACCAAAATGAATGCCGGGATTCACTAATTTCATCTGACTATAAATACTGGGTTGGAACTTAGATATATGGATATCATTTATAAAAGAATAATCTTTATTAGCAACAAGGCCAGTATAGTTATATAGTCCTGTTTTAAAACTACCATAGACATTGTACGGATATTCGTTTTCATTTAACATTCCTAATATTGTTCTTGTTTTATCCACAAATAATGAGCTTAAAGCATCTAAGTTAAATTGGCTGTCAGCTAGTATCATTGCGGAAATTTGATAAATTGAGTCATCTTGTCCTCCAAAAGCAAACGGTTTATTGTCGCTTGCAACGTTCTTTAAAAAGATAATAGGATAGGTCCAAGTGCTTGCCCATAAACCTGTTGGAGCTTGTCCTAGTTTTGGACGCGGGCTATACTTTGTTTCAAAAAGGAGCTTTTCTTCTTGTTCTTCGGTTATTTGAACATTAAATTCTTTAAAGGAAAAAGTGCCGCTAACTCTAATGGTTGAGGGTAATTGGCCAGTAAAATGAACCCTGCCGTTTTCGTAATCTATTGCCTTTAAACCACTTACGCCAGTTGAAACAAAGGTTCCGTTTAAATAAACCCCAGTGATAATCGTCGCGCCCGTTACTGAATAATCTGAAACGAATTGATTGTAAGGAGTTGCATAGGTATAAAGTCCATAGTAAACCTGTCCAATTGGGTAAAAGATAGAGGTTGTGGTTTGATAAGCCTGCCCCTCCCTCAAAAGAGTATTATTAAACCAGAGGTTAAAACTTGAAATTAATCTATTGGCATATTGAGGTCTCATGTGCTGACTCTTGCTACAAAATGTTCAAGAATTTCTTTCATATAAGGGCGAGCTTCAAACGAATCTGCTCTTACTTGGGACTTAGATTCAATAGCAGGTCCCGACCTAGACCAATCACTAAAGTCTTTTGGAGGGTTTGTATATAGTCCATTTAAATAATGAGTTAATCCCCACATGCCATCTTCAATCCCTTTAACCCAACTTTTGCTACTAAAAGGTGAAGGGGTCGCTTTATAAATCTCTGTTAAAGAAGGATATACGACAGAAAAACTAAATGTCGCGGACCTGTAACCAAAGGTTATTGTAGGGTTATTTAAGATATTAACAAAGCTTTCTAAGGCACTTCTTATAATCTCTGTTGGTTCTGTTTCGGCAGGAAAACCAATAAAAGCATAAAGATTGGCGCGTCCACCTAAAGTGCCACTTGGGTTTCCTTCTGCTTCAGGACCAGCTTTCAATTCTTGAGTAACGGGATGCTCATCAAACTCACGCAACATATTCTGTTTAGCGGCCACAAATTTTGTTCTAGCAGCGTTAAACATAAAATTAGTCCTAGATTTAGCAGTTTTTTGAATTGCTTTATTTAAGACATTAATGTTGATTGTTGTATATTTTGCCATGTTTATTCAACTTTAGTTAAATCGTAATAATAAAAAATAAATCCAAGAAAGTTTTTGGGCATTGGGACGCTGATTTGATTATACATTTCGCCCAAGAAAGTAATTGCTGTTGTTTTGCCTTGAGAAATGTAGTTTTTTGCGTCTCCAGAGACCTTAACTCTTATAGTGTTGGTTGGCAGTTGAGTGTTAATAATTGGTAGATTATTATTGTTTATACTATCATGAGTAACTTTTATTGCGTAAAAAGTGCCGCTAACTGGAACATAAGTTACATCAGTCTCAATTGGCCCATATCCCATAAAAGGATTTTGATTCTCGTTCACCACCTGAGTCAAAGGTTCTTTATGAACTATAATTGGAGCTTTAAACGTATCAAAGTGATTAATTAAACCACTAATAAACGCTGTTCTGTCTGCCGTTGAAACCAAATCTGCCATTTTATCTTATTCTTGGATTGGGGTCTAAAACGTCTTCATAAGCCGCAACCGTATCATCTCCAACCACTTGCAGAGGTAGAGTACTATTATGACCATAATTTTTAACCAAATTGTCTAATGTATCCTCTTCATTTTTTAGAAGTTGGCGGTATTCGGCGGCTAAAGTTGTTTTATTCACCTTTCGAATTGAGCTACCGTCTGAATCAATTTGAATAATACTTTCGGTGCTTGCTGCTCCCAAATGACGCCTAACCAAGACTTTAGCACGATGAACTTTATAAAGTTGTTTATAAATAGCAATATCTTCTAAATTTGATATCTCATTCCCGCCATTATCGTTTATTTGTCTTGTGGAGGTATTAAAGCTATAATCGGTGTTTACAGCTATATTTAAGTTTCCTAAGTTTGATTCCATCCAGAAATGGATAGCAGCTATGGAAATATCTGTTGGATTTTCCAATTCACGATATAGTGCATCTACAATATCTACTAATTTCATCTTGTCGCCTCCGGTTCTACATTAAAAAGACCTTTTATAACTTTTGTGGTATAACTGGTAAAAGGGTTGTGAATTTCAATATCATAAACCCCTTGCATTACAGGAAGAGGGGCGGTCCCGGTTTCCGGCACGTTAATATCAATGTAGCCACTTATATAACTACTGTGAATTGCGGGTCTTAAGTTTAAAACTATTCCTGTATCAGTATAACGGTACTTGGCATAGCCCGACACTGTGTAGTTAGTTAAATCAATAGGGTTTTGGTTAACATCTAGAGCTACAACCCTCAAATAGATGTTTTCGCCCTGAATTACACTAATATCATAAATGTCTGCCATATCTTTTAATTTTACACTGAAATTAACTATGGAACCCTAACAATAACCTCCTTGATAATTAGTCCAATTCTGACACCTTGAGGACCCGTCACTTTTTGACCCAAAATAGTAGCAATAATTTCCTTTTTAGGTAATTCTGTAATACTATAAGGGAATATAAAAGCTAAACCGGTTGTCGTTCTTCTTTGAGTTCCGAAAATTCTAGCTATACCCGTAAGAGTTTGGGTCTTTAAAACTCTAATTTTTGCTAATCCAGTATTGCTATGTCTAGAAGTAGTTTGAATCCTACCTTTACCTGTTGTTGAGTTTAAAGTAGTGGTTTTGATTCTAGCTAAGCAAGAAATACTATTTCTGGTGCTAGTTCTGATTCTAGCAACACCGGTTTGATTTTGGGTGCTAGACTTAGAGATTCTTGAAATACAAGTAATTATTCTACTACTTGTAGTTTTAATTCGGGCTACACAATTAACATTGTTATTTTGAGTAGTTTTAATCCTAGCAACACAAAGCTGATTTTGAGTTGAACTTCTTAGAATTCTAGCAATACCTGTTTGGGTCCGGTTCGAAGCCGCCGATACAGTAATATAACCCTTACCAGTTTGAGATTGCTGAATTGTGCGGAGAACTCTTCCTTTACCTTGAGTAGAATTCTGAGTTGTAGCCTTGATTCTTGCAACGCCAGTTTGAGAATTATTGTCGGTTACTTTAACCCTAGCTAGGCCGTTAACGGTCCATTGAGAAGCTCTTTGAATTCTTGCCTTGCCTTGGCAGCTAAAAGAACTTGTAGTCTTAATTCTAGCAACGCAAAGTTGACTTTGAGATATTGAAGCTTTGATTCGCGCCAAACCAGAATTAGTTCTATTTATTGTGCAGCGAATTCTAGCAATACCAGTTTGCGTGTAGCTCCTAATATGTTTAATATTAGCCTTGCCAGTTTGACTATATCTAACAGTATTAAGTATGCGAGCTTTACCAAGTTGAACTCTAATCTGACTTCCAAGAGCAGCAATGTAAGCAACGCCAGTATGGGTCCATGAAATTGTATTTTTAATCCTAGCAACGCCAGTTTGAGTAAATCTAGAAGTATTTAAAATTCTTGCTAAACCGGTTTGAGAGCGACTGGTTGCGGCTTTAATCCTCGCAACCCCAGTTTGGCTATTCTGTGTTGTTGTCCGAATTCTTGCGCGACCAGTTTGACTTGTTCTGCTTGTATTTAAAATCCTAGCTAAAGCGGTTTGAGTTCTATTTGTTGAAACTCTGATTCTAGCAACGCCAGTTTGAATATTGGAAGTAGAAACTTTAATTCTACCTTTACAAGTTTGGCTCCAATTACTTGTAGTTTTAATCCTAGATAAACCGGTTTGGGTATTTCGTGTAGTGTTTAAAATTCGTGCCAACCCTGTTTGAACGCGAGAACTTGTAGCCTTAATTCTAGCAAGACCTGTTTGACTATTGCGAGTTGTAACCTGAATTCTAGCCCTACAACTTTGAGTTTGAGTTGTAGTAACCTTAATTCTAGAAATGCAGGTTTGAGACCAACGGCTGGTATTAAGAATTCGAGCAATGCCGGTTTGTGTTCTTTGGCTGGTGGTTAAAATTCGCGCTAAACCAGTTTGAGTTCTTTGTGTGGTAGTGCTTATTCTAGCTTTGCCTAATTGGTCGTAAGATTGTGCTCCCGCGCCAGCAATTCGCGCTACACCGTTAATAGACCATCTAACCGTATTAAAAATCCTAGCAACTGCGGTTTGGTTATTAACGTTTAATTTGATAATTTTAGCTAAACCAATTTGCGCCGGAAAAAGAAGTCGTTGTAATTCCCAAATACCAGAATTGTGTAATGCTCCCGCTGTTATTTCGTAGGCTTGATTACCATTGCTCCAAAACAGACCATCGTTAGTGGGGAAAATGGGTTGTTCGTTCCTTAAATAAACCGCTGACCCCCATTCTGGGTCAGAAAAGTAAAATTCTATATGATTTCTATTGCCACCAACACCACTAAAAGATTGGAGAAAGTCTCCTACAATAGCATATGGATAGATATATTCATAAGTTCCCGTTGATTTTAAAATAGCTTCTCCGAATGAATATCCAGAAACAAAATCAGTAATTTCAGGGTCGCCCCCTCCTGTCTTTATACTATACATCCAATTTGTAGTTGGAGTTCTAGTAACTTTAATTCTTGCTCTGCCGCTTTGTGTTTCTGGAACGGTTAATGGGCCAAAACTTCCACTTAATGAAAAATGAGCAACTTGAGCTGCATTGTTAGCAAAAGAAAGCCCCCAAGATTTAATTCCTCCAATTCTTGCGTCTTGGGTTAGAACATACAACGACCAAGTTCCATTGGGGTCGTCTCCAGAAACAACATTCAAATTTGAATTAGCTATTGTATTGTCAATAATACCAGAATAAGCAGGAGGGAAAAATCGAGACTCATTATTAAGTGTAGGGAGATAAGATACGCCAGATAACCTCTTACTAGCTCCCATTATATGAGGAGAACTTTGGTTAAAAGTTAAATTTAAACCGCTAACTGAAGTTGTTGACGGTGAATTGTCACCCATCAAAACAATATTTCTTCCACTAGGAGAAACCAACAATATTTCTACGTTTCTAGGATTAGTATAAGCAAATCCATTAATCCAAACGGTCACTGAAGTTTTACTTGAATCCAAACCAGTGACATTAATTGTTGAAGGATAGGTCGAACCTCCTCCGTAATATGGCAATATTATCGGAGTGGTATTTTCATAATAATAAGGAGGAGTAGCAATTCTAGCAGTTCCTCTTATATCCCTAGCTCCTCTGCTAATAGCCGCTTTTCCTTGTATGTTTTTTATTTTAACAAATTGAAAATTATTAGAAAATTCAATCCAAGGATTTTTAAAAGTACCTAACTGTGGTAAATCGAATACTTCTGCGGGGGTTTCGCTAAATGAAAAATCTCCAATGTTTGTAGTTGCGGCTGATTCAAAATGAAAATTACTAGTACTATTAGTTCTATTATAAAAACCATAGACTATTCCAAGTCTATCTCCTCTATCTGCCGTAAAACCAGAATGCAAACCTGTGTTTGGGAAAATATCTGTAAGATATTTTCCTTGAACAGAATCTGTTATAACTATGTTTCTTCCGGTTGTTACAGGAAAAATTTCGCTTTTTAACTGACTCCCATCGAAATTATAAATACCAACCTGAATAGCAAAAGTCCCGGTTTTTCCACATAAATAAGTAGATATTCCAGAAAACAATCCAGTATTATAAACTCCCGAAACTAAGGGTTCGGAGAGAGCTTTCGACATAGCAAACGGAATAAATCCGGTAGTTATAGGAAAGTCTAAATGATTGGGAGCATATCTGTCTGTAATACCTTCTTTTTGCACCAAACCATATACTGAAAATCTACTTGAGCCGGATTGCCATCCAGAGTAATATTTACTTAGGGATGCATTATACCCCGATTCGTTCCAATTTAAATATAATCTGGTTGACATATACTATACTCTATTTGCTACAAACTTTACTCTTAAATCAGAGAAATTTGTTATACTTTTGATTTCGTGAGCGGTTAAAGAAACACTTCCTGTTGTCCACAAACCAGAAATTAAAGGTAATATTGTTTCGTGTTTTTTAACAGCCCCCTCAAAAAGCTGAACTGTTAAATTAATTTGATAAAAGTTAGTTTCTTGTTTTTTGTATACATAGTTTAATTTTAAAGAACTGTAATGACCTGACATTAAAGGACTTAAAAGCATTTCACAAGTGTCGTTGTTTGGATTTTGGGAACATATAATATAATCATTAGTAACGGGCGTTTCTTCCCAAATTTTACTATAAAGAGGGGTTGTGTTCCAAGTCCCGCTATTTATGTCTTGGATTGGATAAGCTTTAAAAGGACTTCTAATGCTCGCTTTACCGTATTGGACAGGAAAGAAAGCTCCAGCAAATAACCAATGGCTTCCGTAAATGTCAAGAAGTCTTGGATAAATATCATTAACAGAATTAAAAAGATAATGATACTCAACGCCTTCTTCGTCATTATAAACTTCAATTTCGTAATATTCTTGGTGGTTTATAGGGAAAAGTGGATAATATTTTTGAATATAAATATAACTTAAATCAATAGCTCCGTTTGGATTTTCTGTTGTCCAATAAATATCGCTCGCTTCATCAGCTAATGCTTGTTGTTTTTCTAAAGCGTCTTGGAAACTATTAGCACGCACGTAATTTCCTCCGGGGATATCTCTTCCCCAATACCACCATCCCCCACTTTCTTTCCTTGTAACTTTAATTCTAGCAACACCGGTTTGTGTATTTGTATATCTAAAAACTATTCTTGCTCGTCCAGTTTGAGTTTGTTGAATGGTTTTAAAAATCCTAGCGATACCATTTAAACTGTTTTGTAAAGCTTTAAAAATTCTCGCAACACCGGTTTGATTGTTAGTTGTTGAATTTCCAGCAGGAAATTCAAACCTAATCCAAGAAACAGAAGCGGTAAGATTGGGGACGATAAAGCCTTTGCCCGTTTGCTCTTTTCTTAAGGTATTAAATATTCTAGCAATGCCCGTTTGATAATTATTTTTAGAAACTAAAATTCTAGCAACACCGGTCTGGCCGTTTCTTAAAGTGTTAAAAATTCTCGCAACGCCGGTTTGATAATTTCTAATTGTATTAAATATCCTAGCCTTGCCGGTTTGGTGATTTTGAATTGTTGTTGTATCGGTATCAATAGATGCTTTGCCGCTAATACTAAACCTAACGGTATTAAAAATTCTCGCAACACCGGTCTGGTATTGAAGGGAAGAAGTTAAAATTCTTGCACGCCCCGTTTGTCCATTTCTTAAAGTATTAAAAATTCGAGCGATACCCGTTTGATAATTATTTTTAGAAAGTAAAATTCTAGCAACACCTGTTTGAGAACGCTGTGAAGTGTTTAAAATTCGCGCAATACCTGTTTGACCGTTCCTTAAAGTATTAAAAATCCTCGCCAAACCTGTTTGGCTATTACTTCTTAGATTGATGATTGCGGCTAAACCTGTTTGCTCTTGCCTTTTTTGAGCGACGATTTTAGCTAAACCGTTTTGAGTTCTAGCTTTTAAGCGAACTACATCAATACTAAACTCAATAAAAGGTATACCTAAAGTTGTTTGTGTTTCATCTGCGGGTAAATCAGCAAGAGAAGTTAAGGAACCCCAAAGAGCAGATGCTTCGGGGGTTGCTCCTGCTGCTTCTGTATAACCCAATTCAATAACAAGACGGTCGCCGCTTTGAATTGCAACACTGGTTAATGAAGTATTTGTTGCAATGATTTTATTTCTATGACTAACGTTATTAACAAATTCTGTAGTAGTATTACTATAGTTACCAGTAGTTAAAACCCTACCTCTTAAGTTGCCGCTTCCATCAATTGCCTTAATACAAGTAACTAACCTATTAACGTTATCGCCGGGGTTGTACTCACGAACCATTAACTGACCAGTAACTGTCCCATTAATGGTTTGAGCAGATAAAGGTTCTGTAATATATTGACGGTCAAGACCAGCGCCGTTCCATGTGGGACCAATAGTTGTTCCAGTTATTAACGGGTTGTTTGATTTATAATCAACTAGATTATAACGACCAGCTTCGCTGGTATAAGCCCAAAAACCACTAAACTGAGGAGAAAAAGTAGTGAAATTTGTATTTTCGAAATAAAAACGTGTAGCCATTTTATCCAGTAATAGCTATTAACCTAACTCTTAAATTGGTATAGTTAGTTATAGTTGCCGCCTCTCCAGTTGTTAAAGTCATCACTCCATCGACCCATCCCTTTTGGAGATTGGAGTGAGTTGCTTCTTTTATGAGGGTATTTCCTTGATACAAACCTATAGTTAAATTAATTCCAGTGCTCGAATTCATGTTTTTTTCGTAGCGATATCTTAGAACATGACCGGTTAAAGAAGAAGGAATGTTCCCCGCCGTTCCTAATAACAGTTCAGTTCCGTTGTTAACCGGTACTGGCTGAGACTGTATATAATTTAAATCATCAGCGTAATATTCATTAACTTTAGAATAAAGAGGAGATTGAGTCCAAGAGCCTGAAACATCGGCAATTGGAAACATGTATTGAGTTAAAGTGCCGGTAGAAGGAGTGGTTAAGAAAGGACTGCCTTCAAACCAATAAACATAGCGCCCTAAATCGCTTTTCTGTTGGTATATAAACGGAATTCCATCTTTCCAATAAAAGTCCATTTATTATCTCCAATCATCAACATTAACCCAACCTTGACTGTAAGCTGGTCCTCCGCAAGTTACAGCAAACTTCATAACTCCGTCTTGAGGCGCAGTGGAGCTTTGTCCTGTCAAAATTTGCCAAGTACCAAAAAGACCAGCAGTTCCCGAAGCTATAATGATGTCCCCAGTAATACCCATTGGTATGTTTTCTTGAAAAACAAGAATAGGAACTGCACCATTATATTCAATTCCGTCACTATTTGAAGACTGTCTGACACGAACAGCCGCGCTTCCTTTTTGGCCACTTCGAACGGGAACAAAAAATGAAGTAGTTTGTAATCTATTATTATTACTTATTGGGGTCATTCGCATTGAAGGGCTTGTAGACCATACAATTGTTGTGTCTGTAGATAAAACTCCCCAAGCTTTATAAATGTAATTATTTCCGGTTATTTTGTTATAGTTAACAAAAGATAAAATTGAATCTTTATTAAAGTTGTCTAAACTAAGCGATATTGGGGTTGCCGCATTAAAAACACAATTGTTAAATTCAAATTTTGGATAAATTGTACCAGTTGCACTAATACTAATATCATTCGTAGCTCCGATATAGTTATTACCCGACAAATACGAAAAATCACAATTAACAAATTTGTTGTCGTATAAATTGGTTTGAGTAGAAGTTGTTTGTATCGTTGTAATGCCTGACCATGGAAAAGAGGCAAATTTACAATTTAAAAAAGTATTTTTAACAAACTCGTTATTAAAAGAAGTTTCAATTAAGCCTTTACTCTGAAACATGCAATTATTATAAGTGTTACCTATTGTTATAGGGACACTTTCTGTTTCCCATCTAAACATACAGTTTTCAAAAACTGAATTAATAGGAAAATTACTACTTTCAGCAAGTCCAATAAAAGCGTTATTTGAAAATTGATTTGCGTTATGAAAAGAATCGTTAGCAAAAGTTATATTGCCACGATAAAAAATGTTTCCAGAAATGAGCCAGTTATTTCTATTTAAAGAAAATCCCCCTGCTGCCCCTAAAAATAAGTTATTGATGAACTGAATTCCACCTTTGTTTTCACTGGAAGCAACGGCGCTATAAACTATTGTGGAACTGGCGCTAGCGCTAGCGTGAGCTATAATGTTATTTTTAATTATAGTTGTAAGTTCCCCTCTTTGGTCGCTTGGAAAATTTAAAAACGTTATATTATTGCTTCTTCCGCTCCAACCACATCCTTCCATTAAAAATCCTGAATTATATTCATATATATCTTTTCTTGTGCTGCTTACAACAGTATCCAAAAGAGAAAAATATGTATTTTTAAAGTTTATAATTCCAGAAGGTAATAGTTTATAACATCCTCCTGTAGCAGCAACGACACGTCCAAAGGTTACGTTCCTACTAACGTTTGCTACGTGACTTTCAACATGACCGGACCCCATATGAGCATATAGAAAACCTGAATTAAGTGTAATAAAACTGCCACTAACGTTAGTAATGGTTCTTATTTCTCTTCGATTTAATTCAAGTTCACTAAAAATAAGAGTGTCTCCCGATATCCAGCCACTTGCATTATTTACTTCTATAGTAATGGGGTCGCCACTTGTATAAGGTGCCCATCCAGCACTTGTTTCAGCTACAGTAGTACTAGCAACGCTATATAACAAACCACTTAAAGCGCCAGAAACAGTAGTTAATTGTTTTGGAACAGCAAAACTGGAATTATCAATATAAATATAACTGTTAGGCGACAGTGTTGTTAAATCTTGTCCATATCCAGTATATACTCTAAAAGAAATTCCAGTATTAACTTGAGTTGCTAGTCCACGCCCTCCATAATGACTTTTAAGTGTTGTCCAATAAGTTTTAGGAGAACCGCAAAGATTTAAAGTTGCATATTCTCCGTTACACAAATAAGCTTCTCCTGCTGCTGTAATTCCATCGGGTTCTAAAATTGCAGTACTACCCGAAGGAATTCCTGTTGCTGGCGTTCCAACGTTAATTACGCCTTCGGGATGGTTATACAAACATCCTCTCCATTTTAAATAATATCCGGTATTACCAGAAGGAGGGAAGTTTAAAATTCCTCCTTTTGAAATCGAAATACTTAACTGGTCCGCGTTGTTAATTCTATCAGGACCATAAGGAACTCCTGAAGTTAAATCATATGTAACAACTCTATTACTTAAAGCTCCGGTTCCTTGTTGTTCTCCCATAATAAACAAGATATCTCCGCTAGCTGGAGCTTGGGTTGCCATTCGGCGCAAACCAATACCAAAATTAGATAAAGTGCCAGAGCCACCAAAAGTAATAAGAGAAGACGCTGAAGCTCTAAGACTTATAACGTAGCTTGTTCCACCTGTAAAATTAATTGGGGTTTGAAATTTAAAAAACCTAGGACCAGCATAAGCGTTTGTAACATTTGAAGTATTAGGTAAATGTTCAACAAATCCAGTATATCTTACAATTTCGCCAGAGGTCCCCACTTGAAGGATTGCGCCTGTATACATTCCTGTTGAAGCATTGTTGTTTTTTTGGAAAAATCGAACAGCAAAACCATCATAGTCGCCAGATTGAGGAGTAAAGGGAAAAGATGCATAAGTTCTTTGAGTGGATGATGTAGATGGCGCGATGTTGCATATCATACCCACGCTCATATTTTCTAATACATACCATGTATTAGGGTCTGACCAATTACCGTCTTGATAAGCTATTAAATTTGCCATATTAAACTTCCCATTTAAATCTTACTTTTAAAGCTATTGCTATTTGTTTTTCGTTTAAGTTATAGTTTTGAAGGTCGGCTAAATATTGTTCTGTAATTTCTAATATTTTTGTATCGAGATATTGAGTCAACTTTTCTTTAAAAGTAGTCATGTTAGAATTTTTTTCAGTAAGTTCATCGTATTCTGCTGTTAACTGAGCTATAACTTCATTCCGCGCCACAATTAGTTCTGGATTAGTAACATTTTCTTTGTTCCAAACCCTAGTTGCGACTCTTCGCGGCATAACTCCTTGATTATCAACAAATTCAGCAATAATCTGAGTGGTGCCGAACTGTGTTATCCTACTTAAAATTGTCGCTTGATATGCCATAATTCATTGTATTGTTGGGGAGCATGGTATTGCCTCTCTTTATCTATTACACAAAAAAAGCCAAGAATTGCTTCTTGGCCATTTTCTTTGAGTTAAGCTGGTACGTTTTACACTAGAAAACTATGGAAGCTCTAATGCAAAACCATAACTCGCTGAAAGTTGCTGCCGTTTGGAAGATTAGCTTGAAAACCAAAATGATAGGTCGCATCGCGGACCTCTTGGTTCTCTAGTAAGTTTAAAGTAATAAAATTGCGCTTAAAGTAAATAAGACGAATGTTTGAAAGGGGTTCGTCATGAACAAAAAAAGAAGCTCCATTAACAACAAAGCGCCCAGTGGTTAAATCTACAGCATAAGATTCGTCTTTTTCTTGATTAAACATACCAAAGGCCACAAGGTTGTCCATGTTTTGCATAACGTCATAAAAACAATTCTTCCCTTTTGTAGTAGCGGATTTGTCTTCTTGGTTTTGTTTGATAACCGACTCGTCTTTTAAAAGAGCCTCGAAAAGATATTTGAATTGCATATGGTATTATGTTTACCAAGTATTATACTTTTGGAAGGTGAATTCCTCTAACGATTTTTGCGTAATTTTCAATCATTGGAAGGTCGCGTTCTTCAATATCTTTGTGGCATTTGGGACAGTAGCAGACTAAATTAGATAGCCTGTTAGCCTTTTCGTGGCGTTCTAGACCAAAGAATCTGAAGGGGATTTTGTGATGAACGTCTGGTTCCTTACCTAAGTCTTGTTTAGTTTTGCCGCAGTTTTGACAAGTATGATTATCTCTTTCTAGGGCTTGTTTCCGCGCCCAAGGCCAAGATGGGCCATAATTTTCCCATTTCTCGTAGCCGCCTCTGTAATTATAAACCTTGTCTCCTGTGAGGTTTTTGCATTTCCAGATACCAGCACAAATTTGGTCACAAAAGAAGCGCCCGTTCTTATTTTTGTTAATTTCGCATCGTTTTCTTATTAAAGTTTCGCCGCATTCAGTGCAAGCAACGCTTTTACGTGCATAGTGTAGACTTGGTTTGCCCTTTTTATAACCAGCGTGACATTTGTGATTGCAAAAGAAAACTTTGTGTTGTTCGGTGTGGCATTTCTTTTTAAAGATTTTTGTCTTACAAAAGCCACATTCAACTTCAATTTGACTGAAATTGTAGCCGCGACCTGTTTCGGGATTTAAAACAATTTTTCCGATATGTGATTTAGAAAGAGCTTGTTTGTGAGCTTCTGAAAGATTAGAGCCTTTAGGGACTGGCATTTTGTTTTCTTTATAAGAGCGTCTTGGGATATTATGAGCTTTTAAAATACACATTACAGAGTTTTGTGAAATATCTAAAAGTTTTGCAATTTCCCAAGAACTTTTCTTTTCTTCTACGTATAATTTTTCGAAATACTCTTTTTGGCTTAAATAAGGATTGTCAGCACTTATCATTTGATAATAAAAATATTTAAAGTTTCAACTTTTGTCAATAAAAAAACCCTCAAAACTTTTCGAGGGTTAATATTTGTAAGTTGTTGATTTCCAGAGACTTTTACGATTCGTCGTACTGCAATGTGAGGGTAGCGGTACTGGTGTCGCCCGGCGAAGCTCCCGTTGTAGTTTGAAGTTGAGAAATTAGGTACATACTGTATCCCGTAACTGCCAACGTTGAACTATTAGCATACTGAGGACCATTACCCGCAAAAGTAACAGTAAAAGCCGCATCTGTTAGACCGCTTGGCACAGTGATGTTTGTTGCGCTTCCTAGGGCGGTTGTAGCAGGAGTAGTATAACCTGAGTCAACTCTACCTACTAAAGTAATACCGGCCCCAAAAGTGCCTGTAGTATGTCCAAATTTACCGTTACTTACTTGATTAAAAGTACCTGTAATAACTCCAAACTGGTATTTACCATAAGAGTTATTGCCTGCTGTGATTGGTGAAGAACTGTAAGCCGTTGTTGAGTCATCAACGTTTTTCCAGTTAGATTCGGTCCTGAACCATGTTCTTGTGCTTCCTGTAGCAGGGGTTCCGAATGCGGCTCCGTTGTCTTCAGCAAATGAAAATAGTGATGCCATAAATTATAAAATCTCCATTAATGATTACACTTATCTACCTTCACTTAGAATTTTAAAAACTTCTTTTGTTGGTTTTACTTCATTTTTCTTAACAACTGGCTGTTGAAAACTACCAACGTGCCGATTAAATTCGCGAACAAGTCTTTTTACTAGCTGTTCTCTATCATCTATTGGAATAATATTAACTCTAACAGCGTGAGATTGTAGGTCCGCTTTAGTCATTTCGGCCAGATTTTGCTTATAAGTATTAACATCAAAAGTGTTATATTTACTTAGTCCCGAGTCGCCCCAAATTTGTTCTAGTGAAGAGGGTTCGTGCCGTTCTTCTTTACCGTCTATTTGTTTTAGTTCCTTTTTTCTTCGCATAAATTGCCTTTTTCCTATGAAGTGTTACACACGCAATTAAATTTAGAGAACAAAAAAAGAGGTAGAATTTCTTCTACCTCTAAGTTGTGATATTATCTAAAAATTAGACAACCAAGGCGCAAACACCACGTCCATCAAGGCAGAGACGCCCTTCCTCAATTGCGGTATAAAAACCAGCCTTCTCACTTCTAATAACCCATTGGTCATCAGGGTGAGACACTACGGTTCCGCCGTTATCAGCGTTCTGAGCCAGAGGACGAATGAAACATTCTCTTCCAAGGTCAAAACCAATAAGCGCTTCATCGTTGGCACTTACAAACTCAGTGGAATTTTTACCAACTCCCAAAGCGCCCGCAAAGGTTTGAAACAACGTGTTATACTTTTGGCTAAGGCCAAGTTCATTAAGGTCATGGATATTAACTCCATAAATCTCAGAAGTTCCTACATTGCGATAAATCTGCTCCCTAATAGAATCAGGAAGAGGAACCGCAGTAGCGCCGCTAGAAGTCATAGTGCCAGCCCGAGTGTTCATCGGCTCATACGCAAAGGCGCGAATCTGTTCCTTAATCTCAGGACTTACAAATAGGTCAGTAAGACCAAAAGAGTCCAAAGAAGTAGGAGTGCCGCTAGCCCATGAAGTATTGAAGCGTCGGATAAGAGTCATGAGTGTATTCATGTCATCCAACTGGAATACGTTTTCAGTTAGACATTCTAAAATGTGAAGATTTCCGTTAGTTCTAGCTTCGGAAACCGCTCGCATAATAACTGCCCAAGCATTACGTTCCTGTTTAACCAAAATTTCCTGTGCCATGCGTTCCACGGCTTTAGAAATTACGTCAAGGCGAGACTTTCTCGCATATTTCTTAGCAAAACTAACCGCGCTATCAAGGCGATAAGTGCTTACTTTAAGTTCAGCAACTCCCGAAACTTGGGAGGTTGGCAAACCACCAGCAATTGCTTGAGACCAAACAGTAACCCATTGAGTTTCATTTTGGTCATAGAAAAGTTCCAGAGGAATTGACGGGTCATCATCCTCGTTAAAAGTGCTGTCAGTATAAATTAGAGAAGCGGTACCGGCTTGAGCAAGTACTTTGCTAATGACTTCTGCAATGAAAGCTGCCAACATGTCTTGAGCTTTACGAGATTCCGTAAGATTACGAGAACCTATCATCTTAATAAGCTCGATTTGTTCTTGTGTGGCTTTAAGTTTTAATTTCATATAAAATCCTTATTATTTAAATCTTTCTGTTAGAATTAAAGCTCCAGCTTAAACAACGCGAAACCGTTGCTGCTCTTAGGTCCGAGGAACGTTCCAACTCGTTCGGCAACCGCATGTTGACCCGAAGAAGGACTTGGAGTTGTCGAAAGCTGACCGTCGCCAGTAGAATAGGCGGGGTTGCCAGCAACCGGAGTTCCGTTAATGCCGCTATACAGGAAGATACCCGCAGTAGCAATTGGAACAGCCAGTCCACTTATCACGCATTGCATTTCAGCAGCTTTACGAGGTTTAAAAATCAGTTTTTCGCCATTTTCATCAAGTTCGCGCACATCGTTAAGCAACATGCCGATTGAAGAATAGCCCGTTAGATTTGTCATACCCACCTTGGCTGCGATACCATAGCGGAGAGACACTGTGTTTGCGTAGGAAGCACCCACTGAACCTAGTTCAGAGAGTTCTTGTCCCGGTTCCCACCCACTCAAAATTCTTACAAATGTTCCAGCCACGACAGGCAAAGTGCCACTGTAAGCGAAGAGGTTAAGTACATCGTACTCATTTACCGTACGAAATGGTTTAATATTTGGCATAATTCTTTATTTCTCCTTAAAATTTATTGTTATTAGTTGTGTTTTCTACTGTTTCCACCAATTATCCATCCTTCAGGCCCAAAACTTGCCTTCCATTTGTCTTCCAGTGTAGGTTGATTTGATGGGGTAGCAGGAACAACAACTTTGTCTTTAGCTCCTTTATCAATTGCGTCACTAACAATAGTGTCGGGATTGGGTTTAGTATCAGTAGATGCTACAACCGTTTGAGCTTTCTTTTCTTTACCTTTTAAAAGGACCGAAAGATTCTTTTCATAAGGTACAAAATCTTCGTTGCTAAGCCCTTGAATTTGGGAAGCAACCAATTTCCGAGTTTCGTCATCAAGTTCATATTTATCAGAAATAAGACCCATATGGGTATTAAAATTCTCCTGAAGCTCACGAGCTTTGGCCTGTTCCTTAAAGTCATTCAACGACTTTTCAATTTCGGCCAGTTTAGTTTTGAGGGTGTTACTTTCAGCTAAAAGACCTTCGTAGTCGGCCTTAGCTTTATTGGCAGCTTCCTGAGCGGCGTTCTTTTCAGTAACATACTGCTCATTAGCTTGTTTTAGTTGTTCGGAGATGAAATCAGTAATTTCTGAGGCAGTAATAGTCTTCAGAGCTTCATCCGTAATATCTTTAACGTCCTTAATCTTCATAGTCAAGCTATCCTTTTTTACATTTAAATTATTAATATGGGAACTAGTATTTTGTAGATGTAGAATTTCGCGGCTAATTACTTCTGTAACTTTATTATCAATTATCTTGCTTAGTTTTTTAGTGTTTTCAGCCATGTCTTCGCCTACTTGATGATAAATTAATTGAATTGCTCCTGTAGTTGTGTTGGTGGTGGTAAAAATTGGGTTGACTACTGTGCCCCCCGCTCTGGTTATATCATCAACTAAATCTTGGCAAGTGACTTCAGCTTTAACTACCTTGGGAACATTTTCTTCGGGAACAGCTATTCCCTGAACATCAGCGGCGGGAGTTTCAGTTAATCCAATCCCATAAGCTAAAACATCTCCTACGGGCAATGTGCAAAGTTCAACATCTTCAAGAGCGCCAGCTTTCATTGAGGTTTCCAGTTCTTGAATCTTTTCTTCGTCTTTTATAATCTCGATAGCGTCTTCCAGATTTTTCTTGTTTTTGGGTAATTTAGCTATTACATAATCATAAAAACCAAGCTCCCAACTTGCGGAAATCTTTGCATAATAAGGACTTGCGGGGTCGTTTGACTCTTCTATTTTATCAGCCAATTCTTCACTAACTACTCTCCAGATAATTCCAGATAGAGTGATATTAAATGGTTTTTTAGTATCTTTAATATCCTCTTCTGTAAGAGGTTTGTCGGTGCCGAACTCAGAAAAACTAGCGCTAATAATAGTTCCAACTACCTTATCCCTTGAGTGTTCAATATTTACATATTTTGTAGGGAACTTTTTAACTATTTGTAAAGCTATAGTTGTATCAACGCCATGAAAATTTTTGTTTCTCCTGTTTACAACACAGGCGTTAAATGATATCGGAAGAACATCTACATTGCCTTCTATATCTAAATCAGGAAGGAACGAACGAAGCTCATTAAGGGAAGCTATAGATAAATATTTATCCTTTTCGGCGCTAACGATAGGTTTAACCGTGCTTGAAAATAATATTTTATATTTTGGTTGTTTCATTATTTCTTTGTATAACTAGCCTCAATTTCCATCCCACGCTTAGTCTTAGCTACAGAAATCATGGGTTTATAAACTTCATAATCATCATCAAGGCCAAGAGCTTCCAAAACAGCTTGCATTTTACCCGCACCTTTCACGGATGGGATGTGCCCAACATTATGTCTTTCCCACTGTTTATATCCTGATGCCTCCATTTCATAGATATAGCCCATGACATAGTCCATGTAACGATACATTTCCTTCATCATTTTATTCATGCGGTCATCTTCAGGCATTTCCGCCTGCATTTTTTTTAAATTTTCTTGAGATGTCGCTATCATAGTCTTAAGTTGATTAAGTTTTTCGCTCATATAAGTTCCTTATTATTACACATTTAAAAAGAAAACCAAAGTTCGTGATTTGGGAGTTCTAAGTATAAATCGCTAACTGGAAAATTAAATTGTTGGATATTTAAAGCTTTAAGTTCTTCTTGCGCCGCTTTTAGTTCCTCAATAGGATAAACAAGTTCTTCTTGTTTGCCTTTAATGACTAACTCAAAACCCAAACCCTTTGTTTTTTCATGAAGCGACTGGATATATTTTAGAACATAAGCCACCCCTTCTTCAATAGTCTTGCCTTTTAGAAAAATAGCAGAAAGTTTATTAAAACTGCCCACTTTGGGATTTAATATGCTGGATTTGGCCAAAAGCCATTTAGCAATAGAATTAGAAAATTCCACATTAAAATCTTGCATATCAAGAGTGTTTACACAATTTTTGGGAGAAAAGTATTAAAAGAAAGCACAGCGCCGCCTATTGGAAACATTAATGAAAGTTTCGCCTCCTTCTTCTTCCTCTTGGCCTTCGGCGTTTAGGTCGAAAACTGGCGCACCCTGAAACCACATCGCAAAGTTATTATCGCCTCCAGTATCAAGAAAAAGCGCCCCATCTACCCAATTATTAAATTGACTTTCTGCCATAAATTAACTAGTTGCCAAATGGTCCCAATAGCAGGGAGCACTATTATATTGACCATCATAATTAGCCCTTAATTCCACTTTAACAGCACCAATTCCAGTGCCAGTTACCGGCACAGGCCCAATTGTTACCCATCCTGCGCCGCTTGCTGCAAAAACTTCATACCCATAACCAGAAACCCCGGTTACCCCAATATCAGTATTAGGATAAACGTAAAGTGAAGGTCTTGGAGACAAATTAACTGCTTGTTTTACGTCTACAGAGATACTTTGAACGGTCCCACTTCTTCCCCATCTAAATTGATAATACCCCTGAGATTCTATTTTTAAACATGGTTGAAGTGAATTCCCTTCAGTATTATCTCTTCCTCCTAATATCATATAAGTGTTGCCAGCTTGGATGCAACGCAACCTAAGGGGTCTTAAAATAGGCATACTTACTGCTGTTTGACTCAAAACCGCAATATATCCAATTCGTGCTTTTCCTGAGATTGGTTGGTTAGGCATAGTTAATTAGTGTCTACATTATCGCTGATTTCAAAAACATGGTTCCCAACAACTATACTACTGTAGAGCATAATAAAACTCTTTCCCGCCAAAGCTCCCGACCCTTGATAGACACCTTTATGAACTAATGAAAGACTAGGATGAACCTGATGCCATATACCTCTTAAATGACCCAAAATCCCACCAACGGGAGTTGTTGTTGGGTCGGTTATTCTAATTGGGGCCAAATAAATTCCTCCATCTGATGAATTTGGGAAGGGAACAACTCCTATGTTATTTGAAGCCGCGTCATAACCTCCGCGACTCCTATCCCCAATTCTGCCAACATTTACAGATGTGGGGTTACCGGTAGCTGGCCTACAAACAAAACTTCCAGCTATGGCGGCTGTAGTGTTTATTACATTTACCGCGTGGAGGCTTTCAAATGATTGGCTGGTGCTAAATGAACTTTGTCCGACTATATTTCCACGATAGGTAAAAGGGGAACCATAGTTGTAATATTCTCCAAAATGAAAACATCTAGCATCACCACCATCGGTTCCACTAAAATAAGTTACAAGAGTAAAACTCCTTTCATCTCCTATAATATACCAAGGAGCCGAAGCAACGGTTGATTTAACACACGAAACCCATCCTAAAGAACTTATTCCTTGACCTACAGCGGGATAGCGCCCTGTGCCAGAACTAATACTATCTGAGGTTTCAAATCCTGCACAGGCTGCTATTGTGGCACTTCCTGAAGTTGAATCATCAGCAACAAGAAGATAATGCATAATACCTGCACCCATCCGATATTTTGCCTGATTAGTTCCAGAATATGGTTTAGTCCAACCCAAAGGGCTTGTTGAACCAAAACCATTAACTAAAACAGCGTCCAAAACAGTTATTAAGCTTCCTGCCGAACTACTTAAGGTCGGCGCACTTGTGTCTTGGTAGGTTATTATTCTCATTAGTTTGTATCCAAAGTGTTGCTTGTTTCTATTATATAAACTCCGGGACCTCCACCATCCGAACGCAAAACCGTATTTTTAACAACATAAAAGGTTTTACCCGACAAAGCTCCAGAGCCAGTAAAAGTATCTCCATCATTAACGTTGCTTACAGCGTGACAAAAATGCCAAAATCCTCTTAATGTACCCCGAATAACCCTATTGCTTTGTTCGTACAAATACAAAGGGGCTAAATAAACTCCTCCGTCAATCGGATTAGGCCATGGAACTCCTCCTTCTAAGTGCAATCCACTAGAAGGAGAAACGCTCCGGTCTCCAGACATACCCCCTAAAACAGGCGCACCTACCCCTGTATAACCTCTACAAAAACTAAAACAGTTAGAGGTTTGATTAATTTTATGATGGAGGGCCAATCCATTATAGTCTCCAGTGGTTCCCGCTTCTTGAATATTCCCAACCACATAAGTTCTAGCGCTATCGTAAGTTATATTGCTATAAAATTCTCCAAAAGAAAAACCGTGCCATCGACTAGCTACGTCTCCTGTTTGGATAAAAATATAAACCGTTCTATTGTCTGCGAATACCCTCCAAGTTCTTGTAGTTGAATCAGCGCTTGCGCTTTTTCTAATAGTTGCATATCCATATCCAGCAGCATTATAATTTGTAGGATTTTGTCCTGTTCCAGTATCTACATCACTCATTGTAATATAGTTAGTAAGTCTTGCTTCTCTGCCGCCATGAACACCGGGACCATCATCTTGAATTCTCGAATAATGAAGAAGTCCCGCTCCCGCTCTATAAGCCGCTTTGTTAGTTCCTGAATATGGTTTTGTCCATCCCGCAGGGCTTTTACTTCCATACCCATTAACTAGAACGGCATCCAAAACAGTTATTAAAGTACCAACAGTACCGCTAAGTGTCGGCGCACTTGCGTCAGTTGAATCATATTGTGTAAATTGAGCCATAATTATTTATTTGAAAGTTCCATTGTAATTGTCCAATTTGCGCTTGAGCCAGTATTAGTTACAGCAAATCTTACCTTATCATTACTATTTAAAGTTCCCATTCCTGTAGTTAAATAGGTCTCATAAAGGCCGCTTGTTAAGGTAAGAACATGAATATTTACTGGTTCAAAAACTCCTATTCCGGTAGATTTTTGTAACATCACAGCAGAAGTTAATCCCGACTGTTGAACCCTAAAAGTAGCTCTTCGAATGTTCCAAGTAACACTATTAGTACCTTCTAACCCATAAGGAACAGGATATTCGGCCACATCAACCCCAGTGCCCGAAGGAGTATAGGCAGAACAAAGAACTAAATTGCTTTTTAAAGGAAAAGCGGTCCAATAGCCGCTTCCGGTTCCTTCATGGTTTTTAATAAAAATATCGCCACTAACGCCACCAGAGGGGAAACTTCCACTGGTAATTATAGTAGTTCCACCAGTTAAACCAGTTAGGTTTAAAGCGTAAATGTTTCTACAATAAATATCTTTTACCGTATGAAGGTCGCCCGAACCATCAATGTATAAATCAATTCCTGAAGAAATTTGCGGAGTGACTACTATTGGGCTTTCATAGGTCAAAACATCTCCCGAGGTTCCATAAGTCAGGCCAGTTGTGCCTGTTTGAATATAATAGTCTCTAAATCTATTGTTGGTATTATCGCCGCCAAAAACCACTTTATATCCACTAGCCCCCGGCGCTCCCGACCAAGTAAGGTCTACTTTAAACCAATCAAAACTACCTGTTCCGCTATAAGCGCCAGACAAACCGGGACTGTAAATTTTAGTACCACTTATGTAAGTAAAAGCATAAACCTCAAAAGTTAAATAATCTGTATTATCCCAAAGATTAAAAGCATAATCAAAAGTTTTGGTAATAGTTAATCCAGAAGGAGGATTAATCCATCCGTATCTAACATCGAAAGGCCCTCTTTGTACATTGTTGCCAATACTAATACCGGGACTTAAAAAATAAGTAGGATAATAGGTAAAGTTTTTTAAACCACTAATTGTTTGAGTTCCAGTCGTTCTAACTATTGTTGGGTCATCAATGCCAGTCCCAGAAAGGATATAATGAACGCCCGAACCAGAAACAACGTAAGTGACACTACTGCCTGACCCCCCAGGAAGAAGAAGCCATCCACTTTCAGGTAAATAAGCATATCGATGTAAAGTCGGTATTTCGAGAAATAAAGCGCCAGAAAGCAGACCCGTTGGCTTTACATCTCCTGTAAGCCCAACATATCTATCGCCTGCATACCTTGTAATCATTTTAAATGTTGCTCATTACCACCACATGATTTCCGCTTGCGTCTATAGTAACCAATCTATAAATTGGGTTAGCTGGTGTCCCATAGTTTACAACCATCATATCATTATAAGGACTTGAGTTTCTAAAGTCTTTAAAAGTTGCCTTTTCGCTTATATTTACACTGCCCACATAGGGCCGATTTGTAATAATAGCGTTATTGGACATAAATAAACCCGTTATAGTAGCTTCCCTGTCATTGGTTCTTTCCAGCTTTACTTCATCAAAAGCATCATAAAAGGCCAGCGATATGAAACCAGTCGGATATCCTCTTATCATCCTTCCCGCGTAAGGATGGTAAATTGTAGGAGTATTAACGTCTAAATCTTTAAACTGGTATCGATAAACAAAAATGTTTCCAGTCGCCGGAATTACTGAACCAGTAGAACAAGCTGCCGCAGCTTCACGTTTAGGAAAAGCTCCCGAACTTACATAAATAAAACAACCTCTTAAGTCTGGCGACAGTGTTCCAGAAAGAAAGTTAATAACAACTTCTCCATTTGGACCTAAAAACTGTTCGGTTTGAAAATTAATACCACTACTTAAATCAACCCCCGTTGCTTGGCCTGAAAATTCATAAGTAATAATGTTGTTTGAAAGCTGAATGCCTGAATCAATTGGCTTTAAAAAGGTAGCAACATCAAACTGATGAAAACCTGTATAAAAGGTTCCGCTTTGATTGCTAATATTCCCGCCAGCAGAGGTATTTCCATTTACATCATGGGCTTCAACTACAATATCATAATGTTTATGGGGACCTTGCGGCACTATACTATTAAGAGCAAAAGGAAACTGATATGAGAAATATCCATTGGTGCTTTTAATGCCGGTTTGTTCCCAATAAAGACCGCTTCGCGCCACTGAACCACTATAAGCATACTGAGGAGGACGAATTGTAACTCTACATGAATAAGCTCTTTCAGCATTAACCAAATCCGGCCCATAAAGACCACCTACTTGCCAAGTAAAAACTGGATTATATTCACTAGTCATCAACCCTTTGCCTGAAAATCCAGTATAGTCTTGCTGAATTTGAAGGCTTGAAATATTCATTTTAGTTACATCAAATCCACCAACATAAGAGATTTTTCCTGTAGCAGGAGTGGATGAATAAGTGCCATACTTGTCGTTTTTGGTATAAACCCGAATAAAATAATCTTTATTATTGTCCTGAGGAATTAATTTGGCGACATTAACCGCTCCTACTCCAAAAAACTTGCCCACCTTATAGTCTCTGTGAGGAACACTATTATCATCAAAATTACTGTCGGCTTTCATGTAAACCTCAATGCTGGTAGCATCCGAGTATCCCCCAGTAATACCGGCAGTAATAGTTACATTATTAATTTTGTTTTCTTCGGTCGTTTGAAGAACCAAAGATGCATTAGGAGAAGGAGGAATACTTTGAACTTCTGGAATATAAACTTCAAACCCTATGCCCTCTTCAATTTTGTCATATTTATCTTCGACATACTGAACGGCCCCAACTTCATATTTATGGTCGTCTTTTTCAGAAATTCTAATTATTCTATAAAAATCAACATTATCTCTTATAAAATTTTTATCTTCTTCCGCATAAGTTTCATCGTCAGTAATATCCAAACTCCAAATCATGTTTTGAATTAGTTGATAATCTGAAGTGTTAATAGTGCCAGTAAAGGTTATACTGGTGGTTGCTGAATTATAACTTGCGCCAGTTATGTTAAAAGTCTGAATTGGACTTCTGCGAATTTCAGCGCTATTAGAAAAATCTAAATCTGTTACTGTAGAAGGCTCGTAATAATAAGTTGGAACTAAAATAGAAAACCTATAAGCTCTGCCTGATATTAAACCCGTAACCGCCGAATCCAACACAACGGTTGTATTGCCCCCCGATTCAGTAATAGAAACTGTTCTGCCTGCATATCGATGAGCCTTTCGATTAATATCAAAAACCGAAATAACATCTCCCGGTCTTAAAATTGAACCTTCGTGTCCCGCAGTAAAAGTTAGAATTTCAGTTTCTAAAATATTAGTTAAAAGAAGCCATTTCCCCAGTCTTACAGCCTGTCCTCTACTGGAACAACCAAAAGCGGTGGCGTTAGTTTCCCGAATTCCATATTTTCGAATACCATCAACGTCTTCAATGTGTTCGTAAGCTGGCCTAAACATATTGTTTGGGTCATTATAACGAATAACCGCAACAGTATATCTTTCTTTTTTACTGCTTGAACTATAATTAAACTGCCCCTCTTCTACATTGGCGTTGGTAAATGTATAAACAGCTTCTTTAGGCGCATCTTGAATTGTGTAAATGGTGCCAAACCCATAATAAATCATCGCTCTAAAAACGCTGGTTAAGTCAGCTAAAACCTTGTAAGCCTCTTCTCTGGTAGTAAACCACCAATTAAAAGTAAATCTGGGTTCAACGCCCCCATAACCATCATCAACTAAAGTATCACAGTATTTAGCTATTTCATATAGCGTCCATTTATCAATAAAATCTTCACCAATATACTTCCCTAATCCATATCTAGGGTTGGTTAATAAATCATAATAACACCAAGCTGGATTATTACTCCATTCTTTATCATCTTTAAAAGTTCCATCCCAAGGTCCGCCAGATTCATCATAAGTTCTTAAAATTACATTATAATTACTTGGAACTTTAACTTTTAAAAGTCGCACTCTAAAGGCGCGTTCGGGAATTTGTTGAAAATATTCTGAACTGAATTTTGATTTAACTAAAGCTGCATAAGGATAAGTGAATCTAGTTCCATACATTTCAGAAATACTATCAACTACAACTGAATTCCTGATATGTGAATTAACTGAATCTTTGGTAATTCTAAAAACTAAAACTTCCCAACCTATAAAATCATCATCATCAAACAAATCATCAAATTGAGGATATTCGTTTTGAAAGTCTAGTTTGGTTGGAACCACAATACCATTAATGGTTCGGCCAGTAAGGGTGACAATTTTAGCGTCTAACCAATTGCTTCTTGGGTCTATTGTGGTGCTGGTCGTTTCAAAAAGCGGTCTATAACTTAAACCTATGTAAACGGTTGAATTAACTATGTCGCCAATTTTTCTATATTTTTGGTCAAGTTCAACACTCCCAAAAAATGCATCAATTTCTTTTTTTCTATCCTCATCGTCGTCCTGAGCAATTCCTTCCTGTAACGTAGTAACTTTTAAATTAACGAAACAACCCAAACATTCGCGGTTCAGGATTTTGTAGATTTTAATATTGTCATTAAAAGTTGGTTGATAGACACTGGTATAGTTTTTAAGTTGAATTGGCCAAGGTTTTAATTTTTGCAAATCCTTTCCTTTTATAAAGACTTGGTTTGCATATTTTGAAGGCTGAATTAATTTTTCATCTTTAGCATGTTTTGTAGCGTGATTGTTTTTATCATTTATAGTATCAGGGTAACCAATAGGTTCATAATAAATATTTAATTGTTCGTCTTCAATTAATTTTCCGTCTTTAAAAGCTTCAATATCGCAACCTCGCAACTGCTCTCCAATTAGTTTTGCTAAATATTGAGTACTTAAATCTGTTAAATCACTTCCGGCTGGAAGCCCTTTAGTATGAACGATGTCAATATTAGCAAAGTTAAGTTGTCCTTCTTCGTTCACAATAGGAATATCGTTGAAATAGATTGAACGAACGTAAGTTGGAATAGTGCTTGTTCCTTCTATACCCATGTTTACATATAGAGCAGGAAATTCATTAAAAGTATAACTTGTGTACCCTACATTGCCGACACTTCCGACAAATGAATAGTTTCCTTCTACTAGCCCCTGTATCTCTCCTTCTGAGAGTAAATCAAGAGTTTCCACACTTACCACGGTGGTAAACTTTTGAGGAAGAACGGTGTTGGTCCCATCATCAAATGTTTCTTTGGTAAAATAAAGTCCTTCTAATGCACTTCGAGCGCCCATGTTATGTTATCGGATAAAGAACTGTTTCTGGATATTCCCATCTTGGTAAGGAATCAGTTCTAATCCCCACTCCAAAACCTTGTGATAAAACCTGACTGCCAATAATGCATTCACCATAACCTAAAGGCACAGGTCCGCCCTCAGTAGTTATATTGACAGCCCCATTAAAAAAGTAAGACCTTCCCCCACCTATGTTTTGAATATCATCTGGTTTAGGTATTTCGGGAGGACGCGAAAGAAGCATTGTTATGCCTCCTATTACTAAAGTAACACCAACAGCCGTAAGAACGCCTCCAGTCAATAAACCAACGACAATTAAGACTACTCCAACTATAACTAATAAAACAGACAAAAAATCTGAGTCCGCGCCTTCAATAATAGGAACAATATCTATACTTTTTAAATTTTTTATCTCCATTACAAGTTCAGTTTTTTTGGCCTCTTCCCAATTTTTACTATCAATTTTATTAACGGAATGACTAACCGGGGTCTCATTTATAAGAATCTTATATTGCGCCCCTTCAGAATCTTTTTTAAGTAAATAGCGATACAATTTACCTTTAGTTATGGTATTAATCGCATGAATGGCTTCTTTGACGCTTTTAACTGCCAGCTTCCAATCTTTACCTATAGCGTCTCCTAAATGTCCATGTAGTTTAATTTTAGTTACCATAATGTTTATGTCGAATTACAAAAAGAATTCTTTCTGCTAGAGTTTGATGTAAAGGTTCAAGGGTGGAAAGTTTGTTTCTAGGATGGTGAAGAACCATTCCGTTGCCTATATAAAGCGCCCCATGGCATGGAACTCCTTCAATTGGTCCATCACTTAATAAAATATCATACTTTTTAAGCGCAAATTCTTCCAAAGCACTACCTTTAAAAACTATTTTACATCCCCCTTTTTCTACATTGTCTAGCCAGATGGTTGGGTTTTTAATAAACCATTTGTTATCTCTAGGATAATTTCCTAGTTCTATTTTTAATTCATTTTTAAAATAATCATGAATTAAAGAGAAGCAATCGTTTTGACCAATCAAAAACTTGCGCCCAAGATACTTTAATTGGCTGGTTTCAGTAAGAAAACAAAACTGTTCCTCAACAGTGTTATAAACAATAGACATTATTTTATGTATTTGGGCATTACGAATATCAAGTTCCGAAAATATCCTTTCTTTAGAAGGTGAGTTATGGGAGTGATAAATTCCAATTAGTTTTCCTTGGTCTTCAATTTTTATAACTTCAAAAGGGTGAATCTTAAAAGTTTTAGTTCTATCATATTCAGAACAGTTTTCAGTTGGCCAAATTTTAACACCCGTAAGAGTTTCAAGAACCAAACCACAACATTCTTCAGGTTTAGATAAAATAGCGTATTGTTTAATTTCGTTTAATGAAGTGGTTCTTAACATGTTATCCTTCATATTTGTGGACGGTATAAAATCCGCCATAAGGAAGAGAAGTGCCATGGCGTAGTTTACACCCTCTAACAGTTTTTGAGCACTGGTCTTCCATCCAGTAATCTTTATTTGGTGGAGGGTGGTTTAAGTTACTGTTTTGTTTAGAAGCAAAATAAAAACTAATACCATCTTTTTTTAAATAAACATAATCGCCTTTAACATAAGTCGTAAGAGAATTCCAAAGACCTTTATAAACCAATTCATCAACTTCAAGAGAATCTATAATAAGTTGGTCTTGAGTATTGGCTACTGGGGGAGCACCATGTTGCGGGAAAACTGATTCACCACAGTTTTCAAAGACTTCTGGATTTTCAAGATAGTTGTTTACATTCTCCCAAAAACAACCGTTTCCTCTATATTGCCACAAACATCTTTGTTTGCTAACTAATCGATTGGGTAACTGAATACCTTGAACGTCAATGGGCGAGCCTAATTCATATTCTAATAAAAACTTATTTTCATTAGATTTTCGATAAATATAATAAACATCGGGAGGAAACTCGGCGTTCCAATCCTGAGCAAATCCATAAGGTCTTTCAGCCGCAAATTCATTGGGAATAAAATTAACATCATCAATATATTTAGCTAAAGTCCTTCTTCTGGTCACTCTTGCGCCCACTAAATCATTTAAATCTCTTAAGTAAGATTTCAAAGTCGCCAAAGCAACAATTCCCTCCTCATTTGAAGAAATACTTAATTTTGGAGCGGCAACAATACCTTTAGCGTTTAGTTCAAATCCTTCTGCTCTGACGGGCGCGGGACTATATCTTATTCCTTTCCAAAAAATATCAGTACTAAAAAGAGAAGGAACATTGTGAAACCTAAAAACCGTATTTTCTCCTACATCAATACCCAAATCAAAAGCTATATCGGTAACATCAATTTCAAACATAGTAATGAGAGCGCTTGGATTTAAAGACATTAAATCCGCATTTAGTTTCTTAATACTTTCTCTTGCTTCAGATTTTAACATTACGCAACTACCTCATCAAATTTGGCTCTAATTGTAAAATTGTTAATAAAGTCAAAGGTGTGGTCCCATGTGCGGCAAACAAACTTACGTTGAGAATCGTAGGGGGCGCTAGGGGTATGAACAAACATTGTACTGCCGCCACACTCTTTCAGGAAGTGAAGAATGGCCTGAGCTTCCCTTATATCTCGATTGCCAAAAATATAATCAATCTCAATTAATGAAGAGTTAATGCCGTCTGGTGTTCTTTGCTCGTATGAATCACCAAATTTAATAACTTTTACCTTTGGTTGCAAACGAATAGCAGTAGCATAAGAACCCACCCATAGAAAATGGGGAGTAGCTACATCATTAATTGTAACAATGCCCCCCCATCGCGTCCCAGTCTCAACTTCAGTAGAAAAGGTATACGAACCAGCATCATGCTCGATAAGACAATAATAATAATTTGGCTTACCTTCTTCCCCACCCCACACAATATCATTTTTAAAGTAATGGGCGCTGGAATTGAAATCAGCAATGTTATACAACGACATACCTTTTACCTTCTTAATATTTTACACAATTTGGAACGCTATTGGCGTGTAAATTAATATGTGAGTGATTTGTTCATTAATTATAAGGTAAGTAGAGAAAACCAAAGATTTTACTTAAATCATCAGGAAATTGCTGGATTGCAAAGCATACAGCCAGAAATAAACGCCTCTTATGGTCCAATTCTCCATCTGGGGCTTGAAAGAACTTCCACAATGCTTCGGGGTCAATCTTTGGGGAGATTGACCACTCAATCGTTTTTGGTTAATTCTGACCAGTTTATTGGTTTTACTGGCGCTAATCCTGCAACAGGACATTTGGTTTTTGTGGAAAATGCTGAAGCGGCGGGAGACGGTCTGATTTTTAACCCTCTTTACTTAACTTCTTACAATCTTAAGTATACTGACAATCAAATACCAGAAATAACCACTAGTTTTAACGGTTATGAAACATTCGGCCAAATGGTCGAAAGTGAAAGAACTGAGCTTGCAAGCGCCAGTTTAACTCCAGCTAATTACAGTTTTTTGATTCCAAATCGCGGCTCAATCACAATTACTTTGGATGATTTAACCAATAATCGGCTTATTTCTTTTGATTTAAACCTTGAGGTCCCAAGAACACCGATTTATATAATGGGTCAACTTGCCCCTTTAAGAGTGGATTCAACCCCTCCAATTACGGTAAGCTTTTCCGCTCAGATGGAATTGGGTAGATATACTTTTAAAACTCTTCTTAATATATTAAACACCAAAACAGTAAAAGAATTTACTATAACCTGCAACGATTATCGAACCGACCAATTGATTAAGACGTATACCTTTGGTAATCTGGAACTTATAAATTATAGTTTTACCAGTAGCATTAATGATAATATAATTCTTTCTTTACAATTGCGAGGGTTTGTGGACTTTTAATGTGTAAAATTTTAAAGGAAAAAGGATGATTTCTTTCGAGAATTGTGAGGTAAGGGTTAACGGAACAGGTATTTTGGCTACTTCCGCTTCGCTTTCTTCTGATACAAGGGTAATGCCAATAAGGGCTTTGGGGTTTATGCGCCCTTATTCTTACTCTTATGAAGGGGTTGCCCAAAGCAGTTTGAGTCTTTCTTATTTCATGGAACCAGCCAAAGAGCCTTTTTTTAGCTATCTTAACTTTATTAAGAATCTAAACAGTTCAGACCAAGACTATCAATTCGAAATTTCGATAGGACAAGTGACTGGACGTTATTATCTAAGTTCCTATCAAATCAATGCCGTTGAACATGAGCCAATCCAAGTTAATGCAAGTTTAATAAGTTTTCATCCTACATCAGGAATATTGACCGCTAAATCAAACAGTACTAACCATAATATAACCAATTCAAGTGGAATAGCTCACTATTATTCTACAGCCCTTTGTGTATCAAAGCCTTACGTAGGAAATGCGTTGGAATATAGAGCTTTACCCACGATAAACTTAATTAACTGTAGTTATTCGTTTAGCGCTAATTGGATACCTGTGACAATTGTTGGAGAATCAGAGGCGGTAGAGGTTAAATATGGCGGTGCTGAAGAAATTGTTGAAGTGACTCATGATGTTTATAGCGGGTTTAATACAGTAGATTTTTCTCCCGAAACAGCGTTAAATCTTACTCCCGTCCCCGGATTTGAAGGGTCTGATTATGAAATTGTGTTTTTTCCCATATCTGGAGTCTTAGATAGAAATCCATCTGTTTTTATTAGTAAAGGAATTGTGCGCTCTTCGGTCCTTAATAATGATGTGGGGCAATATTCAAAAAGTAAAACTGTAATAAGCAGGTATTATTAAAATATGGCTAACAATTTATATCATACATTTCAGAATTTGCCAGTTTATTTAAATAACAGGTTGGTGGTGGCCACAAACGCCGATTTGTCAGTTAGCGCCGAACTTATTCCTAAATATTTATTAGACACAACTATTAATAATGATTTCAGTTTTACAAACGGTATCGTAGGAAAACTTCGTCTTTCATATTGGCTCACCGGGAGTGATATTATGACTGAATATATCATTCGGGACGAAAACAGGTCTTTTGCAGGTAACTTTGCAGGTCTTACGTTTAATAGTGGTTATTTAACTTCATATAGTTTAAACATTAAACCAACTGCTCCAATTCAAGCAAATTGTGAAATCTCTTTTTTTGAGGAATTGGGGGGAGCTATAAATCCGGTTCCGGTTGCAGCCACTCCTGCTTTTAATACATCTGGGGTTTTACACGCTAATGACGTAGGCTTTCAGAGTTTAATTACTGAATCTACAAATTGGTATAAGTTTAGTAATGTTTCTTGGAATTTTCAAGCTGATATAGCGCCAGAATACTTCATTCAACCTTTAGTCCAAGGGGGTTTAATTGTTCCTAGCAGAATAGTCAGGGGGCAAAGACAAATAAGCTCACAATTTACAACCTTTAGAGTAACAAACAAATTAGCTCCAACGGGTTATTTAACAGCAGTGAAAATTTTGTGTAACAACCAAAACAATGTTACAAAAGAGTTTTTTATTGGTTCAGGTTTGGCTACTTCCAAAGAAATAAGTGTTGCAGAAGGAGGTATCATTACTGAAACGATAGCGGTGACTCAGGTTTCGGAAGTGGTTATGGCAACCCAAAGTATGGTAGATGCCAATCCCACTATTACTAGTTTTAGTCCTTCAGCCGGGGGCGCTGGAACCTTGGTTGATGTAGTGGGTACTAATCTTCGTTATATTGAGCTTGCTAAGGTGGGCAACGGAGAATGGGTTAAGCCATTTTTAGTCACTGAAACATTAGTAAGATTTTATGTTCCATTAACTTCTACTACTGGTCCTATCACCCTAGCAATTCCTACAGTTCAGAAACAGGCTATTAGTGCAACAAATTTTACTTTTACAACTTTAAATATTACTGTTAGCTCCTTTACTCCAACCGAAGGAAGACAGGGTGATTATATAACTATTGAAGGAAACGGATTTTCTCAAATTTCAAAAGTTTTGGTAGGCACTGGAGTTTGTAACAAGATGTATGTTAATTCTTCGCAGGAAATTGTAGCTCAAGTGCCGAATTATGGAAGCAGTTTTGTAGCTGATTATATTACCGTTGTTTCAGAAAAACGAAATAAAACCGGCATTTCAGCAACAAAATTTAGTCCTTTAAGTACTATAACAGATATTGTTCCCGACTTCGGAATTCCTTTAAACAATACTGGAACAATCAGAGGCTCAAATATTTATAATGTTGACACAGTTAGTTTTTATGATAATAGCAACTTAAGTTGGAGAACTGGCGGACTTGGAACCACTAGTTCAACCGGAATTAGAGTAACTATTCCTCCAGAAATTACTACTGAATTAGTTAAAATTGACTATCATACAGATGCCGGGACTGCAAAAACAGAATATACAGCAAACTTTTTTGACCCAATAGCGCTAATCACAAGCGGCATTTATAATTCAAGTAATACTGTTAATGCGCGGTTTGCTAATAATGAATATTTTTATGGATATGCTCATAATCTTAATCCTTCAATTCTAGACAGCACCATTGATGGGAGCACTGTTTATTTTTGGATTACGATGAACGGACTCCCAGTACAAACCACAAGAACTAAACTTATAGGAACTGAAGACTGGAATTCTTCCATGAAGTTTGAGGGCTATACTCCAACAGAGGGGTCTTTTAGCGGTCCTGTTTATATCAAACGTCAAGATGGCGGCTTTTTCCCTAATCCCGACAATATTGTCGTTTATGACACATTGCCGCCAGAAGTAACTTCGTATAAAACTCCATTTACAGACAACGCCTTTAGGTTTTATGCTTTTTTAACTGGGAATTTAAGTATTAGAGGGCAAAATCTTGGGAATTTCGCGTTGCCAGATACAGAATTGTTTACTCTAAGTGGATACTGGTCGCATTTAAATGGTGTCCGACACAAATTTAAATTTACTAGAAGCAGTTCTTTTTTAACGTCTGGTATTGATGAAAATAGTATATTAATTAATTTAAACAAACTGCCATTATCAGGAGGAAGAAATATTGTAAATGAAGTAGCAGACCAACTTCACAATAATCCTTACCAACTGGCTTTTATGGCTTCAAATCATAATTGTTATTATATTGAGAAAGAGGTCACGGGTACAACCACTATAACTAATTCTAATTTAAATCATGCTCCCCCTTATGGAAACAGAATAGAATCATCAACTTTTGTTTATAACAATTCTTATACAAACGAAGAGTGGTTTTCTAACTACATGACTGGTTACATAGGCATTCGGAATACTGTAAGCAGAGACAGCCTTGGAAACCTAACTGAAGGAATGGGGCTTGAGGTCCCAATGATAGTACCAAACAATCGATTTGCTAATGCTAATTCGGTTATAGAAGAATGTTTGGGAGTCGAAACTCTTGTTACTGGTGCAGACACAAACGATGAACAGGTTTATATTTGGACACCCTATAATACTAATCAATTAGGAATGCAGGAAACGCCGGGAGGGAAAACAGTTTTTAATTCATCGGTTGTCGTTAATGGAACCAGAAGAAACATTGTTGATGGGACTTTCTTGCAATACTTGCCATCAAATATTATGTATGTTCAATTTTCTTTGGTGGGGGGTGAAGAAAAAGTTTATATTAGGAACAATAAATGGAGAAGGTTTTTTCATTATAATAATCCTAATAAAGTCATTCATAATGCGCAAAATCAGCCATGGTATACTTTAAGCACAGTAAATGCTGTTTATGGCGGAACAGAATATCCTGAATATAGCGCCCTAAATTATGACGTAAAAACACCTTATTATGTAATGAGAGCCACTAGTGGTCAATGGTCAGCTAGACTAAACGGAAACGAACATGTTAATGTAATTTGTATTTTGTGTCAAGACGGTTATCATACAACTCGTTTCAGTGAAGGAGAAGGAACCAGCAATCAAGCTAAAGTTGGAGAAATGAAGCTTGGAACCTATAGTAATGACAAAGACAGAATTAAAATTTATAAAAATACCAACTCAAGTATCAGTGTTACAGTGCAAGCTTTCAGCGTTAGCGGTAGCATTTATACTCAAGTTGGCACTGATATGACGGTTGATTTAGTAAATCGCGGCAACTGGTCCTATCAAGGATTCGGTCTCATGTCAAATTTTATTTTTTATCAAAATGACATGCACAATTACATTCAGCGAGCCAAATTTAACTATCTGGAAGGCGTTTGTTATTTTCTAAACGAAGATAGAAAAATTGCTAAAATTGTTGTTAAAAATAATTCGAATATGCATCTTCCATTAGTTATGGTTAGTGCTTTTTAGCTTCTTGAATTTTCTTAATCAACTCAAAAACTTTTACTTGAGAAATGTCTTCAAGTTTCTCAACCTTATCAACTTCTGGATATTTGTCTTCTACAAGCTTTGCTTTAATATCAAAAAAAGAAAGTTTCTTTTTAGTCATCAGTTCTTGAAGCACAATAAAAGCCGATGGGTTGTTGCTAATAGGAGTTGGGCTAACAACGCTTGAAACTTCTTCCTCTCCAACCACACCAATATTAAGGAAGTTTCTCACACAACGAACAAAGGCGCGGTTTTCCGCAGTTGCCGTCAAATATTTCATGCCAAACCCTTCTGTATTTTCGGGTGTAGCGTCGGCCATTGCAGAGGTTTCTATATTTGAATAAGCCTCAAAACTACGAACAACCCCCTGTTCATAGTTACCTATCCAAATTATTTCACAAATAACAGAAACAAATATGTCGGTTGCTGTATTACAAATAAAACGAAAGCCGCAATAACCACGAACTGCCGCTAAATCCCTAATTCCTGCCAAAACAATCAATAACTTGTCATCACTTAGCTTAGTGATATCCTTTTCTTCTGTCAGTCTTTTGTTTGGAACCAAATGTTCAGGCTTAACCATTCTGCGCCAATCAATAGTTCCATCTGGTTTATAAACATAGATTACAGAACCATCGTCAATCAAGCCTAAATCATTTCTTTTTCTTAAAAATGGAGGAGGATAATACATAATTATTTCTTAACAAAAAATCTCAAATGCCTGCTTTCTTTCCAAAGCTCGTTTAAATGGTTCTCGTTTGGAATTGTGGCCACATGGTTTCCAATTCCTTCTATGGGTAAATCATTTAAAACTGCATAATAGCTTGGATAAATCTTGCCCTTGCTCAGGGTGAACTTCGTTGATTTATAGAATAACTCAGATGTGGGAATTTTGTCAAGCTCTTTCGGGCGACCTACATCTTGCTTAAAAATGACTCCAAAATCCATGAAGTAACTTTTTTGTTTATTAAGTTCTTCTTCATCCAAATAAGAAAACAAATTATACTTAATACCCAACTGTCTTACAAACTTTATAAAGTCTGGCGAACCATGTTTGGTAATTTCATAGTTTATTTCCAAAATATTAGGTTTAAAAGTTTGAAGAATTCCCGGCTCAATAGGTTGTTTGGTAACCAAAACACATTGACTTTGTGACAATTGGGCGGGAAGGGGTTCTTGATTAAATTCCAAATCCAGCCTGACAATTATATTGGAAAGATTAAACTGGGCGGGATTTATTACTTGATTCAAAATACATTCAACGTTCGCCGTTCCGAATCCTTCGCCAGCATAAACAGTCTTATAAGGATAATCAAACGGAAGATTTAAATGTTTACAAACTGCTTCCGCAATATCTTCGGGTTTTATTTCGTTGATTGTCTTTGGTCTTTCAACGTTTGAAAATGAAGGCTTTCGTTTGCTTCGGTCTGGCTCAAAAAGCGTCTGTTTTTCTTTTTCACCCCAATAAGGACAAACGTTAGCGGCCCAATTTGTTGAATAAAGGGCAACAATGGGTTTATTATAGTGACCAGCAATATGAACAGGAAAGCTATCAACACCCATATGGAGTAAACCGTGTTTCACAACATATGCGGCTTGGTTGATGTCGGTTTGACCACAGAGGCGATAAGCGCCAAAAATAGGCTTGTCTTCGGGAGTGCCAAGTTGAATAATTCCAATTTTCTCCTTATCTAAAATCGGGAAAAGAATATCAACTACTTCTTGAAAATAGTCATAGTTTTTGGCCTCTTTGCTGGTTGTATGTAAAGTTATATACTTGTCAATAGATAAAGGGAAAAACTTTTCGAAGATGTAAGGTTCTCCAATTTTAACTCCACAAGATAATGCGTATCGCTCGATTAAATTCACTATGTCTTCCTTTCAACGGGGTCGCTACTGGTCCACTTTATATGTCTAGTTCTAATATCGTATTGTATGCGACTATTACCGTTCCAAAGATAATCTAAAAATCTTTGAGTTCCAATGAAAGGCAAATATGCCACTTCAAAAAACCCTTTGCTTTCCCACATACCTTCCAACCAAACCTGTGAATCCATTTGAGGGATATAAGGCAAACATTTCTTTATGTAGGGATTACAGTCTAGGATAGGAAAGTGCTCTTGTTTGGTCGCCACATACAATGAATATTCTGGATAAGCTTCCTTAATAGATTCAAAAAGCGAAGTACAAAGGAACACATCCCCAATACTTTCTGGAATAGTTAGTAGAACCCTTTTACCTTTGTCTTCGGGGTCCAGCCAAGTTTCAAGGTCGAAACCCTTAGTCTTTAGGTTTTCCTGTTCGGCAACCTGCCTGAAATAACCCTCAATTGGTTCTCTTGGTTTTTTGTTAACGTTAAGTTCATTTAACCAATAATTAAGTCCCGAATCTGAATCTAAAACTTGGGTTTTTAGAATTTCAGAATAAAGCGTTTTAACCCACTCTTTATTATCAGCAATATAAGGAACAATAGCTTTTGGATTTTTAGACAGGTCAAAAACATTCTGATTTTTAATGCGTGGAACAGCATCAATAAATTGTTCAACTTTGCGCCCAATAGCTTCAACGGAAAAGTTCTGAAGAGTCCATTTACGTGCCTGAACGCCCCAAGCATTAACATCTTTTTTGCTCATTTTTAGAACATGAGTTAGTTGTTTTGCAATTGATGCCGGGGTAGTTGATGCTTTACGGAATTCTGTTCCGTGCTCTCTATATTCTGTCCATTCCAAGGGAAGAGATTTTGCTTCGGGATAACAACTCTCTTCCCCACAACTATAATTAGTCACCAAAGTAATTAGTTCAGTAAGTTTGGCTTCTTGGATAGGAAGTTCTTGTCCTCCACTGGTAAACGGATGACAATAAACATCCATTAAGTTGTAAACATGATTAAGTTGTTCTTCAGAAATTCCTTCTCCTACATTAGTTGTAATTTGTGACTTTTCAGCACCGCAAAAACGGCAATTCAAATCATGTCCTGTAAAAGGCTTAACTTCATAATTCTTACAAGCTCTACAAATATAAGTAGTTAAGATTTCATCCTTGGAAACTCCATATTCGTCAGCTAGTTTATGAATGTTCCAACCTTCACCAAAGAAAGTATGAAGAAGAAGGCGACTATTAACGTTAGGATTTTGCTTTTTAAATAACTGGTAACCTTCAAGTAAATTTGGAACCGACTTTCGAAGTTGGTTTCTAAATACAAATCCTATAATAAAAGCGCTTTCGGGAATTTGATGAAACTGGCGCAACTTTTTTCGATGTTCATCTGGCAATCTAAAAAAGTGTCTGGTCTCAAAACAGCCGTGCATGGTTTGAACATGTTTGTGTCCCAACCTGTGCATTTCCTTGGTTGCAAAATCACTCCACATCCAATAGTTTTTAATCAAGGGAGCGTTTTCAACTGCAACAGGCAAAAGCGGGAGTGAATCAAGAGTTGTCCAAATTACAGATGTTAAGTCTTTAAACCACTTGCGCCCAACGGCGAATTGGACCCCCCAAATATCTTGAATACCAAAATAGATATCAGGTTTTTCCTCAGAAATAACTTTGTCTAAGAAATATGAGCCATAACACATTTCCCTGAATTTAGGGTCTCGTTCTTCAGGCCGAAACTGAGCTAAAATATTATTAAGTTCCTGCTGATTATCAGGCAAACAACCAATTGACTTCCATGGAGTTCTTTTCAAGTCAATGTTGTTTTGCTGCATGTTCATACAATAATGAACAACTTCATACTTGCCCGTAGCATGAAGATACTTCAGCAGGCCCTTAATAAACTTACCAAAGCCAGTAAAGGCCAAGGTAAAATCTGTATGGATTAAAACCTTAATCTTTTCCATTACACGTTGTCTAAATTAGATTCATCTTCCTGAGGAACTACGGGTGCTACTGGTTCTGTTTGAGCGGGAGGGTTGTTCTTCTTCCACTCCTGACCTTTAGCCCTATAAGCAGTGTCAACAGCGTCCAAAACGGCAAACTGACGTTGGAGAAAAGCTACGCAGTATTCCCTAATAACTCTTCCTTCATCCAAGTTGAACCCAATAAGAAAGGATGTTTTTTGTTCGCCTGCTGTTTTGTTGACAGAGAGACTAAAACCTATCTGCACGTTTTCCTTCAAGTAAGGACTGAAATCGATAATAACGGTTTGCTTATCAGTGCTATGAACAGAATGAAGCTTTTTGTTTTTCTCTAAAACATTTAAAAATCCACCAACCTCAGTAAGGCTTAGTTTAGCTGAAACCGAGGCTTCGGGATTCTTCTTGTTTGAAAAGAACTTCCCTCTTTTGGTTTCGGCATCCCATGAGGCTTGTTTTACCATTGAGAGATAAAATCCTTCTCTTTCGGTATCGTTTGAAAAAGAACAGGCTGACCCTGAATTGCGAGAAGTGGGCTTAAAGAATTGTAACATAAGTTATTAATATTGTAATTTTAATTGGGTGTTTTCTCAAGTGTTTTTTTACTATCTTCGTCTTTTTTAATATCACTTAGCTTCATATAAATTTTATAATCTTGGATGATAATTTTGTCAGCGAATACAGCGTCTTTTTTCTTGGTTCCTTCGACTATTACGATGTTTCCTTCTTCGGGGAGTTTCAGGTTCTCTTCCTTACATCTATCGATATAAAAGTTAAATAAAAGAACATCAATTTTGTTATGTTCGTCTTTAATAGAAGCTTTAAAATAGCGGGTCTTTTTCTCGTTTTTAGCAACGGCATTAACAGTTTCCTGAACAATACCGGTAAAGAAAACATCCTTTTCGGGAGCTTCTGCTATAACTTCCTCAATACTTTGAAGAGTTGGGAACTGGTCTTTAAAAACATTCTTTAAGCTGTTATAATAACTATAACCCAAAAGAGAGGTTTCATAAAACCAATTAGCGAACTGTTCGTTGCGTTTGTTTTTATTATAAATTTTAAAATATGGGTCAGCGTCGGTTTTTATAGTTTCATACCTTGATTCTTTAATTAAAGGTTTGCCTTTTTCATTGGTCATTACCTTCATCTGTTTGATGATAGAACAAAGGTCAAAATTATAACTTTGACCAAGCTGCATCGCTATTTTCTTTTCTCTGTCACTTAAAATCTTCCAAAGTTGAGCTTCTAAAACCACCAAGCTTCTGCCTTGGTCTAAAGAGTCGGATAAAGCGCCAGCTTGGATTAACGCACAAACAATCCCCTTAGACAGGCCCGCTTCTTCGGCGGCTTGAAATAACTCAAACTTGTTGGAATATACGCTCCTGAAATCATTTAACTTTTCAACAGCTTCTTTCCCGTTCCCCTTGATAGCCGAAAGACCAAATCTTATATTTCCGTTTTCGATACTGAAACTGCTTTGGGATTTCAATAGGTTTGGCGGGAGAAGTTTAATATTAAAATCTTTAAGCTCGCTGTAAATTTTTGAAATCTCTTCTATTTGAGATTGTTCATTTTCAGAATGAATAAATAGAGATAAAAAGAATTCTTTTGGATAATTAGCTTTAAGATAGGCCGTTATAGCTGTTAAATAAGCATAACCAACCGCATGACTGGCGTTAAAAAGATAGTTGCCGCTATCTTCAAAAACCTGCCAAATTTCTTCAGTTAGTTCTTTGGCAAACTCATTTTTCAAAGCTCCCTCGATAAATTTAGGTTTGTATTCCAAAACTTTATCCATGTTTTTTTTGCCTACCGCTTTGCGCACCCCATCTGCTTGTTGGGGAGTAAAACCAGCCATCCGAATACAAAGTTTTATAATTTGTTCCTGAAAAATAATAACCCCAAAAGTCGGCTCAAGAATGTCTTTAACGCGTGGCTCAATCTTATAATTTCCGCTAAGCTTGTTCTCAATATACCGGTCTACAAATTTGATACATCCGGGCCGGTTAAGAGCAATAGCGACAGCAATTTCATCAATGTTCTTTGGTTTGCTTTTATAAAGAATGTCTTTTCCGCTGCCTTCTTCACATTGGAAAACACCATGATAATTCGTGCTGTTGTTTAAATAAGTATAAACTGATGGGTGATTTACGTCTACTGTATGAAGTTCCTGACCCACCAATTTTAAACAATGCGCAATAGCAGCAAGATTTTTAAGACCTAAATTATCAACCTTAATACCTAGCTTTTCACAAGACTTCATGTCAAAAGAAGTGACTTTTTCTTTATCTTTTGTAAGTTCAGTAGGTAAGGTTTCATCAAGCCTGTTTTCACTTATAAAAATACCAGAGGCGTGAACCGATTTGTTTTTAATCAATTCCTGAAGAGCAAGCGCAATTTCATAGCTCTCTTTGTTTTTATCACACCATTCCTTTAACTCCTTTATTTCCTCATAAGCTTTACTAAGCTCCTTTGGTATTCCAAAAGAGGTTGGAATTAGGGATGAAATAGTATTCATTTCTACTTCGCTTTTGCCGCCTACAATTTTTCCAACTTCTTTAATAAGAAGTCTGCTTTTCATGTGGTTAAGATTCAGCATCCGGCAGGTTTTGTGCGCAAACCTTTGGTTTAAATACTCATTGATTAATGGTTTGTAACTGGTGTCTGAATCAATATCAACATCAGGAAGAAACGATGATGCAATATAAAGTTTCCCATCAAGCTCCTTAATTTCAGTTCGAGCCGCAGAGACGAAACGCTCAAAAAGCAGTCCATGTTTAATAGGGTCCAAAGAAGTAACCCCAATAACATATAAAACTAATGAACCTCCACAAGAACCACGAGAAGGAGAGTTCATTATATTCTTGTTTTGGCAAAACTTAAGAATTGAGAAAATAAGCAGGATATAATCTACAAAATAAAGTTTTTTAAAAATGTCCATTTCCTCCTTGATTCGGGCGCGATAAATGTCCTCCTTATCAAGAGGAATTAAACCTTTTTCTTTTTTAAGTTTGTAGAAATATTCTACTAGATGGTGTAATAGGTCTTCTGAAGAAATATCTTTTTGAAGGCTATATTCTTTTTTATCCTCTTCTGTAAGTTCGAATTTAGGTAAACGAATATATCCAAGTTTAGGAAAATCCAGAGGTTCGAATTCTTTCAAGAATTCGTCAATCGAATTTATTTGCATAAAGTGGGTTATTTTGTCTTGGACTTGACGTGTTTTTTAGCTTTACCTAAGGCTTCTGACATAGCTTCTTTAACTAAAGGTTCGCGGACGTTATGAAAAATATCTGCTTTAAATCGTTTTTTTCCCTTTTGGAGAACAACAAGAGTGTAGCTCATCTTTTCATCATTTAAACGTTCTAACAGGTCGTATGCAAAATCCAAACTCGCCATATCTTATTTTACACACTTTAGACTTCAATCGAAAATTTTTGTTTGTTCCAAACCTTAACGTTTAAAGAAAGGTCTACCAGAGCGTTGTGAAGATTATCATAATCATGCTCAATTTTGTATTCCTTGCCCAAAAACTCCAGTCTGGTTTTTAAACCTCTTTTTCTGGTATGTAAAATTGGATATTGAAACTCCAACAAATGTCTATTTTTGTCAGGAGTGGTCATATCCAAACCTATTGCCTTAGCTATTACGTTTGTGCAAATAACCTTTTTAAACAGTTCTCTAGGATTATCCTTATTAAGTAAAAACCACTCTTTAATAAGATAAATATCAAAGCCTAGAATATTATGGCCTACAATATAATCGGCTTCTGTAAGCCATTGTTTCATAACAGGATACACTTCTTCGGAAGAAACCGCCTCAGCATCAAATTTCTTTTGGTCAAATTTTGTAATCTTGGCCGCTTCATCACTGATTTTCAGATGGGTTTTCCATTTAATATACCTGTCGTAACTTTCTACAATCTGCCCGTTAACCACCTTCATCATAGCAATCTGCCAAGGAAGGTTGTGGCAAAAACTAAGACAAAGATTGAAGCTTTCATAATCCAAAAAAACAAAAGTTTTATCTTTATTAAATCTTAAAAGATGTTCGTCCATATTTAGTTAAGAACTTTTTCAAACTTTTCCCTTTTTCTTTGAAGACAAAAATCTGATTTTTCATATAGAAATTCGTAAAGTTTACGTAACTTAATCTTTCCCTTTTCCGTTTTAAATCCTCCTCCAACAGATAACACCCATACATTATTAAAGCTGCGAGCTTCTTTAAAAAGAGACACTTTAGAATCCACAACAGGAACTAAGATTGCCTTAACAGTTTCAAGAAATTCTTTGGTCCCTACTAAAGAAAAAACCCAACAACATTCCGCGCTTCTAATACTTATACATCCATCTCCATCAAAATACCCTAACAAAAAACTATTTATAAATTGATTTTGAACCTGTCTTTTAGTTGGAAATTTTAGAGTAAATGATTTTCTAGGCAAACATCCCAATTCACCCAAGGAATCTACTAACTTTTGACTCCTGATTACCAATTTATAACTGTCTCTATCTTTGTATAGTTTGTGATTAGATGCAATATGTTCCTGAAACAGAGAGATATGTCCTTTATCTTTCAGCGCCAAACCAAGCTGCAATTTGTTTTGATAAATGTTTCCGTCTGCATACAAGAACCCCAACCAATAGGCTTTTTCATGACTGTCAATTTGGACAAAATAAGTTTCGTCAAAGTTAGCCTTGCGATGCGACAAGATTAAATCTCGTGTTTGACAGCCGCGATTTGTCAACCATGTTTTTAAGGTAGTTGCACCGCAATGGAACTCATACCTTAAAGCGTTCATGCTTTCTCCAGCTTGATAACGCTTAAGAAGCAAATCTTCGTTTAAATCTAATAGCCCAAAACTTTTCACGTAATTATATCAATTTTTCGTCCATATTGGTTAAAAGTTTCTTTTAAAACACACAAATGTTCAATTTCTTTTCGTTTGACTAAATATCCTACTGCGGTCCAAGAAGTATTTTTGATGAATTTTTTAAAAAACTTTTTCAAATTAGTATCTAAAAACTTACAAAGCTTATTCGGTTCAAACCAAAAAAAAGTTCTATTGCTTGAAAAATAGTAAACAAAATAATTAACCCTGTCTCTCTTTGCCCTCCAAGCGCCACCTAATGAATCTGGAACATTCTTAACATTACCAAACTGCTCCATAAAAAAGTTTGGTGTTTCGTTCATATCGTAAGTATCAGTCTTTAGTTCAACTGTATCTCCATTTTCAAGAATTATATCATATTGTCTGCTGTCAGATTTGGTGCCTTTGTAGCATTTTAGAAAGAAAGCTTCTCCTGTTTCTCCAACCTTGAGTTGGGTTTCAAAATCAAACATTTTTTTCCTTCCAGCTTTCAAAACAAAATTCGGCAGAGGAAAGATGTTCCATTTCGGGTTTATCTAACGTGCTCCTATTATTTATACACCTGTTCGTAAGATAGGCTTTAAAGTCTTTTCTGGTGTTGTAATAAATACTTTTAGCGGCTAATTTCCTAAAATTGTTTCCAGTGTATTTCTCAATAGCTTCTTGTATTAACCAGTCAAACGGAAGACAATTATCTTCCATAAAAAAAACCGGATTAAAACCTGTTAAATCAGGAACACAACAACCTCCTAGGATAATATTTCGATACAAAAAACTATCATAAAAAGGAATTGCTAGCGCTAAATTTTCAGACCATAACTCCCGCAAGTTCTTATAGTCAATTCTAGGAATGTAATAGAAGCCGTCAACTGAGGCTTTGGTGATTACCTTTATTAAGTTATCATACCCCTTTGGATTTTTAAGTAAAACTACAATTTTGTGTTCCTTACTAAGTTCGCTTTCGTTTTTAAGCGTTAAATCGTCTGTGGCTGTTACCCGAAATCCAAAAACAACATTTACGCCAATCTTTTTAAAGTTCTCATAAGCTTCAATAAATCCAGAGGCGCTGTCTTCAATCAGAAAGGGGGTTTTAATGTTGTTCTCTTTGACTAAATCGATTATTGAAGTGGGAAATCCGGGTTTTGTTTTGCCTGCCTCTTTAAGAGTCAAAATGCTTCTTCCTAGGCTATGATGACTTTTAAAAAGAGGTAAAACGTTCATTATTCTAATAATAGTCGAGTCTTGGTAAACTAATCAAGATTTAAAATTTTGATTCTGTATTTTTAAACTTATAAGTGAGTTTGTTGCCGTATTTTGGACAACCAAAATATCTTAAAAAATGAACCTTGGTCCCTTCTTTTTCAACCAAATCTTTTCTTTTTAAACTAGTTTTAAGAACTTCTTCGGTTTTTAAATCAATTAGCGCATAATAGTTCGTCTCGTATTTTAACGGGCACTGCCACTTTACAGAGCCATCTTTTTTAAGCTCACCTTTGGTTCTTGCAAAACCACATAGCCACTTCATATCGGGATTATCGGCAGCATAATTAGCGGTAGCTTTATAAATGTCAAAATTCGCCAAATAGTCCTTGAGATAAGTTAAATAACTCTCAAAACCGGAAAGCTCCTCTTGAGTGCAAGTTTTGGGTTTAATTTCAGGCGCTTCGGGAAACTTTAAAAACAAAAAAGTCACTTCTGGAATAACTCCGTATTTTTTATAGACATAAAGGGAATACATAAAAGCCTGAATGTTCCCATCTATATCATCTCCTTCAAATTGCCTCTTGCTGGTTTTATAATCTGTAATGGTCATCTTGCTCTTACCGTAATGAGCCAGCTTATCAATGAAGCCTGTAATTTTGTAATCTTCGGTTTCAATTGTGAATTCTTCTTCGGGAACTATTCTGTCCGCCCCTTTACAAAAGAAATCCAAATTGAGCGCCGTCATCGTCATTTTGTTAATGTCGGCAAGGTTATTTTCATCTCCCACTCTTAACCTGTTAGCATGTTTTATAACTAATCTTTTAATTACTTTTGACCCATAAATATGGTTTTCTTTTATAATTGAATTAAAATGTTTACGATGTTTAGGTTTTAAAAGAAGCTCTAAAACTAAATGAACTACGGCGCCCTTTGAAGAGCCATCATTTCCTCCATTAGGTAACTTAAGGATGTAATTACACCAATAAATCCAAGAACAAGTTTTAAGGGTTTTAATCCTGCTTGCTGACAGTTTGAGTTTCTTTTTGTCCATTTTTAAGTTCGCTTTCAGGTTCAGTTTTGGTCTCAACCTTAGGTGTAAATGTTAAAATTTTGATAGGCTTCTTAAGCTCTTTAGCAATTTCGATACTATTAAGAGTACCTTTGCTCACCCCGTCCCACATCGCGAGCACCTTATCGGCCTGTTTTATAATTAACCTGTTCCTTCTAAATCCCGCGCCTCTATCAAAGGTGCCGTCTAGTTTGTGCCATCTAGGGTAGAAAATGATAATGGGAACCCCTCTTTCTTCGCACCAATTATGAGCTAAAGTATCTGCCCCTTTTGCTCCGCCACTGACAATAACTGAAATCTTATCTATGTTCTTGTCTAGAATTTTATAAAGCCGTTCTTTGTCGGTGAAAGAGCGCGAGCCAATAACAGCAAGTTTGAATTTATCGTTCATGTGTTATACGTTATAAATCTGTTTCCATTCTACAATTTCAGGATAATTCATTATTCCAAAATCCTTTTGAATTGGTAAAGTTACTCTGACTTGTTTGCGGTCAAAGTGCCTAAGCAGAATTCTTTTTATTTTTTCAGCCGCGAAATTCCCAATATTGTTATTTGTAGGTTCATTATTGAGACCTATTAAAACTTCATCGGGGTCCAATTGAATAAGTTTATTAAGTTGCGCAATACTTAAAGAAACCCCAAACAAAACCATACTAAACTTAACCCCTAATTCCCATAGTCTGAGCATATCACCTATTGACTCAACAATTACTATCTTTTTTGCTTTAATTATTTCTTGTTCGTTAACATTAAGTGGATACAAAAAGTTGTTTTTTTGACCTAATATTTTCCATTTAATCTTAGACTTATCTGTAATATCCCTTCCACAAAAACCAATAACTGTTCCTTTACTGTCAAAAATAGGAAAAACAAACCTATTCCTCATGCGCCCAAAACCACATAATCCACCTTGAAACAGTTTTAAAGTCATCGAAGAAATTCCCCTTCCTTCCCAATAACCATAAATAGGCTTCAAACTTGTAACAATATCTTTGTCAAAAGTTTGGCGCGATTTAATAACTAATGACTCCCTTTGAGTTTGGAAATTGTTTCCCAAATAACCTTCAGCCTCCTCAATGTTACTTAAATTAAGACAAATCTTAACCAGTTCGGCAAGGTCGCCCTTTTTATCTAAACCAAAATCTGTCCATTTACCCGTTCTTTTATGAACAGATAAAGAGGTGTTATTATCAGAAGCCCTATAAATAGGTCTCATCCGATAATAATCACCAAAGTCAGAGGGGTTAAAGCCTAGGCTAACTAGGACTTCTCGAACGCCCATCTTACTCAAGGGTTGCGTCTGGCTTTTTATCATCTTTATTAAAGTTATACTTAAGTTTTTGTGCTTCTACAACATCTCTTAAAGAACCTTTCTCAGTAACCTTAAAATTAGCTATATCGTAGTTTAGGTAATTATTAACATATCTCTTTTTGCCGTCTGGTGTTGGTCTAAGAACCAAATCTTGATGACCGGCAGCGTCTTTGCCTTGGAAACGGGTTTTTGTAGGAATTAGCTTGTGAGTACCAAACTCAATCCCATCATCTTCAATTTCATCTAATGTTTTTCTACGCAAAATAGCTACAAAACTGGCGAACCATTGAAGTCTATCAGAAAGAGAAATTGCTGAAGAATCATCGGTAACATCTTTACTATTCTTATTAAAGTTCTCGCCCGTTCTATTAAGCTGCATTGCGGTAATAATAGGGCAATGAATTTCATCTGAAAGACGTTTTAACTTATTAATCTTTTCACCAATAGCTTGATGTTCTGCCCAATTTTGAGCTACGTTTTCCCCTGTTAGTTTAATGTAATCATAAGCAACAATACATCTATTGCCTCTTCCAACCTTTAAATAATACCAACGTCTAATAATTGAAACAATTTCATCAATGTTTTTATTAGCTACTTGATAGTGAAAAAAGTTAAACGCTTCTAGGTCTTTTAGAACTGTCCTTACCTTTTGAAACATTTCTGTGTTCTTGCGCCAATTACCTGTTTCTAAATGCCAAAATGGTACCCCTGTGATAGATGAAGCTAATCTAAAACGAACATCTGTCGTGTTCATTTCAGTATCTAGAATTAAAACCGGAATTTTAAAACGTGTTAGTTTGGCTATGCCATAACACATATCGCTTATCATAGTTGACTTTGCTTGTCCCGGCCTTGCAACTATTGCATAAATATTTCCCGGCCTCACTCCTCCAAAAAGCCTGTTAAACTCTGGATACAAAGTAGGATAACCGATTTCATCTATAGGAGAATTTCCCCTCTCTTCGATTAGGTCAGCCAGACCTTCAAATACATCTACCGGCTCATCCTGAAGACTGTAACTTGTAATGTTTCTGTTATAAATAGCGTCAGCTTCAGCAATTATCTTATCAATATCTTCTTCTTGAGTGTCGTGAAGATAGTTTTTGATTGAATCAGCGGTAGCACAAATCTCTCTTTTGATTCGAAGCTTTATTAACTCTTTAGCGGCCTTTAGGGTGCCATTGGGAGTAATTTGAGTAAATGCGAGTGTTTGAATGTAATCAAAGATGTTAATATTATCTTTAAACTTAACGCCCAAATCATTAATCCTTTGAGCGAGTGTAACTTCATCGAACTGGGTGTTAGTTAGAATTAAATTTTCCAAAACACCAAAAATAACTTGGTGTGGTTTAACAAAAAAATCACTGCTTTTAACAAAGCCGGTAATGTCTACTAACGATTTTGGGTTTTTAATTAACCCGCCTAATACATGTTTTTCTATCCTTATCGAATATAAGGGTGTTGTTTCTTTTCCTTCGTCTGTTGTCATAAATAAATTTCAAACTTCTGCAAAACAAAATCATAAGTTAATTGTTCAACGTCTTCCTCTGTAAATTCTAAAACTTTAAATTTGTTCGTTTCCAACCAGTTAAGTTTCTTAACATCGCGCTTAATTGAAAAAAAATAATTAAGCCGGTTTTTATGAAAGAACTCATTAAAGTTATCATGTTGAACGCCCTGAACCTCTACGGCTATACGTTTAGTAGCATTAAGAAAATCCACTTTTAATCTACTGCCATATACGGGAAACTCTTCATAACATAAGTGTTTTTCCCAAAACGGTTTAAGGAACTTTTTAACTCTGGTTTGCAGTTTTGACCTGCTGGCAGAGTCCCAATCTATCAAATACTTTTTAACATTTAAATAGACTAGTTTTCCTTTAACATTAAAAAGCCTCATTTTTTGGCCTGCCAGATTATCTTCCCTTGAGTTAAAACATATTCCACTAAATCTGGATTGGTATCAAAACAATCTCTAAGCGCCCGTTCCCCTTGAAATTTATCAGAATCAAGCTTAATCCCTTTGGTTTTCATATCTTCGAAAAATGATTCTTCAATGTTATACCAAGCCTTAGCTTGTTTAACTATGTCACAGCTTTGAGCAACAGTCATGGCTTCATGGGCACGCCAAACGCCACCCTTCAGCCCATATTTAACAGGATACATAACGGTAACTCCTGTTTTTTCATTTGGCGTTTTATCAAGTTTGATTTCTACCATTCTACCAATAATTTTACTGTCTTTGTCTGAAGGATTTTCGTAAATCCATCTGTCTGACCAAGGTCTTTTAATCTCGCAAATAAGCGAACTATAAAACTTTGGAGCGTTGCCTCCGCTAGCTGTTTTTCCTCCCGCTTGTGCCATTGGCCCTTTAGCCATCTTATCTCTAACCTGAGAACAAAGGAAAAGGTGATGTCCGGTAACATTAAAAAGAAGACTTAGCCTCTTTCCTGCCGCGCTTACTAACGCCGCGCCTCCAGCAATTTTATCTGCATCACCAAATTCTTTACCTTTATCTAATTCCCGTTCACACGCATCAGTTGAATCAACGATAAAAAAATACTTGCGTTTTTCTTTATTCTCTAGAATTAATTTTTCTGTGGCTGTAAAAATAGCCTCAAAATTATTTGTATCTATAACTCTAAACTTTGATGAATCTGTATCAATTCCGGTCCTATCAATCAGTTCTTTGGTAACACGTCCTTCGGCGTTGTAATAAATTACAAAACCTCCTTCGGGATATTTTTGTTGCCAGTTTCTACCCCAACAAAGCGCAGAACTGCTCTTGCCACATTCTTCAGGAGAATAAAACCTTGACCATCCCGAATCCCTAAAACCGCCCCCAAGAATTTCATCAAAAATAAAACTCCCAGTTGAAATCACTTCTTGCGCGACAATTTCATTTCCTGCCCTAGTGCCATAAATTTTTTTTTCTTTTTGAAGTTCAGCAAATACCCTATCTACTGAATCGATTTGTTCTTCTTGTTTTTGTTCTTGTTTTTTTGGAGCCATAATTTAACGTTTTATAAAATCAAATAAAGTTTTTGGTTTTTGTGGGTTTATGTTCTTATCTTCTCCCACTTTCTTCTTTTCTATCTTGGTGTCTGTTTTCTGGACGTTTGAAAATTTAAAATTGTTTTCTCCTTTTTTAACTAAAAGCTTTCCTTTTTCGGTTAAAAAAAAGGCGAGCGAATTAAGTTTAAAATCTAACTCAAAAAACTCCCAAAAATCCATCGAAGAATTGTATTTAAAAAGAATATTAGCTATTCGAATCTCGTTTGCCCAGTTAACATCCGAGTCTTTTTTAAGGAATTTTTTAACTAAATAAGTATGTTTCGAATGAAAAATGGCCGTTTGAGTTCCATCCTCTTCTAATAGAGGAACTTTGGGAACAAAACCTTTCTTTTTAATCATTCATTAAATAGACTAGCAATTTCTTGAGTTTGTTGTCAAAGTATTGTTATGATAAAGCGATATCATGAGCAACCATTTCTTGTACTAACGTTTTAAAAGTCCTTTGAGGCTCCCATCCTAACTCTTTTCGAACTAACGAAGAATCACCTAACAAAAGTTCCACGTCAGCAGGACGATAGAACTCTGGATTGATTCTAACCAAAGTGACAGAAGGATTAGATTTTAAAACATATTTTTCGTTAATCCCCTCTCCTTCCCAAACTCCTTCAATATTAGCAGTTTTAAAAGCTAACTCAACAAGTTCTTTGACTGTGTGTGTTTCATTAGATGAAAAAACATATTCTTTAATATTTTTAACCAAACAGTTCCATTTATTAACAACTTCAAGACTAAGCTCATATGCAATGTCATCATTATAATCTTCCTGATTTAGCATTCTCCAAATACCTTCTACTACATCAAAAGCATGGCTCCAGTCACGTTTTGCATAAATATTACCAAGCTCAATAGCTTCAAACGGTTTGTTTTGATGAAGCTTGTTCCAAATATTTGCTATTCCACAAGTGACTTTTCTCGAAATAAACTGTTTCCCACGAGCAAACGACTCATAGTTGAAGCACCATGACTGAACCGCATAAAGATTATAACTTTCTCTATAAACCTTTACTATTTGTCTAGCTGCAATTTTTGAAGCGCCATAAGGACTTCGTGCCCTCAAGGGATGTTTTTCATTTTGAGGACTATACTGCACATCTCCGAATTCTTCGCTCGAACCTAAATTAATATATCTTGTTTTTGGAGAAAATAATCTAATAGATTCTAATTGATTTAGTACTCCTAAAGTATTATATTGAAAATGTTGGACAGGGCATTTCCAACTATCGCCAACAAAGCTATTAGCCGCACAATTAATAAAATAATCTGGTTGATATTTTTGAACGATTCCATTAATTGAAATTGGGTCCCCCAAATCCATTAATTCAAGCTTAAAATTTTCATTATTTTTAATATGTTCAATGTTCTCATGATTAGGAACACTTAAACGCCTAATTGTACCAATAACCTTAAATCCTTTTTTAAGTAAATAATCAGAAAACAGTGACCCCAATTGTCCTGTTACTCCGGTGATTACAACTGTTTTATTGTTCATAATTAACTCTCTGCTATACCTAATTGTTGCTCTAAATACGTTCTTACTTTAATAGCAAAATTCCTAACTCTCTCAGGCTCCAAATTTGCATAAAGACCAACATAAAAACCGTTTTTGTGAACGTATTCGCTTATAGGAAAATCTTTAGGTTTAAAACCAAATTGTTTAAAACACGTTTGTCGGAGCAGGTTTCCTGATATTATTGGCCTTGTTTCGATTTCAGTTTCTTCACATGCCTTTTTAAGTTCCACAACCAATTCAGGAAGTAAATCGACATATTTGGTAGCTTTAGGACTTAAAATAACAGGTAGGCAAAAAGGAACATGTTTGCACGAAAACAAATCAAAAGGCATAATTAAAAGCTTTTCACTTGAATTACTTACAAAAGTTTCATAAAGATATTTTCGTTTTTGCGAGTATTCTTCCAATCGAGCAAAATCAAGTAAACCAATATAGGCATTAAGGTCCGAGTTTCTAAAATTGTTGCCTAAAATTTTGAAATCAAAGCGCGAATCTACTTCTCCATTAGTATAAAATTTTTGTCGCCATTCTGGAAGACTCCGCACCATTCCGTGATTCCTTGCCATTAAAAAGTAATCATGTTGTTCTAGAGAGTTAGTAAATACAAACCCGCCCTCAACACTTTGTAATTGGTGCCCAAAATATGTACTGGTTGTTGAAGTAAAAAAGGAAGAAACATTTTTGTTTTCAAAAGACCCTAAAGTATTTTCACAATTATCCATCATTACTGTTACATTATAATGTTTGGCCATTGCCTTAATGGTTTGGATATTAGGCACAAACCCAATTAATGACGTAATAAAAATACAGGCCACTTTAGAAGAGTTCTTTTTTAAATATTCTTCCAGTTCTGTCAAATTCATTGAAAAATTAACAAGATTGATATCAATAAAACGAGGAGTAAACCCCTCTCGGATAAAAGGCGAAACTGAAGTAATCCAAGTAGTTGAAGGAAAAACAACTATGTTTCTTTCTGGCGAACAATGGTCTCTTAAATACATTGCTAACAAAGTGTTAGCAGTAGAGCCGCTTGAAGTAAAAATAGCATAACGTGAACCTACATATTCTGCCATTTTTTGTTCAAATTCCTGAACTTTCTTTCCTTGTGTCCAACGAGAATCAGTTAAAACGAACTTCGCTATTTTAAGTTTGTCTAGTAAGCTGAATTGTGGTGTATTTAAAGGCCAACTATATTCCATTTTCTAAAAGATTTATTAAAGTTTTTGCGCTTTTTTCCCAAGTCCAATTTTCAACTATGGGTGTTCTGGTGTCTATTTTGCTGTAAGTAGTATCCCAATTGGAGTATATTTTTTCCAATGTTTTAGCGTATTCTTCAACACTAAAGTCCCAAAACTTAGGAGTTTCATTGTATTGAAGCGCAGGATAGCAGTTCCTAAGACCCCACTCCTGACTTAAATAAGACGCCATTCCTTCAAGCCCCACTTCGTCAGATGGCGGCACTAAAACTCCATATTCTGGTTTTATAATTTCATTGGTGGGTTTGGTATCTCCTGTAACACAAAGACAACCGCAAGCTGAACATTCAAGAAGGGGTAAGCCAAATGAAGTGCTTCTTAAGAGATTTAGACAAACGTGAGAAGAAGAGTATAGCCTTCGAATTTCCTCATAACTGATTCTTTTTGAATAGTAAAAAATTTGTGAGCCTTCATCTATGTATTTTCGAATCTTATTGCAAAGCTGTGGAGAATCGTTGGTGTCTTTAATAACTAATTGAACATAAGGGTAATTTTTAAACACCTTATGAAAAGCCTGAATTGTTAAATCTAACCCCGAACGGACGTTTGAACTATTGATATGAAGAAAAGTAAAAGTGGGGTTTTTTTCACAAACCGGCTTCCAAAAATCTGTATCACAGCCGGGATAAACAGTAGGGGCATTAATTCCGTATTTATCCCAAAGTTCGGTTATTTGTTGAGAAAGACCAAAAATTCTTGTATCTCTAGCCATTGAGACTAAAAGATTAGGAATAGCGCTACACTCCCACACTGTAATAATAAAACTTTGTTTGTTTGGATATTGGAATTTTAAATTTAAACTTGTATTATATCCAACCCAATCAGCTAAGTTTGGCGGCGCAAAAGCGTCTAGTTTCTTTAAAGCTTTATTTAACTGTATAGATATTTCTGAAAATGGACCATGGTTGACAGCATACGTTGGGTCTGTATACTGGCGCTCATCGTCATCAAACATGTGAATTTTCATAGCGAGAAACAGAGGTGTAAAATTGAGGGAAATAAAAGGTTACAAGGTTATAATCTTTAGCGGCGCGTTGAATTCCGTTCATTACTAGCGTAGAGTTTGCATCATGATAAACAAATAATCCTTCTTTGTTCAACTTGGGGATTGAATTTTTGGTATCTTCATAAACTGCCTCTTCAGTATGGGTCGCATCAACTAAAACAAGGTCAAAATTAGGCCAATCGTTTTTAGAAATAATAATTGAAGATTGTCCCGTCGCAATCTCAAAAAACTTTTCACTAAATTTTTCTAAATATTCTAGATGAGGGGTTGTATCAATAGCATAATATTTACCTTTGTTTAATTCTGTTAAAACTTTTAAAATTTCATTTGCGGTGCTGCTATGTCCAAGACCAATTTCTAAAACATTATCCGGTTCCATCTGTTTTACTAGTCCGGCCACAAAATATCTATAGGTTGTATATCTATTAAAATTGTGTGACATTTTAATGTTTGTTTACAATTGAATACAGGGTAGCTGCTGATTTTGTCCATGTCATGGCTTCCGCTGTTGCTCTAGCATAGTAAGCAATTGCACACCTGTAGTTTGCATTCTGATAAATTTCTTTAAGGCATTCTTTGATATTATAAATGTCTGGAATTGCCCATTGGGGATTTGTTCGGAAAGAAGTCATGTTGGGTGTCAAAAGATAATTCCTATATCCTAGAAATTGAAGATAATCAATTGTTTGTTGTTCAATCGGCATTAAACGATAATTGACTAAACATGAATTTAAAGAGTTACAATAATCTCTTGGTCCACTGTAATCCATTACTATAGTGGGTTTTTGCATAGCCATTCCTTGTGCGACTGTCATGGCGAAAGTTGAGCTTCGATTCAAAAAGATATGGCAATCTAAATTATTATAGAGAACTCTTTCTTGTTCTTTATCAGTTATATGAGTATCATCTAAAACAATATCTAAATTGTCCCGTTTAGCGATATCTTTAACCCGCTGTTTAAACTTCTCAGTCGCCCACCTGTCTTTAATAAAAAGACGAACGTCATTCACTCCAGTAAAAATACCGGAAAAAGCTGCCAATAAATCGTCGTAAGCCGCTCTTGTGTTGGAGTCACACATCATTCCAAAAGTAAATTTGTCGTTTTGAGGTCTATCAAACGGTCGCCAAAGGTCACTATCTACTCCTAAAAGACACACATCGGTTTTTTCTTTGGGATAGCCCCCCTGACTAAAAAAGGCTTGATTTTGATTTGAGACCCCTATTAAAATCCTGTTTTTTGCATTATATAAAACCACAAAAGGGATAGCTGTTTCATAGGGGCAAATAATGAAATTAGTCTTGTGTCCGTGGTCGTTAGCCAGACAGTCGTAAACAACCAATTCACCGTCTTCATCATATAATTCAAGATTTTTTAATCCTTTGTTTAGGTTTGAGATGATAATCTCGCTGCTACAAGAAGGGGTATTGTTTGGGTCGCCAACTACTTTAATCTTTTTCATTCAAAATCTCCTCAAATACATTTGTAAAGTTATTTAACATTATTTTGCTACTATAAGGTAACGCGCTTTCAAAACAATCCCACTGTTTATAATCTTTATTAAAAAATCTCGGCAACTCAGCAAAGTTAACGATGTGGTCCCCATTCAATCCGTTAACCAAACTAGGCCAAAATCCTACATTAGTAGCTAAAATTGGAGTACCATAAGATAAAGCCTCGATTGCAGAAAGGCTAAATGGTGTGGGCCAAGTATGAATAAAAGTAGACATTTTTGCTCTTTTTAAATAATCTATCTTAGTTTCCTCTGAGATGATTCCCAAATAATGAACCATTTGATTATCGACATAATGAAGCAAAGGATAATCTCTACCTATTGGACCCGCGAAATAAACAGGAACACCAAAATGTTTCGCTAAAATTGCTACATTAATAGAATTAAATTGTTCACAATGTCGGGTGCATTGAAAGATAAAATTCTCTTTATTGTATTCTTGGAACTCAGGAATTTCTTTACCAATTACAATTTTATAAACTTTTGTCTCAGGATTTGTAACTTGGGGACTTTGAAAGTTATTATAAAGTAATAAGTGTTCGTTCTGAGGATGAATAGGCTCTCCGTATCCTACTGCCCAACAACACTCTTTCGCCTTAAGTCCTTCAATATTAACATGATGACAAACTTGATGATGGACAAAAAGGTCAAATTCTTCAGCAAAAGGAATAATATCTTTAACAGGCTCGCCAGCCCGAATTCGCGCTCTTTGTTCGGAATTTAAGCCAATACAATTTTTCTTCTTCTCGTCGGGAGCTAAATGTTTAAAACATTCTGGATTGGCAAAAATAAAAAAATTATCTAAAGCTTCTTTAGCGATAGACGCAAAAACGCGCCCCCCCCCGTAAGCTCCAGCCTTAGAATTAGTTACGTAACTTTCTACTAATTCATCATTAAAATCTAAATAAGCTATATTCATAAACTTTTGTTCTTAGGTAATAATATCAAATCTTGACACTTGTTATCTTTAAAATCTTCTTCTGTAACTAAATTATAAGTTATTGCATTATAAGCATTATAATCAATATCACGTATAGCTTCAAATGTATCTTTATTGCGGCTTTCGTGAAACCACCACTCCATAAAAACGGTGGGTTGAGCAAGCTTAATTAATGGTTCTAAGTTCTTTAAAATGAAAGCATCCTGTCCTTCTGTATCAATCTTAATAAAAGACAGTTTTTCGTATAGTGTTTGAAGAGTATATTTTTTAACTAAGAATTCTGTAGTGTTGACACACCAAACGGGCAATTTATGTAACATTTGCCCTCTTTCTTCCTCGCTATAACCTCTTACAATCCCTCCGTTTGGCCCATTAAAAAAGAACGCCTCAAAACAATTATCGTTATGAGCGGCTACATTATGATAATCAAAATGTTCCTCTAATCCATTAACAATTACATTAGATTTAAGATAACCAAAACATTCAAGATTGGGTTCAAAACAAACAATCTTGGAATCTTGAGCTAAAGACCATAGGGCAAGTGCTGAATCTCCACATCCGGCTCCAATATCCAAAACTAAACCGTCTCTAAAAACAGGTTTAAAAACATCTCTTAGAGCATCTATTTCCCATTGAGGATTACGATACTCTTGAAAATTATTGTTAAAAATGTATTCTTTATTATTAAGGGTTACTGTCATACAGTTTTGCTAATTCAGGTTCACTTTCTAATACCTGTTTATGAATCGCCGGTTCCTCCCCTAAATGGACAGAATAAGCGTCTTCTGGATTGAAAGCCCACCAAGTAGCATTGGGATTATAGTTTAAAAGTGCGACCTTTAAGCCCTCTTCGGGATGATGATGTTTGAAAAGATGCCATTGCCCCCTAATTAAAGAACAAGCTTTAGTCAAATCGCTGGTCCTACATAGCCTAGGCTGAAAGTTATAAAAGTAGTTATTTTTAATTAAACCATCGGAATCAACTTCAAATTTATGATAAGCCAACCATTCTTCTGTGGTAGAGGGTTTTCCAAAAAGGGATTTCCGCGCAAAATGAATAGATTGTAAATTTACATTCTCTTCTAAACTCCGGTAAGAATGGTCAATCATATGACTTAACTGCTGCCAAACTGATTGAATTGGATTAAAGACAACTGGAGAATCGTCCTCTAATAAAAATACATGGTCGTTTAAAACAGGTTCATATTGAACAAAAAAACTGGCAATATCATCAAGGATGGTTCCTATGATTAGTTCGTTTCTTTGAGCGTCCCGGTCAATATCCGTGCCTTTTCGTAAGTCATAGATAGTGTTTATCTTAAAATCAAACTGGCCAAAAAATCTTTTAATTTCTTCTTCTTGTTTGTCATCATCTTTAAAAACTTTAAGATTTAGGAACCTTTGAGCAAAAAAGCTTGGTTGAACCAAATTAAAAAAACTGGTTAGAGTCACCTTATAATCATTAGTTCGCCCGTAACGCGACTTTGTTGAAAGAAAAAATACTAAGTCAATCATATATGGATATAACTTCTAGTGACACCAATATCCCTTTTAAATGTATTATAGTATTCCCAATTAAAGTCAAACCACGGATTTGAAAATACTGGCAAACTTGGATTAGGATTCATTACGTTAGGAACAAAGTTTTCCAGAAGGTCTTCACCATAATTTAAAAAAATCTTCTTTCTCACTCTGTTGTAGGCGTTTGCCATGTGAACCCACCCCGAATCAATACCTATATAAATTTCACAAGTAGCAATTTCATAAGCTGTTTCCCAAAAAGCGGCATCAACAGACTTTTCTGAAGTCCTATCAATAATCCTTGGAAATTTTTCACTTAGAGGAATATCTTTCTTGTAACCAATTTGTATTATTTCGTGATATGGATAACGGTCTAAAATGTTAGCTATGGCTTCCTGTGGAATATGTCTATCTTTTGAACTACCCGAACTATGAAGGCAAATTTTTTTCTCTTGAGTTGCATCTTCATAAGCATAAAGTCTAGGATTACGAAGATAAACCTTCTCTAGACCTAGACCCAACACCGCTCTTTCAGGAAACGAAATAAAGGGTTTGGTAACATTTTTATAATTAAAAAGCGCACAAATATCTTCATGGCGCATTCCAACCTCGTATTCGGCTTGTCTTAAAACATAGGGATTATAATCAAAAACTCGGCAATTATCTACATCAATAACTTTATTACCTGTGTTTTTATAAATGTTTTCAGGAAAGGAACTTACAACAAGTTTGTCCCCAATTCCCGGCAAATCCCTTGTTATTAAGCCAATTACCTTAGTCACGCTTTTTTTCCTCTGTTAATTCACTATTGAAAAACTTGTGTTGCAAGCTCATTTTTTTAATGTGTCTGTCATAGTTAGCATTATCTACCTCTTGAGCAGTAACCTTATTATCTCTTGAATCGCGGACCATTTCCCAAACAATCAAATTAGCGTTATAAACTTCTGTATATTCTTTAGATAAGATTATTTTATAAAACAGTTCTTCACTAATTTGGTGTCTTATTTCGTTTTCGAGGTCTTGAAACCGCCAATTAGCGTCTATGCTATCAATTTTTTCTGCTTTAATTTGAGCAATTGCCAGCATATCAAATGCATAAGCCGCGTCTACAGTTACTTTAAGTTTCATATTGTTTGAAATTCGCAATCAGTTAAAGTTCTTGAGATTTTTAAACTTAGTTTAATATTAGATAAGATTTTACCCTCCATAACCCCCTCAATCATATTTTTAAGAGGATTTCCGGTTCTGTCGTCTTTCCAATAAAAATCTTCGTCTGTTCCCTTGATTGAAACAGAGTTTTCTCTTTCTTCTGCGCCGCTACCAAACATTCCTTGGATGTAGCTATAATGTGCTTTGCCCGAAAAGTAATAATTATTTAGTGTAGTTTTGGTTATGTAATTTAGTTCAAATTCGGGATAATAATGAAAAATTATTGAAAACACGTGACTTCCATAGTCCCAAAGTGAAGAATATTCTCTATGTGGGCCATTGCCAGCATTTACAATCTTCCAAAGACTAAACTTTGCGCCAAAATTTGTACGAACCTTATAGTTCCAGTTATGCCACAAGTTAATATAGTTGGTGACAAATTGGACGCTTCCTTTTTTAAGTATTAAAATATCCACTATCTCCCTATATTGCTCTGGAGTAAACATACAGGGCTTTTCACAGATTACATTTTTACCTAGTCTTAGCGCCTGTTGAGCAATTTCAAAATGAGAATCGGGGTGAGTGGCAATAATGATAGTATCAATATCCTCATTACCTAATAGCGCTCCATAAGTTAAATGATGAGGAACCTGCCTGAGTTCTTCTGGAAGAGCCTCCCAGTTGGTTCCTGTTTTTGAAGCTGTAGCAATCAACTTGGCTTCAGGAATTTGTTGTAATGTCCTGATGTAGTTCTTGCCGAATTTCCCTACGCCAACGAGTCCAAAGTTCATTTAATAAGTTTCTCTACACCAATGATATATTTTACTTAGCATTTTGTCAAGATTAACCTTGGGGTTGTAACTCAGTTCGTGCCTCGCCTTCTCTATACTGGGACATCTGCGCTTAGGCTCATGTTTATAAACTTCGGGAGTATCAACTAACTCAACCAATTCGGGATGTTTACAAAGAGTCGCGACTTTGTTGGCTAGGTCTATCATTGAGATTTCATTGTCAGAATTCCCAATATGATAAATAAGGTCACAATCATTTAAAAGAACCTTAAAAGCTCCAATTAAAAAGTCAGAGTAGAAACAAAAAGTTCTAGTTTGAGTCCCCGGTTTGTAAATTTGAAGAGGTTCTCCTTTTAAAACTTTCCCAAAAAAGTTAGGTAGAACCCTATAATCCTCTTTATGGAAATAACCAGTCACGTTAAACGGGCGCACCACTTTACAATCTACCCCCTCTTTCTTTGCTAAGAACGACATTGTTTCAATCATCAACTTGCTTGTATCGTAGGGCGCTCTATCGTTTGTCGAATTAAAACAAGGTAAACAATCCTCTGAAGTAGGAATATCTTTATCTTGTGGTGTTCCTAGGACTTCGGAGCTACTAAAGTTTAGAATAGGAATTTTTAAAATCTCAGCCAAGTCTAACAAATTACGTGTTCCTATAACAGAAACATCAATAGTTTCCCATGGGTATGTCAAATAGTTTTTAGGGGCGGCATTTCCACTACAATTCAAAATATAGTCTATCTTGTATTTTGATATCTTTTTGTTTATTGGAAGGATTATGTTGTGGGTAATATTTATGAGGTTTGGAGCCTCAATATCATTACTAGCTACAACGGTTCCTTTAATATAGTTATCGACACTGATAATTTTACAATTTAAGTCAAAAACATCGTTACAATACAGAAGAAGCTTCTTAAAAGCAGTCCCCAAAAAACCACTTCCACCAACAAGCAAAACGGTTTTGTTAAGTAGTTTAATCAGGTCGCCCGAATCAATTAACTCTTGAGCTATATACCTAAAATCATCTTTTTCTTGTTCAAACAGATTTGTCATACAATTCTTTTAACGAATAAGAAAACCTAGTAGTATCTTGTTCGTAATCCGCGTTTTTTCTACTCAAACTACTAAAACACCAAAATTCGGTATCCTGAGTAAAAACCATTTCATGTTCTACATAAGGTCCAGTATAAAACAGTTGGCCAGCTTTAATAATATGTTTTTCTGGTTTAATGTTTAAGTTTACTGGTCGTTCGTAATATTCAATCTCTCCCTTAACAACAAAACAAATATGAGAATCCTGCTTGTGCCAATGCCGTGCCCTACTTGAACCAGCAACACTTATAATTACCGATACACTAGAGAACTTCGTGTCTTCAACCACCATTTGAATTACTCCCCTATCGTCTTGATATGCGGGACCAAAATTAAGAATTGGGTTCATTTTTAAATTTTTCTTGGGTTTACTTGTATATATTCATCTTTCCAGTTTGGAGACAAAATAAAAGTGTTTCCTTCTGACATACGTCCACTATTAACTCCTCCGCCACAGATATGTTGACTTATACTATAGTCACAAATATCCAACATGGGAAAATGTTTAGAAATGTCTTCACCCTGCATAAGTATATACTTTTCTCCGTAATAAGTGATATTAGAACTCATATGACCGTCGCTAGCATTAGCTCTTGTATCATGAGCAATTCCTTTATTAAAAGCTCTGTCCATTCTTTTCCAATAATTAAATTTATAGTGATAATCTACTGTAGTTATTACCTCTTTAAATCTCTTCCAATTAATCATCAGACAACCACAAGAGTTACTTACTCCTTGAACTTTAACGGAGCCAACAGATGTGTTTAAATCAAAAGGTTTATAAAGATGTTCTCTAGCCGTCAAATCTTCACCAAAACATTCTTTCATTATTTCAGGGAAAGTGCCGTGTGTTTTATTTTTATCTACCATATCTGGATGTGATACCCCTGCTATAGCAACGGTTAAAGGTGAAGCTTCGAAAACTGCCACTACGTCTTCTAACCAATTTTTACGCCATACGTAATCAGACTCGATAATGCAACCAATGTCCAAGTCATCATTTTGACGCATTAGGTTGTATATCCTTTCAAACCCAAAACCAATTCCATAATTTCTTCCATGGATAAGAGTATTGATAGGAAAGGCGGTTGAGTTTGCGATACTAAAATCTAAAAGTCCGTGCTTCAAGTCTGGTTGCGAACCATCGTCTATTAGCCAAGCCTCGTTATATTTAATATTGGTATTGGTAAAAAGAGTTTCTAAACAAACCTTTAAAATGTTTGGTCTATTATAAGTTAAAATATAAAATGCTATATTAGGATTTTGGTCCATAAAATTTAATTTCAGGTAAAGGAACTATCCATGTCCCGTTGTAACTAGGGTTTCGTTCCATAATCGATGCCGCCATATTCCAAGTAGAAATGATAGTATAATCAGTTGGGTTGGCTTTAAAATGTTGGTTATTAACAATGGGAATTTTCGCACCCTGAGAAAACCTCCCATATTTTAAAGGTGAATCGTCAACGACATACCGAATATTGTCCCGATTAAAGTTAAAAAACTTACTTAAAAGTGCAAATTTTGCAGGGCACCCATAACAAGAAACAGTATAATTGTTCTCCTTCATCCAATCCATAGTATTTTTCATGGATTCTTGAAGGTCATTTAAACTAAATTTAAAATCTTTATAAGTGTCCTCATTATAGAGACCAAACTGCAACTCTTCGTCTATCCATTGTTGAACTATAGGCTCTGTTCGTGTATCGTCCTTGTGAGAAGCAAATATCCTAAAAGAACCTCCTTGAGTGTTAACGTGTTGGATATCAAAGATTTTTAACTTAAACTTATCTAAATATTGAACAAGAGGAAGAATGCCATAATATTGTAGGTGTTCTGAATAAAATTGGTCCAAATAAAGATTGTTTATTGTATCAAATAAATAAGCGTTTTCAAATATAAACGTCCCATTTTTGCTCAATAAAATTTTCACCCCGCTAGTAAAACTATCTAAATCAGCCACATGAGCAAAGACGTTGTTAGCACAAATAATATCAAACATCCCATGTTGTTTTCGCATCTTAAGAGCCGTTTCCTCATTAAAGAAATCGTTTATAATCTTAGTTGGAAACCCTAATTTTTCTTGCGCTAGCTCGCAAATGTTTTTAGCGGGGTCAACGCCAAATAGCTGTAGTAGTCCCAACTTCTGAAATTGGTCAAGCAGCACACCATCATTCATTCCCAATTCTAGTATCTGAGAGTAATCACCCAAACGAAATTTACTTGTTACCGTGTTTGCATATTCGGTAAAATGCTTAACTAGGGCTGGTGAATCTGAACTGGCATAAGTATAATTAGAAAACAACCTTTCCGGCGACACTGTTTCATTTAGTTGAACGTGTCCACACCCTTTACATTTTGAAACTGTAAGGGGATAGGCTTCAACCGGTGAATCTATCTTTTCTGGATAGTCATTTGCCAATGGAACTTCGCCAAAATCCAACATTTTATCTAAAGATGTTGATTTACAAAGTCGGCACTTGGTTATTGTTGTATAACTCATACGCTTAAAATCTCTGGTTTAGGTAATCCGGTAGTTTTATAAAACTCTTCATTCAGCATAAGCCTGTCATTAACTTCATCCCAAGCATAAGAACAGTTGCCATAACGGAGCTTTTGAAATCCTAATTTGCGCTGAAGGTATTCTTTTGACCCTACCCAAGAATAATGTTTGGGGAAAATAATATTAGGGGAAATAACCTTATGGGAAACCTCCACATCTCTTTTTCCGTTATTATATTCAAGCAGGTCATCTCGATAAAACCTTTTAATCCCTCCATTCTTTTTAGCCCACCAAATACGGGGGACTATGAAGTCTGAAACATAATGATTATAATCGATACAATAGTTTTTAAAATTAACTTTAAAATAATCAATGAATTCTGTTTCTTTAATGTAGGTTACAGCTTTAATAATTTCATTAATCTCCCATAGTTCGTCCGCGTTAAGCATTACCAACAAATCAATGTCTTTACTAAAGAGATAAGGTAAATTATTGGTCCACATCTCATATTCAAGCTGCGGAGTTTCTTTAATGTCTAAAAAATCAATTCCACTATCACCAAGTTCATGAAGAGCTTTTAAGTATTCTATAGTCCCATCTGTGGATATTATTGGATAGCCCAGTTGCGCAGTTTCAGTAAAGCATCCATGAGTAAATGCTATATGAACAGACTTAATTAAATTACCAAAAAGACAGGCTTCTTTTAGTTCCATCCAAGGTTTTAGAACAGCCGCTAAATGTTCGTTGCAATTATAACCAATTGCGGTAACTCCAATTTTAATCATAAAACTTAGGCTGGTTACGATTTGACATTACTAAATTATCTTTGTTTTCTGTAATACTAAACAAAATACTATCAACAGTTTCTACAAAATTAAATTTAAAAGTGTTTTCAAATTTTCCGGTTGAAATGGCAAAATCATAGGCATCTGTATCGGTCATATAACGAACTGGAACCTCTAATATTTTAGCGGCTCTTTGAGAAATAGCATCGACGCTTCCATTAAATGAAGCTAAATTGTAAATTCCGCGCTTTTCAAACGAACCTTTTTTAAGAATAGTTAGAATAGCTTTGCATAAATCATACATTCCAAGTATTGGTCTTCTTACTTGTAAATTATTAACTCTGATTTCTTTGTCTGACATTGCGGTCGCATACATTGAATTCAACATAATGTCGTTTCTGAAATTATGAGAAAAGCCATTTATGGTTCCAAACCTAAGACCATAATACTCAACGTCTTGATTCATTTTCATATAACTATCGATTTCAAACTTTGAGAAATCATAATAGTTACTACAAACATACTCAATACAGTTTTCGTCCATTATACTACGATTAACTTTGCCATAGACGCTGGAACTACTGGCATAAATGAATTTTGTGCCCTTTTTAACCTTGCCAAGCAATTCAACAAAGTTCTGAACGTTGTTTTTAAAAGTTGGAAGAAGATTATTTAAACACATTTTGACGCTTGAATGGCCAGCCAGCAAAACAATTGCATCATAATCTAAAGGCATTATATGAGAAATATCCAATATATCAGACATATCCAAAATTCTATTAGGAATGTTCGCTGGATTGCCAAACCATTCTAAATCAACAGAAAATACTTCAATTCCGTTAGTTTTTAAATAAGGACAAAGTGCCGACCCTACGTAACCGCATCCACCTAAAACTAAAACTTTCATACTAGTATTTGATTATAAGAACTTGTTTCCAATCTACGTCTTGATTAACTAAAACTGTATGTCTAGGAATTAGACAGGTTTGGGGGACTTCAATGTTGGTTTTAATAAGTCTAGCAATTTCTGAAGGACTGGAAGAAATAGGAATTGATTCTGTAAGGTCTTGTCTCCAACGAGCGGCCCATGGAAGCCCATTAAAACCAAACCTAGAATCCAAAACCAGTCTGGGCAGTCCTAATTGATAGGCAATATGAGAAGGGCCATTGTCGGCAAAAACCCCATAACAGCTTCTCTTTAAATAATCAAGACTCTTAAGGAAGGTTGGATTGGTATCAATATGGACGTTTTTAGGAAAGTCAAACTCTAAATCTATGTTAATGGGCGTTGCGTTCCATTTATCAATTTTGGGAAAATAAACTGTATGGTTTGGTAACAATCTAGCAGTATTTAAAAGTAACTGTCCAATATTATTATAAAGATATCCATTAGTAGTTGTATTTAAACCAAAATAGATAATATTTTCAGGAATTAAATGTTTAGTTAAAAGCCTTATTTGTTTAACTATCTGTATGTGACTATCATAAAGTTTTAGAGATAATGGGTGCGACCACAAAAGGTCAGGCCAAACCAAACCAAATTCATTGTCTTTGAAAACCTTGTTCCTATAAGTTTCGTCGTTTAATAACTTATGTTCAGCTTCATCATCTATATGTTTTATCTGGAAATAATTTCCAAACAAAGTAAACAAAACTTCAAAAACTTCCTTTCTGGAGAATGAGTAAATAATAGGCTTACAATTACCGCCTTCAGCACAAAACCTATTAGCCGCTTGAAAGGCTAGTATTTGGTCCCCAATACCCCCGCAAGTTGCAATAATCATAGTCTACCTTTGGGAGTCACCCTTTGCGATTCTGTAGCTGTCTGAATCTTCATGATGGGTTGAAAATTCGATGATTTCGGTATCAAAGTCGGCACTAATTTGATGAGGTTCGCATCTTGGGATATGAACAATGTCTCCCTTTTGTAGAGTTGCCTGAAGCTCTTCTCCGGTAGCTAAATCTAGATATTTTAAAGCAGCAATTCCTTTAAGCACATAAAAAGTTTCTAGTTTTAGTTTATGGAAATGAAACGAAAATTCGTGCCCCGCATTTATTTTTAGAATTTTTCCGCAGTATTCATCATTATTAACAATGATTACTTCTTCGCCCCAACCTTTTTTAACTATTTCGGGCTTGGCACTAGTATCTATCATCTATTGGATATCATAATTTTAAGCACTGAAATTTCCAATAAAAATGCCTCGCCATTAATGTTTATTTGGGAAAGGTCATCATCGTAAGTATGACCATCGATGTGTTAAATCTGGCGAGGGACTTTTTCGGTGTTGTTATTGACCTACTTCTTTAATTGATTTAACACTCACTATATATTACACTCAGAGAGGGAATTTTTCTACTTTGTTTCCCCTTCATCAACAATATTGTTTTTGTTGAGGTCGCGCCAAATTTTTGTTTCTTTGCTGGTTCCGCCATAACGGTAAGCTAGAAAATAAATACCAACTGCACCAAGCACAACGGCTAGTATAAGAGTCTCATTCCCCACTACTATTACTGGTAGAATTAATAATAGAACGCCACCAGCCACTATTACTAAAGATGTCGTATAACTCCCGATAACCGCTCTCAATGGGGGCCAGAACATAGAGGCTCCACCGAACAGCATCAAAAACATTCCGACTATACTTATCCATTTCATGCTTTTCAGCTTCGCGATAGTCTCCCCAAGTACGTTTTTTTGGGAGCCTCCCGCACTACTGTTAACTTTATCTTTAATAGTGGCTTTGAAAGGAATGTTGGTAATAATAGTAATCTTTTGTGTGTTGGTAGTCCCCACCAAAGATGGCACTTCTATAATGGAGCCAGCAGGGATAATCATTTCTATGATTTTTTCTGACTCACTGGAGAAACTTGTCTTGTCTTTTGGGTCTTCTGATTGGATTTGATTGGCGACAGTGCCGGTTGCGCCAGTATAGTTCAGTTTACCTCCCTTAATTCGCATAGAAGAACTGCACGAAACAATAAACAAACTTACAAAAACTAAAAACAATAATATAACTTTTTTCATATTTTAAGGTGTTTTAAACCACTCTTTTACAATTTCCCAAATTTTATCAACAAAGAAGACAAAAACAATAATTCCGCCCCAAATAGCCCATTTCCATTTATTAACGTCTTGAAAAGCCCTTGTTAAATCAGTAACCGAAGATTCAACGCTGATAATTCTCTCTTCTAAGTTAAGTTGTTCAAGACGAATCATTTTACCATCAAAGGTCTCAACAATTTTGCGAACCGCTCTAAAATCATCTACCAGCCCCGGCTTATCATCTTCAATATCCCCAATTAGACGCCTCTCAATCTTTTGGACAATCCTAAGTGTCTGACTCTGAAGACTTTCCAATTGTCCTATTCTGTTTTCAAATTCTAGTTGTATTTTTTCGTCCATAAAAAATAAGCTACCGCCAACCTCGAAAGTTGCACGATAGCTTTAAAATTAAAGTCTTTCTATAGTTAACATGGCTCTTATGTATTTACACAAAAGAGCCTAAAAAAGACCTATATTATTTGACAGGCTCCACCATAACAAGAGCCTTCTTGGGAAAGGGCAGTATTATCTTCTTCTTCTTTAAGTTTGGTATAATCTACGGACTTAAAATTACTAATAATTTCCTCCCAATGTTCTTCATCTTCTGGAGTTATAACGGCCTCCATTGGAGCTTGAGGAAAGTCTTTATCTCCAGTTTCTGGCAAAAGAGAAACGGCAGCAAAATACTCTCTGTTTAGATAAAGATAATCGATTACCTTGTCCCACTCGTCATCTTTAACGATAACGGTGCATGAGACATTATGAGTCAAATCCTTCTTGTTTGCTTCGGTTGTTCCGTTAATTACCCAATTTTTTTGAACAGATTTGATAATTTCCAAATGTTCAATAGCAGAAAGGTCACTTTTAACCATTGCTTCATCAGAAACCGTGACTGGAAAAGTAATTACATCGTCTGTTTTATTGGCGGACCATACTGAAGGCTCACAAAGTTTGGGATTGGTCTTTTTAAAGTGTCTATACACATTGTCTTCTGTGTTACATTGAACTCTTCTGAAATATCTTCTAGAATGATGTGGGTGAATGCCTGAGGCAGTGCCTAGGACTAAAGATGATGTGTTGTGGGAAACAAAGCTATTAGCAATATAGGCATGTTCGTCTGGAACCGAAATATCATAGGTTGGCTCATTCGCCCCATAAACAACATTGTCAACCACATCATATAAATGGCTACTGTAGCCGCTTGCCTTTAATATATTGTATATTTTTTTATCTAAACGGCTATTCCTGTTTATATTACCATTTAAGCTCTTTCGTTCTTGTATCCAATATTTTTCATTTGTGCCGAACGACCCTTTGGAAGGCTTATATTTGCGAACTTTACAATCTTTTCCTATAGCTCTTAAAACTATTGGTAGTTGCTTTGCCATCTTCTCAGAAACAGTATGGTAACTCCTAGTTCGACTCTCATCACATCCATCTGCTGCTGCATACCCATCTAAATAAAATTCAATTACAGATTTAGGAGACTGACGAACAATCTTAGGGATTTCAATGTCTTGAGATTTAGGTTTCAAAAGGCCATTCTCTTCCAAAAACTTAAGCAATTGTATTGAATTGAAATAATATTGAATTCTATTATCTAATTCATCTTTTTGATAATTACTAGTAGTAAAAGATATGCCAAAATATTTATTAACTATCTTATTCGCTTTATCTAAATCTGACACATCTTTTCGGTTGCCTGAAATACGTATCCCTTTCTCGTGATTCGAACCGTCTCCTAAATAAAGACCGAGGAACCAAGCAAGTTCTTCGTCTAAGATAGGGGGGCATATTATTTCTTGTGTGTTATGAGAGTTTTTATGTAATACAAATGAGGGCTTCTTGAGCTTTTGATAAGACCCAAAAGCACTATCGTATCCACCAATTCTGTAAACAACAGCATCCCCTTTTTGTAAATTATCAAGCTGTTTCCATTCTATTCCGTGACTATTGACAACTTGAACTTTATGATTGAGGGTTCCAGTAAATTCAAATCCACTGTTAAATTTAATTTTTAATACGTTTTTGCGTCCATTAACAAAAAATTTATCTGATGCTTTAATATCTAACGCAGAACTAATATTTATTTGATGATTTTGCCATTCTTTACCATTAATATCCCCAACCTCATCTAAATATAAAATACCTTCATTAGATAAAATTAAAGTATCGGCTGAAACGCAACCCTCGGGTTTTACGCATGTTGTTCTTGCTGCCTGATTTACGCCAATTTTCTTAGCCCAAATCCTGTTTGTTTCTACCACGAGAGAACTTACCTTTCTTTGATTTTCCTCATTTAAGAGAACGGACGGAGAATCCATCCATCCTGTTAGGCTTACGCCCAATAAACTTTCTTGCTCGCTTACTTCCTGTGCTGCTTGTGAAAGATAAGAGAAGTAAGTATAAGCCGCTTGGAGTGTTCCTATTAATGAAGCTGCCTTGCCACATTCTTTAAAGTCTTGAAAAGAGGTAATCTTTTTCCCGTTGATAGAAGTGAGGTTACAAAACTGGGTGCCGCAAACTCCATCGTCGGTAATAGGAATAAACCCTATCTCAAAACAGGGGTTCAGTAGGGTCCAAGGATGATTAGCAAATACAAATCCCGGTTCTCCCCATTGACGGGTTCTTTGTACCATCTCATTGAACTTCTCATACGTTATTTTATCCCTTAGAAGTAAAATGCTATTGTTAGACCTTGCTCTTTGGGGTTGAATATGCATCCAGCTAATTGTTCCGCTTTTCTTAAGCTGTTCGTATTCATATTCTTTCAAAGTGACATAATAGGTTAGGCCATCAACAGTAACTTTGCCGTTGTATAACTGATAGGTCTTTCCACCAACAACAGAGGTCCCATCTTCTTCAAACCCACTTTTTTTAGTTACTTTAAATGAGGTTTTAGCATTCATCATATCTTCGTCGTCTTCATCAAAAATAACCGAAGTAGCTGAGCGTCTAATTCCCCCTGAAAGAACGGCGTCGGCACAATGCATTAAAATATCATAAGCATCAATAGATTTAAGTCGAAGTTGTTTTTTATTTTCAATAATATGGTCAAGAAGAGCTTTAATTTTCAGATGAGTGTTTTTTAAGCCTTTGTAACCCGGAGCTTTACCTCCTCCAGTCTTAAGAGGCGTTCCTTTTTTTCTAATTTTAGAATAATCAAAACAAATCTTCCTACCTGTATAGGGAGTATTCTTAAAATAACACATCAAAAGAGCTTCAACTGAATCAGCCCACCCCTCCATACTATCCTCAATACTATAAGTGACAACTGTTCCAGTTTTATCTTTAGCATCTACCAAATCAGGCAAGCGACGAAGAAAAAACCTGCTTACTCCAATACCTACCCCGCATCCACAAAGCAAAAGATACATTATCTCAGCAAAAGAACGAATAGAATCTACATGCCGAACACTACAGTTGAAAATTCTAGCTTGATGAGCTTCAATTGCTTTGCCTCCGAACTGTAAACTTCGCATCGAAGGAACGACCCGTTTTGCTCTAACCATATCAAACGCCCACTTAATTTCATCCTTATCCTCCTTTGAAAGATAATTAAATTTCTTTAAGTGCATGGTTTCCAACCTACTAACTGCCTCATCCCATGTTTCTCTTCTCCCTAACTTTTCATTAAATCTACTGTAACGACTAACAAAAATATAGTTTGAAATTTCCTGTTCAAAATTAATAGAGGTAGCGTCCTGAGTTAAAGTTTTTGTCATAGTATTATGAAATTACAACAAAATTAAATCTCCTTTAAGAAAATTTAACAAATATTTTACTACACTATTTCAACAGAAATATCTTCTGGTTTTGTAAGTTTCGAAGGGTGCGGTTTTCCTCTTCTTCTTTTACTGTAATTTTCAAAATATTTTTCTTTTACTGGGTCCTTACCCATCATTTTTTCTCTGCGTTCGCTAAGCGCCGCAGATTCGTCCATCATATCTCCGAGCTTGCATCTTTTGCGTCCCATTTTAGAAACAAAGTCTTTGGAGTTATTGGGGTCTATTTTTGTGTCAATAGCTTCTTGAGGGATGGTAAAGATACGGTTAAATTTAACCCCATTTTCAGAATAGATATGGGGTTCATTCATCCTCTGAACGACTTCTTTTATTTCTCTGGTTTTAGGGTTTTGATAGATGTAATGGGGCATGTATAAGTTAAATGGTGAGGAACGTATAAGTTAAAGGGTCAAAGAATAGAACCGGTATGTTATTTTCTCGTGCGAATTTGTGTTCCGCAGTCACACCTACAGAATTCTCATATCCATCAAGCATTAAAACAATAATGCCATCACATAAAGAAAGCATATATTCATCATATTCCTTCCAAAATTCCCAACTTCCATCTCTGGCTATTTGTCCCGGCGCTGAGACTTCTTTAATTGGATGAGTGTGACTAATTGGGCTAAATATCCAATAACCTTCGTCAAACAAATGAGATGCTACTTTATTAATTTGAAGCACTCTCAAGTAACGAATATAATCGTCTTTATGAGAGTAAGGAGCCGCTAAATACCATAAGCCCTTTTCATTTTTTTTCGCATTCATTGATTACATCTAAAAGCTTATCAACAACAGTCTTAATTGAATGGGTCGTTTGAAGCTTTAACCCTTCTTCGTTCACTTTGTTTTTACCCACTCTTTCAATCGCCGCTTCGCAGCCAGCAATAAACTCTTCTTCATTAAAATCATAAATATTACCCTGATTAAAAGGGGTGTTTTGAACAAAGAATTTACCATCATAAGCGGGCATTTTCCCTGACGGATTGACTAAAACTGAGTTTTCAGCAGTTGCCCAACTTTTGTAGCCGTGAGCATTCATAATAACGGCATGTTTTCCTAAGGCCACAGATTGAAACTCTGGCAGTCCAAATCCTTCTCCTCCCGACATTCCAATCATAATATCAGCAGAATTAAGGTAATCGTTATAATCTTCATTTGTAGCCATAACTCCGCAAAAGGTTATGTTTCCAATTCGTTGTCCTCCAGTTAGTTGCGGAAGAAGAGCTTTGTTCTCTTCGGGCGACATAAAAGGATTATATATTGCGCACTGAAGACTATATTTTGGATTGTTTCCAAATTTCTTAACCCAAGAAGCGATTATTTTAGGGTGATTTTTGCGCTTTTCAAACTTACCAGCCAAGTTAAAGGTTGTTCTGTCTTTGAAATATTCTTTATCTTTTCGATAAAAACTATAAGAGTCAAAGCCCAAAGGAATGAAAGCTGTATTTGTTACACCGCAGTCTTCAAAAGTCCGTTGAGCATATTTTGAAGTGAAGATGACTTTGGTGTTATTTTTACAAGCGTTGATTTCTTCTTTGGTGGGGCTGTCTAGCTCGTAAAAAGTAATCAAAACCTGACTGTTGCCAAAAGATTCAATTCCTCCAGAAAGATGCCACAGTTTGACTGTCAACATGTTTCTATTATGCTTCAACAAGGCAGAATTTAATCCTGTCCTAACCTTATTATTAAAGCTATCATCATTCTTTTGGGCACTTAAATCCACCGGACCTATGGGAAAAATATGTGGCTCTATGCCGCGAGCATATAATTCCCTAAGTATGGCAATTGAGGTTTGGCCAAAAGAGACGGAGTTAATTGGGATGTTTAAAGTGAACATTTTTATAGCGGAACCTCGTCTGCTACAGGAGCTTCCGCAGGAGCGGTTACCTTCTCGGTTTTAGCTTTGGTCGGCTTGCTCGATTTATCCCCTTGATATGTTGGCGGCTCTGATTCATAAACAGTCCAATCGGGATGATTGTGGCTTGTCTTTTGCTTGTTGGTAAAAGCAATGATGTTTTGAAGTTTGCCATCTACAGTAACTGTCCCGGTGAAGAACTCGTTACCATTTGCGGACGTGCGTTTCCATAGCGCACCAATTTTAACCAACTGTTTGTTGTTTTTCATAAAATTTTTCTTTTAAAAGTCTTTGGCCAGAATTGTGTAGATTAATCGTTTGTTGTATGCTTATTCTAAATTTATCAGCGATAATTTTCCAAGGTAAATTTCTTTTTTTGTCTGTAAAATAGCGCATCTCATAAATTTCTTTAACCCTTTTGTCTTTAATGCCATTAAGGGTATGGTTAACAAATTCAAAGAATTCTGAATTGTCCTGACTGGTGGACCAAGAATCATCTATAATCTCCTGCTCGTGAATTGGTTCGAATTTCTTAACTGAGAGTTTAATATGTTCAGTTATTCTTTTCTTACATGACCACATTACGTTTCTTCCAACAAAAGTGATGAACTTTGATTTATTACTATCATATTTTATAATAGATTGAAACAAAATATAATCTTTTTCCTTATCAAAGTCTTGTAAAGTAAATCCGGTTGCTCTTAGAGATTGCGCATATCTATGAAATATTTTATAACATAGCATTCCATATCTTGAGTTAAGCTCATTGAAGCTCTTATCACAACCCTTTTCTTTGACTTCTTTAATAAGTTCTAGGTCTGATTTGTTTGTAGTTGCCATTCTGTAATAACCTTTGTCAAAGTGTCCATTGTGTAATCTCCTTCTATGACCAGAACCTCACTTTCAAATTGTTCAAACATACATTTGGGGCTAGCCAAAAAAGCTTTAAGTTCCATGGGTTGATTGATAGGAAAAGATTCAAGTAAAATAATTGGTTGGGTTTTACCTTCGACTTCAAAAAGAGTCAATGAAACGTGCCTGTAACTTGGGTCAGTCATCTTCATCGCTAAAATAATACAAAAGTGCCATTGTAAATTTTCATCAAATTCTTTGTTGGCATTTTTGCTTAATTCTTTTAAAGTTGTTAATTGGGATTTTTTAAGTTTCACTGACTTTCTATTTTTATGAATAAAATAGAAAATGTTTTCTGACTTGTCAGTATCTTCCCAAAACGTCATTAAATTTGAGCTAAAAGATTTTTTAATTGGTCTTGCACGTATTTGGAAACATCCAGATTTGATTCGTCATTGCTTATTACGGTTGGCCAAACAACCCTATAATCGGCCAGCTTCTCCAAAATAGGGTCATTTATCCTTTCATCTTGATTGGGGGGCAACACTGGTGTCCCGTCAGGTTGAACCCTTTTAACATGGATAAGCATTCCGTTATTGTTCTTTAACCATTGGTATTCATCCTCCGCGTAAATAGCGTAACGCACATCAGTAACAATAGGTAAAAATCCTTCTTTTTTAAGTGTTAGAATTTTTGGTTGAATTAGTCCTGTCCAATATTTGCCTTGAGTCCGCGCCCTTTGAATCTTCCCATAAGCTACAAGAAGGTCCCTAATTAACTTCTTCTCTTCGGTGTCCTTGGTAAAGGCGCTAATACCTACTTTTTCAATTAGAAAAGCATCTAAGTCTTTTTTAAGTTCGTCGGCAAGAGCTAATCTTTGGCACTTAGGGTAAGTCTTTAAAAAGTAATTACAAAGCGTGTCTTTCCCTGCCCTCGCAACTCCCGTAATGCCAATCATTTCTATACTCATCTAAGACAATCTTAGCAATGTCTTTGTAGTTTAGTCAATAGAATTTTCTTGGTCTTTATATTTTAAATTTAGTAAAAACATTAAAAACTCAATATCGCCTTCTTTAAGATTTAAAGGATTGCAAATGTTTTTGGTGTCTTTAAGCTGTTCACAAGCAGAATTAATCACGCTTGCGATAGCTCCACAAAGGGTTCCATTAAGACTAAGGGTTTGGTCCATGGCGGCTAAAGGTTTTTTAAGTATCCAATACTCGTCATTATTTAAGATGGTTTTGGATAAATACCCCGCTTTCTCCATTTCATCCAAGGCGGTTTGAAAAGTTGCCTTAGTAACAAAAGGTTCGTCTGATACAACTGGTAAATTTTTAAAATTTATTTTAAAATTAAATGAATCATTTTCAGCGAACCATTCGTAAAGTTTCAATGCTGCATCAAGAGTTGTCATCGGCCTATCATCTTTACAAGTAACGAAAAATTCTAAGCAAAAATCCTATTGACAAAGAACTCAAGGGTTTCTTATGCTCTGTTGAAAGATATGAACAATAGTTTAAAAATTAATAAAAAAACTGGCCGCAAGAAAACTCATATTGAGTGGCCCACTTCAGAATTCTCAGTTAAAGATATTGAAAGCTCACTAAACGCCGAAAACAAAAGTCTAAGTGCAGTGTCAATTCAGCTTAAAGTTAATAAGGCTGTTGAAGAAGGGACATTGATAAGGCTTGAAAAAACGAGACCTTCTGGCGGCTGTCCGAGCAGAATTTATAAAAAGACTGAATCAATTGATATAAGTCCTTCAGTAGAAACCATTTGCGTTAATGAGTGATTTTCAAGTCAAATTCATCAAAACTAATTCTAAAGCCATCATTCCTAAAAAGGCCAAACAAGGGGATGCAGGTTATGATTTATTCAGTCCTGAATATTTTAAACTTGCACCCTTTGAAAGGAAATTGATTCCTATTGGATTGAGGTTTGAGTTCCCTGAAGGTTTTGTCGCAATGATAAGACCTAAAAGCGGACTCGCCTTAAAAAAGGGGATTGATGTGATGGCTGGAGTTATTGATTCTGGTTACAGAGATAACATTGGCGTTGTCTTAATTAACTTGAATGGATTTGAAACGATTAAAAAATTATTAATTGGCATTCAGGCAATTGAAGAGTTCAAAACTCTTTGGGCACAGGAAAACATATTTGGCAGTCAGGACACTCTTGAAATAAAACCCGGAGACCCAATCGCTCAAATAGTATTCAAAAAATATTTTGATGTGGATTTCGTTGAAGTTCAACAACTTACAGAAAGTGATAGAGGGTTGGGTGGATTTGGGAGTACACATCGAATAGTTTAGGTGTAAAGTTTTTCAGTTAAGTTTTAACAACATAAAGGGTCCGACCCCCTTTAAGCCGCTAAGATAAATTTAGCAAGGTTTCCTGAGCTTCTCCGAGAAATTGAGGATATTCTGATTAGCCTGTCAGGAGTGAAGCAGAGGGTATGGCACATTCTTTTCAGAATGGAAAAATGGAGCTACGTGTAAATCGTAGAAGCTGACCGAAATTCCCGCTGTGTCCGAAAGGACAGGATGGTAAACGTAAAACAGTTTAACAGGACTCCTACTGTACCAAAGATTTAAAAGTTTTTGGTGATTACTTTCCCCTAAACGAAGATTTAGTTATTTTTGTCTAGGGGAATTATCTTTATAAATTATGAAAGAACTAACACCCCCAACCCCCTCAAGGGGGTAAGAAAAGATAGATTAAAAAAAGAGTACAAAATAGAAGCTTCGCTAAACGCTACGCTTCTAAGGAAAGTTCGGCACCCAGTACATTCTTCGGGTTTTAAAAAGAAAATATAAAGTTTGAAAACCCTCAGAATGTTAAGATAAAAAACTCTACTTTGGTTAAAGATTTCAAAGAAAAAGATGAGAAACTCAAACTTGCCAGTTTTCGTTTCTAAGGATTACAATTCTAGAGGCTCTCGCTACGCTAACGCCTCTATTTATTTCGTTAAAAAATAAACAGTCCCCGTCAAGTGTCCTTTGTATCACAAAGTAAGTTCTTAAAGGTTGACATTTCACCTAAAACCTTACTACCATATAAAAAGTGGAATTAGAAACCTATCAACAAACTGTGGTTTCCCCCCTGTCATGGGACGCACTTTATATGGGGTTGGTTTATAAAGTAGCAGAGAAATCAAAGGACCCTAGAACCAAAATTGGTGCCGTAATCGTTAAAAACAACACTCCTGTCTCCTTAGGCTATAATGGGTTTCCAAGGGGGGTCTTTGATGTATTTGAAAGATATGATAATAGGGAAACCAAGTATCAATACATCGTTCATGGTGAACACAATGCAGTTTTAAACTGTGCCCGAAATGGCATCTCCACTATAGGAACAACACTTTATTCTCAAGGAATTCCGTGTCATGACTGTGCCAAAACCATCATTCAAGCAGGAGTTTCCAAGGTTGTTTTTCATTTGAACTGGCCGTGGGATGACCCCAAGTGGGAAAAGTCTTTTAAAGTTACTAAAACAATGTTTTGTGAAGCAGAGGTTCAGTTACTTGGAATCAAAGTTTCTCTTAATTGCGTTGGTCATTTAAACGGGGAAGTTGTGAATGTATGACCTTCGAAGTTAACTCAGATTTTGGTCAACTAACCGGCGCTGAAAGCTTTTATTCTAAAATTTATGTTGGTCGCAAAGAGGCTTATGGGCCTAAGGTCCATTCTGAACTGGAGATAAATTGGGCTTGTGAAAATTTTTGCAACCAAAAAGGACTTTGTGTAAATATAACAGAAACGGAGTTTGTTTATGTTGGTGGGCGCGAGGTTGGGGCTATTGTTGAAATTATTAACTATCCTAGGTTCCCTAGGGAAAAGGAAGAAATAAGAAGGCTGGCTTTTGAACTAGCATACCTTTTAAAAGAGAAATTAGGTCAGTTGCGCGTTTCAGTGGCCTTTCCAGACTATACCTACATGATTGGAGAGAAATAATTATGGATATTAAGTTACGTGATGGTTCAACGCTAAACACAGATAAACTTTCTGATATTGAAGCCGAAATAATAGAAAAACAAACAGAGGTTGGTAATCTTTGTAGGAAATATAACGTTCCTTGGTATTCAGTTAGTTTTGCAGACGGAGAAAGGAAACCTTTTATTTCACAGCATTTTGATGTTGATGATAAAGCGTTCGAAGAAAGAAAGTTAAAAAGAGTTGGTGTTCTTTTCTCTTGGCTTAATGATTTTGTTATAAATGCGTCTGGAGGGAAGTATGCAATTACTGAAATCAAATAAAAAACTTATGAAAATTGAATGTATTGATGGTCGCATTATAGACACCGATTCTCTAACTGACGCCGACGCCGAAATTAAAGAAATACAATCTGAATTAACAAAGGTTTGTATTAAATATAATGTTCCACTTTTATCTCTGACAATAGACCAAAAAAATTATGGTTTTATAGGTGAACATTGTGTGGTAAAGGACCAACAAGATTTGCGCAAAATGGAAATTATGATTGCCTATATTGATGCTTGGGTAAAACAAAGAACAAAAAATAATTTTGGAATATGTAAATTAGATGGAACAGGAACAACAGAAAATAACTCTTCTGAGTAAGAAGGATTTGGAAATCAGTTGGTTCTCAGGCGGTCCCGGTAGCGGCGGACAATATAGGAATAAACACGACAACTGTTGTCGTATTTACCATCTAGAATCAGGGGCGCGAGCGCAAGGAACCGAAGAAAGAAGTCGGGCGCAGAATTTAAGAAAAGCGTTTAAAAGACTGGTAGAAACCCCCAAGATGAAGTTTTGGCTTGCTAGGAAGCTTTATGAACTTAGCCAACAGGAAACCTTAGAAGAAACCATAGAAAAATCATTAGTGCCCGAAAATCTAAAGTTTGAAGTTAAAAAAGACGGTAAGTGGATAGAAGTAGGGTGTGAATATTTTGACACTGAAGAAGCAAGAATAGAGAATCATAAATAATTTAATATGATTGAGCCTATCAAACTTGACAACCCTAAGTATGTTGTTCAAAAAGAAAAGGGAGTTCGTTATACTTTACTTAAGCGGAGTTATTTTGATAAACAAACAAAACGATTTAGGAGGATGCCCAAATATATCTTTCTTTATGATTTTGGCACCAATTTAAATGTTTTTAAGTTTCAAGCTTCACAAGACAAACAACCCTTTAAAGTAAAGAACTTAGAGCGTTATATTTTTAAAGTAAAGAATGGGAAACTGAGGATATATTTTGCAGCAAGTGATAGATTTCGTAATCATTCTCATTCGCCACAGTCTTTTTATTTTTGGGCTAGCACTTTATTTACAGTTCATGATGGAGAGAAATCAAAGAAATCAGATATAGGAAAAAATGTTTTTGAGTGGCGCTTCAATAAAATTTTAAAAAATTTTTTAAAAAGAAACGGCATCAAATTTAAATTTAATAAAAATCCTTATATCAATTGTCTTAAGGCATCTTATCCGTGTTTTCGGGGTTTAGATTTACAATGGTGTCCAAATTTAAATGGAAGTATTACTAAATATCTTGGGCGCAATGAAACTTTTAAAGATGTTTTAGAGGATATTTTTGGTAATTCGGGCAAACAGATATCAAAAGAGATTTATCCTCTTTTTGAAAGTGAAACAGTTAATCAAGCCCTTGTTGAAAAACTTCAGTTTGGCGCGGCTACAAGAGGATTGGTTTCATTTGATTTTATTCTTGGATGTTTAAAAACTCACGTTCATAAAAAAATTCATTTTAACAGCCAAATTTCCAAGTCTATTATGGCTTTTAGGCGCGTTTTAAGACATTACAATGTAGACCGCAGGAAACTTTTATTAAAGAGTCTTTTAGAGTGCGATGTTTTTTATGCGATGCTTGTTGATACTGTTTATTATTTTGTTAGTCCAGAGCGTTTACAAGGCTTTACGTTACCTGAGCGTCCAAGAAGCTTTTCACAAATTCATGACGAGCTACACACTCACTTAAATCAACAATGGGGCAGAGGGTATACAAAAGAAGAGGATTTCGAGCTTGGAATCATTAAAGATAAAAAATATGAGAAGATTGATGGATATAAAATAGATAACTTACAGATTGTAGTCCCCAAAACCAGTTTTGAGCTTAAGGAATGGGGGGCCATTATGCATAATTGTATTGGGGGTTATGGAAGTAGAGTTACTGGCGGACATTCGAGATTACTTGGGGTTTTAAAAGACGGGCAGTTAACATATAACATAGAGATTAATAACAGTGAAGTCTATCAGTTTTTTGCCGCTCGCAATCAGCGGTCAGACGAAGTTGATAAAGGGAAAGTTTTGGGCGTTTTAGAGGAGTTTAAAATTATTAAGTCTCGCCTTGATAAAATAAGAGAATCAATGGTCTTTATTGAAGAACCTCTACGGGATAATGATTTAGCGCTTGCATTTTAACCCAAATGCTTAATACCATACGTTTATGGAACTGAATGATTTGTCATCAATGCCTTTTGGCAAACATAGAGGCAAGCTTTTACAGGATGTTCCAGCATCATATTTCCATTATCTTTGGACACAGGAAGACTTTAAAAAGTCTAGCCCGGACCTTTGGAAATACATAAAAGATAATTTACACGCCCTAAAACAAGAATATACAGACGGAATTTGGTAATTATGTCTCAAAAAGTTAAAGATTCACTTGGTAAACGTTGTTTGGTTAAATTTAATGAAGCTCAAATTTCCCCAAGTGAAGTTAAAGTACTTGAAATTTCTCCTTCGGGTAAATGGGTGAAGTGGGTCGCTGCTGACGCCCCTCTTAATAGAGCAAACTGGGACGAAATTGATAATATTATTGTAGTTGAAACTTTTGATGAGGCTTATGAAAAGGAGCTAGATATATTGGATGCTCAATATAATGAGTTGCGAATTTTGGTTGAAAATAAACAGTTGCCAAACAATCAAGTTAATGAAGTCCAAAAACTTCTTAGAGATATAGACAAAACCGTTAAAGAACTTTACCGTCTGAGGAATGAACCAAGTGAAAAATTCAACGTATGACACCCTTGACCCAACCCAATGTGATTATCATAAGAATTATAAGGCAAAGCGCAAACCAACAACTCTTTGTTGTACTTGTTGGTGTCTTTATTTAGACACATATGGAGCCAATAACATGAATTCTAAAGACTGGCTTAAGCTTGCTTCGATGTTTGAATTAGCGGCTAAAAATATTAGGGATATTTTCGAAAAGAAATGAATGATTTGTTCGGTCAAAGGATGAAGGAGCAGTACGAAGACAGAACTCGTTACAGTCTTCCTCGGCGCACTTATACTATCCTTCGTTTAGATGGGAAAGCTTTTCATACCTATACCAGAGGGTTACTGAAACCTTTTGATAACGGGCTAATGAATGATTTGGATGAGGCTACATTAGCTTTATTTCCTAATATTCAGGGTGTGGTTTTTGCTTATAATCAGTCAGACGAAATAAGTATTTTGGTGACTGATTTTGAAAATATCGATTCTTGTGCTTGGTTTGATGGAAATATACAAAAGATAACTTCTGTGGCGGCTAGTATAATGACCGCAGAGTTTAACAAACGAAGAATTTATAGACAGTTTAATGAAAAAAATCAGTGGTATGACCAAACTCAAGCATATTTTGATTGTCGCGTCTTTACCATTCCTGACCGGATTGAAGTGATGAACTATTTTAGGTGGCGGCAGCAGGACTGTGTTAGAAATTCAATTTCAATGTTGGCACAATATTATTTTTTACCTAATCAATTACATAAGAAAAGTCAATCAGATATGCACGAAATGTTACATGAAATAGGTATTAATTGGGCAAGAGATTTAAGTGACGGTCAAAAAAATGGCCGAATTGTTTATAGGGAATTTTCGGGCGCGGAAGATGAAAGAGGACAATTAGTCGCCAAAGGCGCTTGGGATTTTAAAAAAAACGAACAATTACTTACGATGATTCCAGAATATGAATAATACTGACAAGGAATATTTTAGACTTTTAAATACTATTCTGGAAAAGGGAACGGTTAAGAAGAACCGGACGGGGATAAATACTGTAGGAGTGTTTGGGGAGCAGGCGAAGTTTCCTGTTAGTTTTGAGGAGTTTCCTATATTAACAACTAAGAAGGTGTGGTTTAAAGGCGTTGTTCACGAACTGTTATGGTTCATACGGGGAGATACCAACATTAAGTATTTGGTGGATAATGACGTTCATATTTGGAATTCTTGGCCCTATAAGAGGTATGCTGAAAAGTTTCCAACTCTTACTGGTATTTTTAAATGGGATGGCGACGAACACGGAAGAGCTTTATCTATGGATAAGTTCTTAGAGAGAATAAAGAATGACGAAAAATTTGCTGCCGAGCATGGAGAATTAGGCGAAGGAACTTATGGTGGGATGTGGCGAGCATTTCCATATTTTTATGAGAATTGTGTTGAACAAGGACTGAAGGGAGAGGTAGACCAACTCCAGAAAGTCCTCGACAAACTCAAGACTAACCCCGATGACCGCCGCATGATAGTAAGTGCATGGCATCCTTATTGGGTCGAGAAATGTGCGCTGCCGCCGTGCCATTGCTTGTTTCAGTTTCATACTGAGGAACTAACACACGACGAAAGATTTGAGCTATCTTTTAAAAACCCCACTTACAAACAAAAAGAAGGCTCGTGGGGCCAAGTAGGTTACCATACTATTCAAGAGCAAGAAGAGGCTTTAAATAGAATGGGTGTTCCAAGTCGCCGTCTTAATCTTCTACTCTATCAAAGAAGCTGTGATACTTTCCTAGGCGTGCCATTCAACATCACATCTTATAGTCTCCTATTAGCAATGGTCGCCCATTGTGTTAATATGCAGCCGGGAACTTTCATTCATACCTATGGAGATTTGCATATTTATGAGAATCATAAAGAGCAGGTAAATGAGCAACTAAGCCGCGAGCCTAAACCTTTACCCCGCTTATGGCTCAACCCCGATAAGCGAGACCTTTTTGATTTCAAGTATGAGGATATTAGGTTAGAGGGCTACGACCCACATCCAGCTATAAAAGGAGAGGTCGCGGTATGAAAGTAAGAATCTTTTACGACGTTTATCGGGAAGTTTATCTTCCTCAGTTTCGTGAGTTTGGAATGTGGCACGATTTTGACACGTGGACCTATGGGTTTTGCACGTTGAGAAGGGAAGAAGATGCGAAAAAGTGTATGAAAAAAATACAAGAAGATATTTCAAAAAAGAAAGCTGCTGAACGCGCAAATAAGATTTGTTGGAAAGGTGAAATATGATATACGTTATAGGATGGTTCTTAGTAGGTTGGATTCCTTTAGTTTTATTTATTTATAAAGATTATATACAGGGTTTTGATATAACATTACAAAAAATAATTAATAGTTTATTGTTCGGTGTTTTAGGTCCTATTGTTTTAGTGGTTTGGCTTGCGTTCTTCTTAATTGAAGAGGATGACATAGTTATAATTAAAGGAAAAAAGCAAAACAACGACTAAACTCCCGTCTTACAGTTAATTTATGGCAACTCTTGGTATTATATTTGTTGTGTTTGTTTGGTGCAGCATAGGTTGTGCTTTGATAGTCGCATCCGAATACTTGGAAAACGACGAAATAACTCTTGGCGATATTTTGATTGCCTGTGGGTTTTCTTTTATGGGGCCGTTTGCGGTTATTATTCTATTTATGAGTTTGTCAATAAGACTGGATGACAAAGTAATTTTTCGGAGAAAAAAATAAATGATATTTTACATTATTATTGGGTGGGTTTTATGTGGTTGGGCGCTTATTGTTTTCTTCACTTATCTTCATTACTTAGATGGAGAAGACCTTCTACTTGAGGAATTATTTGGAGGGTTTTTCGCTGGATTTTTGGGGCCGATACTCTTAATTCCTTTTGTGCAGTTTTTGTTCGAAAGATACGGTAGCAAGGTGATTTTAAAAGGAAAAAAGAAATGAAGACCAATCTTCGTCTGAAAGCTGATAGAGCAAAGCAATTACGCTGTAAGAACTTAATTGCCGTTTTGGAAAATCCCAAGACGATTGAAAACATCGGCTCAGTGGTCCGTAACATTGACGCTCTAGGAGTTCAAAAACTATATGTCGTTGATGGGTATAGACTTTTACCTGCATATTGGCAGACAATGAGAGAAACAGGCTCTTTAAACAAAATTTCTGTTTCTGCTATTAAATGGGCTTTTGTTAAGTGTTATCCCGACACCGATTCATGTATAAAATATCTTAATAGTAAAGGGTTTGTATCAATGGTGACCTCTCCACACCTTAAGGGTAAAAAGAATGTTATTTTAGAGGAAGGGGATTACACTCATAAGAAACTGGCAATTTGGTTCGGCAACGAAAGTCAGGGTGTTAGTCAGGCCGCAATAGATAACAGTGAGTGTTGCATTAATATTCCCATGTGTGGGATAATTGAAAGCTTGAATTTAGGCACTTCTACGGGTATAGTATTGTATGAAGCGACAAAACAAAGAAGAAAATATTTAAAAAGAAAAGCAAAAGAGCTTCTTCTTGGTGATATGATAGATAAACAAATCATGAAGACTATAAAGGGGCAACAAAGACCCGGAGGACTTCTTCATCAATTATAAAAAACAAAGAATAGCGATTAAATGAATATTACTTTCACTTTAACTAGTTGGTGTATTCCAGCCATTATAACAATTATTGCGTTTTCAGGCGTTGCTTTTACAGCTTTTACCGAGCGGAATGATTCAGGTATTATGTCTGGCCTTGGGACGGCAATTTCTTTTGTAATAGCCCTTTTTGTTACTGCCTGTTCGTGGATTACTTGGTTGCTTGTAAATCTTTTTAACAAATGAAAGAGATTAAATGGATAAATATCTTACAACTGAATCAGAGGCTTTGAGCGAACTTATTGAAGCAGGATGGGTGTTTCTTATAAATACTCACCCAGTTCATAGGAACAGAATACAAACAGATATACTAGTCGGTTGTAATGACATGTTTGCGGGATGTGCTGACGCAGAAGACTTGCCCTTTGAAGAGATTCCCAAGCTTTATGCTTTATGGGAGCAAAAAAAGGGTGATGGGGTTATTAAGTGGGTTTGTTTGCGCCGAAACGAACAGCCCCAAAAACCCATTAAAGAACAAATGATTAAGGATGGAACTTGGGACGATGACTTAGAAAAGTTACCAGTAAACCACTACTGGAAGATGATAGAGGAAAAATATGGAAACAAGACTTAATAAAACTCTTGTTGTCAACAAAAGGGTGGAAGCATATGACGAATTTATTGGGCGCGGGTCTCCATTTGGGAATCCATATTCTCATTTAGACAATAGCCTAGCTGTATATAAAGTTGCGACGAGAGAAGAGGCTATTGAAAAATATAAAGGTTGGTTTTTGGACCAAGTTAAGAATCCAAGTTTTGCGGCTATGGTTAAAAGCTTACGAGGAAAGAGGCTTGGCTGTTACTGTAAGCCATTGAGTTGTCACGGAGATGTCATTGTTGAATGGTTAGAGGGCAATCATGAAAACTAGAGTGTTTAAATTTAGAATTTGGGACAAAGGGCAAAAGGAATTTATTTATAAACATGCCGCGATGTTCCTTAATTTGGAAGGCAAGGTGGTTAATTATAAGAGACGCGAGTTGCCAGAAGTCGTTGATATTCCAGAACACCTTATTTTTCAACAATTTACAGGCTTAAAAGATAAAAATGGAGTTGATATTTACGAGGGGGATTTAGTAGAATTTTATTCAAATAGTCATAAAAGAACTTTTGAAGTTATGTTTGGAGAATATGACGGTGATATAGATAGACATTGTGGTTGGAATTTTTCTGGAATGTCTTTTGTTAGAGATGTAACTGTAGTTGGTAATGTTTTTGAAACTCCAGATTTAATACCATGAAAACTCAGTTTGATAAATTTTGGGACAAAGAAACTCAGTTTGATAAATTTTGGGACAAAGTTTTTATAGGTGATTCTCATTGGAACGAGAAAACTAACAGGGATGAAATAATGGCTTTAAAGGGATGGAATGCCGCAGTTAAGTCTATTTTAGGGTTAATTAAGCGAACGGACAGAAAACTAGATTATAATTGGCAACATGAAGATGTTGCTATGCTAGTAGAGCAAATTAAGGAAATGGTGGAAAAATGACAATATTGTTAATTGTTTTAATAGCCAGTTATCTTTTAAGTGGCTGGATTGGTTTTGGATTGATTTTCTATTTTAGAAAGCAAGATATAACAATAGGAGATATATTACAGTTGATTTTTGAGGGAGCGATTTGTGGCCCCTGTGTTTTGATTGGGGCGCTGGAAGAAAAATATGGTGACAAAATAATTTTTAAATTTAAAAAGAAATAAACATATGAATTTGTATACTAAGTTAATGATTGCTATTTTAATTTTTAATCTTTTTGGTGTTTGGAATCTAAAAAGTTGCAGAGCATACACCGAACGATATATTGTCGTGTTTTGGTTTTGGTAAACTGTGGTTACTATGTTTTTATTTTTAGGTAGTTTGGTTTTGTGGGTATTTAAAGGACAGAAAATGAAAATACTCAAAGAAGGAAAGACAATAAGTCCAACAACGTATAGCGGGACATGTGCTGTCTGTGGTTGTGAAGTAGAAGCCCAAGAAGAAGAATTAACATATGATGAAAAGTCAACAAGTTTATTATTTTTTGTTATTTGTCCCACATTAGGTTGTAGTAATAGAATTCATATGCTCAATGTAAAGGTCTTTAAATGAGTTATAGACCTATTACAGATGTTTGGATTTTAGCTCGTGCCAAGCTTAAAAACGGAAGGAAATATTACGGCGCTTACTTAGGTGGTTTTCCTGAGAGAGCTAGACGTTTATTGGGCGTTACCATTAAGGACCCCGTTCTTCATGTCTGTGGTGGGGCAGCAAAAGACTATCCTTATAGAAATGGGTTTGGAGTAAATGATAAAACAATGGATTTAGACCCCGAAGTCAATCCTGATATTTTACATGATGTTAGAAAAGCGTTTCCTTTGCCCTTGAAGTATACAGACCCATGCGGTCACGTTAGTCCTTACGACCAAGTTTTAACATGGAAACCCAAAGCATATCTTTGTGACCCGCCCTATTCACCAGAGGACGCCAAAAATTATATTGTAGGAAGAGATGTTTACCCATCACCGAGTCTGATACTTAAAAACTGTTTTAATGTGATGAATTCAGGAGAAAGGGCAGGCATAATTCATTACTTGGTTCCAAAACCACCAAAAAATTCAATTTTTATTGCATGTATTGGGATTATTTGCGGTTTTTCAAATCGAATTAGAGCTTATTCGGTTTTTGAAAAGATTTAAAAATGATTTATAAAATTCTTAAAGATAAAAAGGATTGGAACGTCCTGCTTCGTTTGATGGAGGCTTTCTTTGAGTTGGCCCCCCACACCAAGCAAAAAGAAATCAGACCCCCGGCTTATCCTTGTCTTTGTGTCGCTCAAATCAAAAGCGGAAGTGTATTTACTATTGATTACTTGTTTCTGAACAAAAACGACCTAAAAGACCTGTTGTAAAATGCAAAACTTAGCTGATAAATTGTTGGCAAACGAAAAAATGTTAAACAAGACCGTTCTGGTTGTGTCTAAAGATGGCAATTGGACAGGAGAAATTGTGAAGGTGAAGGATGTCGAAACTTTTCTTATAAAAAGAGGCGACGGTTTGTTGCAAGATGTTGATATTTATGATATTAGGTCACTTTCGTAGCCCTCGGTGCTTTTAAAAAAAAGTTTAAGCCCTACGGCTTTGGAGTATTGACATTTTAAAAAGACCGTTTATCATGCTTAAATGGACAGCGAGCAGGTTTCCAATCAGCTTCGTTCTTGTTGTAGTGTTATAATTGGACAAAACAGAGAACATATTCTAAATAAAGTAAGAAAGACGGTTTGTGAGGAAACCAAATTATTGTTTTTAGAAAAGTTTTTTGGAACAGATTACCGGTCGAACCAATTAGACGTTTGTGTTTGTATGATAGAAATTTTAGAAAATGAAACGTAGTCCTATTTTTTATGTTTGGGGACAGATTGCTTCTATTTTAGACGAAAAGGTTTTAGATAGACAGTTTTTTGACTCGGACGATATCGATATTGTTAATGATGATATTCATAAAAAAATTAGCAACTTGTTTCCAGATTATTTTTCGAGTGATGATGCCGATTCAATGGATTCTTATCTTAGGGAAGAAATTCATATTTTAGAAAATGAAACATAGTCCTTATTATTATGTTTGGGAACGGATTAGTTCTATTTTAGACGAAAAGGTTTTAGATGAAATTTATTTCAATTTAGATGATACCGTTGATACTAACATACGCAAAGAAATTAGAGACTTATTTCCAAGTTTTTTTTCGACTCAGGATATCAATTTGATATGTCCTGTTATTATGGAAAAAATTAATGTCTGCTTCCGTTAAAAAGCATTTAAAACAGCTTCAAAGCGCTACTTGCGCCGAAGACATTTTTGGGGATATTACCAGTGGCGATTTAAAAGGAATTTATCGAGACTGGGTAAAAAAAACTCACCCTGATTTATGTTCAGATAAGAATTTAGCTCACGAGGCTCTGATATTATTAAATAAGTTTTTAGAGGAAGCTGAGTGTAAATTTAAGAGTGGTTCTTATGGAAAACGCGAAACTGATGGTCGCGGCGTTACTATTATTTCTAGTAAGGGTAATATTGATATTGGTGGGATTTTTGCTGATGGGGACATCTGCGATTTGTATAGGGGCCATTTTAATTCTGAGGAAGTTATGGTTAAGGTGTCTCGGGACCCAAAACACAACGTCTTCCTTAAAACCGAACTAGATACTTTAAATGGAATTTACAAATCTCCTGTTGCAGCGCACAGTATTGTTAAGTTAATACTAAAACCTTTCTTTGGGATAGATATTAAAGATGGCGGCACTAAAAGGGCTAATGTTTTTCCTTACAATCCAAAGTTCGTTTCCTTAGAAGAAATTAAAAGGGTCTATCCAGACGGTATTGATGTTAGGGACGCTGCTTGGATGTTTAATAGACTTTTATCCGCTCTTATTGCTGCTCATGATTCCGGTTATGTTCACGGCGCAATCATTCCTTCTCATGTTCTTGTAATTCCCGAAACTCACGAAGGTTTGCTTATCGATTGGTGTTATTCTGGAAAAAAGGGCACAAAATTAAAAGCAATTGTTCCTAAATATAAAGATTTTTATCCCCCTGAATATAAAGACAAAAAAGAATTGAATTTTGGGTTTGACATTTACATGGCGTCCAAAATTCTTAACTATTTGACCAACAATAAGTTACCAACTGCGATTAAGGATTTGATGAAGGCGGCACAACTAAGTCATCTTCATCGTATACAAAACATTACAGAATTTTATCGTGATTTTCAGGCTATTTTGATTGCTCTTTTTGGACCGAAAAAATTCAGAAAGTTTGTTTGGAACCGGAGTTGACATTTAAAAAAGTCTTGGTAGGATTGGGATTGACGATAATTCACAAACCAAAACATTTATGGGAAGCTCAAGTTACGATTATAGTTATCATACTGACCGTTTAGACACCTGTCGCAGGACTGGCGCTGACTATTTTAAATATTCGGCAGATATTGCTTCTGGTGCGGTTGATTCGAAGGTTCATGACCTTCTTAACCCCTCAAAAGTTAACAAGGTAGGGAAAAACATTCGTGAGTCATTTGACAGTGACGCTCATCCAAACAGTCTCCCAATTGCTGTTATTTTTGATGTAACCGGCTCAATGTCAAGTGTTCCCCGTCAATTTGTGGGAAAATTAAACAACCTCATGGCCAGTCTTACCAAAAAAGGGTATGTTGCTGACCCTCATATTCTTTTTGGCGCTTATGGAGACGCAACTTGCGATAGTATTCCTCTCCAAATTGGCCAATTTGAAGCAGGAAGCGAAAACACAGACATACTAGCTCACATTCACCTTGAAGGGGGCGGCGGTGCGCATATTTATGAATCCGCAGAGCTAGCCATGTATTTTATGGCTAATCATACTGATTTGGACAGTGTGAATAAGCGCGGCAAGAAGGGATATTTGTTCTTTGCTGGCGACGAATTGCCAAGAGAACAGGTTGATAAGAAGCAAGTTAAGACGCTGATTGGTGACACTCTTCAAGAGAATCTTGAAACAAACGAAGTGTTTGAGGCTCTTTGTGATAAATTTGAGGTTTTCTGGATTATACCAGCAGAAACGTCACATACCAATGATTCAAATGTTATTGACCCTTTGAAAAAAATGTTTGGTCAAAGACTTTTGCGCCTTAAAAATCCAGAAGATATTGTGGAACTGATTGTTTCTACAATTGGTTTGGAGGAAGGTTATGATATCAATGACATTAAGAAAGACCTTGCTGATGTTGGTGCTGACAAAGACGCAATTAACAGAGCGAGTATGGCTCTTTCGGCCTATAAACCTTCGTCGGCAGTTGTTAAAACTGCTACAGTAAAAGGTAAACTGGAGAAATCCAAAAAAGCTTCTTCCGTAGAGTTAGTCTAGTTGGTTCGGGTTCGCACACCGGGAGAGGAATGGTTATGGTTGCCTTTCCTCTCCCTTTTTTTCAAATTTATGGACAAAAATGTTTTCATAGTTGTGGGTCTGCAACACGGCGACGAAACAAAAGGAAGTGTTGTTGACTTTCTTGTCCGTCAAAACAATTCTGATTTAGTTATCAGATATAATGGCGGCGCTCAATGTGCCCACAGAGTTGTTACTTCAAGTGGCGACTCTCACGTTTTTGCTCAGTTTGGCAGTGGAACTTTAGTCAATCGGAACGTTAAAACATTACTCACTAAGCACGTTTTATTTAACCCCTTATCCTTAATAAAAGAAGAAGAGGTTTTAAGTGCAAATACTTGGCGCAAAGGGGGAAACTTTGAATCAATTTATGTAGATGAACGAGCTTTGGTTACTACCCCATTTCATGTTGCGGCTAACAGGATGTTAGAAGAGAGTAGAAACAATAATCGTCATGGCTCGTGTGGAGTGGGGATTGGAGAAACAGTTTTAGACAGTTTAAAGAGAGATAATGTTTTACGGGTTAAAGACCTTAAGAATTATGATATTACCCATGAAAAGCTTTGGCTTACCTTTAGGGCGATGATTTCGCGCCTAGACAGGGAAGGGGTTGATTTCTATAATTTTATAGGTTCTCATGCTAAGTTTTTCAGAGATTTGCGTTTTACTGACCGTATAGCTAAAGAATATCAGGAATTAAGCAAAAAAATTAACATCATAGACGCTCAACAGGTTTCAGAATTGCTAAAAGGTTCCAATAATCCTGTTTTTGAGGGCGCTCAAGGCATATTACTAGATGAAAAATGGGGTTTTCACCCCCACACAACTTGGAGTAATACAACCACAGAAAACGTATATAAGGTTTTAAATGAAGCTGGCTTGGGGTTATTAGAATCTAACATTGTTGAGATTGGTGTAACTAGAATTTATGCCACCAGACACGGCGCAGGACCTTTTCCAACTGAAATGCCTTGGAATTTACAAGACACAGCTAATACAACTGGTCCATGGCAAGGAAGATTTAGAACGGGCATGTTAGATATTCCCCTTTTAAAATATGCCCTAGAAGTTAACGGTGGGGTAGATTATTTGGCGGTTTCTCATTGTGATAGAATTAATGAAATCAATCCATGGTATATTAACACTGGCTATAATTTAAATGGAAAACTTTGGGAACTTAAAAAACCCCATATGTCATTTTTAGTTAATCAGGAAGAACTAGGTAAAACTCTCGGTAAAGTTAATTGTGAATCGGAAAAAGTAGAAGGGGAAGCAATTCCTAATATTCTTACTGATATGTTAAATGTCCCTATAGGTATTAAATCTTATGGGGAAATGGCAAACGATAAGATGTCTTTTTTAAACTTGAAAAAAGAGATGGTTGCAGCATAATAAAGAAAGAATTTATATGGGCCGAACAACAGAAGATGACGATGTAGGATGTGAAAATCCTCTGAACGATAATCATCCTTTAAAAAATCCAGAAGAAATTAAACCTACCGGGAGAAGATATGCTTCTGTCGAAGAATTAATGAAGGGGCAAGGGGTCTCACAGGATGTTCAAGATAAATTTATTCGTTGGCTTAAACAAGAGACAGACGTTGAAATTGGTCTAAAGTTAGATAAGATAATCAAGATAGATGAGATTGAACCTAACAGCTTGGTCGTTCTTAGAATCGACCCTCAATACGCTCAACAATCAGCTTATTCTCTTGAAATTATTGTCAAAAAATATCTAAAAACCATACGAGAGAAGAATATTTCCATTTTTGTGATTAGTCCCGAAGCCAGCCTTGACACCATGAATGAAGAACAGATGAAAACGTATGGTTGGAAGAGGGTTTCAACTCTTGTGGGGTTGGATGGCAAAGAATTGTAATTTTTTGTAGAAATTTTATAAATTTTGTGTAAGATATAGAAGAATGAGTGTGTTTCATAAGATGTGGAGAAGCAAGCAGGCCCAAACAGGTGGGTTACTCCATAATTTTGTCTATCCGAGAACTGAAAGTCGTATGTGGGGGTGGGGTAGATAGACAGATTGCGTGAGAAAAAGACCCACTCCCTCAAAAGAGTGGGTTTTTAATTTTTAGGGTGTTGACATTTGAAAAAGTTTTGATAGCATAGGAAAAGTAAGAATGGATGGCTTTGGAAGAAGTTTGAGCCGAAAATCAAGCTTACCGTAGAGGCGGGCCGTGGGAAGTTCGGAGACGCCGGTATCAATGGAGACATTGGTGCTACCAACGGAGGTAGGGAAAAAATCCCATTACTTTATGTTACCTAAAGGCGTTATAAAACGAAAAAAGAAGAGAGGGTTTGATTGGGAAGGGATGAGAATCTTCAACAAGAAGATAAACAGAAGGCTGAAATCTAAGTTTAAGATTCCTCGCTCACTGGGCGTTTATCACGATACCCCAATCCGTGGGGAACATCCCGTTAATGATAAAAGGGAATACTATAGAACCGAGTATCTGAAATCGGAACATTGGTTCGCTTTGAGAAGAGAGAAGTTAAAGCTCAATCCGGTTTGTGAAAAATGCGGGTCTCCTTCTAGGGTTGAACCCCACCATTTGGTTTATAGGAACCTTTACGATACAACCGTTAAAGATTTAAAGACTCTTTGCAGGAAATGTCATATCTTAGCACATCAAGAGTTTGAGGATTTAGAAGAAGAGATTAAAAATTTTGAAGAAGAGATTAAAAATGCGAGACAAGCCTTAAAAATGCGGAAGTAGTTTAGTAGTAGAACGTGAACTTGCCAAGTTTAAGGTGGGAGTGCGACTTCTCCCTTTCCGCACCATTTTACCCTCTGTAGTCCAAGAGCAGGAGACGCGAGCCTTAAAAGCTTGACAGTGCCGTTGCAACCACGGCCAGAGGGACCATTTACCTAAGCGTTGAGGGCATAAAATCGGGTCATTCCGGCAACTTGGAGCAGCATAGCTAACTGTTTCAATCGGTCATACCGTATATTGAGCGACCTGAACTTAGGTATTTTAATTTGTAGATTTTGTGGGCCTGACCACGTTAAATAACCCGTCGCAAGACGGCGAAAGGCGAAGGTGCTAACTAACCTCGCGCCCTTTCCAAAGGGATATTCAGGCAAACTCAGTCCTGAGACCTTACGATAACGTGAGGTAACTGGAAGCTGGATAGTTAAACCTACAGAGCCAATCGGTGAGTAGGGGTATTAGACTCGCAATCTAATATATTATCATGCCAAACAGCGACAGCTAAGGACAAAGAGGAGTTATTAAGTTCAAGCCATGCAAGCAAGGGCTTAATAGCAAGGTTAAACGGTAATGGATAACCCTTAAAAAGTTATCCAAAGTCGAGTAATCTGGTTGAGTAGTCTGCAAGATGAAAGGCAAGCGGCGTGTCGCATTTTGTATCCCAAAAGGATATGAAACGACAGGAAACGCACGTCGCTGTTAGATGCGTTGGTGTAATCCCAACATATCGTTCTATGATATAAAAAGCAAAGACGTTTCCTCTGTCACTCGAAAGTGGCTTAATTCTCCTGCCGCAAGGTAATGGAGACTGGATTGCCCTCGCAAGGGGTGATTTAGTTGATTGTTTCGCTGCATGTTGGACTAATAATCCTTAACTGGCCGCAAGCTAGACAGAAAGTGAACATCGAGTAGAGTGATGGGTAGCAGGAAATGCAACCTGTAAAAATGCAGCCATGCTAGGTTCATAGATGCCATTAAAGGGTTTATGAGGATAACGGAGGAAAGAGGCTCGCAAAGCCTTGATAATCTTCGGAAAGACTAGTAATCTAAGTTGTAGTCTCAGACTTAGTAAACCTTGGATAGACATTGGAACGCTCGTGAAATCCCAAGGTTGTTTTAATTTACTTCTCATTAACGCAACGTTAGTGATTGGGGTTATCTGATGACGTTAGGTTGCCCCTCTTCAATTTTAAAGGACATTCGTAACGAACCCCTTTGGAAACTGAGGGGTGCTGTTGAATGAAATAAGACAGTTAATGTCCTTTTCGGGTCAGGGTTCCGGTTGGAAGACCCTTTAGAAAGCTTGAGGGTCACTGTCGAATGAAATAAGGCAGATTGGTATCCTGACCCCTTTTTGAATTTTCAATGCGGTAGTAGCCTAGAAGTCAGGCAGTTGGCTTCCAACCAACCTTTACGCAAGTGCGAATCTTGTCTACCGTTCCAGTTTTATTGCCGAAGTGCCTCAACTAGAACAGGAAGAATTTTGTGAATTCTCATTTGTAGGTGCAAATCCTATCTTTGGCTCCATTTTTTATGACACCAGAACAACAAGAAGAACTAGCTTTATCTAAAGTTCGTAACGTAGGTTTAGACGTACTTGGCACAATGCATGTTATTGACGCTTTTCACAAGAAAAAAGATTGGACCTGTGAATGTTTGGCTTGTCAATATGTTCGTGCGGAACCTAGACTTGTTCGAGCTATTATTAAAAATTTAAACAAACAAGTTTGATATCCTATTGAGGTTGCTAGTATCCGACGAAAATACTTCTACCGAGTGTGAGTAGGATGACGATGGAGCGAGCCGTGAGGCGATGTATCGCAACAGTTCACTAAAATACTTAGTGTTCTGCCCGTACATAGAAAGACTAGCAGGGAAGGGCGGATGAAAGACCCTGAGCCGGAAGTAGGGGTTGAGTAAGGTAAATAGGAGTCTTCCCCCAAAAAGGCTTGTTATGCTTTTTTGGGGCGAATTTGAGCAAAAACAACTAACAAATGAAAATGCGGGGCTTTAAGGGTGTGTTTTGGGGTAAATTTCAGACAAAACAAAAAAACAAAACAAATAACAAAATGAAACTAGGTGACATTGTTAAGGATAAAATCAGCGGGTTCAAGGGCGTGTTTTCCAGTCGGACAGAATACCTTAATGGGTGTGTTCATATTGGAATTACCCCACAAAAACTAGCAAAAGACGGGACTTTAGCTCGCGCTGAATTCTTTGACGAACAACAAGTAGAGTTTGTTTCCAAGGGGTCTTTAGCAATTGAACAAAAAGACACCGGAGGCCCTTCGGTTTACGGCAGACCCAAAATTTAGGTTAATTTAGGTTAGTTGGGTGCGTTATCCTTAAATTAAAAATCCAACACGTTTAGAACCTTTTTCGGCATTCAAAAGGTATCCTTGCTATTGGGAGTGAATTGATAGTTCTCTTGTCTATAAGAGGTATTTTATAGACCTTTTTATCATAAGTTAAGTTAAAAACTGATGCGCTGAGGGCGCACCTTGCAATGGTGCGCCCCAACACGGAGTTGGCTCGACAAGTAAGGCAGAGGATTCCAAACCCTCATACGGTAATCATTCCGTTATACAGGAGCGTTACCTGTACTCCGTGCCAATTTTATGATATGTTTAGATTGTAACAATACTGAGTTTAAAACAGTGAAGGCCCCAATTTTACAAGAGTTTCATGGGGAAAAGTTTGAAGTTGTTACGTCTGCCGAAGAATGTACTATGTGTGGATATAAAACTGTGACCTTTGAACAAGCAGACGAATTAAGAAAGAATACGGTAGATGCTTATAGACTAAAACAAAATCTCTTAACAGGAAAAGAGATTTTGGCAATTCGAAATTCATTAGATTTATCCCAAATAGAATTTGCGCGTTTTTTACATGTTGGCGTAGCAAGCGTTAAAAGATGGGAAACTGGAACCATTGTTCAAAGCAAAGCGTTAGATGAACTGATTAGACTTAAATATAAATCTTTACAAAACATATGACTGACCTAGAACAAAAACGAAAACGGATAGAATTATTAGTGAAGGTAATTGGTCTTGGGGTGCTAGGAGTTTTTGTAGCTCCATTTGTTTTTTTAAGCATTCAAGGATTATTTGGTCTTTTGGTTGCTGGCGGGATATCTTGGGGAATTATCAATTTTCTGCCATACTTTGCAATGAAGATGGCAAACTGGCGTATAAAAGCCTTAAAAGCTGAGTCCGCTAAAAACCCCGTTGAAACATTACAAAATCAGTATATAAAGAAACAAGACGCGCTCGCCCAATATAAAGAAAATATTAGTAAGTTTTCGGCACAGGTTTTAACTTTTGCGGACCAAGTTAAACAATACGTGAAGGACGGGCTTGAAGACGCTGATGTTTATAAAGAACGGTTGGCCAAAATGAGACAATTGCTTGAACATCGGCAAGGGGTGTATCAGGATGCCCAAGTAACTCTTCAGGACTTTGCGGAGACAATCAAACGCACAGAAAAGAAATGGAAGATGGCTTGTGCGGCGGCGGCTATGAACGAAGCGGCAGGAGAAATTGAAGGGGACACTTTTGATAAGATTTGTATTGAAACTGCCCTAGAAAGTGTTCAAATCAAACTCAATCAATCGTTTGCGGACCTTGAAATAGCCTTATTGGATGACGATAAGAACAAAAAAGGGAGCAAAAACGTTCTTGATGAAAAATTAAAAGGGCTTTCTGAACAGGAGGCTTTACAAAATCTTTCAACTTCGCGCTCTAAAATCACTGGTTGACTTTTTAAAAAAACTTGATAGAATTGCTTTATGAAGTTTAAAATCATTGCTTCAGTGTTGATTTTTGGGGTGTTGTTGCTTCTCTATGTTGTAACTTCAGGGAACAACGACCAAAACACAGAAAACACAACTCAAACAGAAGAAACACAATAGATGAAACTAAAACTGGGTGCTTGCTTGGCATTTTTAGCGTTCCAAGTGGTAGCACAAACCAATACGCCGACTTTCATTAAGGGCGAAATGGATATTCAGTATAACTCACGAATAACGCCCCAAGCAGTAGGGATTAAAGATGTTTATACTTTGAATATTAATGTGTCCAATTCAGCGGTTTTTAAAGGAAGCATAAAAGACACCCCTTTAATTATGGGTGGCTGGACAGGTGGCACAATAAAACAAGCTAAATCATTGGAATTTGATGTAGCTTGTGATGTGGTTAATCCTAAAAATCCGGCGCAATCAGTTAACGTAGGCAGGATATTTGGTAAGGTTGGGATTGACCAAGATGGGACTTATCGCTATGATTCAGGCGCGGTTCAAATGAGTATTTTGCCTAGAGGTAATGCGGTGGGGTTTGATAGCAAATTTGCTGGTATTACCGTAGGAAAACCCTTAGCTCGCCCTGCAAATTGGATGGAAACTCTAAAAAGGGAAACTGTCAATATCAAGCGCAAAGTTGGCGGAAAGATTATGACAGTGGCTTTAAAAAGATATGATAAAATGGAGTTTCGCCAGCATGTAATAGCGGCTGGCCCTATCCAAATGTATCAGCCTGTAACTGTCAATGGCGAAGCTCTCTATGATTACGACAAGTTTTCATGGTTCTTTAACAATATTACTGTTCAATATGTGGTTAATAACACAGTGAAGATTGACCGTTTGAGCGGGAATATTCGGTGGGTTGAAACGCCCAACCGAAAAGTAACAGGAGAAGGGGAATATCAGTTTGATATCAGAGTTAACGAACCTCCTCCATCAGAAAACGCGGTTTTTACAGCTTCTGAAGGTGATGAATCTGACTTTTTTGAAACCGATACTACCCTTCCAGCCTTGGTTGGCACAATGAAGTATAAAGATGTTCTAAAAGGCGACACAACAACATCTTCTAAAGTCACAATTGACCTTACTGGGAACAATCTCACAAAACAGCAAGTTATGGTGCTTTGTAAGATGGTGATTTTTTCGATGATTGCGCCCATGAATTCTGATTAATTTTAATGAAACACAAACTAACACTGTTAATTATTGGACTAAGCTGTTTGCTTAGTGTTAATGCTCAAACAACCAACTTCGCTTTAGCAACAGAGCTTGAAAGTTCTGGAAAACAAGCTGGAGGAGTTGAGTTTACTTTGGGCGGTTCCGGCACAGAGATTAAAGGAGAGTCCCTGTTTGGGTTAGACCTTTCTTTATCAGTAAACCCCTTTAAAGCAAGACCCGAGATTTGGTTGGGTGTGGCTCAGGGGCTTTTTTGGGAGCCTTCCTTTGCTGGCAATACAGACCTGTTTGCGGACTGGTCATGGCATATTTGGAATGACACTATCTATCTGAATACTGGCTGGTCTGGAGGCATAATGTATAGTGACGATGATGAAATTTGGCGCACTGGGCCAGAGGCTTATCTTCAGTATTATACCTCTGACAATGCTTTTATTTATGCTGGTCTCAATTGGGATTGGGTGAGTGAAGGTGATGATGGTCTAAGGTATAGTTTTGGCATTGGATTGTCGTTCTAAAACAATTGGCACATGGCGTAATAGTAGCGTACGTGGCTTTGGACCATGGGGCGTTGGAGCGTAACCAACTGTGCCTGCCAATTTACTTAGTCCTAAAAATGTAGTTTAAATACAGATGGGATTAATAGCGAAACCATCAGTAGATACGATTAATTAAATTAAAACATCCGTTTGGTAGCAGCCCGAAAAGGGTTATCCCTGAAAGGGATGCGGAAAATGACCGTGGAGAATCGGGATTCGGTTCATTTTTAGGATTAGGTTTTTTTGGGGTTACAAGGTATTATCCGCTTAACTCCATTTTATGCAAGACAAACTACTCTTCAAAGGTGTTTTTCAGCTAAAAGACACTCATGGACTTCCTTTGGATATGATTTTCGAGCTTGTAAAGGAAGCGGGGTATTCAATTGATTATTGCGACCTTTTATGTAATGCTTGGCTTAATGACTGTCTTAAGTTTGAAGGAATAGTTCGAGAACTAGAAATGTTAGGCGGCAGTCATGTTGAAGAATGGAAACTTTGTTGTGCAATTTTAATTGAACGTCATCCAGAGATAGCCCAAGCTGCTAATCCCATTGATGAATGTTGTAAAAGATTATTGAGTTTAAAATAGCGTATTTTTTGTGCTTTTGAAACCGAGAGTAGACCGTAAACAGTACCGGGCCAGTTTTGGGAACTGGTGTAGAAATACCGTAGGGATGCGAGCGCCCTTTCTCGGACCATTTTTTCCTGTTGACTTTTCGAAAAGATTTGGTATGATACAGACAGTTGATGAATTTTGAAATTTCAAACCGGCTATATAAGAGCTTCCTTCTAAAATCTATTGGAATGAAACCAGCTTTTGTGGTTCCCGGTTTGTTAAATCGAGCGGCTATGGTAGAGCTTCCTTCTAAATTTATCCTAAAATCCAGCTTTACCGGTTTCCGCTTACTTTTATAAAAAAAATGAGAACAACGACTAGAAGAACAATCAGACGGCCAGTGGCGGCAATAACTAAAACTCAAGTGCCGATTGTTACCAAGGTGCCGCAATCTTTGAACGTAACTCAAATCTATCTAGAGAAGCGTTTAAAGGTTATTCCCCCATTAGGCAGAAGCTCGGACAATGATTTGCTTGTTGGGACCATTGATAAGAACCTTGAAAGTCTAGGTTATGTCATCAGTCCAACTCTTTTTAAGGCTCTTAGTCGCTTGACTGAGTCTCAACTGTCTGATTTTTATGCAGAAGTTGTTCCTGTTCTGAAGACAATGCGGGGAGCGCATAGGGCTTTCAGGCCAATGTATCCAAATTTCCCCCAACAAGTAATGGATATGAGCGAGTTTGAGCTTTACTCTAATGCGATTCGCCATTACTGGACTTTTTGGCTCAAGGATTTAGGTTTAATAGATGATACTTGGCTTCCCACTTACGAGAAGAAAGAAAGGTTGCCGTTAGCTGAACCTGTTAAACTTGACACTATTGAACTTGGCGACATAAATGATTTTGAGTCCATTTTTACTTCTTTAGTACAAGCTAAATCTTCTATCTCAGCGTCCGACAAAGAGATTGTTTTAAGTTTTATTGCGTATTATCAAAACGATATCGTTCGTTTGCTGCCAGAAACTATTTCCCACAAAGAACAACTTGCGGTTGTGGCGAGTGGGATGATTTCTTTTACAACTTCTGCTAAAATCTTAGAGAAGTATGTAAAGACCCCTACGGATGTATTGAGGTTAGCTGCCGCTTTGTGCGGAGGAGACGTGTCACTTGCGGATACGACCAAGTTTATCAAAATTCCAAGAGGAAAAAGGAAGTTTTTGTTGGGACTTCTTGAGTCCTGCAAAACAAGTTTAGCCGAAGAAATGGTTAAATATGATGAACGTTGGATAAGGCTTGGGGAAGTTCTTCATCCCGGCGACTATAAGAAACAGTTTCCGGTAACTTTCGCTGCTTTTTCAAAATTACGTGATAACGTCAAAATTGTCACTTTCAACTCAAAAGTCGAAAAATCTCTTTTAGAAGGAGATTTAAAAGAGAGTGTAGAACTTCTTAGGACTAGACCGGGAGATTTTGCCCGAAGGCTGGACCATATCTTTAGGCTTGCGTCTAGTGACAAAGAGCGCAAGAAACTATTAGGGTGTTTTTCAGACGTAGCTTCAAAAGTTTCTACTCCTGTTTTGCTTCAGGTGTTTACTCATTTCAAAGAACGCAATCAAAATGATTTTCATGCTGTATTCCCTAAGGGGAACTTGGCCAAAATTAAAGTATTGGATACTGCTCCTATACCCTTAAATCAGACTTTTTGTGATTCAGTGGTGAAAGAAGCACGAGATGTTTTAGTAGCTCGCTTTTCGGAACTAGAGCCTTTGGGTAACGTGTATCTTGATGATGCTTTAAAGAATTATAAGGTTCCGTTTTCACAACGTAGTGCGTCCAAAGCTCTTAAGACCCTAGTAAGAGGTTCCAAGATTCCTTTGGATGGGGATTACGACACCATTCGCTTCTTTGTTTGGTGGAAAAACGGAGAAAGCAGAACAGATATTGATTTAACAGCCACCATTCTTGGCGAAGACTTTGAACGCATAACTGATATTGCGTATTATAATCTCAAGGATATGGGCGGCGCTCACAGTGGGGATATTACTAATGCCCCTAATGGAGCAGCGGAATTCATTGACATTCCAATGAGTAATGTAATGGAACAAAACGGACGCTATATTGTAATGAGTGTTCGTTGCTATACTGGACAACCTTATCATGATTTGCCAGAATGTTTTGCGGGTTGGATGGGTCGCAAAAAACCCAATTCAGGTGAAATTTTTGAGGCTCGAACTGTCAAAAACAAAATTGACATTACGGCTGATACAGCGGTAGCTCTACCATTACTGATTGATGTTAAAGAGCGGCAAGTAGTATGGTTAGACTTGTCAATGAAATCTAATCCAAACTTTGTAAATGCAGCGGTCGCAAATTCAAAGAGTACTAGCTTGGTTTGTAAGGCAATGTGCAAACTTGTTAAACCCAATCTGTTTGATTTGCTTTCTATGCACGCAGAAGGTCGCGGAAAGTTGGTAAATAAATCAGAGAAGGCAGACGTGGTTTTTTCGGCTGAAACGACTCCATTTGAGACAGATATGATTTTGTCGAAATACTTGTGAGTTTGTGGGTGTATGTTGTAACGGTAGCAATCGTAAAGATTAAAGTAGTTAGTTTGTGGAGAGCAGACCATGATATCCTCTGTAAGCCTAGTAGCAGATTGATGAAATAGCTTTAACGCCTAATAAGGGCGTGGTATCAGTTCGAATCTGATTACATCCATCAGTTATGTTTATGTCAATATACAAGGTTGTGGGAAACGACAAGTGGCATTTGCTTACACCAAACGGAAAGACTTATTGTGGCGTTTCTAGTTCAAAAATTTGTGAATCAAAAAAGATAGGTATTGCTCATAAAGATTGCCAGCCCGACCCACCTAAAGAACATTTGTGTTTAATTTGTTTTGAGTTTCTAGAGAAGGGTTACCAATTTTAAAAACATATGGTTAAAATAGAATACATAGGCAACACTTATGATGTTGATGGTTTAGAGGGATTTCCCGAAATTACCATTTTTATACAAGGTGGCAAACCCATTGACCATCTTTATCTTATTAATAACGATGCGCTTGATATGCATGTTCTTCCAAGAGTGTTAAAGCACTTTGGAATCGATGTTGAAGTTCACAAGATTGAAAAGCCGTCTAAGAAGTTGGTTAAGCTCATTAAAGAATATCTTAAAAAAGAAGGTTATAGCGATGGTAACGATTGAATATATTGATAACACTTGTGATTATGAAGGATTAGAAGATTTTGGCGAAATTCTAGTTTTAGTCAAAGATGGAGTGCCAGTTTCGCATCTTGACTATTCTGATACTGTGCTCGAACTAGATAGGATTCCAGAGCTTTTAAAACCTTTTGTTGATATTGAGGTAAAAATGATTGATAAGCCTTCAAAAAAGCTGCTTAAAGCCGTGAAGGAATACTTACAGCAATATTATTAATCTATTGTTTTATGAAAAGAAGGAATTTTATCAATCTATTAGCGTCACTTCCGTTTATTGGATTGTTTATTAAACCTGTAGAAGCGGCAAAAACATACAACAAATATTTCATTGAACGGAGAGTTGAACTTGTAGGTAATTTAGGCGTTTGTCATTTTCTTTATAAATACGTAGAAAAGAAACGCAGTGACGTTCTTGAGAAAGCTATTGAAAGAGCTTCTTCAGACGGAGTTTATACCGCGTCAATTATTGGTATTGAAAGAGAAGTTGGTTATGCAAATCCAGATAGCAAATCAAATCATTATGTAGAAGTAAAGCGAAAGCTTATTTCGCCCAAACAGCTTGAGGCGATGTTTGAATTGGGAAAAAACTGGTCTTCTGTTTAGTTTTATGACAGACATAGAAGCCGTGACTGAGAAGGAATCACCACGAGGGTTTATCTCGGCCCCAACACTGGAGCAACTCAAGCCAACAGAACGTGAAGTTCAACTGCTTAGGGTGTTGTGGGCATGGCAGGAGCTATCGGCCAAATCCAACATTGTCTTAGGACAGCCGAAACCATATTGTTCGTGAATGCAAAGTATTTCGAGCAGGTAGGTTTTCACCCTACGCCTAGTCGATGAGAGTTCGACCACGAACGCCAATTTTTAATGAAATGCATGAATTTAGGTTGCACCAAAAAGGTTCCATTAAGATTTCAGACAAAAAAGGGGCAGGAAGACAACCGTGGGCTTTGTTCTCGAAAGTGTGCCAAAGAGTTTTATAATACTTTAGGTTCTTTGATTACAAATAGGTATTCAAAGTTTAAATTCCTTTCTCTAGACAAAGAAGAAAAGAAAAAAGAAAAAGTTAGGCAGAAGTTGAATCCTATATAAACAACATGACAGATACAAATGACCTTTACGAGAAGATAGAACAACTTCAGGCGGAAGTTAAGGAGTTGCGGGAGCTAATTACTGGACTTGACCGAATCGTGCCAAGAAAGCCCTGCGCTATAACTTGGGAGCAGGGCGTTGAAATTTTAAATTTTATCCAAGACAAGTTTTTACCTAAAGCTACGAGCGTTCTTGGATGTGCGAAATGATTCAAATTTTACCCGTATTACTTGTGTTTTTTGTTGTAATGACTGTATTTGTAAGTGTGTTTTTAATTGCTGTGTTTTATTACATTGGTGAAAGAATGACATCAAACATTCAACTCCTTAGAAAAGGCGACCAGTATTGTATTCGTCGGTATTGGTTTAAAATTATTCCTATGTATTGGTATCATATGGGGTTTGAGCCTTATTGGACACTAATACCTTATTGGGACGACGAAAGAAGTACTAGAGCAGAATATGAAGGTTTTTTAAACTGTGCCGCCTATCGAAAAAAATTTAAAGACGCTCCAACCCTTTTAGTTGATTCTAATGATACAAAAGTTCACGCAGAAGCCGAATCTCTTAAAAGAAAGTAATGTCTGAGTTAATCATAACTCAAGCGCCGCCCACCAAGCGCAACTGGAGTGGTCAGCGAGCACGCGGCCTGCGCTGGAGACTTCACGCTTTAGGTATTAGCGATGCTGAGATGCGATATCGTCCCGGCGTAAGACATATTTTGGGCGCTTGGACCGGCGAAGAACAAACCTTACTGGATTTGGTTAAGCGGCGATGGAAAGTCTTAGCCACGCGGTATCATGAAGCTAACGGTGGAGACCCCGAAAAGTGGAAGCAGGTTAATACGCTTTACTCTGCTGCATTAAAGAGAATAGTAAAGCCTTTTCCACGCGCTAAACCACACAAGACTTTGATGCGGGAATGTCTTATCTGTCATGAGATATTTGAGTTCTCATCGGCGGGCGGCGGGCATCGGCGGAAAACTTGCAGCAACGAATGTAAGCGGTTGTATCGCGTTGCAAACGTTCAAAGGCGAAGAAAGACTGTGCGGACGGCTGTTGCAGATTATCGGCATTGCGATTGGTGTGAGAGGCCATTTAGTTCGTCTGATAGACGTAAGAGATTTTGCCGAACACAATGCAGAAGATATGCTAAGTATCATAGACTAAGCTCCAACCCGCAGTGGATGGAAAAACAACGGCAATTCCGTCGCGAGTTTTATTATAGACAAAAATCAGCAAAGTCACAATTGATTCCAGCGTCTGTCTAAAATCCATTTCTCATACCCCTTTTGGCTACTAGGCGAATGATACATTGTCGCACCAGTCTTGAAAATTGGACCGTGAGTAACATCCGGCGTGGGTGGAATTCCATGCAGTAGCCGCAATTTAAAGGTGCCAACAGCAACAAAAATCCATACATAAAGGAAAACAAAGTTTTAAATTATGCTAACTACAGACCCTAATGACCCGCGCATTTGTCGCGGTGGAGAAGATAAACAATCCGTTCCTCCGTGCGAGGTATATTTAGTACTCTCTGAAGAAGAGAAGGCTAAAGGGTTCGTGCGACCAGTCAGGACGAGCTACAAACACGTAGGCATCGCTGGCCCGAAGTATCCCTTACGCGACCTTACTGCTAAGGAGCATGAGTTATATGATGAGTTTGGTTATGCTAAGTATGAGGAGTATCCGCCGAATACTGCCGCCCTAGGTAAGTTCTGGACACAGGAAGAGTTAAATAAAATAGGCAAAGGCTGTGGGGCGATAACTTATATGGGTCAAGCCATAGCCGAAACTTATAGTAGAAATCCAAAGTTCTATGGACTGACTTATTGTTGTGGGTGTGGCAAACATCTACTTGTCGGCGAAGATGGAGAGTTTGTTTGGGATGGGACGAATGAGAGAGTAGGTAGTTAGTATCATTGACAGAGAAGAGACGTTCTCATGAGATGTTTTGCCTACTTAGCTGTAGGCTCTGTCTCCAATTTACGACATCTGTTCTTGTCCAAAAGTCAATGTATTCTAATTGAACGGGTGGCGTGACCCCTCGCTCCGCGTGGAGATTGAGGGGAGAATTTAGTGTAACTAAAGTTATGGAAAACCCTCAAACGTGGGACGCAATCACAAGAAAAATTAATGAAATACTTTTAGAGTGGCATAATATGCAAGAAGATGGGTATCTTAGTCTAAGTTTGCCTTATTTTCTTAAACTCAGACTAGAAGAGGCCGGTTATCTTAAATCAGACTGTTTATGAATTTTTTAGGTGCCGGATTGTTAATTTCCTTTTTGTTTGTTCAAAATCCATCTTTTGAAGCTCGCTGGCCCCAACGTCCCCCTAAGGAAATTCCTGAGATAGAAAAACACTACAAAGAATGGGTGCTTGGGGTAAAAACAAACTATTTTAAAAGTGTTTTGGAGACCAATCGTTTGACATTCTAAAAAGTCTTGCTATAATAGCAACCAGATTGAAAATTGACTTAGATTTAATTGACCGCGCCCAATTCATGATTCACCAGCATGTTTTGGATGGGGAACAATTGTGGTTAATCCAACCCCAACATATTGGATGTAAGTGGACTCAAGATAACAAGATATTGCGGTCTAGCCTTTGGAATAACGATGGAGAATTAGTTTCGGCAGGTTTTCCTAAATTTGTGAATTGGGGCGAGAATCTAGAACACTTTCCAGTGCCAAAATCTCTTAACAAGACCACTATCGTTGAGAAAGTAGACGGCTCACTGTTGATTGTTTCCAAGTATAAAGGCAAACATATCATTCGGACTCGGGGCACTTCAAATGTTGAAGATTTAGAAAATGCGCACGAGATTGAAGTTTTTAAACAAGCCCTTTTATACAAAATTGACTTGATTTATAATTCAATTAAAGATTGGGGCAAAAAGTCTTGGCTCTTTGAATGGGTGTCCCCTACTCGTAAAATCATTCTAAATTATGGTGAACAGCCCGATTGGATTTTGGTTGGAGTTGTTGAACATTTAGATTATACTTTATGGTCTCAGGAAAGACTCGATGAAGTTGCGAAAGCATTAGAATTTAAGCGACCTTCTACTTATCAATTTTCTTCAGTTGAAGCTTTAATGACTGATGTCGAGACATGGAAAGGCAAAGAGGGCGTTTGTGTTTATTCTAAAGACGGTCAAGCAATCCATAAATGTAAGTCCTTGTGGTATTTGAGCTTGCACAGAATGAAGGAAGCTTTGTCTTCTTTCGATAAAGTTGTGGATGTGTGGTTTGCGCAAGGTGAACCTGAATATCGAACCTTTGAAGCTAATATTACTTCTCAATTTGATTGGGAGCTATGGAATCAATGTAGAGGGGATGCATCGCGGATTTGTGACGGTTCAAAAGAGGTTGCAAAGATTATTCAAGGCATGAATACTTTTGTGACCAGTCGTTTGGCGCATTTACCAACTCGAAAAGAACAGGCGCTTGAAGTTATTAAAGCATACGGAAATACAAATCGCGCTTCTTTTGTGTTTAAACTGTTGGACGGTAAGGGTTTAGATTCAGAAGATAGAAAGAAATTATTGTATCAGGTTTTGAAGAATTAAGAATTTCAAACTATTAAAGATGTTGGGCTAGAACCCCATCATTTAAAGAGTGACGAATGGAAGCTGAGTATAACGTTTACAAGGCAAGAGTCCGTATGCCACTGTTCGCATACCCAGTATACCGTTACCTCCAACTAACCTTAGAGCCAAGTAGATTTTTAAACAGAGTATCTAACCTAGAGGAACCATTGATTTTAATAAATTTTTTAAAATTTACGCTTACAAAATAAAATCATGGATAAATCAGGACTTCAAGTAGGAGATACGGTTCAGTTAGAACCCAAGGGTGCGCATAAGTTATATGATGGCTGTCAGATTAATAAAGAACAATACCAAGAAATCCACCAAAAAAACCTAACAGGTGAAATATTAGGTTTACGATTAGAAAACAACCATTATCTCTATGGAGAATATGCAACAGTAAAATGGCAGAACGGCTTTCAAAGCAACACTATTAACACTGGTTGGTTAATAAAAAAAACTTAGTTATGGGGTCGAAGCTTTAAATTGAAGCAAAAATCTTTTAAATTTTTGAACTCGGAGAGTTACCGAGCGGCCCCACCATCTTTTTTCCTTGTATTCAACCCAAGGTTCGTGTAAACTGATAGAAATGAAAATCTTTTTTTCCACTTGTGCCTCAAAATGAGACACTAACACACCTAAAAAAATGAAAAAAATCAAACTCGGCATCAAAACAATCGTAATTCTTGTTCTCATTAACCTCTCTGTCTATGCGGGGACCGTTACTTTGGCGTGGGACCCTAGCCCTGACACGAATGTAGTTTCGTATTATTTATATTCCGGTGGCACTAGCGGGTTTTATACCAACAAACTTAATGTTGGAAATGTCCTTTTAGGTTCAATTGACGGCCTTCTTGCTGGTCGCACCTACTACTTTACTGCTACTGCTGCCAATAATGAAAATATGGAGAGTGATTTCAGTAACGAAGTCGTTTATAATACGCCTCTTCCTCCTCCTCCACCGAATCTTCCCGAAGAACCTCCCAACCTTCGCGTCACCAAGTATACAGATACTATCACTATTATTTACACAAATGACCTTCCACCCGTCACAAATCCTCCTCCCCCAGTAGTCACATGTGATGAAGTATTAATGAACATGTCAACAAATAGTGGTTTTGGTTATACTCGATGGCTTGATGTATCTTCAAGGAAGTATGCTGCAACGCCCTTTGTGTGGACTAACAACACCGCTATATGTGAACTCACAGCGGCGCTTCAAAGTGTAGGCGGTCTACAGGGACAGGTTTACGCGTCTATTTGGTTAGGCGGCACTAATCCCGTTACTCAGCTTGGTGAATCTGTTGCTGTAGCTATCTCAAGTATGCCTCATATGGACACGTTTAGTTTATCGAATGCTATTGTGAGTAAGACAGTTTTCCCTATGCCAAATGTTGCGTGTCCAGTCGGCACACATTGGCTTGTGTTACGAGGAGAACCATTGGGTAGTAGTGCGGTAAATAATCTTTTATGGTGGCGCAATGGGGCCGCAGGGGGCGCACCACTACAAGTACTAACCTCTTCCGATGGCATGAATTGGTCTTTGTTCGCGAATCGTAGGGGCTTACACACTATTAGTGCTTTATCAGAGTAAAGACTGCCAACCTCAGTAAAATGCTCCTGTGGCCGAAATAGATGAGGCATCTACCTTCTAAGTAGACAAATTTGGGTGCAAGTCCCAACGGGAGTACCAATTTTCTGTAAATAAACTTTACACTCTTTCTCATACTTAGGTGTAATTGCCTTTGTATGAGAAAAGTATTTAACTGTATATTAGTTCTCTTTTTAGCGCTCAATCTAAATGGCGAAGTTTGGTTGGGTAAATTAAAAAACAACAAGGATAAAGACGAGATAGAAGGTCTTGTTAAAGGAAATAATGGAAAATCTCAACATTTACAATATGTTGATATTCATAGGTTTGAGTTTAATAATCCCGATGTTATTGAAAGACTTTTAGCAACTGACAAGTTTGAATTCTTGGAGCCAGACCAAGAAATAACTTTAGATGCAATCCCTAATGACCCTCGTTATTCCGAACTTTGGGGGATGCCAAATATTGAAGCTCCTTTAGGTTGGGATATTAGCACAGGAGGAGAAGATATTATTGTGGCTGTAGTAGACACTGGGCTTTGGACAGAACATCCTGATTTGGTTGCAAACGTTTGGACCGACCCAATAACGGGTGCTCACGGGTGGACAGCTAGGCTAGGAGTTTTAACTGAGGGAGTTATTGATGACCATGGACATGGAACGCACTGCGCTGGAACTATAGGTGCGGTTGGAGACAACGGAATTGGTGTAGTAGGAGTTAATTGGAAGGTAAAGATTGCTGGATTTAAATTTCTTGGTTCAAGTGGTTCTGGTAGTCGAAGCGACGCGATATTACTTTACGATAAGATAATTGAACTTAAGAAAACTCGCGGAATTAATTTTCGGTTGACCAGTAATTCTTGGGGCGGTGGTTCAGCTATAGATAGTGCCACGTCTGAGGCATTTAAAAGATTAGAAGACGCTGGTGTTACTTCTATTGTTGCTGCGGGAAATTCTTCTGCTAATATTGATGTTAATAATTACTCACCAGCGGAAGCTACAAATAACAGTGTTATTACTGTTATGGCAACTGACATTAATAATAAAAAAGCGTCCTTTTCAAACTATGGTTATGCTAATGTAGATATTGCTGCCCCCGGTGTTGGTATTTTAAGCACCGTGCCAACCAATAGTGTGTCCTTGGGAAACACTAACGGATATAGAATTTTAAATGGTACTTCAATGGCTACTCCTCACGTTGCGGGGCTTGCAGCTTTAATTTTGTCAGTTAATCCTAATCTAACGGCGACTCAACTACGGGATGCTATTTTACATCCTGATAGTTATGATATTTTAACTGACCCTCCAGCTACACAGAGTCAAACCGGTGGTAAAATTAATGTTAGAAAGGCATTAATTAATCCGTTTATACTTAATCCGCAACCGAATAATCCGCCTGTTTTGAACGTGCAATTTACTCAAAATGTAATGGCAGGAGAAAACGTTTCTATTAGTGCTACGGCAACTGACCCTAATGGAGACCCTGTTAGAGTTGTTATATCATCTATTGATAACTTTTTCCAAACGACTTTAAATTCTGTTTCTTTTATTGCTCCAAAATATGTTATAGATTTCGTCGCCCGAGTGACAGTTACAGCTTTAGATGGCAAGGGAGGAGCTACACAAAAGAAAATAGGAATAAATATTTTCAAATCTGAGATTTCTCCCAGTGTTTTCACAATGGAGACTATTGTTATTCCCGACCCCAACCCACTGTTAATGTTACCCCGTATAGGGCTTTGTCTTACAGAAGGCGCTCCTCAACAGTTATGGGTAAGTCATATAATTGGTGTGTTGGGAGGAGTGGCAAGTGTGACATATTTTACGTTTGAGAGTATTACTAATTGTTCTCGCAATACTCTCGGATATCTTAATACACAGACTAACAGAAGTGTTGTTGGTTACCATATAGTTGAGACTCCTTTAAAAGAGATATTTTATTCTGACTATAAATATATCAGATTTGGTGCCGAAACAAACTCTACAACGGTTGCTCCGAACATCGATATAAAGATAGACCAACAGTCCGGGTTTGCTCCTTTTACTTTAAATTATGATTTTTCAGGGAGCGTAGAACCTTATGGTCCGGTAATGATATTTATCGACCCATTGGATACAGGTTTATTAAAGTCTATTTCAGTGCCTTATGGCAGTTTTACTTATACTAATCCCGGCACCTATGAATTCAATGTAACTTTTAAAGGTAAATATTTCAATGTTAAGGGGTGGTTTTATGTCACGGTGTTTGATGGTTCAGAACCTCCGCCTCCGCCTCCGCCTTGTGACGCGCCAGTTATTACGGTGCAGCCACAATCTGCAACAATGTTGATTGGGACTACTAATACTTTAAGCGTTCGTGCAACTGGAACCGCACCGTTAGCCTATGAATGGTATAAAGATAATGTGTTAGTTGCTCAAGGCGATGATGACTATACTTTCACGGCTAATAGCACTAACGCGGGAGTTTACAAGGCTATAGTTACTAATAACTGTGGCGTAAAGATTAGTTTAGACGCAACAATAACTGTTACTAACGCGCCAACGGTTATATTAAATCCTCCGACCAACCTTAGAGTAGTAAGAACTGGAAATGGTTTGCTCATAAATTGGACAGACAATTCCACAGGGGAGGAGGGTTATCGTTTGAGGATTGTTTCTAAAGTGAAAGGGAAAACCACTCTTGAAGTAGACGCGACACTAGCGGCTAATAGTACTTCATACAGTTATGTTGACTTAATTACAAGAAAGACGCAATATACAATTACAATTTGGAGCAAGTATCAAACGTTAAACTCTTCACCAGCGATGCTTACATACAATAGTAGATAAAATTTGACCGTCTTTTTTTTTTTTTTAAAAAGTTTAAAAGATGCCTGTCTTTCCAGGCTGTCATTCAGCTTTTGATAGTGTGCTATTTCGAATGGTTATCGCTTAAATTCTCCTACCATTCACCCTTATATCGGCTTTATTGGCTCGCTCTATAAGGTAGTTCTATTCGGGGAAGGTA